AAAATCCGACCGGCTCTTTTACGGTTAATGAAACCAGCGGCCCGTCGGGTGAATGCCAATTCAACATTGATATTCAAGTAGGCGTTCCGCCCACAAACCCACCGCCGTGCCCTGAGATCACAGGCGCTGTCACGGTCTATGAGTCTGAAAATCCGACCGGCTCTTTTACGGTTAATGAAACCAGCGGCCCGTCGGGTGAATGCCAATTCAACATTGATATTCAAGTAGGCGTTCCGCCCACAAACCCACCGCCGTGCCCTGAGATCACAGGCGCGCTGGAGGTGTGCCGCAAATTTGGCATCATAGACCCGGTTATTGGTTTTGACGTATCGGTCACCGAACCAGAAACGACAACCGCGCCGTGCAAATATGTTATTGATCTAAACATAGATTTGCCAGTAGAGCCGTTTCCAACAATTACAGGTACAGTTAACGTACATACTGCAGAAGCGCTTAGCGGGTCGCTAATTGTGTCTTTTGTAGATCGCGGGGGCGGCGACTGCGTGCCGTGGGTACAGAATACGTGGTATACCCTCGGAATCGACATCGGCATTCCGGAACTATTTGGCCCGACCGGTCCGACAGGCGAAACAGGCCCGACGGGCGAGACAGGCGCTACAGGTGAAACAGGCCCAACCGGTGAGACCGGGCCGACGGGTGAGACCGGTCCGACTGGTGAAACAGGCCCAACCGGTGAGACCGGTCCGACTGGTGAGACCGGTCCGACTGGTGAAACAGGCCCAACCGGTGAGACCGGTCCGACTGGTGAAACAGGCCCAACCGGTGAGACCGGTCCGACGGGTGAGACCGGTCCGACTGGCGAGACAGGCCCGACAGGTGAAACAGGCCCGACAGGTGAGACCGGGCCGACGGGTGCGGCGGGGGCTACGGGCGAGGCGGGGGCTACGGGCGAACTAGGCCCTACAGGAGAAACCGGACCGACAGGAGAAACCGGGCCTACCGGCGAAACCGGGCCGACAGGAGAAACCGGACCGACAGGAGAAACCGGACCTACTGGACCAACTGGATTTGCAGGAGAAACCGGGCCTGCCGGACCAACAGGAGCAGGCGACCCAGGACCTACTGGGCCAACTGGATTTGCAGGAGAAACCGGGCCTGCCGGACCAACAGGAGCAGGCGACCCAGGACCTACTGGGCCAACTGGATTTGCAGGAGAAACCGGGCCTACCGGACCAACAGGCGCAGGCGAAACCGGACCGACAGGCGAAACCGGGCCTACAGGACCAACAGGCGCAGGCGAAACCGGACCGACAGGCGAAACCGGGCCTACAGGACCAACAGGCGCAGGCGAAACCGGACCGACAGGCGAAACCGGGCCTACAGGACCAACAGGAGCAGGCGACCCAGGACCTACTGGGCCAACTGGATTTGCAGGAGAAACCGGGCCTACCGGACCAACAGGAGCAGGCGAAACCGGACCGACAGGCGAAATAGGGCCCACGGGCCCGGCTGGTCTTTCGACGACAACTATCAGCGTCGTGACCAACGTGCAATGCGTCGACGGCCAAATTCAGGTTACTTACGAAACAATCACAGTGATTGCGTGACATGAGCACGACTGTCAATATCGGCGCGTGCGCGTGCTGCAGCGACCAGCAGTGCGGCACACTGCTCATTACGTATGACTGGAGCGGTACAGGTCAAAACGACTTAGACACCGGCACAACTTTTTTGGGCGTTAAAGTTGGTTACTCGTGCGGTTTTAGCGGCCCATACATTTCATGGGGCGGCGATAATACAAGCGTGAACGCGACTGAAAGGGTTGAAATACGCTGGCTGCAGGCGCTTATCGACAATCAATGGTCCGGCAGCGTAAATGTAGATCTTGCCGCGGGCTGGTTCATTCCTGCCGAAGGCAGCGGGCCGTGCACGGTGCGCGTGCGCTGCCTTGAGGGCGGGCCAGAGCAATCAAAAACCATTTATCCGGGAGAGCAAAGCAGTTGCGCGTCCGAAAATGTCGGCTACATTACCATCGACGACAACGGCACGTTTACGTTGTATTGATGGGCATATGACCGCTTCTCGTCGCCTGATTCTGATTCACAAGCGCGCGCCAGGTGACACGGTCGTAATGACGGGCCTGGTCCGAGACATCGCCCTAGCGCGCCCCGGCGAGTTCGAGATCGCCGTGGACACGCACGCCCCGGAGATGTGGGAAAACAATCCGCACATCGTGCCGCTCAAAGATATGAAACAGCGTGGCCCGGTTGAGCACATTAAGCTCACCTACGGCAAAGGTTTGCGCGACCAGACGCACGAGACGGTTCACTTCTTAAGCTACTTCCACCGGGACTTTGAGGTTCAGACACGCGTACGCGTTCCGCTAACACTTCCCTACCCAGACCTGCACCTGAGCGAAGAAGAAAAGTCCCGGCGAATCGTGGAAGGACGTTACTGGGTGTTCCTATCTGGCGGAAAAACCGACTTTACCGCCAAGGTCTGGGGCGCTGCCGCCTGGCAAGAAACTATCCGGCAGCTGACTGCCCTGGGCATCCCCTGCGTTCAGATTGGCGGCTCCCATAAAACGCACTGGCACCCGGAGGTCCCTGGGGCGTTAAACCTCATAGGCCGGACTAGCATGCGCGACTGGCTGCGGCTGATCGCCCAGGCCGACGGTGTTATTTGCGGGGTCACCGGCGCCATGCACATCGCCGCCGCGCTACAGCGCCCGTGCGTCGTTTTGGCGGGCGGCAGGGAAGCCTGGTGGTGGGAAGCCTATGTCCGAGAGAACCGGGGCCTGGGCGACGCTGAGGTGGCCCAAAAGCTGGCCGTTCCGCACAGGTTTCTGCACACCATCGGCCTCCTAGACTGTTGCCAGCGCCACGGTTGCTGGAAGAACAAAGTCGTGCCCTTGAACAACGACCCGTCGGTCTGCAAATACCCCATTGTGACGCCCGGCCAGGCCGTGCCTAAGTGCCTGAATATGATCACCCCAGAACACGTCGTCGAGGCGGTAATGAGCTACTACGAAGACAAGACCCTGCCCCCGATCAAGCCCCTAGACCAAGTGCACCGTTTCGCAGCTCTAGAGTGTACCGTTTCGCAGGTGCCCGCCCTGACCAGCTCCGCCCAGCTGGCGCACGACGACCCGGCGCCCACCGCGACCGTGCCGCCGACCAGTGTTAAAGACAATGATATCTTTGAGCACCCCGTCTTCGGCGGCAAAGCCACGGTGTTCGTGCTGCTTTACGGCGGCAGCGAATACCACGCCATGCACATGCGCTGCCTGAACAGCATTATCTCCACGACCCCGGCCGGGCGGATCGAGCTGCGGGTGGGATCCAACGCCCTGTGTCCGGAAACGCGCGACGTCATAAATCGTTTGGTAGCCCACGGAGTCATCAAAAAGCATTACGAGCACCCGCAAAACAGTTACAAATACCCTGTCATGCGCAAAATGTTTTACGACCCAGAGTCACCGATCACCACGAACTACCTGCTGTGGTTCGACGATGACTCAATTTGCGACCGCAATCAGCACTGGTTCCTGCTCTTGGCGAAACACCTGATCGCTAACCCGGCTTCCGCACTGGTTGGCGCCGACATGGTGCTGCGGCTGTCACCTGACCAACTGGCGCTCTACAAGTCGCGTCCCTGGTATCGCGGCAAACCTTTTCGGCTCAAAAACGGCCAGCCTGCGCCAAACGGGAACTACACCAAGTTCGTCGCCGGGGGCTTCTTTGCCCTAAAGACCGACGCCATGCGGGCGGCCGATATTCCGGACGCGGCGCTTACGCACAACGGCGGAGACTACACAATTGGCGAGCAGCTTTACCAGGCGGGCTATGCCGTCTCCGGCTGGAATCGGCAAAAGCAGTTCGTGCACACATCTAGCGTGCCCAGGCGCGGCGAGAGCCAGCCGCACTTTGGCACCGCTAACTGGCAGAAGCAGTACCAGCCATGAGCAGTCTAACCCTGGGCCGCGACGACCTGATGCGCCTCGCCTTCGAGGAAGATTTCTTCGACGCTAACCCGGCTCTGGCCGAGCTGCGCGAGGAAGTGCGAACATGCCGCGCGGCTTACCAGAGCGACGCTGCCTCCAGCCGCTGCCGCTGTGGCGGAGATCCGAGGTTAATCCTGGGCTGCCTGGGCGCCTTGTTAACGCGCCTGGAAAGCCTACGCACCGAGGATCACGCGGCCCTGGCGCAGTTCTTCGCGTATGTCGGGGCCAAGCGCAACAAAAATGTCAGCTCCGTTACAATATACTATCGCGGTACGTCGCAAACCCCGCTGCGAAAGATCCGGCTTCCATGAGCACCGTCAGCCCCGTCACATCGAAACTTTTCTACGGCACCGGCTCGCAGGCGGTGGCCGACGGCGTAGCTTCGCTGCCGGTGAAGGTCCGCCTCCGCGACAGCCTGCTGCGCCCCGTGGCGGGCGTAGCAGTCGAGCTGGTGGCCGACCGAACGGGCGTCACAATCGAGCAGCCGGGCCTCACGGACGCCGCCGGATTGGCCATCGGTTTCGTGCGGGCCACGACGCCCGGCCCTGTTAACATCAGCTGCCTGGTGCCGCAGGCCGAAGAATAGCACCACGCCGCCAAGGAGGGCGCCATGAGCAGTTGCGAGAATCCGTCGTCGTACGAAGGCTTAGTCGAGCTGGACGGCCGTCTTGGGCTGAACTTCTACAGCCCCGAGCTTATCCCCGAACCGCCCACAGGCAACGGCCGCCGGATCCACCTGGTCTGGTCCGTCTCGCGTTACAACTACCACGACACAGACGGCATCCGGGTGCGGATCACGGCCCAGGACGCCGAAGGCATGCCCGACAAGGTCTTTGCCTATTTGCTGTTGCCGATGAAGCCCGGGGCTGGAGAACGGGTGGGAGAGTTTAGCCACGTTTGCTCGCCCGTAGACCTAGAAGAGTACCCCGAAGACGAGCCCGTCGCCGGACAGCGCCCCGAGTGGTTCCGCCTGAACTACGTCGACGTGCTCCTGCGCTCGCGCACCGAGGTCCACGAGTTCATCAAGGAAGTGTGCGGCGACGTGAATCGCCTCAAGAGCACGCTGGACCTTATGGACACGCTGCTGCCTGGCGGCGAGTTATGGGTTGGCGGCGCGCCGGAAGCCGAGTCTTCCTCATCCGAAGGAGTCTGACAATGGCCGAACTGGTTGTGCTGGAAGATAGCACCATACTGACGATGATCAACGACAAGAAGTTTGCCCAGACCATTCCTTGTCTGTTCAACAAGGCAGTTATATTTACGCAGCAAGGCGGCGGTTGCGGCGCCTGTCGCCGTAAGCGCGAACAACGTATGCGTGAGGAAATGGCGCGCATCAAGTCCTGCCTTGGCTCCTTAGACGTTACTAAGAAGAACGAGCTTAAAGCGCTGCTGGGCGCCAAAAAGATTCGCGTGACATTTACGCGCCCGGGCGGCGAAGTCGTCCAGCTAACCTTCTAGCCGCACCTGCCACGCGTAGGCTGCGATCTTCCGCCGCTCTGTTCCAACCGAATGCCTGCGTACCACGCAGGTCAGGCTGCGCGCCAGTAGGTTGGGCGGGGCGGCGGTTGTATTTTGCGTTGCTAAATTTGCGCAAAAATAGCGGCATATTCAATGTTCTATGTACTGCTATCAACACGGGAGTGTTGAAGTACATAGAAATTATCAAGGAGGCGTTTCGCCATGTTCCTTTCTCTTTTGGCTGATCACGATCTCGATGATGTCCGCAGCTCGGACGACACCCACCGGGCTATCACCGCGCGCATCGACCGCGAAGTTAACGACGGCACGCTGGTGCCCGAGTTTGTGCAAAAGCAGATTGACGACGTGACCGAGCAAATCGGCCACCTGGTCATGGCGGAGTTTCCGGACAAGAAAGATGCAACCCCAGAAGAGCAGGAAGAGATGCGCTACCTGCGCGTTCATGCCTACTACCTGGAGTTCATTCGCAGCATCGAAAAGTCCCAGCGGGCCCAGGCCACGCGGGAGTTTGATGAGTACTTTGGCGTGCTGATCCGCAACGCCAACGAGCCGATGTACACCGTCGGCGTCGACTCCAACGGCGAAGTCTTCGCCGCTTAACCCCATCGCTGCAGCCTTGAGGCTGGGCACTCACATCCCAAAGATGTAAGTGACCCAGCCTCAAGGTGCAGCCTACGACTTAGCTCTCACGTTTTCCTTAGCTATCGGAGAATCATGAGCAAAAAGAAAAAGCTCTCCCGGACCCTGGACCCCCAGCCCCGCAAGCGTCGCGCGAAGTTCGTCATGGCCCGGCCCAACGACGACATCGACGCCTACGGCTGGTCGCTGAAAAACGTCCGTACGCCGACCGAAGACAAAGACATCGCGGGGCGCCCCGTGTTCCACGTTCCCGTCAGCATCGAGGACATCCGCCGCTACGGCACCGAGGTGCAGTTCCTCTGCCCCGAGTACGTGCAGATGCAGCTGGACAATTGCCCAAGCGTCACCGGCGCCTTGGAAAAAGCGAAGGCCGCGAGCTGGACGCCCGAGGCCCTCAAGAAACTGCAGGACGCAGTGATTAAAGTTTTCAGCGAGAAAGTGCTTGTCGACGTGGCCGGGCACTTCTACGCGATCGCCCCGGTGGTTGCCGAGTTTCTCGCCGCGCGCGCTGCCCATCGCGACATGTTTGGTCACGAGGACGAAGAGGACGAGGAAGAAACTACAGCGAAGCCAAAATGACAAAGTCGCGCCGGTAGCCCATAACAGGGCCGCGTTTACCAAGGAGCAAGTCGTCATCGGTCTTGCCGTCGGCGTCGACAGGGTAGGGCCCGCTGGCGTTAGACACGCCGGGACGGTTCAGGCCCAGCTCCGCTGCTTTCTGGAGTACCATGTTGCTCGTCGCCGCGGCCATGAGCTCCTCGATGCCTTTCCCGGCTACCGTGAACTCCGCCCGACCGCTTGCCACCTTCGACATGTTATCGAGAATGGAAACCATGAAAAAAACTCCTAGTGATGCTGAACCGGTCACAACCCTGGCCAGTTTAGCGCCGATCTTAAAGCTCGACAAGCTACAAATTAAGAGCGTTTTGCGGTCCTACAACTACACTGATGACCCGTCGCCGTTGCCGCGCTACGTTACGCTGCACCTGCTTTTGGCGGACATCTTAGAGCGACTGGCATTTCTCAAGCCCAGTCAGCGCCAGGCAATTGCCGACGCCTACGACGCGGAGATCGCAGCCAACATGCCGCAGTGGCAAACCCTGGCATTTGCCGACGGTAACTGGTGCACCTGGACCGGCCGCACGGGCTGGCTGGACCTGACAAGCGGCGACACCATTGATGTGCTGCCCGCGCCTCCAGTGGAGACGATCGGGTACAATTTGGTCGTGCTCTATGACCGCGCTATCGCCCAGATCCAGAAGCGAGCTCAACATGCCCAAGAACATCCTGCAGGAAGCCCTGACGAGCCGGGAGACGTTTGCTAGCGTTCTTCTGACGTTGTTCCTGGATCGATTTGGCATGGAGGCGCTGGAGTGGGATCCGGCCACGATCACCCTGGAGCTCGAGGAGGAGTTTGATATCAAACTTCCCCAATTAACTCTGGACAAGCTCCTGGTGGCGATCCAGATCCTCACCACCGACAGCTTCTTCAAGTCAGCGCCCGACTTCATCGACTTTTGCAATGTCCTTTCCGGCGCCACATACCGGCCCGATATGTGGGACCCTGCGGACGCTGAAGAGGTCGCGTGGGGTCTCACCGAAGCGTTGCTGATTTCGCCGCCCGACGAAGGTGACCAAGAGCCGTTCACCGACGAAATTCGCGCCTACATCGGCTCTGTGCTTGACTCCGAGGGGCTAATCAACCCGCCGGACATTCTACGCATAGCATTGCGGCAGGTGCGCGTCTCGCCAGCAATCGAGGACTTCTCCGACGACCCGGAAATGTTCGCCTCAATTTACGAGGTAGAGCGCGGCAAGACCGAAGACATTAATCAGACAATTGTTACCAAGACGCAGCTCTTAGCCGCGCAACTTGCGGCGCTGGATCTGAAAAACGGTAGCGCAAAAAACGTAGCACAAATGCTGCAGGCGTCCCTGCAGCGTTAAGCTGCAGAAAGACAGTCAATGCTTGTGCTCTCGCGTAGCCTCAATGAGGCTATTAAAATCGGCGACAACGTAACCATTACGATTGTCGAGATTCTTAAAGACCGCGTAAAGTTGGGCATTACCGCACCGCCAAACATCCGTGTTTTTCGCGCGGAGCTTTTGCGGCAGCCACCCAAGGAGAAAAACAGCCATGGGCTGGAACGACCGAATGGGTGACGACCCGTACGGGCCAACCGAAGATGAGCGCCAGTCGTATTTTGACTGGCTGGAATACAACGATTACCTCCTGCGACTTGACGCCGCATTAAACGAAGAGGAAAAACAAAATGAGTCAAAGCAAAATCAAAGCGCCCCAGCTGAAGATCAACCCGGATGCACTGGTAAAAGATCAAGCGCTGCTCGACAGCATTTCCTTGGTCACGGCGATCTTTGCGCACGCGAAGAGGCGCCCGGCTGTCCGCGCCGCGTTTTTCGCGATTCTCAGGGGCACGGCGACGCTGCTGATGGCCGAGGACAAGAAGTTCCCGACCGCGCTGCAGCTGATGGACAAGGACGCGGTTGAGGAAGGCTACGGCGAATCTGTACTGGTTAAAAAGAAGACAGCGAAAAGAAAAGGAGCGTTACGTGGCAAGTAAAAAAGAAACGCGAATTCGTACGCGCTGTTTAAACAATATCTGGGCCGATTTGGAAAAACTGCACGAACAGCTAATAAGTAACAAAGTAGAACGCATCCCGTCGTGGGATCTGCGCGCAATCCAGCAGCTTACCAGCGGGTTAAAAGCGGCTGTCAATCACTACGTTGGTTTGCCAGATCGTTTTGACACGTTAGCCCGCCATGTCGCCATCCAGCGCGAGCATATAAAGCTGCTCGAGCGGAAGAAGGCTGTCACCCGCCGACGCTGACTTCACCGCAGGTTCGGCGCCCTTCTCGGTCAGGAGCCGGTCGAGCGTGCCAGCCATGCCGCGGTCAAGCGTGGGGACGATCGCCGCGAGCTTATCGCGGTCGAGGTACACGCCACCGGCGGTTACAGCGTCGGCGAACTCGTCGCCCAGCCAAGCCCGGTACTCGTCCACCGCCACCTTCTCCAGGTCGTCCAGGTGGTAGACATTGCCCGTCGTGGTCTCGACGTGCGCGGCCATGAAGTCCGCGGCCACCTTCTCAGTGATCGCAAAGAGGACCTCTTCGGCCCGCGCCAGTCCGCCCTCGTCGTAAAGGCGGCAAAGGTGGGTGCTGCGGTCGATGTTGTCGACCACGCTGGCCAGCTTTAGCCGGGTCTCTTCCGTGCGGGCGTCGTCCGGGTTGGCATCGACCATCTCGGCCAGCTTGACCAGCTCGCCAGCCAGTTCGGCGTGGTTGCGGCGCAGAAGCTCGGCACGGCCGCGGATCATCTCCGAAGCCACCTTGGCAGCGCAGGCCCCGCGGCCCGCCGCCAGGTCGAGCGTGCCCTCAGCCGGGCTCACGTCTGCGGCGTACTCCAGGGCCTTATCGAGAATTTTTGTGGCGATCTTGTGCCGGTCCTCGAAGGCAAACTCGTCGCGGTACTTCTTAAAGTGCGCCGAGGCGTACTTAACTTCCGTGGCGTTACGGAGCGGCCAGTGCCGCTCGACGGCGCCAGTGTCCGTGCGCCAGACGATAGCAAAATCCTCGTCAGGCAGCGTTGTCAGGTCGCTCCCGGCGGCAGCGGATTGTTTCTCCCACAGTTCGTTTACAAGCCCAGCGATGCCAAAATAGTTAGCAGCGGCTTTAATACGCTCTTTGATGCTGGCAGCTGCGGCGTTATCAAACGCGGCCCGCTTGTCGCCAAAGAACAGGGCTGACATGTAGGTTGCGGGTGCGGAGTGGCACGGATAAAGTTTAGTAGCGAGGTCTGCGTACACGTGGCGCGGCAGCGCTTCGGCGTCACCGTGCAGCCGCTCGTGGCTGGCCGACTTCACGAAATCGGGCAGCGGATAAAGGCTCGTCAGCCGGTGAGTTTCGCGGCCGGAAATGTCGCGCGTGTGATCCAGAGGATTGTTTGACATGGGGCTTCCTACCTCGCTAGTTCGCCGCCATAACCACATGAACGCCCTGGCGGCATTGGGCGTGGCGCCGGAAAAACCTACGTTTCCGGCGGTGGTGGGATGTCCATTATGCCATGCTGAGACGCTATACCTGTTCGACGATCTGGGGACCGACGGCATCTGGATGCACTGCGAAAACTGCCGTGCCCATGGAGATATCATAACCTTTGGCGCGCAAATCTGGAACACAAGCCTGGCCAGCGCTTTAACGCGTTTTGCCGAGCTTGGCGCCATCGTCCGCAACGAGGGCGAGCGGGCTGCCGGAGAGTATTCCAGGGCGCTAAACCGCATGACAGCGGCCGAAACCTTTTGGGAAGAGACCCAAGGCCAGCTGTGGAACCACCATGATGATATTGTCGCCTGTCGGCTCCGCGAGCTGGGCCTAGATAAAGACCTAGCAGCTTGCCGCGGCCTCATTGGCGTAGCGCACCCGGACCAGATTGCCGCCTTCTGTAGCGAGATCGGGCGCGCTAGTCCCTCCCGCGCCCGTGAACACGGCCCCAGTCTCGTGTTGCCGTTCTACGACTTACCCGGCCGCATGACAGGCGCGCTGTTGGTGCAATACACAGAATCGTTTCAGTCGCGACGCACGTTCATCCCTCTGACAAATTACAAACGCCGCAAGCCGGACGCCGGGTACTACTTTCTGCAAACAGCCCTTATGCCGGTGCCTAAAACCTTGCGCGACAGCTACTTTGTAGTAGACGACCCCTTCTGGGCGTTGAAAGCTCAAACAGCGCAACTGAAGTCCGGCGCGGGCCTTTTGCCCATAGCCGCCAGCTACCACGGCCCCGACGCCTTGAGTTACGGTAACACCTGGGCGTCTTTTCCCCATACACCGCGGTTTTTCCAGGGCGCCGTGTGCAGTCCCGAGCTTGTCTCCCAAGCCGCCGCCGCCCGGGGCTACGTCTGCGTCACGCCCCACGAGAGCATCGAGCGAGCTGCCACGCCGACGAGGACTATTCACCGCCTAGCCGAAATCCGCCGCGCTGCGCAGACCTGGCAACAGGCCCTGGAAGAGTTTTTTAGCGCCAGCAGTGAGCTAATGGCACAAGCTTTTGCTACTAAGCTGGCCGTACCACATGACAAATTGCACCTGTTCTTCAAAGCCCAAGAAAAAAAGTTCTCACCGGAATTCGCCGGACGGGTCATGGCTCGAGTAGCGGCGCCGCCGGTGGTCCCCACCAAGGTTCATCGCCGCTGGGTGGTTATCGAGCGCGACGGCGGCTGGTGGAGTCACACTGGCACGCATGTCTGCAGCGCCCTGGTCCGCATTGAAAGAATTGTCCATGTTCGCGACGGCAACAAGTTCTACAGCGGCACAATCACGACGCCGGACGGTGAATTAACTTTCACCGACAGCGCCAAAAAGATCGAGAAGATGGGGCTACTGGCTTACGCCCAGCAGCACGCCGCCGCGGAGGGCATTCTCCTTCGATACGATCCGGCCTGGAATGTGCGGTCGCATTTGATATCAATGACTCTTCACGAGCCTGAGCTGCTAACCGTCTCAGGAGCTCTGGGCTGGGACGACCAGTCGAGCCGTTTCTGCTTCTACGGCTACTCGCTGGCTAACGATGGCGCGGTGGTCCCCGACCCGGTGCCTGGCGTCCGCGCCAGCCGCCAAGGCGATTTTCCGCTGCCGGACATCGTAGCGCCCTTATCGCTGCGAAATCTACTGACCGTCTCCGAGGACAACGCTTTCCTGTGGGCCATGTTCGCCGCCACTGCCGCCGACCTGCTAGCGCCGGTTCTGGGCAAACCCGCGCCGATCGTGGCCTTGGATCCCGCCAGCTTCGAAGCCGCCCAAAAAATCGGCGCCGCTCTGGACTGCGGCTGGGACAAAATCCCGGCCCGTTCCTACCGGCACGTCATGGACAGCGTCGTGGCGTCGGTAAACACCGCGCCCTGGCCGGTGTTTGTGTCCCACGCCTACAACGACACCTTTTGCAGCCCGGCCGTGCCCCGTTGCATAGCCGGGCCTGGGTTCGTCCGCCTGGAACCGACCTGCGCCGCAGCCGCGCCAAGCTACGGGTGGCACCACTGTACGTTACGGCCGCCAGTACAACCGCCCGACGCCACGCCCCTGCGGTACGTCCTGCCGGTCTACATTCAGGCTGCCCTGCGGGGCCGGTTAACGTTTTTAACCGCTGCAGGCTCGCCCTGGCTGGCCGTCCTGGAACACCTGGCGGGGTGGCTTGATGAAACTTACGGCGGCACGTTTAATATGGCCCTTGCCCGAAACCGGGTGATGCCGCCCAACCGCGCCCACGAGGCGTTGATGGGCGCTATCAACCAGGCCTTAGCTGGCGGGCATCTTGATATACTTCCACGACCACGCCGAAAAGATCAACCTAAAAATTACTTGCTGCGAAATAAACAGCACTGGTGGTTGAATCAACACGCCATAGATCGCTATTTTTATAGCGTCGGAAAACTCGCGCCAAATTGGCTGGCGGTCCAAGAATTACTCGAAACGAATCGCCTGTTCTGCGGAACAAACACAGTACACAACATGCCTGGAATTCTCGTTCATCGTGAATGGGGCGATCGTTTCTGGAGTGATTACCGGCCTGATCAGGCCAAAGACTTGGGTTAGACAATTATGGCGCCAATGTGGTTTGAATCTCCGGACGACGACGTTCGCGTCCGACGGCACGACGACGGCCTGGACGGCGACTTCATCGAGGAAGAGTGGCAATTTGTCCACGACGACGATGACGACGATGAAGACGAGGACGACGACCTCCTCTTAACGCCCAGGCCAACGTTCTACATCGACGAGGAAGAAGACGACGACGACTCCATCGATTGGGCCGACGACGACAAGGCGTGGAGCGAAGACGACGACGAAGAAGAAGATGACGAGGACGACGAAGACCTCGATGAATGGTTCTCCGAAGAAGAGGAGGACGACGACGAATACGCCGACGAAAACGAGGAATAAACATCCAAACTTTTTTGCCGTACGCCAAATTTAACAAATGCGCGTACTGCTTGGATAAGAAAAGGCTTTTTAAACAAGCCGTCGAAAGCAAGCAGTTGCTATTAGCGCTCGGCGTATCTGTCGGCGCCCACAAGCCAACCAAATCTAGAGCTTGGCAAAATCACCCCGCGGCCCGCATGTGGCGCGGACACGAGCTGGCCCTGGCGATCTACTCGGCGCACATCGCGCGGGAATGCCTGCGCCGCAAGATAAAGACCAAGTTGCTCAACGAGTTTCTGGACGTCGTGCGGCGGCTGCGCAAACAAGGCCAGCCAGCGCGGTATCCGCCATGGATGCGCGACTGGTCGATCATGACCAGCCACCGAAGCAATTTGCTGCGCAAAGACAAAGACTGGTACAGTCGGTTCGGTTGGCTGGTCAAACCCGATCTTCCTTATAAGTGGCCCATACCATGAGCTGGTTTGTAGTTGACGTAGAAAGTGACGGGCCAATCCCGCCAGAGTTCAGCATGATCTGTTTCGGCGCTGTGCTTGTAGAGCCCGGCCTAAACCGAACTTTCTACGGCGAGGTGGCGCCGATCTCCGCGCGCACAAACCTAGCCGCAGCCGCGATTAGCGGCATCTGCCGCGCGCAGCACGAGACGTTTGAAGACCCGGCCGTGGTCATGGCCCGGTTTGCTGAATGGGTGCAGGCAAACACTAAGGGGCGCCCCGTGCTGCTCTCGGATAATCCGGCGTTTGATTGGCAGTGGATTAACTACTACTTCCACAAATATCTAGACAAGAATCCGTTCGGCTATTCGGCGCGACGCATCGGCGACCTGTACTGCGGCCTGACCAAAAACGCCTACGCCCAGTGGAAACACTTGCGCAAAACTAAGCACGACCACAATCCAGTTAACGACGCCAAGGGTAACGCCGAAGCGCTGCTAGCTATGCGCGACATGGGATTGCAGGTGACATTTCAATGAATACTGTAACGCACGATGAGTACCAGGTCTCAGCCCGTGTAGTGCTGCGCAAAGGCGACGTTTTCCGCGCAAACGGCGGGCCGTATTACGTTATGCAAGACGAGAACGGCAAAAGAGTAAAATCGTCTATGGCGGCCAAAGGGCCCTTTCGGTTTCGCGCCTATTGCGAGCGCGGGCGCAAGAAATGGATCGAAGCGACCAGTATCAAAGAGGGCGGGTTCGTGATACTACCGCTGACGAAGTGGCGCACGATCGATCTGACCAACTTTGTGAATCGTCCATACAAAATTCTTGGCAAGAAACGGGAGAAAAAGCGATGAGCCGCACCCGCAAGCGTCCATACACCAAGTCCAAGCGTTTCGATACGAGCTGCCGTTGCCATGGCAGCTGCAGCTATTGCCGTAACAACCGCCTGCATACGGAACGCAATCGCAAGGTTGTCGCCGAAGAACAGCTTCGCGAGTACACGCTCGACAGTTGAGCGGCGCACTGGAGGTTGTTATGGAAATCTCGATCCGGCTCAAAGATATCAATGAGCTTGGCCTAATCGACGTCACGGCGATCATGACGCGGCTGTCTTGGTCAGACTCCGGCAGCGACAGCTCGATTCAGAAGGAACTCGACAAGCGTTACATCCACATCCGGCCCGGACCGCACCCCAATATGCGCCTGGCGCTGATCTGGCTGGACGACATTCTCGTCGGTTGGGTTGGCACCCGGCCGTGGCCTGAAAAGTTCAAAGGAAAGCCCATTACGGCGCAGACCGTGGAGTGCTTTATCGACCCCGAGTATCGCCGCCAGGGCTTCGCCCGACTCGGCCTGCAGGCGCTGATCAGTGCTGGCTTTCTCGACCGAGACAAGCCGGTGTCGGTCTACGCCCCCGAGGTTGTCGGCACGGCGCGCAGCTGCGGCTGCAAAACAGTTATTCTTTGCGAGAGCACCTAATGAAACGCTACCACGAAGAAAAGCACATCAGCGAACATCGCGTAAAGATATACAAGCAGCTGGGCGGTTATATGGACCCAGAGGACGCGCAGTACGTCCCAAACACGGGCAAGTTTCGTAAAACGCTGCGCTGCTCCGGCTGTGGGCGAGCGCGCTGTCAACTCTGCCACCCCGAAAAATACCCCAAGCGCATTCCGACCCGACAGGAGCGGCAGGACTATTGCGACGACGAATGACAGTTGAAACGGACAACACGTTTGAGCAATGCAAGCGCGAAAACATCGACAACCTGAATTTCCAACGGATTATCACGGCTATTCGCGCGACCAGTTTCGGCTGGGGCGGGGCCAACGCTGACAAGCCCGCCGACTGGTTTTTGCAGCGTTGCATCGCGTTTGCCGTTGACGTCATGGACAGCGCGTACAACCACGCGCTAGAGTGCAACGAGGAATCGTTTTGCGAGTGCGGCGGCTTTCGCGCTATCGCCCGGCCTAATGGCGTTGTGATGCTGCAGTTCGTGATTGATTCGTGGTGGCCCGAAGCCTGGGAAGAAGACGACGGCCCCGGCCTGGCGCAACAGACGACCCACGCCGACGGCCCGTTTATCGTGGGCCCGCGGCGTATTCTTAAACTTCACAAGGAGCAGTAATGGGTTCGTGTTTCAACGAACAGGTCTGGGAAGGCACCCTGACCGACACACAAGTAGCCGAAGAATATCGAAAGTATGTTGAGCGGTGCGAAATTGAATACGGCACTGATGCCTATAACGGGACCTTTAGCACGTTGCCGAACATCCAAATCGAGAAAAGGGTGTTTAATAACCACGAAGAAGCCCGCGTTCACGTCATGAACAATACCCGCAAATGGGAAAACGCCCTGGCGGTGAAGTACAAGGACGTGCGCAAGGAAAACACCAAAGAGCCCACGTTCGGCGGCAAAACCTGGAAAGAGAAGACGCGCTACCACGTCGTCTTGGGCGGCAACACGGAGCTCGATCAGCCCCGCGACGTGCACAACTGCCGTGCTGTGATGACTGATTTTGACCGCGACACCCGCGCGACCACCGTGCTAATAGCAGACCAGCTGACTGGCGCGCAGAAGGCCAAGCTGGTCAAGCTATATAACGAATGGTCGGCCCGTAGCGCCGCGCACCAAAAAATCGCTACCGACCTGGTCGCCCTGTGCGAACGCATCAGGCAAGTGCGCGAGACAGTCGAGCCCGCGGACTTCGCGCAGCTCAAGAAACTCTACACCCAGCGAAAGAAAGCCTGGGCGGCCTTGGGCAAAGCCTCTGTCAAGCTTCGCGATTTGGATCTGAAACTCAGCGCCAGGCTGTACAAAACCGAAGAGGTCGATCACGGCCTCAAGTGGTTTGTCGGCGGCTGGTGCGCAGAATAAGGAAAAGTATGGGAGACCCTGTCCCTTTTGCGCTGCGAGTTGCTAACAGTAACCCGCGCAGCCTGTTTTCTCAATTCGAGATTGTTAGCGTAATCGAGTGTGAGCATCCGCGCTTTGACGGGCCATATATCGAGACTGTCAACGATCTCGAGGAACTAGCAGAGCATCCGTACGCGCACAGCCCGCCGTTTTATATTTTGTACGGCCGATACGCTGATGCCGTGCACCCGGAGTACGGCGCCGCGCGCGAGATCCGGCGTTTTGAGCATCTCAAAGACGCCAAAGAACTGTTGGTCGAGCTTAACGGCTCTATCGAAGAAGACCAAGACGATGAATAACAAGTACGCCATTTCAAACAAAGGAAAAAACATGAATCCTGCTCAAGACATTCTTGACCGCGGCACTGAGCTGGCCGTCGCCGTAACCCGCGAGACCACGCTGGAGAACGGTCGCCACGCCGTCAAGCTCGCCGCCATTGAACGCATCATGAAGAGCGGCGACAACCCGATGACCGGCAAGCCGCATAGCTTCTCGAGCGCCGAGGCCGCCGTGTCCCTGGACAGCCAGTACTCCAATTACCTGGATGACCTGGCGCAGGCGCAGCACGAGCGGATTATGGCCCGCGCACGCTACGACGCGGCGATTGCGGCCGCGCGGTTGGCGTGCGGAGAAATGGCGGTATGACCGAAACCACACCAGAAACCGGAACGCTTGAGGCTGTAAAAGCCGCAATACGTAATTTCGAGGTCACGCAGACCAAGTATCGTGATTACGGCGCACACGACACCGAGCCGGACTGTATTTTCCAGCACATTCTCTGGAAAGTGATCAACGACGAAGACACCAGTATCCCTATGTCTGGCGCGGGCTGGGAACTGTACGCCAATAGCATGGACTGCGACGAAGCGGCCAACGCCCTGCACCTGGCGTGCCTGGGCGCCGTGCAGCAACTCTTTGCCTGCCCGATAGCCGAGCGCAAAAAGCTGCGCGCTTATCTCAAAGACTATTGCTGGCGGTACAACTAACCGGTCATTGATATCAAACCGTTAACGCCCGGCGACTAGAAGAACCGGCCGCCGATACCGCCGCCCATGTCGTCGTCAATCCAGTTGTCAGGGTTCTGCGAATCGGCAAACTGCTGGCTCACTCGGCCCAGTCCGGCCAACTGCGCAAAGTTTGGCCAGGCCTGGTTGGTGTGCCACAACGCCGCGCAGCCGATATTCACCGCCTGCGCGAAGTCGTCGCTTAACAGTACGTTGCGCTGGATCGTATAGATGTCGCTGCCGCTGCGCGAGTCGGCCTTGTTCTCGATGAGGGCAAGGAAATCGGAGATCAGGCCCGGGTTCTCCTGGCTCTCCCAGTCGTACTGGAAGAACCGCACCTGGATGAGCTTGATGGCTTGGCAAGTGTAAAGCAGGCTGCGTGTCTTATCGAGCGAGTAGTGCGCGCGGTGATTGATCTGTGTGGGCGGCTTGTAGACCATGAGATCTTGGCTGGCGCTGCGCACCAACCGCACGGCCATGACGCGGTCCAAATTAAACCCGGCCTGGACCATAACCGTCTCGCGCACCGTCCCGGCGCCGGTGTAGTCATGCGCGACCAAGTCGCACTTAAACTTGTTGGCAATCCGCATGCACTCCTTGGCCTCCTGGAGGTGGTCGCCGCCGATAATCAAGCGCCGCGCCCACAGGCAGTCGATCGTGCCGTCCGGCCTAAACCCAAGCACCGCCGCCACGGTGAAGGAGATGCCCTCCTCGCCACCACCGCCCCAGTCGACCGCTAAGATGCGGTTTTTGTAATCGTGCAGATTCTTCAAACAAGCCGGGTCAGGTTCTTTCTTGTTCGCCCACGGTAGGATCGCAGCGTTGCGGAGTTCGGTCTCTGACACAAGCTTCTGCCCGGCGTCGATACTTTCGCCCAGCACCTCGTTGTAGAACTGCGCCTGGGTCATGTTGCCCCAGCCTTCGCGCTTGAGTAACAGCGTGTTCCACTTTTCAGGGTCGCCGTAGTGCAGCGGCAACAAGAGCTGCGGCACGTGATATCCGGCAAACTGCCAGCGGCGGTCGGGGTGGCGGTGGACCCAACGGCCCAGGCGCGGGTTAACTGGCTTTTGGCATTTTGCGCAAACCGTGCCGGGAGACGCTTCGGAAATGTCGTCTCGATACGGCCCGATCATCGCGTCAAGGTCGTGCTCGCGGGAAGGAATGTTCCAATGTTTACATCCAGGCGTCTGACACGGAATAAACCATTCTGCGGATGAACTACGGCGATACAATCCTTCGAGGGGGTTGTCCAAACTTTTAGGGGTCCCCGTGAAATGGCTCATCGCAAAGCGCGAGTAAGACATGGTTTCCTGAATGATTGGAATAAACTCCGGATCCATGTCTTGCACCTCGTCGATGCACATCCGGTCGGCGCTTACACCTCGGACCCGGTCTGCGTCGAGCATTGCAAAGCTAAAGAGCATCATGCTCTTGTTTTTAAAGCTGCGTTGCAGCACGTTGTTCTCAGTGTCAGTGCCAGACCACTGCGATTTCACCGGCGACTGCTCAATGAAGCTTCGCACGTAGTTGTTACTGAAACGACGAATCTGTTCAAACAACGGCGTTACATACAGCGTCTTAAAAAACGGGAGGCTGTTTGCTACCACCACGCCGTGAGCCGCCAACGACGTGGACTTGCTCAACTGGCGGCCCGTTTTCCACACCTGGTTCTTCGGCATTAACACGCGGAAGAGGGGCGAAAATGGAAAATGGTCGTGAATACCATACGGCCTGCCATTCAGCCGCAACACCAGCGGCAGAATGGGTTCAAGAGACGGAAACGCCTTCTGCTCGGCCAGAGCCTTCAACAAAACAACTTTGGCTTCGGCTGAGTGCTGGTCTTTTACGTCGATCGTCGATAATTCTTCCAGCAGCGCGCGAACGCCAACGTGAGCTTCCGCGGCTGCTAATTCCTGCAGGCTCCCACCCTGCTCTATTGTTGAGGGCATATCTATGTCTCGCTATCGTCGAGATCAAAAAGACGAACCAGAGCTGCAATGGCTGGAGGACGGGATTAACATCCTAATCAACTCCTTTTGCCTAAGCGTTTCTATGTTCGTCAAAGGCGTGCGCGCCATGTTTCGTGGCTGATCGCCGCAACCGCAGGAGAGTATACTAGACGGTGACTCTCTGTGGTTGTTTGCCTTCAAGGAACCGACACATGCCCACCGTGGGACGCTCCGCCAAACTGTACCAAGAAAGGCGCCAACCTTATCTGCGCGCCACCCTCCGCGGCCCAGGTCCGCATCTAAACATTGAGGACAACGCCGTGCATGAACTGCCACTTGAGCCGCCACTGCCGTCGCCTCCGCTTGTTCAGCCGCAGGATTGCGCGCCCGCTAACGATTCTGGCCAGACTCAATACTGGCCGCATGGAGACAACACCGCGCCGTGAGTAACAATGATTTCCCTCTTTTCTTCACAATTGCTGTTCCGCTATTAGTTTCCGGCCTGATCGGCATTTTTGCCGGAATTATCCCCTGGCACATCTTTGTAGCGCTGTTGATTGCGCTGTACGTAATTCTCTGCGTTGCCAACTCTATGGACGACAGCAAGCGGAGATATAAATGAGCCTGTTTGATTTCCTGGCCGTGGTGCTCGCCAGCGGCGCCGTAATCCAGGTCTGGCATCAAGGTTCAATCTTCGCCAGCTGGCGCGCTTATCTGCAGGCCGTGCAGGACGTTACGGATCCCGACACACTCAAAGGCAAGCTTTTAGAGTTGGTCATGTGCCCGTTCTGCAAGAGCTACCATGTTCCCCTGTACTTGTTTCTGCTGATCTTGGCAGGCGATTGGATTAGCGCTACCATCGGGACTGGCGTGCGTGTAGTGGTCTATTCTCTCGCCGCCACCCGGCTTGGCAACATCATTGACGGCCTGTTGCCGCCAAATTTGCGCTATGACCCACCCATCGGAGGACAGCATGACTCAGGACAGCACGAATGACCAAACCGTCGAAGCCAAACGCCCGCCCTTCGATGTTCAGTTCTTTCAGGCCGCCCACGAATTTACGACCGGCGCGTTAGAAAACGTCCCTGAACTGCATGGCGTGGCGATTGTGCCGCTTTGGCAAACCCAACCGGAAAACACGCCTTCCGGGCTGTTGCGGCTCCGAAATCCGCAGCCGCCGTTTATTGCGAGCTTGCTCATGCTATTGCAGAAGCTGACGGCATTTAGCGTGGAAGCGCACCGCGACATGGTCAAGCAATTGCAGATGTTCGACGGGTATGCTTCCGAGTTGGCTTCGCAAATAAAGGCTCGGCGTGACGAACTCGCCGGGCTGCCCAACAACAACACCGACACAACACCCGATGCCTGACACAGCCGGACTGACCACAGAGATTTCTATTCCCGCAAATGACGCGGTACTCGCGGATTTGCTGCATGACCGGTATAGCCGGATGGAACGCGGAGAAGTCCGCATTGAGCTCGAAGAGCTTTACGGCAAGGTTTGGGACGAAGAAGAGCTGCAGCAGCAGTTTCAGGTCGACCGGCACGAAGCACCCTACGCGCATCTCGTCCGCAAAGAAGACGGCAAGCAGTGTACGCTAGCCTACACAGAAACCCCGCGATTCTATTTTTTGCTCCACGAGGAAGCCCATGACTGACCGTCACTACGACACCGGCGCAAGCCGCAACGGCGACTGCGAAGACGTGCGCTACGACTTGATTTCGCCGATTGGGTTAGAGGCGCTGGCCCGTACGTACGCCGAAGGCGCTGCTAAGCGTGGGCGCAACAACTGGGAAAACGGCATGCCCGTCAATGACTTGCTCAATCACGCCTTGGCACACATCTACAAGTTTCTTGGCGGCTGTCGTGCAGAGGATCACCTTGCTCACGCCGCATGGAACGTGCTGGGCGCTATCCATAGCCTCAAGCTTTGGCCAGAGCTCAACGACGGCACGCTTCGCGGCGCGGATTGCGCCTGCCCAGAAAACGCAAATGTGGTCGCCAAAATGCCCGCCGTCGCCGATGACGTCAAGACGCGATTGGCCGCGTTGACTGGGACAAAAGCGGCGTCTTAATTCTTTCGCTCGCAATATCGAGCCGCGCCGCTTTGCGCAATTTGCCCAGCAGCGCCGCTGCCTGAACAGCGCCAAAGACTTGCGGCTGCAACTGGCGGCGGTTGTTGGCTCGTTTTACCGGGCCTAATTTCTCGAGCTTTGCGGTCTTATTTGCCGCGCTCTTGATTTCCGTTTTTCACGCGGTAGTGTGAAATACACACCCATCAAGAGACCCATCTATGCCACGCGAAAAATCACGCGCTGCAGCTGCCGTGTCCCGCGTCTGGGACGAGGACGACAGAGACGCGGCAGACTTTTCTCCAGGGACGACCGACACCAGCACGGAAGCTGCGATTCGCTCAGCCACCGACGACCCTCAGCCAACCGAAGAACTCGGCGAGCTAATCGACGGCGGCGAGGACGAGATTACCGACGACTTTGAGGAGCGGATCAATCCGGCTCCGGTCGCCGTCGCTGTTGACGGCGTCGATCATCCCCAAGCGGCGGACCGCCTCGCGGCCGACGCTATGAAGAAAGAAGTTTCTCCCATGCCCAGCAACAAAGACATGACCAAGGCTGATCACGTTCGCGCCGAAATTGAACGGCGGCAGAAATCCGGCGAGTCGATGAGGCCCAAAGATATCATTGAGGCGCTGGCCAAGAAGGGCGTGAAAGTCACTCCGCCCCAGGTCTCAGTGCTTGTGAAAAAGCTTGTCGGCCCGGCGTCAAAGCTTGCCCCCACCGATCAGACCCCGGCCCAGAAAGCCAAAGCGGCGATCAACCGTTTGACCCGTGCGGCTTCAGCCGTCAAGAAGCCAATCTCGGCAGCTCCGGTTGCTAAGAAACCGGTCACGGCGCCGTCGGCGGCACGGTCGGCGGGCAAGACAAAGGCAGCGCCACAAAGCAGCGACAGCGAGTACTCAACGCTGTTCGCGGCGGCTAATTTTGTGGGCGCCTGCGGCGATCTTGCCGCGGCCCGCAAAACGCTGGAAGCCTACGAACGGCTCACCGCCGCCCGCGCGTAAAGAATTAGGGAACCCGGTCGGTCCGGCGGCGTGGGAAACTGCGCCGCCGGACCCGCCATGCTTATCGGGATGTTCGCGCGGCTATCCCGCCCGCGCGCGGAGAAACTCATGCCCACATTATGTCCGGTCACGGAGGACGCGACGGAAAAACTCGTCATGCCCGCCGGGACGCTTAAACGCATACACGTGCACCAGCAAGTCGTTCGCAACAACGTCAAACACAACACCGATATTCCGGCGGTCACCGTGCAGTGGCGCGGCAAAAGCTACAAAGCTCGCGACGTTCAGATTCGCGGCCCGAGCACCGTCATGCAACGAATGCACGAGCCGCTCTCTTGCGGCGCACGCATCTGGATTGAAACTACACAAGAAGTCGAGATCTCATGAGCCGCTACCACGAAGACCAGCGCGACGAAGACAAAAACAAAATTGACGACGCCATCGCGCAGTTTGAGTCGCTTCGCGCCGCCTACAGCGACCTCGTCGCAATTCCTGAAATCGTGACGCTCCACGACGTCTGCGGCATAGCCCTTGACACAACCAAAGGGCCGCAACAAGTCGGCGACGTCTGCTCTCGCGAGGAAATCGTCGCTGTCCTCAAAGCCATTGAAGACAATCCCTGCGGTGATATCGCCCTGATCGCGCAGCTCACATTAAACGACTATCGCCAGACCAAAACCACCAACCAGGAGTAATCCATGTCACACATCGTGACCGTAAAGACTGAGGTGCGGGACGAAATGGCGGTCCGCGCCGCCTGCCTGCGCCTGCATTGGGAACAGCCGACTTTCGGCGACTTCCGCGTGTTCAGCGTCAACAAGACCGGCCTGGGCGTCAAGGCGCCCGGCTGGCAGTTTCCCATCGTCTGCAATCTCTCCACCGGCGCGGTGGACTATGACAACTACAACGGCCACTGGGGCGAGCAGAAGCGGCTCGACGAGTTCTTCCAGGCCTACACCGTAGAGCGCGCCAAGCTCGAAGCCCAGAAGAACGGCTACAGCGTCTTCGAGGAGACGATGTCCGACGGTTCCATCAAGCTCTCTGTCACCGTGGAGGCCTAAAGCACATGAGCAAGATCATCGAAATCATCGTCAGCCCCAAGGGCGAGAGCAAGATCGAGACCAAGGGCTTCGCCGGTAGCGGCTGTCAGTCCGCCAGCGCCGCCTTCGAGGCCGCGCTCGGCGCCAAGACCAATGAGCAGCTCACCTCCGAGTATTACGCGGAGACCGAACAGAACCAGAACTACACCCAGAACTAGGAGCGAGCATGTCACTGGTTAACAAGATCAAGGAACTCATCTGCGCGGGTTTTTCGGGCATCTGGGTCGATTCCCAGGAGACCGACGACGCCGTTGCGGCGCTGAAGAAGCTCGCCGAGGAGCGGGACTGGGGCATGGAGGTCTGGGACATCGATCGCCAGCTCTACCAGCACCCCGGAATCGCTCCGGGCCCGGTCCAGGCGCTGCGCTGGCTCGACACGCCCGAGGCGCGAGCCAAGAGCACGCAGCTGCTGGTGCTCAAGAACTTTCACAAGTACCTGCCTAACCCCGAGGTCATGCAGGTCCTGGCCAACCGCGTGGTCAACGGCAAGGCTATCGGCCAGCACGTGGTCGTAGTCTCGCCGGTCCTGCAGTTGCAGCCGGAGATTGAAAAGCTCTTCACGATCGTGCACCACGAGCTGCCGGATCGCAGCCAGCTGTCGACGATCGCCAACGAGCTGTTCACCGGTGAGGGCAACGGCTTCGCCAAGCCCGCCGAAGACGTGATCGCCACGGTCGTCGACGCCGCTAGCGGCATGACCCGCGCCGAGGCCGAGAACGCTTTCGCCCTGTCACTGGTCCGCCACAACACGCTCCTGCCGGACGTGGTGTGGAACCTCAAAGCCGGTAACCTCGAAAAGGCTGGCACACTGCAGCTCTACCGCGGCGACGCCAGCTTCAACGGCTTGGGCGGCTTGGAGAACCTGAAGTCATTCTGCCTGCGCGCCATGAAGCGTCAGGGCGAAACTGATCCTGAGAAGCGCCCCCGCGGCGTGCTCCTGCTCTCGCCCCCGGGCTGCGGCAAGTCGCAGTTCGCCAAGGCGTTGGGCAACGAGGTCGGCCGCCCCACGGTGATTCTCGACATCGGCGCAATGATGGGCAAGTTTGTCGGCGAGTCCGAGGGCAACCTGCGCCGCGCGCTGGCTACAATCGACGCCATGGCGCCCTGCGTCTTGTTTGTCGACGAGATCGAGAAAGCCTTGGCAGGCACCTCGACCTCTGGCCAGACGGACAGCGGCGTCACGGCCCGCCTCTTCGGCACGCTCCTGACGTGGCTCAACGACCACAAGAGCGACGTGTTCTTCGTCGGCACCTGCAACGACGCCAGCAAGCTCCCGCCGGAGTTCACTCGCGCCGAACGCTTTGACGGCGTGTTCTTTGTGGATCTGCCGAACGATGATGCACGGCAGTACATTTGGAACCTCTATCTCGAGAAGTTCAAGCTTGATAAGAAGCAGGCCCGGCCCGACGACAGCCAGTGGACCGGCGCCGAGATCAAGTCCTGCTGCCGCCTGGCGGCGCTTCTGGACGTGTCGCTCACCGAGGCCGCGCAGAACGTCGTCCCAGTCGCGGTCACGAACGCCGAGGCCATCGAAAACCTCCGCCTCTGGGCGGACGGTCGCTGCCTCTCGGCAGATTTCAAGGGCTTTTTCAAGCGCTCTGTGGCCCAGCAAAAAGGCGGCACGCGGCGAAAGCTGTCCTCGCCGAGCCAGAATTAAGTCTCATTGATATTAAACCTGTTACCGGCGCGCCTGCGAAGGCGGCCTGAAGAGAAACCGCATGGGCTACACGACTGATTTCTCCGGCGAGTTCACGCTTGACCGGCCCCTCACGCCCGAGCACAAGGCGTACCTCACAAAATTTAACGAGACGCGCCGTATGCGGCGCGACCCGCAAATCGCCGCCACGCTCCCCGACCCCGTTCGTGAAGCCGTCGGTTTGCCGGTCGGGCCCGAAGGCGATTATTTCGTCGGCGGGCCGGGCTTCATGGGCCAGAATGACGACCCCAGCGTGGTCGAGCACAATTCGCCGCCAAACAGTCAGCCGGGCTTGTGGTGCCAATGGACGCCGAACGAAGAAGGTACGGCGATCGTGTGGGACGAGGGCGAAAAATTCTACGAGTACACCGAATGGCTTTGGTATTTAATCGAAAATTTTCTGAAGCCCTGGGGCTATGTCCTCAACGGCACCGTGCGCTGGCAAGGCGAAGACAGTAACGACTGCGGCGCAATCAAAGTTAAAAACAACGACATCTCCACGAGGGCGCGGGCTTGAGCACCGTCACCGAAACGACTAATACCGTTACTCCGATCACAGAAGCCGCTCGCGATATTCGCGAGAACATGGGTGCCGTCAAAGTTTCTTTCAGCTGGCTGGGAACACAGCGAAGCCTTTCCGATGCCCAGACCCGGCAAGCAGCCAACCAGTTCGACGCCGACGCCGAGCTTGTTTCGGCCTACAAGAAGCTCATCGATACAAAGCACCCGGCCTTCAAAGCGGTCAACGCTATCAAGAGCCGTGTCGTCAGCTACTGGCGCGGGCTCACCATGCCCTATCCAACCGACGGTGTTCGCCTCATCAAGCGCGACGACATCGACGGCTTCAACCGGCGCATGGAAGAGTTCCGCGACGAGCTTCGCGCGGCGGTCGCAAACCTCCAGCTGGAGTACGAAACGCTCAAAGACCGCGCGCGTGAAAACCTGGGCGCACTTTACGATCCGGCTGATTACCCAGCGTCCCTGGAAAACTCGTTCGCAATCTCTTGGGAGTATCCGCCAGTCGAGCCGCCGCGGTATTTGATGAACTTTAACCCTGAGCTCTACGCGCAAGAGCAGGCCCGCATCCAGCAGCGGTTCGAGCAGGCTGTGACCATGGCTGAAGACGCTTTTGCTGAGCAGCTTCAGGAACTGGTCAGCCATCTTATCGAGCGCCTGACGGACAAGAGCGACGGCACGTCGAAGACCTTTCGCAACACGACCGTGGAAAACTTCCGCGAGTTCTATGAGCAGTTCAAGCGGCTCAACGTCCGCGGCAACACCGAACTGGACGCCCTGATCAACCGGGCAAACGACCTGGTAGCCGGTGTCGACCCTCAAGACCTCCGCGACAGCGCCGCACGGCGGCAGGAACTGCGCGAGCAGATGGGCGAGGTCCGCAACACTCTCGACGATCTGCTGGCCAACCAGCCGCGCCGTCGCGTCATGCGGATGGACTAATGGGCGACGTCAACGACCTTCTGCCGGATCTGGCGACGCCTGCGAATGCGCGTCGGATTCGCGCGCCCAAACACGACTTCAAAAATGGCGAGGGCCGGGTATTTGCCCACCGGCACAGCAACGGCAACGGCTGGGTCGCCGACACGGCCCACGTCGCCGAATCAGTCTTGGTGACCAGCAGTGCCGGAGTCTACGGTTATGCCCGTGTGACTGACGGCGTGCAGCTGACGGCTCGAGCCCGAGTAGGCGATTACGCGCGGGTTATGCACCGCGTCAAGCTTTCCGGTGACGTTCACGTTCGCGGGACGGCTCTTGTGCGCGACGGAGTCAACTTAACCGGCAACGTGTTTGTCTGCGGGCAGGCAGAACTCTCCGGCGGCACCACGGCCGACGGCAAAGCGCACATCTCTGATTGGGCCTTAGTTCATAACACCCGGCTCAACGGCCCCAAAGTAGCCTACACGCTGGAAATCCAAGGCAACGCGAAGATCTTCGACAGCACGCTCTATGGTCCGTGTAAGGTCAGCGACTCGGCGCTGTTGCAGAACTCCACGCTCAATTACGGTCGCTGCACCGGGGCGGGAAAACTCCTCAACTCCACGGCCAACACTAGCATCGACCAAGAGTTGGTGCCGTGGATTCACGGCTACGGCAGACGGCGGCGGCGGGCAAACAGCGCGCTGGACCTTTCGCGGGCTCCGAGCCTGGAAGGCCGCATGATTGCCGTCCAAGGCATCTTAATCAACAGTTGCCTTACAATGCGGCCCTGTGCGATCGCAGCCGGTGCGTGCCTGGTGAACTGTAATCTCTCGCTTTACAACCAGGACCTCGCGCAGCTATTTCCGGAGTTTCCCGACGGTGTGCTCGCGGATTTCAGAACTGCCAACCTCGGCATGCTGATCGCGCGTTACCGCCCTGCAGAAGTCGCGGCCGCCGCGCCCATTCCGGTCATCGCCGCGGTGGGCGTCGTGCCGAGCTTTGACCAGCCCCGCCAACGGCGCCTGATGCGCATGGAGGACGCATGAACCTCTACGTGCGACCCAACGGCACACTGCAGGCGATCTACGATGAGGCCGTAGACCTGCAGCAGATCGGCGGCGTAAACATCAAACGCGCTAGTCATGTCGAGCCCGCAACAGATCGGCCAGGGCAGTGGACTGCGGATCTCCAACCGGTCGGAGGCCCCGTATTGGGGCCCTTCGCCACGCGCCGCGAGGCGCTGGACGCCGAGATCGCTTGGCTTGACGCTCAACTTGCGCGCGGGCCAGTCACCATTGTGGAGGCCGCGCCATGAGCAGTTGCCTGCACTGGGCGATCGAAGACGAACAAGGAGACAATCCAACCACGCGCGCCGGTGACTTCGAGTTCCGCGTCTGGTACGAAATTAATCCCGGTTGTTCCGGTGTCATGTACACCAGTAATGGCGATGGCGACCCAGGTTACCCACCTTCCGTAAATTTAATCAGCGCGGATTGCACGGAAGTTTATTTCGAAGATGAACAGCAGCGCCGCCCGCCCACAGAGAAAGAAAACGAACTCTTGGGCGAGTGGTGCCTGACGTATCTGGATACTGACGCAAAAGAACACAGCGCGGTTTGCGACCGCGCGTTAGAATACAGCTACATCGAACCTGATTATGATGATCGGGAAGACTGATGGTAGCTGGCCCGCACGACGGATCGTGCGGGCGCAGTGGATGATTGTTTTGTTTTACTTTTTAAGGAATGACTCCATGAAGACTCTTGTTGCCCTTTGTGCGATCCTGGCTGGCGGTGTTGTCCTGGCTGGCGAGCCGGTGAGCGTGCTCAACCACAGCGCGCCCGCGGCTGCGGCTCCCGTTGCCGCTCCGGCTCCGGCCGTGCAGACGGCCCCGGCGCCGACAACCAGCGGCCCGGCGATTATTGCCCTGCCGCGTCGCGGCGGTTGCCCGAACGGCCGCTGCCAGCTCTACAGCGTCGAAGAGCAGACCCGCGAAAGCACCCGGAACCGAGTGCTTGGCGGTCAGGTAATCCGCCGCGGCAACCGCACGGTGGTCCGTCCGGTTCGCTGAACCCGGATTAAAAAACACGTGTCTCTACGGAGGGCGCAGGGGCGTAAACCCCTGCGCCCTCTCTTTTTACCCCCAGGAAACTCATGGCCCGACTGAGCCGCAAGCACAAGAACGCGATCATCAACGTTATCAGCAAATGGCGTGACGCCTTCGCGGGTATCAACCCCGTCAATCACGATCGGATCCGCGAGCTTATCAACAGCGCGTACAGCAAAAAGACCAAGCAGGTGCGCGTCAAGAGCAAGCGCAGCCGCCAACTCTGGAAGACAGTCAAGCTCGACGCCCCCACGATCCACTTCCTGCGCTCACCGGTGGCCTTCGACATCGCCCAGGCTGTGCTCCGCGGCAGATTGGCCAAGAAAGACGCCGAAGTGCTCTGTGTCAGCTACGGCATCGACAAGTCGTTCGTGAAAGAGCTGCACCGCGACGTCATGACCAGTTCTTTTGGTCATCATCACTGGCACCGCGGCACGTCAGCACTGACGGACGTTTGGGAAGCAACGCTGGAGACGGCGGTCGACGGCGCGCAGAGCGCCGCGTTCAACCCGGAACCGGACGGCGACGGGTCCGCAGCCATGCGCGAAGCGGCGCGGCGTCACAAGCAGTTTGCACCCGCGTTTCCAGATATGCCGGGGTTGTCGCGCAACGCGAGGATTCGCGAGATCCAGAACAACGATTTTGGCCTGACCAAAGGCCTGCACAAAACGATTGGCGCCGTTGCGATCCAAGTCATGAAGGCATTTAGCTGCCGCGAACCTGCTCACAGCTTTAATCAGCAACTGCTGCAAATTCCTTGGAGCAGTAGCGCCAACTCCGCCACGTTGTCTCGCTGTGAACGTGCGTCGGTCGGCGGCTGGGGCAGCAACTACATGGACGCCGAAATTGTCTACGAACTGATGGGCATCAAAGACGTCAACCAGACCTGGGCTTACGAGCTGATGCGCGAGGCACACCTGGTGATGTTTTTCCAGAACCAGGTTCTCGTCCTAGCCGAGCGACCCACGGTGCACACCAACGCCGACGGCGAGTTGCACAACGACGAAGGCCCTGCAGTTCATTGGGCCGACGGCGCCAAGCAGTACTACATTGACGGCCACGAACTGGGGCATCTCGGCGAGCTAATCGTCGATCATCCCGAGCAGCTGACTCTGGAGCACATCAACGGCGAGGAAAACGAAGAGGTCAAGCGCCTGGCGATTGAGCAATACGGCTGGGGCCGTTACCTCGAAGAAATTGGCGCTCGCGTGGTTGACCGGCGCGACAACGCCGTTGACAACACGATCGAGGCTCTGGTCTCCGTCCGGCAAAAGATTTGGCGGCGACAGTGGGGGTGGCGTTCCACGCCCGAAGAGCAAACCATCGAGCAGCGCAAGCTGATTCTGTCATGTCGATCCACCGCGCGGCAGTATTTTCTGGCCGTGCCCGAGACCGTGAGGAATTGCGAAGAAGGGCAGCACTGGATGGCTGAAGGCGCCAACACCAGGCATGTCGCCGCCCTGCGTCATCCCGTGCGCGTTATCGGCGCGTCCTGAAACTCCCCGTACAAGGAACTAAAACCATGGCTACTGCCACTGCCTCTAAGAACGTGACCGTTTCCAAGACTCTCTCCGACATTTCCGCCGCCGTCGAGGCGATCAAGAACGACGGCCTGCAGCACTTCCCCGAAGCCGCCAGCATCGGTGACGCCGTCCGCCAGGGCGACGTCTATATCCAGCTTATCGAAGAGGCCGATGTCGCGGCCGCTGGTCCCCTGTTCAAAAAGCTGGCCGAGCCGGTGCTCCAGCTCGCGCCGGGCAACACCAAGGGCAGCCGTCACTGTCTCGACAGCGCCGAGGGCGTTGAGATGTGGGAGCCGACGCTCACCGACGAAAGCGTGCTCAAGTACGTCTTCGCCAAGAACAACGCGCCGCTGCCGAAGAACTACCAGCAAACGTATATCGGCGAGCACCGCGACGAGCGCCAAGAAGTGGCCAGCGCCATCAATATGGCCGGGCCGATCTTCAAGCTCTCTAAGCCAAATACCCTCGTCCACCCCGAGCACGGCGACTGGGCCTTGCCTTGCGGCACCTACCGTGTGATCTTTCAGCGTACGGTTGACGAGGCCGACCGGGTCCGTCGCGTTCTCGACTGATTTCATTGATATCAAATCGGGGATGCGCGCTAAGTAGCGCCGTCCTTACTTTGGAGACTAGCATTTGCTACGACTTTTAATCGCTGCCGGATTCACGCTGTACCTTTGGTCTGCGCTGAATCCATCTCAAAGAAAGCGCTGTTGATGTTGCGTTTCGTATATCCGTTGGAAATTATCCTGCTCGTCACCGGCGCCTTGCTATTCGCATATACGATGGACTGGATTGAACGTTTACGCAAATAGGAAAACCCATGGGTATTGACGTTTACCTGAAGTGGAAAAACATGAATCAAGATGAAAAGAAGCAGCAGATTACGGGCTTCTCAATCACAGCGGGCGGCCAGGGATATCTTCGCGAGGCCTATCACGGCGGCCCCTACGCCACCCGAATACTCTGCCGCGAAGCTTTTGAGAGCGAGACCTCTGAGGCGCCGATCCCGGCCGCCGTGCTCCGCGAACGGCTCACTAACGTTACCGAACCCGCCCGGGGCGTTGAAGGCGGTGATTTGGCTGCCATGCTGATTACAGCGCTATTTGGTTCTATGACAGACGAGAACGGCAATTTGCCTGATGGCGCCCATGTCCAGGGCGGCCACACCGGCGATCCGACGACCGAACCAATGACCGTAGAGGAAGCCGTCATTCTGCGAAACGAGCGACTCTACGGCGGCGATGGCGCCGAAGAGGCGCTCCAGTCATTCCGGGATTTTGTGGCCCTAGCCGAGCGCAAAGAGCGCGAGACCGGCGAACCCTGCACGATTTACGCGAGTTACTAGGACGCACACATGAGCGAAGACAACACAACGCCACCGCCGTCTTATGGCACGCCTGAATGGTGGGTGCAGCAGGCACGCAAAGAAGCAGAAACACGGGCCCACGGAGTAGACGGGCTGAAAGAAGCCCTCCCATTCTTAGCCCGGACGGGCATCACCACGCTCACGATGAGCTACAACGGCGAAGGCGACAGCGGTGACATCGAGGATATCGAAATTCAAGGCGCTGAAACCGCGCCTAAGACCGGCGAAGCGCTGGACGAGGCACTAAAGATGTTTCCGGAGGAAACCAACGCCTACGCCCGGTTCTGCGTCGAGGAGCTTAAGGACCGCGCGTTCGAGATCCTCCCGGCGGGCTTCGAGATCAACGAGGGCGGCTACGGCCAAATCGTTCTGGATTGTGAAAACAACAAGGTCCGGATCGAACACAACGAGCGAATCATGGAGATCCGATACGACGAACAGGAGTGGTAATGGCACACCCATACCATCACGCGGTCAGCTCGGCGCGGCGCTTCGGCGGCGTGCCCGAGGACTACATCAAGTATCACGACTGGTTTGACGGTTCAAAAGCCCACGTCGCCGACTTTCGCCATCGAGCCCTTCGCCATCACACGGAGGGTATTTTCATGCTGGAGCAAATTTTTGGCGCCACCATGACCAATTCGGACGGACGCGTTGTACCCGTTCGATATATCGGCGAACAGCACGTCCAAGAAGATCTTGGCCGTATTCCAACCGTAGCAGAATGGCTCGAGCGCATCGAGCCCGCGCGCTGGATGTTAGGCCGCGGCAAAGATCTGGCACGAGAACTTGAAAAGGAGCAACCCGATGGGATTGTGCGTATTTCCGACAGCCGACCTGCTGCGCCTGACGCTGCATGCGATCTTGGCACCTAATCACCGCATGGGCTACGAATCCGACGCGCCGCCAGCGCCCGGCTTGTTGCTCGTGCACGACCAGGGCGTCTATCTGATGTCCAACGGCCTACCAGCCGACACAGCAGCCGCCGAGACCGGCCAGCACGTCGTGTATGCCGACGGTTGTAACCCAAACATTGGCTCGTTTGACGAATGGTACGACACCAGCCGAGAGCTTGTAGGCGGTGACGATTTCGTCGAGGTTTTGCCGTTTGGCGATCCGCAAGAGTTTGTGACGAACTGCACAAATTACCACGAGTTTTGCGTTGACCTGACTGACAACCAGCTGGAAGCGTTCTTTCGCGAATCCAAAGCCCGCCCCAGCACAGCCCGCAGAGGTAACGGCAATGCCCGCCGCTCGAGTCCGGCTAACTGAAGACGATCTCAAAGATATCAAACCCGGCAGTGAACTTTATCGCCGAGCTGCAGACACGCTGAAAGACAACCAAGACGGCGCGGCGTATCTCGAGTACGCCCGAGACCGGCTTCATTGCGACGGCGAGTTGGAATTTGATGACGACGCCACAGTTAGCCTGGGCGCGGATGAAGGCGCTTACGTCATGGCCTGGGTGTGGGTGTCCGACGATACCATGCGCGCCGAAGGGTACCTAGAGAAAGAAGAAGATGTTTGAAAAAAGTAAAATCCGTAAAGAGTTTGAACGCCTGGCCGAAGACAACGAAATTCCTATGGCGACAATTGTTAATACGCAAATGTCGCTGCGAACAATCGGCGGCGGCAATTCTGTCGGCGACGTTGAATCAAGAAACACAGCTGAGCAATTCGTTTGGACGAGCGAGTCAGCTTCTTTAGGCTGGTGTCTAGGCGGCCGCGCGTTTGAGATGCTGCAGCAGCTGCTATCTAGGCCAAAAGAAATCGAAGACTGCAAAGACGGTTTTTTAGACGCGGCAGATGGGTATTTCAGTCAGCTGCGCGACGAACTCGACGAAATTGACCCGGGAATTAAAAAGCCGAGTAACGACGGGAGCAGCGATGACGACAAAGACACAGACGAAAACTAACCCCAAGCGCGTTGTGGTGTTTGTCGAGGGCGGCCTGGCCGAGGCCAGCATGGACGAAGGCGTGTCCTGGGAGCTTATCGACTGGGACAACATCAAAGATGGTCATGACCACTGGACAACCGAAGAAATTGACACGTTTGCCGCCTGGAGCAAAGGCTTGATTAGCCCCAAAACTATCGCGCGTTTACGCGAATACGCCAAGGAGCACGACGATGCCGAAGATTAATCAACCAATCAAAATTATCAAAAACGACTTGATCACGATCCTGGAATTTATCCGGGTCGCTGTAACGGAATTTCCAAAAGCGACTGACCATATTTTAACTCATATGGATTTATCCGACGAGGCGTTCAAGGAAACGTACGTCATGGTGGCCAGCGCGGTCGACTTCGACTTTGACGACGACGGAGACAACGACGATGGCAGCGACAGTTGAAACGCTCCGCGACTGGCTCAACACTTTTCCGCCAACTTGGACTGTTTATGTCGACGAGGGCGGCTTAACGCTTGTAGCGCGGGCAAACAAAAAAAGCGTCAAGTACGAATATGAACTTGGCGGAGAACCGGAGAACGACGATGAGTGAAATCGTAGAAGTCAGCGGCGACACAATTTACGTAATTGACCGCCGCGTTGACCTGTCCGCAGAAGAGCGCCCGTTTCTGTATGACACAATCGACTGGCTCGCCCTGGCCAAGCAAAAAAGAGAACTGGTGGGCGTTATCAGCTTAGAAAACGGCCACGCTTTTGATGACGCGCCAGCTCACCCGCTGGACGGGCTGCTCGGCCTAATTGACCATGTCCAGGACGACGCCGAAGCCATGGGTTATCCGGTCGTCTATGGCTACGACTTGGAAATGTACAAAGAAGACCACCCCAACACGGAAATCCCAGATGGCGAAGAAAAAGCCACGTAGCGTAGACATCGACCGGTTTGAGACGACCGAGCCAAACAAGTTCATTGAAATCAGCGTCGGCTACAGCGAGGGCGGGTCAATGTGGGGCGTACAAAACGCCCGCGCCTATTATCTGCACTGCACGCCGATCAAAATCGAGCAGCACAACGGGTACGCAACCAGATCGTACATGCTGTTTCACGGGCGCAAAGCCAAGCTTGAAGACGCCGCGCGTTTCAGTCAGAAAAAGCTTGACACGTTGGCTGAGACAGCGCGAAAAGCCTGTGCCGCACGGGATGAAGAAATTATGCGGCTTGTTAACGCCGTGCTGACAGAAGAAAACCTGACGCTGGCTGACGCTATGGTGACCGCATGAGCGATGATGACATTCTTTGGATTTGGGACGTGTGGGGCAGCAAAGAAGAGCTGTACGACGAGTTTCTTAAAGGCCCGGACAAATGGAGCGACACTTTTCGGTATTGGGTGCTGCGCCACGTTGCCGACGGGCTGCTGGACAACTGGCTGGAAACGCACGATGACACCGACCTGATTCGCGAGGCGGCCGAATTCATGGAGTGCGAAGCCATGAACGAAGTCGGCGACCCGGACGTTGACCAAATGGTTGAACTGTGTCAAAGAACGCAACATGACCAAAAAAACTGACAAATACGCGCCGTTCTGCAAAACAAAACGGTTTGACATTTTTCATCATCGCGTAGTGCGCAACCCCGACCTGGGCGTGCCGCGCGACATGTATACGGCTTGGCACCACAGCGACGATATGCCGCGCCCAATGTGCGTCGTCACTGTCTATCCGGACTACAAAAACTGGGTTGAGTGGATCGAAGTTGCTGACGACTATCGTCGCGAAGGCATCGCTACCGAAGTATGCGCGGCGCTGAGTGAAAAACTTGGCGGTTTAAACATGGGCGGCGCCACCAGTGTTGGCGAAGCGTTTGTCGCAGCATGGGAGAAACACACAAATGCTACGAATTGAATTTGAGTACGGGTACGACGGCGAATTGATTCACAACATCGTTGACGACAAAACTGATGAGCTGGTAGCGATGGTTTTTGCCGGGCAGGAAACCGCCGAACAGATGATCGAAAGCCTAGACAACGCGCGCGCACTTGCCGTACTGGAAAAAATGTGAGCGCAAACGACAAGTACTACGCAGACCTGCGCTGGGCGCCAGAAGACATTCAAACGCTGCGCCCAGATTGGTCGCTTGAGCGTTGTGAAGAATGGCTCATAGCCAACCAAAAGTACATTAGAGACCGGCTATGTGAACTTGGTTGGGACGTTATTGAAATGATGATACACACCGACGACATGGGAATAACACATGAGCCACGTGAGCCAGACTGAGCATGTTTGGGAATTCACGTTTATGGTGGTGCAGGCAGCAGAGACATACGAAGCCGCACTAGAAGCGGCGCATGACTATCTAGCCGAATACGCCGACAAAAGAGAACTGGAGCCGGTGCAATCCCGGATTATTGAATGACCGCCAAACTTGCCTACCTAATGCGGCACGACAACGAATTCGATCCCGAGCACATGCGCGAGATCATCTATGACCTGTTTGCGGGCTCATTCGAGAGCGACTGCGGCAGCACCGACGAGATCATCGACACGCTGTGCATGGCGATCTTCAAATACCGCTGCGCCACGGAAGACGACCTCGACGTTGACCGGGTGTTTATCTCCGACAAGAAACTGGCCGAGTGCTACTTCTGCGACAACGTTGAAAAAATCCTTGTTGCGCACGGTTTTGACAAGGAAAACGCCGCAGAGTACGCCTCTTGGCCTGAGACCCTTCCGGTTGATGCAACCTGGGAAAAAGAAGCCCTGCGCGAGCTGGCGCTAATTCAGGCTGGTCACGACCTAGTAGTCCGCGACCAACTCAAGCAGCTCTGGGCCGAAGAGAAAGCCAAAAAGGAGGCCGCCGAAAAGGTGGTTTGATATCAATGGAACCGCGAGTGTTCACAAAGGGCGTTTTGAAAAGCGTCAACACCATGGCGCACGTCCAAGGTTATAACCGCATCGTGGACGAAAAGTTTCTCGACCGGCTGCCCGATGAGAAGTTCTACGTGCCGAATTTTGTGCTGCTGCACGAGCACAAAGCGGGCAAGCTCTGCGATCCGCACGTTCGGTGCGTGTTTGATCACGAAGGTGACTATTTTATCATCGACGTGGAGATGGGCTGCTGGGAAAAGCTGCCTACAGCCAGCGAAATGGCCCGCATGATTCGTCACGTAGAGACCCGCAGGGCTGAAGGAGACGTCTACGTATGAGCATCGACCTGATCCGCGAAAAGCAGCGGCAGATTCTTGCGGCCAAAGAAGCGGCCAAGAAAGCGGCTGAAGAACGCTCTAAAGCGGCAAAAAAGGCCTTTGACGAAACTGGCATTCCGGCCATGTGGGCGGCCATCAAAGACATCAAAGTCCCGCATTGGCGCGGCAACGGCAGCCGAGAAAACAACCCGCTCGTCGAGATTCCGCTGTCCGAACACGTTAAGTCAATTAACGACGTGAGCATCTGGTTGCTCGACCACGACGGCGGCATCAAGATCAGCTGGTACGCCGAGAGTACGGACAAAGGCGCCCTGTGGTTGCGCGTCGGCGGCCGAGAAGGCCGCACCGGCGATAGTTACACTGCCGAGAGTCTTCGAGACCATTTTGTGGACTACATGGCCAAGCTGTTGCCGCCCCTGGAGAATACAAATGCCAAAGTTTAATCACGCCTATACGTTGTCGTTTGAGATCACGAGCAATCACGAAGAAGGCGAGGATCTCACCGGCCTTGATTTGCGCAAAGCGCTGCTTAAGCGACTGGACAATCTAAGCGACGATGACATGCTTGAAGCGTGCGAACCATTCGACACGTTTGAAATCGAAGACGACGAGGAGGATTAATGATTTTGCTCACTGGGGCCGCGGGCTTTATTGGCTCAAACGTGCTCCAAGCCCTGAACGACCAGGGCCGAGACGATATCATCTGTGTAGATGACCTGACCAACGGCGCCAAGTGCCGCAACCTAGTCGGAAAAAAATTCTGGCGGTACGTTGACCGTCGCGCCGTGTTTGGCTTAGACCGCGCGCTGTTTAGTGAAATCATCCATTTAGGCGCCAATGTCGACACAACTTGCACTGACGGTCGCGCAATGGTTCGCGACAACTACGACGTCTCGTTTGAGCTCTACAAGCATTTTGTACTCGACAATCCCGAGTGCACATTTGTTTACGCCTCAACCGCCGGAGTCTACGGCTTAAACGACAAAACGGCCGCGGCGGGTTTCCGCGAAACGCCCGAATGCGAGGATCCGCACTCGCCGTATGCGTTCAGCAAGTGGCTGTTTGACAGCTACATGCGCATTGAATTAGGCGCGCTGCATACCATGTCGATCACGGGCCTGAGATTCTTTAACGTCTACGGCCCCGGCGAGCAGCACAAAAAACGCATGCGCTCGGCTATCGGCAACATGATCAATGATATCAATGAGGGCAGACGGCCCGTGCTTTTTGACGGTAGCGAATGGATCATGCGAGATTTCGTCTGGGTCGGCGACGCGGTCAATACCGTGCTCTGGGCCTTAGACAGCCGCCCGCGTGGGATCTTCAACGTCGGTAGTGGGGTAGCCAGATCCTTCCTAGACGCCTACAACGCTGTAGCCGACGCCGCCGCGTACGACGGTCACCCTCAGTACGTAGACTTCCCTAAAGACTTGCGTCACTATCAGTGTTTTACGCAAGCTGATCTGACTAATCTGCGCGCCGCTGGTTTTACCCATAAGTTTGCGACGCTTGAAGAAGGCGTAAAACAGTACGTTGCGCAGTATCACAGGAGTTAAACATGTGCGCGCGCAGGACGCCGCGCTTGTTGCGTTCGCCGCAAGCTGTTATGACCTTCAAAAAAATGCCTTTGGAGGAATGGCTCGCCCTGCCAGAGTGCCCAATGCACGAAGCAGATAGCGAACGCGCCAAGACCGAACAGAAAGTTAAAAACAATCGGCATTTACGGCGGTTGCACCCACTGCACCTGGGGGTGTTTGTCGCCGAGACCCGCGATGGCCGCCAGTTTCGCATCAACGGTTATTCGCGGGCTTATGTCTGGGAGCACTCGCTTTCAGACAAGACTCCCAAAACTGTCGACGTTAACATTTTGCACGTGCGTAACGTGGAAGAAGTTAACGCGCGATATCAAACGTTTTACTCGTGAGCGTCGTGTTGGCGCTCGTTTCCCTAGAAGGACTCTACCATGACGACTCGAAACCAGACCGATAATAACAACGCCGCTACCCCTTGTGCGCGCAGAAGTCGTAATTTTCAAGGTCTGGTTGGAATTGATAAAAGAACGCGCACTCGCGTGTTCATGAACCATCTTACGCCTGCAATGGTTGAGGGCGTGCCTGCCGAGTTTGCAGAAACGCCCGCAACGCGGTTGCAGCTGTATGCCGCAATCACTGCGCGCCACGAAGAAGAGATGACCGATCCGCTGTGCGTAACAACAGCGTCGGTTGGGTTTAAGATGCCCTGGAACGTGCTGACGCGCAACGCTGCGTATCAGCGCGACGAGTTTCTCAAGAAAAACAAGGTTGCGCGGATAGTCAACAATTGGCGTCCAGCCAAGTTTCAGTCGTTGCGCGTGGCGATGATCCCAGTTTACGACGACAATGGCACAATGATCGACGTGCGTTTCGAAGTTGCCGACGGGTGGCATCGTCGCAGCGCGCTTGTCCAGCTGCAAATGACCGCAGGAAACACGTTGTTTACGATCTCCTGCGAAATCACGCCGTGTCGCAATCAGGCAGAAGCCGCGTCGATCTTTTCGGCGTCCAACAATCCTGACGAGCGCGCGCCGACGTCTTCTAAAGAGCAGTGGAAGGCTGCTTTTGTCGAAGGGCAAACAGACGTCGTTGGCGTCGTCGAGCTGTGCGACGAATACGGCCTCAACGCGCGCTGCACGAGTCGAACACGGCGTTGGCCGTACGTTGACTTCGGCTTCGCAATCCGAAACGCCATCAGCGACCCGCGTATCGGCCTGGAAGGCATGCACCGCGGGTTGCAGATCTACGGCAACGCGCAGCTTTTTGGGTTGCGCGCTCCCAAGCTCGAGCACGTGCCACATGCGCTGTCAGCGCAGATGTTCATCGGCGTATGCCGGTTTATCGCGCTGTTCGAAATGCCCGGGTACGCGCATGACGTTGTGATTCAGCGAATGTTCGCAGATCCGTCGTTCTTGCACCGTATGCGTTACCACCTCGAGACAATGTCGCTGGAAGACATCGCTGACGCGATTGGTTTTTCAGTGTCGCGTCATAACGAGCAGCACATTCGGCAGTGGAAAATTACTGCCTCACTTGTGCGAATCTACGAGGAGTACGTGACCAAGCCCCGATCGAGCAAGCAGAGCCTCTGGCCTGAGTGCCCCGTCGAGCTGCGTACGTTGTTCCACTCGATCCGGCATGAAGAAGACGAGCAGCGCCGTGCGCAGCGTGTCGCGCAGATGCACCGGACCCTGGTTCGGATGAATCTGCCGCCGCGCTTCGAGGTTTGCGTTGTGCGGCCTATCACCCGCTAAAGCTTCCCGGACTAGCCGGTCGGCCTCCGCGACCGTCTGAGAGGCTGTGCGGGGCCCTGAGAAGGGCCCGCCAGCTCTGTCCGGAATCAAAATTTCTTTAACCTGGTCTTCCTTCGGAAGACATTAGGTCAGCCTAAATCGGACAAACTGACCTTAAGTGCTTGTCCGGCTTTGACTTCCAGCTTGCGTTTTTAAACCTGACAAGGCGGCATTTGGAGGCATTTGTCGTAAGTCGTTTATTTGCAACACCTTACGACGCGCAGGTATTCCGCATTTGTCGTAAGTTGTTTGCTAGCAACACTTTACGCGTTTTTTTTTTGTTGCTGGCTGTCACAGAAAGGACCCCGCGCTGCTTGGATACGGCGCTACCACGCACCGACAACCCGTATCGAATCTCATTGATATCAAACCGCCCGCGAATGGTGCGGCGGAATCGCGATGGCATTGTGCCCGGCTGTGTCTTGTACCGCGGCCAGAGCCCATTTCTAGAAGGCGCTGCGGGCAGGTACGTCGTGGTCATGACCATGTTCGCTGATAACACCAAGACCGGCGACATGCCGCAGATCTGGATTCTCTGCGAGCACGCGCATCCGCTCGAGGCTAAAGCGCTGGGCCATCACGTCGCTGTGTGCGGCGGCTGCCCGATTACGCAGCTTTGCTACGTGAACCTGGCCAAACGCCCACGCAGCGTCCACGAGCAGTACCAGGCTGGAATGTATACCGCCGACCCTCATGCCTACGACAACATCGTGCGCGTCAATGGCGTCAGATTTGGCGCCTACGGCGACCCGGTGTTAATTCCATTGCCGCTCGTGGACCACTTGGCCACCTTGGACGTGAACCACAAACGCTGGACGGGCTATACCCACCAGTGGCAGCTGGCGCAGTACCAGGACTACCGCAAGTATTTCATGGCCAGCGTGCACACCCTCGAGGAAATGCACCAAGCTTGGAGTATGGGCTGGCGGACGTTTCGGGTGGGCAAGATGAGCGAGCAAGCTACCGCGGGCGAGATTCACTGCCCGGCGCAGACAGCACAAGACTTGCAGTGCATTGACTGCTTTGCCTGCAATGGCAACGATCGCGACCAGAGCCTGCCCATGGCGCGGAGCGTATTCGCGCAACCACATGGCCTGCAAGCTGAGTCACGTTGGAACAAGTTTATGGGAGGCTACGACAATGCCCAGGATTGACGACGAGTACGAAGACACGAGCGACGACGGCTATGACGCCGCTAAAGATCTCTGGCTCACGGATGGAGTGCCCTACAACGACAAGACCCGCGAGATAGCGCAGGAAGAACTGCGCATGCAGCGCGAAGCGGAGGGCCGATGATTATCAAGTGCGTGGTGGCCTGCATGCGCACCGAGGGCGCTGATTTCTATTTCTGCAAAATTCAGTGCGCTCAATACGAGTACGACAACGGCACGCATTACGACATGGCTGAAATGGCCGCAGACACAGACGGCTACGACAGCCCCATGGTGACGTTCGACGAGAACGACGGGCCTGATTGGCTGTTCGAGCATTTCGTCTGGGACTCGGCCACGGTGATTTCTAGCGAAGACGGCGAAGCCGAAGACGACAAAGACAACGACGCTTGACGCGCACTTTTAGCCCAGTAGGATAACGCCCCGCTATGAGCAAGGACGCAGCTTTCCGCGAACGAATCTCGGATCTCATTGATATCAATCCGGACGCCCTATTGGCGGACGGCCTCGAGGATGCCTACATCGGGCACACGGTCAATCACCACTACAATCACGTGGCGGTGTACGACTACGAGAAGTGCATCAATATTCTGGTCGAGCGCGACGGCATGGACTACGACGGCGCCGACGAGTTTTTGCAGTTCAACACCTTGGGCGCCTACGTCGGCCCCGACGGTCCGTTGTTTATTTGGAGCGCGTCATGACGACGATTCGCAATAACCCGCACTATGCCAAGCGCAACGACCCGTGCCCCTGCGGAAGCGGCCAAAAGTACAAGAAGTGCTGCAGCGAGCAGCTGCCTGCGCCTAAGCCGCAGCGCCAGGTCTACATCGATTCCGGCGAAGACGCGATTCGCTGGGTTATCACCGACGCAACGGGCCGGGCGTTTTTCTCTGACAAAGACAACCGCGTGCTGGTTTTCACGGACCGAGCGGTAGCTGTAGCGCTGGCGTCGCTGGCAGATTTTGAATCGCAGCTGCCCAACGAGATTAACATCGCTGGCGTCGGCCCCAGCAAGTTCGAGCATTTGAAAGAGATCATGCCTTATGTGGAGATCTCTGATATCGACACCGCCGCCGCGCTGGTTCGCGAACGGATCGCGGTGAAGACAGCGGAACTCCAAACCAACGAAGGAACTACTGATGGCAACCAAGACCAAGAAGCCGGTGCGCAAAGCCAAGAAGGCGACGGCAACACCGGTCAAGAAGAAGCCGCTGACCAAGGCCCAGAAGCTCAAACGTGAGATCGCCAAGCGGAACAAGCTGTTCGCCGCAGCCGACCATGCCGAGAAGCGCGTCCTGATCGCCAAGGACGTCATCGCCCAGATTAAGCTGGGCCGCTTCAAAGCAGCGACGCAGACCTGGGTGACGCCCAACGTGCTCCGCAAGCCGGGCGCTGATCACAGCGGCGGCGTCGATCTTACCCGAGAGTTTGGCTACGACGCGCCTGTACGCGAGCTGTTTCTGGACAAGAAGATCGCGTCCTGCGACTGCTGCGCGTTGGGCGCCATGTTTATGAGCTGCACGCTCTACAACAATAACCAGACCGCGGAAGACTTTGAGGAGGAAGTTAATTGGGATTTTGACGGGCGCGTTGAAGGCTATCACGGCGGGTTTGCCAACGGGCTTGACAAGTTCTTTTCGCATTCGCAGCTCGCGTTGATCGAAGCTGCATATGAGGGCGGCGACGGCGCATTTAGCGCGCCAAAGTCTAAACAGACAGCCGTCTATGACTGGATAGGCAGCCTGCCAAACGCCGAGAAACGACTGGTGGCGATTATGGAAAACATCATTGAAAACAACGGGAAGTTTGTGCCATGAGCAACAGTAACAACGGTATTTCGCCGTTTGGGTGGCTGATCATTTTTGCCGTAGCGTGTGCTGTGCTTGGGCAGTTTTTTGGCAGCAACAACGGCGGGACATCAAGCGCGCCTACGGCTACCAGCAGCTCCAGTTCTGCCGAGCGCCGTTACGTTGAACAGCGGTTCAAGCAAGAAGGCTATAGCTCAAGCGACGCGGCTACGGCTGCTGAGGCCGTATTGAAATTTCAGCGCGCTCAAGATGCGCGCCGCAATCGGTAAAGGCGCGAACGCAATGGGGTGCATCACATCGCGCGGCTACGATTGGCCGCCAAAACCCTACAAGCGAATCGTCGTGCGCGACATGCTTGTAGACCAAATCGAAAACGGCGAAGTGAAAAAAGTTCGCGTGTCAGTGGAAGATTACGTCTGGGTGCGCCCGGGTTGTGAAATTCCCAACGGCGGCGGAGGATCGGGCGCGTCATATGACGACGACGCCAGCCCCGGCCAAGAGACCGCAATACGAAACATGGAGGACAGCTGATGGACTGGATTAACGTCAAGACGCAGCTTCCGGAAGAGGGCCAAGAGCTCTACTATTTCAGCCCAATCTTGGGCATATGGCGCGGCAAGTACACCTATAAGCCGTTCACGCATGCCGTGTGGTACGACGAGAACAATCAGCCGCACGAAGAGGAGACGTCGGAGGCTTTGCGCAACGCCGTCAGCCCGCACGTGTTTTACTGCGGCGCTGGCAACTGCGACACCGACGAGGTGACGCACTGGCGGCCGTATGACGAGGCGCGCGCAGCTGAAGGTTTGATTCCGCTGCCGCCGATGTACAACCCGCCAGAGATGGGCGTGTTGCGCGAGTTTCATGACGACGGCGAAGCAGAGTTTATCCGGCAGAACCAGGTGGTCATCCGAGAAATGCAGGTCAAGTCATGACCGGCGTAACGATTACCGCTGAGCTATATGCCATCGCCGCTAGGCAGCGGGAAGGCGCACCGGACGGCGCAACTTTGGCGCTTGCCGACGACTGCGAACGGCTGGCCGAAGAGGTCGCCAAACTGGCACTGTGGGCGATTGATTTGGAAGAAACGTTGCGCATGATTGCTACGCCCAGGCGCCCCGACGGCACTTATAACCTGTGCCGCGAGGCTTGCGAGCAGCTAGCCCGAGAAACGCTAACAAAAAGACGGAACGATGAGTGACATCGTTGAGCAGCTTAACGCGAAGGAACCAGCATGGACTGGATCAATGTCAAGACGCAGCTTCCGGTGGACGGCCAGGAGCTGTATTACTTCAGCCCGATTCTGGGTCTGTGGAAGGGCAAGTACAAGTACAGCCCGACGACGCACTCGGTGGATGCCGAGGGCAATCAGCACCCGATATCGGAGAAGCTCGCTGCGCTGATCAGTCCGCACGTATTCATCGGCGGAGGCGGGTGCTGCGACACGGACGAAGTAACGCACTGGCAGCCGTACGACGAGCAGCGCGCAGCGCAGGGGTGGGTGCCGCTGCCCCCGATGTACGCGCCGCCGGAGATGGAAGATCTGCGTGACTTTCACGACGACGGCGAGGCGGAGTTCGTACGGCAGAATCAGGTGACGCTCAAAGAGATGCAAGCGGCTACGCGCGCGGCGCAGGCAGATGACTACGTGATGTCGGAAGCTGAAGCGGCGGCGCTTTCGCCTGACGCGCCAAAGAATCGGCCGACGGTAGAACCTAAGAAACTGTGCGTTGCGCCGTCGCCGGATACATCTTGGTTAGATGCGCAGCAACTTATGGTTGATCCGCCGTCTGGTTGGCTTTACGGGTTTCCCAAAGTGTGGGACAAGCTCCAGCATCCCGATATGACGCAATGGCTCATCGACAACGGTTATCCGGAAGCAGAAGCCAAGAGCGGTCTGCCCGTGCGTTTTATGCCGGTATTGGAGAACGAAAGTGGTCGCGTTTAACCACGACCAAAAACCCGAAGAACCCGTTTTGGAGTGGTGCCGCGAACTGGTGCGCGCCATGAAAGACGGCGGTGTATGGGGCATCCCGCGGTCTGGGACTGTGTTCCAGATGGATCAGAAGAACAAGCGGCTTATCTGCCGCAGTCTGGGCCCCGATAACGACGACGGCGATTTCCTGGCGACGCAGCGCGTGTTTGCGCACATTGGCTGGGACGTCGTCATGGCAGACGAAGTGGAGGAAACATGACTGACGACAAAAAAGATGAAGAGATTGCGCGGCTCAAAGAAGCCATCCGCCGCCTTGCAGACCAGGATGCCACGTTGTCGGTGGTTGGCGGGAACGTCATTGTTGAGATGGACGCGCTCACCGACGAGGAGCGGGAGGCGATCTCCAGGGTGTACGATTTGCTGTGCGACCGCTCCCGCGAACTGCAAAGCGCCACGCGGCTTGACGAGGCTCGCCCGCTGATTCAGTGGGCGAAGACACTGCAAGGTCTGTGGGAGCGGGTTTCCGGTACTACGGCGATTTCCGGTGCCGGAAAATCGGCCCCAGCAGCGAACACACCGCTCACGCTCACCGACGAGGAGCGGGAGGCGGTGGAGACTTGCATTGCCGATGACGAGGCGATGACGCATCACTCGCGGGCCGCCACGCTGCGCGGCCTGCTGGAGCGTTTTCCCCCACTCATATCCGAAAAACACCGAAAACCGTAGAGATTTCAATACGATTGGGGCGTAAATGAGTGACAACGATAAGCGTCTTAAGGCGCTGGAAGCGCTGAGCGCGCTGGATCAGAAACTCGGTTTTGACGGGCTGCACTGGCCCAAGGACGTGGAAATCGACGGCCTGAAGCTTGTCTGCACTTGCGGCGCATGCCCGGAGCAATACTCCGTGTTCGGCGCGGACGGCAAACCGGTTGGATATCTTCGTTTGCGGCACGGGCATTTTCGCGCCGACGTGCCGCACTGTGGCGGCGCGACGATCTATACAGCTCAACCCAAGGGCGACGGCATCTTTGCCAACGACGAGCGGCAGTATTACCTGACCAAGGCCGTTGCAGCGATTAAGAAATGGATGGCCAAACATGACACTGCCGTATGAGCGATACCGGGCGGTGAATAACGCCCGGGAGTTTATGTACGCCTTGCTGGACCCGAAGCAGACGCCCAAGGTTCCCAAGGCCGTGCGCCAGTGGGCGCATCGTGCGCTGCGCCATTACCCGCTTCCGTATGAAATGAAGATGGCGGCTGAAAAGGCGCCCGACCTATTTGAGGCACCAAACGATGCAGTGGGTGGAGAGATATAAACGAAACCGCTGGACCATCTCTCGCGTCAGCGGGCGGTGGGCGCATCGGTTTGCGATTTTCTACGTGATCATGGTGGCGGCGACAAAGAAGCGCGCTTGTTTTGCCACGGATCACGCTACGGTTGTGCGAAAGATTTATCAGGTGCGGTACTTGTGGTTTAAACGGGCCAAGGAGCTCATGGCTACCGGCCTGTGGCAGCCAGGCCACGGCATCACGCGGTCGTCGGCGGACTACACCGCTCGGCGCTGCCTGTTTTGCCGCCCGAGCTGCGTGTTTTACGCCCACGGCAACTCGAACAAGCTCCGGCCGTGTAAACAGTCCCGCATCTGCCCGTTCTGTTACGCCCGCACCGTGGCCTACATCTACTGGAACGTGCGGCAGTACCTGAACACTCGGCGCAAGCAGGCCGACAACGAGATCGTGACCTGCGTGGTCCAGAAAGAGTACCTGGCCGCAAAGGGCTTTACGCCCGAGACTGGCATGGTCGCTGGCATGCACAGCCCCAACGTCCGGCGGTTGCGGGCGGTTATTGAGAAACACGTGCAACGTTATGAGCGACAGGCCAAGACTATTCAGCGCCGCACCGATGGAGCCATGTGGTCGGTGATCGTCGAGCCCAAACGTCGCGGCTGGCGCATCGAGACTCGGCAGTACTTCGTGGCCCGCGCTGGCACCAAGTTGCCGGTTGTGCGGCTCGTAGACGCCAAGACGGTCTACACCAAATCCGCAAAAATCCAAACTTTTGTGCGGTCCGGCAAGATCTTGGGTCGTTTCGTCCGCTATCCGGCGGGCATGTTGACGGCCTACGCGGATCTGGCCGGAATTGCCATGCAGGCTACCTACGGGCTGCGCTTGCGCCGCGGCACGGGTCGATTTCGCACCTGCGGTAGCGGGCTGGCCGCGGCCTTCAAGCAAGCGAGCAAGAAAAATGAGCGAACGAAAACCCAAGAAAACGCCCAAGCGTCTTAAGACGTCTTGCGCGATCAGGCAGCGGCTGCAGTTTGTTTTGCAGACGGTGTACAACGGCAAAATTACGTACTTCGCCAAGGCCGCTGGGATGGGCACCCAGCTGACACACTTTTCCGAGGTTGTGCGCGGCGCCAAAACGCCCACGCCTAGGTTTATCGCCACGGTTGTCAATCAAGCGGGCATTAACGCCGAGTTTCTGCTCTGCGGCACCGGGCCGGTCATGGGCACCTCGCGGCTCGAGTACGCAGCCGAGAACCCGGCGCCAAACCTGGAACAGCTCTGGCCCCGCTTTGACACGACCACGATGCAGTTCACGGCGAATGACGCCCGGTCGTGCCCGGAAACACAGCCAGGCGAACCGACCGAGCTTGCGTTGGCGCGCAAGATCCACGCGACTCGCGGAGCAGGCAAGCCAGTGATCGTGTATCTGACCGAGGCGTATGCGATGGCGGGCGCCTGTTCGCCGCTCGCGGAGATGCTGCGTAAACGGTACGTTACCGCCGTGGCTATGACGGGCGGCGCCGCCTACCGCGACGTTGAACTGGCCCGCTTTGCCGGTTGCGCGCTTAATCCGGCGTTCCCGCACGCGCTCATTGATATCAATGAGGCGACTATCCTGGCCGCCAGCAGCGGCATCGGCTACGGCGAAGCCCTGGGACGTTGGTGCTACCCGCGACCCGAGACCCGCTGTACGAGCGTGATTGCCACTGCTTACGAGATTGGCTGCCCGGTGACCGTGCACACCACAATCGGCGAGAGCCCTAACCACTGGTTTCCCGTTTCACGCGCAGCGCAACTGGGCGCGGCAATCGGCGCGGCGACCTACACGGACATGCTTGTGCTGACTGAATATTTTAAGCGCTGTAGCGGGTCGCCTGGCGGCGTGTTTATTTCCAGCGACATTGCTGGGCTGGAGCTGTACCGGTACGCCGTGGCGGCTACGCAGCAAGACGCGCTTGCGCCGCGCGTCGAGGACGTGCAAACCCACTTATTGATTGGCGGGGAGTTCCGGCTCACCTTTCCCGCGTTATTGACTTCCTGTGACGCCGTATACGACGGAAGTGCAGACGATGGCAGACGCCACAAATGAACCTGTGCTAGAAGCGTCGGATCACATCACGAACTATTTTAAGACGGCCGCGCCCCTATTGGCCGACAACCAGCGCGTGAAGATCACTGCCGCTGTTATGGAGCTGCTCCGATTTACCTCCGGCGCCGCGGTCGTAGCCCAGTGCGATCCCGCCCTGGCCCGCATAGGCTTGATCGAACTGCTCGGCGAGCTCTGCGGCATCGAGTGGGAGAAGATTCCTTTCTCGATCACCAAGACAGCGCTGGGCAGTCCCGATCCGACAAGCGACGTGTTTGAGGCTTTGAAGACTTTCGCCAACGTGATCCAGGCCGACGCGGCGCTGGGCACTGAGGAGGTTTTTCGGTCTCTTTTTACGGTAGCGGAGCAGCCCGCAGCTCCGCCTTTGCAACCCAAGCGGGCACCCAAGGTTGCAGCATCGGCCGACGTGGCCAAAATTTTCACGCGGTCGCCTAAGTTTAAGCCAGATTGCGGCGTGGAGCTGCTCAACTGGCAAAGCGAGTATCCCAACGGCGGCATGGGCCCGCAGTTGTGGGGTCTACGGTTTGCCGAAAACGAAGATCAAGTTCAGGTGCTGTTGGAAACCGGCGAGCTGGTTAATCTGCCCGCGCAAATTTTTACCTTGGCTCGCACGACGGAACCGGCGGATTTTTCTGCTGTTCCGCTGGAATTGCTGGCTGCGGCGCGTTCTTTCTGGCCAGGCAAAGAGGCGGAGCTGGACACGCAATTTGGGCAGTTTACGCGGCCGTTGTATTACTGCCCATACGGAGCGCAAGCTATCGCGGCGTTGCGAGACGTTGCGAATAACCCAGCGTCTTATCCGCCACCAAACGCAGCGGCGGTGACTTTAAGCGTTGACGGCACTCCATATTTCGTTACGCTGGAAACCCGCGCATCAAAAACTGGCGTTTACGTAACGGCCAAACTTATTGACGCAGCCGAAAATATTGTTATGCGATTGGACAAACCCCGGCAGTTTTCTGACTTGGGCGTGTATTTGTTCCCGCTTCCCGACATGGTGATCGCCTTGGCGGTAAAGGAGCGCTGATGTTTCGCAAGCCGCGGATTCTCTTGGTTGGCGACCTTCTTCTTGACGAGTGGGTGCACGTCAAAGCGCGCGCAGCAAATCCAGAAGGCGCGGCGGCAATTGTTAGCGGCACAGCCGACGACCGCGGCATGTCTTTGGGCGGCGTCGGAATCGCGGCTGCGCTTTTTAAACGGCTTGGCGCCAGCGTCAAACTCATGTCGCGCCTGTCGAAGAACACGCACGGCTCGGTCGCGCACGCCCTGATGCACCGCGAACGAATCACGTGCAAGCACACAACGTTTGCCGACAACTGGACGATGCCACTTAAACGGCGTTACGTCAATGACGCAGGCGTGGTGATTTTTCGTTACGACGAGGAGCAACCGCTGGATCAGATGCTGGAAACCGCGGGCACGCATTTTGACACAGCTCGCTATGACGAGCTTGTAAAACGTGCTGATTGCGTGCTGGTGCTTGATTACGACAAAGGTTACTTGAGCGGTTTTGGTCGTTACATGGTTGAGCGCGCCAGAGAAGCGAACACACCTATTCTGGTAGGCGCCAAACCAATCCGCCTGCGTGAGTATGCAGGCGCGGACCTGGTGAAGGTCAACGCGCACGAAGCTGCCGAGTTTCTTGACGCCGATTATGGAGACGTCACAGAGAATCTGCCCAAGGCCGCCGAATCTTTGTGCCACGCTGTATCTTCGCGTGCGGCGGTTATTACGGCCGGGTCATATGGCTCGGCTTGCGCGGTGATGACAAACAAGAACATCACCGCGTCTTTTTCGTTACCTGCGTTTCCTTGTTTTCCTGCAATTAAAAACTGTGTGGGAGCTGGCGACGCGTTTTTTGCGGGATTGACGATTGACTACGTCACGGCTCGCACACGTTTGCGCGGTGCCGGGACGTTGCGCAACATGCGCGCGGCAATCACCGCGGCGGGCGCCGTTGCGGCCGTTTTTTTGGAGAGCGGCCCCGACGGCGTATCGCCGCCGGTGCCTGTGCTGGCGCGCTACGATTTGCTGTGCGCTGAATCGCCAGACGCCAAGATCATGTCTCTCGACACCCTAGCCTGGCTTGCCCAGGCCTGGCGCAAGAACGAGGATGCCGTGGTTTTTACTAACGGCTGCTTTGATCTGCTACACGAGGGGCATTTGCATCTTTTGGACGAGGCCCACCGGCAAGGCACACGCCTTATTGTCGCGGTTAACAGCGACGACAGTGTACGAACGTTGAAAGGAGAGGGACGACCAGTCCAACCATTTACGACGCGGGCCAAGCTGTTGGCGTCGTTGAGTTGCGTGGATGCGGTTGTCTCGTTGGATGAGGAGGATTTTGTTGGAAACACTGCGCTGCGCTCAATGCTTACGACCCTCCAGCCGGACGTTTTGGTCAAGGGCGACGAATACGCGGAAAGCGAAATCGTCGGCTGGGAAGAGATGGTCAAACGAGAGCCACCGGGGCGCGTGTGGCGCTGTCCCATGCTTTCCGGCCGCAGCACCACAAACGTTATACAGAAAGTCAAACACAACACATGAGTAATTTCGATTTCGGCAATTTTATTGACGACGATAACAAGTTCGAGGAGATGCCGTTGACCGACGCAGAAGAGAATTGCCTGTCGCCTTATGGAATTCTCAGCGCGATGCTGGGTCGGTTAAAAGCTCGGCGAGTTTACAATCGTCTGGTAAAAATTGCGCAACGAATTAGTGACGCCAAAGGCGGACGCCCTGCCATCCTCTTGGACGAAGATGGCGGCGAATTTGTGACCATTCATGAAGAGCATGTATGAGCAACACCACCGAAACTCGAGTGGATATGCGGCAGCTGGCGCAGCGGATAAACCTGGGGAACCAGAACATGTCGCTGCAGTGGTTTGAGTTGTTGGCGGTGACCGACAATGGCGCCGCAGCTGGCCCGCAGACGGAGACGACGCTTTGCGAAAAGTACTGCCAGAAGTACAGGCCGCACATGACGACGTCGACGACCAAAGGTTGGATGACCAACTGGCTAGACATCTTTCGCCGTAACGGCGTGGCCCAGAAGGTGGCAGCGGCGGAGTTTCAGAGCGAGACGCGCTGGGAGTTGACGCCGCTGGGGCGGCAGCTGTGGGCGCACTGCACGACGCCTTCTCCGGAAGAGAACGATACGGCCAATGCGGCGTTTCGGTCTCGGATGTGCAAGCTGGCGATCGACGGCGCGGCGCCCGTGATCAGGTCTTGTCTGGAACGACTGGACGAGGATATCGCCAACTTTAAGCGCGAAGCAGCCGCGTCTGGCACGCCGCTGAGCATGGCGCTGTACGTGCGGATTCCGCACCCCGAGCTGTCCACGCCCCGAGAGAACGACCGCCATACGGCTTACGTTTTGTCGATCGACCTCGACGGCAGCCTCCCGCCACAACCCCCGGGCGACACGGCGCGGCCAGTGACTAGGCAAGAGCGCAGCGGCCGTCGGCGGCGACGGCGCGCTTCGCAGGCCTCGAGCAATAATTTTTCGGTTTCAGTCATTTCTCACCGGCGGCGCTAGGAGACAAGGATGTACCTGTTTATTGACACGGAAACCGGCGGGCTGACGCCCGATTTTAGCCTGCTGACCGTTTCTGCAATCGTCGCCGACAAGGACTTTAACTTTCTTTGCGGCGGCAACGCGGACGACACGCTTTACATGGAGATTCGCCACGATACCTATGTGGTGACTCCGGAGGCGTTGGCGATCAATAAACTGGACCTCATCCACCACAGCGCCAGAGGACTGAAGCCGGACCAGGCGCGGGGTAGGTTTATGGAATTTTTGACAAGTGCCTACCAACGCTGCGGCCAGAACAAACTTGTTCCAGCCGGGCACAACGTGACGTACGACTTAGATTTCCTGTGGCACCACCTGGTGCCGAAGGAGGACTGGCGGAAATTCTGTACCTACCCCGCCCTGGATACCGCAATCATCGCGCGGTTTTTGAACGCCGTGCACATCCTCGACGGGCAATATAAACTAACGGAAGTGTGCGCCGCGTTTGGCGTGCATTTCGAAAACGCGCATCACGCCGAAGCCGATAACAAGGCAACCCTGGCGCTGGCCCGACAATACGCGGCGATGATGCGAGCCCTGACCGAGGCGCCAACGAGCTGATTCGCAATACGAAAGGATGCGTATGCGTAACGTATTTTCTCTGCTGTTGGACTGGCGGCAGGAAATCGGCTACCGGCTGGAGAGTCGGCACCGCTCCAATGATTGGGCCCCGCTCCGCGACGAGCACATGCGGGAGCATTCCGCGTGCATCGCTTGCGGCCGACGCGGCGAAGAGGTGCATCACGGCGTCCCCGTAAAATACTCTCCCGCGCGCGAGCTTGATCCGACAAACCTGTACACCTACTGCTGTAACGACCACCGCGGCCTGGCGCATCTGGGGGACACGGCAACCCACAACCCGGAGCACGCGCTGCTGGCCAAGATCAAACGCGCCTGCGTGGCGCGTTACCGCGACGAGCTGCCGTCGCAGTTGAATTTGCAAGAAGGCGTGATTTACCGAACTGTGCTGGACGCCATGCACGAGGAATTTGAGACGCGCATGTCGGATCACGTTGCCAAAGCGTTGAAAACAGTGCAGCGGTTCGTGGACAAACAGCGCCCCCAGAAATGAGCCTCGCTCTTTTTACTATTTCTCAAGATGAAACTGACGCTTTGCAGTTGTGGCTAGCGCACCATCGCGCCCACGCGCCGACGGCCGAGCTGTACGTCTTGGATCACGAGTCCGCAGGTGACGCGGCGCTAGTTCTGCAGGACGAGCAGGCTAATGGCGTGACCGTAGTGCCCGTGCGCCACGACGTCAGTTTTGACTACGACTGGTTGACACGCACCGTCGAGGATTTTGCCGGGTTTCTCTTGCGAAGCTACGCGGCAGTCGGTTTTGCCGAGGTCGACGAATTGCTTTTGCCCACCGCGGCGAGCACTTTGGAGGCGCTGCTGTTGACTACGACGGAGCCGTTTGTTCGCGCCGAAGGCCGCTGCCTGGTGCACCATCATCCCGAGGAGCCGCCGTTGCGTTTGGATCAACCGCTGCTGGCGCAGCGCCGTCATTGGTATCGCTCGGAGCGTTACAGCAAGATCTGCCTGTTTCGCGAACGGGTGTATTGGAAAAACGGTTTTCATGCGGCCTATAACGTGCCCGCCACGCAACACGCCACTCCGGCGCTGATTAACCTGCACTTGCACCAGGCTGACTACGCCCAAGCCTTGCGGCGGCATCAGCGCAACGCTGGTCGACGCTGGGACCCGCGTTTTCGCCAGTCGGACCTTGGTGTGCACCAGCGGTTGGACAACCCCGACGAGCTTGCGCGCTACCTGCTAGCCAACCTTGACCGACCCCGCGAGTACGCCGAGCTGGAAGAGATTCCCGCTGCTTACCAGGAAAGTTACCGTGTATGTCTGCCCCGTTGACTCTCTACGTGCTGCACAGCACACGAGCGCCAGAAATTGTTGCCGACGGCGTGACCGCGGCGCGCTGGGCCAGCCAATACCCGTGCCATGTCACGGTAGTCGTTGACGACGCGGCCGCCTATGCCGATTGTGGCGCGGACTTGATTGTCCCTAGCGCGGTGCCCGCAACGGGCCTGCTGGCCGACTGGCGGTTTTACGAAGGGCTTCAGGCCGCGATTGATCAGGGACTCGAGTTTGAGCAATCGATCTGTTTCCGAGACGACGCTTTGTTTTTGCAGAAAGGCCTGGATCGTTGGGCAGCGGAGACCTTCTACCGCGATGATGTGGCCTTGGCGGCAACCGCTGATCGGCATTACTACGCTGATAGTTTTTTGCGTGTGGCCGACCTGTTTTCGCGATGGCGCGTGCCGCATGAAATTTGGGATCGCGCACCGGCGGGGTTTACCGCGGTGAGTCAAGTGTTTTGCCTGCGGGCAACTTTAGCTAAGGAATTGTTTCATCGCCGCTTGCTGGTCCCGGAAGGTTTTAAAGAGTGGACGTTGCCGTTCTCTTGCTACGCTTCCTGGACCTGCCAGCTGCTAATGATGGCTTCGCGTTTGGTTGGCTCGCCTGACCGTCCGCAGGTGCCGTTTTATGTGAACGACGGCTGGGGCGGCATGTATAACGCTCCGCCATATCTGTTGCATGAAAATTTTCTGGTCTACTGGTCTGCGCGGCACGTTGCCGGATACAGCGAGGCGGACCTTCGCGATTGGTGCAAAAAACGGAGGGACGCGTAATGAACGACCCGCGCATGTTGCAACTTTCGCCGCTGGAACGAAAGTTTTTTAAGCTTTACGTTGACGCGGTTAAGCGTGACTACCACGTGATGCAATCTGCCGTAGCGATGATGAACCCCAACGAACTGGGCGTTATTTGCCCAACGCACGCAACCCGCGTTGCCGACGGAATTCAGGAATTCTATCTTGAATTTGACGAAGCGCTGACGCGCCTGAATTCTAAGCATCGTTTTACACGTCGCGCGATAACGCCGTCGCCCAGCGACAACGAGTTAATTGGCCTGACTACCGCAAGCTTTTTTAAATTAGTTGCCGTGGTCAAAACCGATTCGTCGCATTACGGCGATACTAAAGACGGCGGTTGGTTTAGCGGCGAGACAGAAAACTGGGAAAAGAATCTGGCTTCGCTCAAAAAATCTTTAACGCCGTCTGATAAACCGCCTCCGGTATCGCCTTTAGTTGCGGCAATGCTGCAATTATTTAACGCGCTGGTTAACAAAACCATGCCGTTTCAAATGTATTACCAACCGCCGCAAGCACAGGCAGAGGAAGAAGACTGGGAAGATCCCGACGAAGATAACGCCGCGCCCGAAGATTTTGACTAAGGGAGAAACCTGTGGAACCGTTGTTTGTATTTACCGCTGATTTGCATCTAGAGGACGGGGCTTGGTCGACCCGGCCCGGTATTTACGGCGACGCGTATTACAGCTTCGCCCAAATTATTGACTACTGCATCGAGCAGCAGCTGCCGTTGATCATGGGCGGCGACGTGCTCGAGAAAAAGAGCAACTCCGCGCGGCCAATCGCCAAGCTCTGCGAGGGCCTGTCCCGTATGCAGGCGGCGGGCGTGCCGGTGTACTACATCCAGGGCAACCACGAGTATGACCGAAATGCTCCCTGGCTTTCGGTTCACCCTTGGTCACAGCACATCCATCAACAGACCGTGGAGATCCAGGGCCACTCGATTTACGGGCTCGACTGGCTGCCCAAAGGCGAGATCCAGGAGGCTTTCAAGGCGATTCCCAGGGGCACGCACATTCTCGTCACACATCAGGTTTGGGAAGATCTCATGAAGGGCGTGGGGCGGACCGAGTGCGCTATCGCCGACGTGCACAACACGCGCACGATTCTGGCGGGCGACTTTCACGTCACAACCACAATCGAGGGCGTCAACGCGGACGGCTTGCGCACAGAGATGCTTTCGCCTGGGTCGATTTGTATGCAGGACCTGGGCGAGAGTCCGGCAAAATGGTTTTTTGTGATCTGCCGCCATCCCGAGGGCGGTTTTCATTTCGAACGCAAAACGCTCCAGACTCGATCGTTCGCCAAATTTGTGGTGAACGACCAGGAGTATCTCGACCAGCTTTGCGCTGGCGGTCTGGTCCAAGAGATCGAGTGCCTTGCCAAGCAAATTTCTACGGAAGCCAAAACCGCGGGCGTCGACAAGCCAATCGTACGAATCAAGTTTGACAAGAACCTGCCCGACGCGTTTTTGCGGTTAACCACCGCGGCAGGCGACGCCTGCCACTTGTTCTGTGAGGCGCTGGCGGAACGCGGCCAAGCCGAGCGGCAGCAGACAACACGCAGCAGCGCTAAAAACGATCTTTTGGCGGCGCTAGCCGACTTGCTGGGCGATGAAACCCCGGCGTACAAATTAGCGGCCGCGTTGGTAACGGCCGAAGACCCGGCAAAAAAACTCGAAGGCGTTTTTGCAGAATTTCAAGAAGGGACAAGTCATGCAGTTGTTACGTTTGGAAGTCCGGAACTGGGTACACCATCGACACCGGGTGTGTGAATTCACGCGCGGGTTGGTTGCCATTCTGGGCGAGAACGGCTCCGGCAAGAGCAGTCTCTTCGGCGCGCTGAAGTGGCTCCTGACCGGCGAGAACCCTAACTACGGCAGCAAGACTGACAACATCAGTCAGTACGCCAAAGAAGGCGAGCCGTCTTTCGCCAGCCTGGAGTTCGAACACTCCGGGCACATTGCCGTAGTGACCCGCCATCTTCTTCCTGAGAAGGAGCAAGCCACGCTTACCATTGACGGCGTGGAAGCAGGCCGGGGCGAGAAAGGCGTCACTGCCGGAATCGAAAAGCTCTTAGGCGTGGACGCCAAGTTTATCTCGCGTTTTATTATTGTCGGTCAAACGGAGATTTTCTCGTTTATCGACGACAATCAGACCGACACAGATAAATTCTTCCAGCGGTTGTTTAACACCGCCAAGGCCGACAAGTGCCAGGACGTGATCGGCAAGAACATTTCCAAGATCCAGATCCCCGAGGTGCTCAAGACTCCGGCGCAGCTGGACACGGAAATCCAGACTGCCAAGGACGCGCTGTCCGAAACGGACCGGCAGATTCACGGCTTGCCCGACATGGCCGCCTTCCTGGCTGAGCAGAAAGAGCAGCAGAAGACGATTCAGGCCTGGCGGAACCGCGAAAAGGCCGCCGCTGAGCTGGCCAAGCTTGACGCCCAGCTCCAGACGGCCAACGCCCAATTAGAAACCGCAAAGGAAGACTCCGACCGCTACGAGTCAGACTTGGAGGCGCTCGAGGAGGCATCCCAGGGCCAAGAGGAGGCGATCACCGCCGCCCGCACGGCGCTGGGCCACTGGCAGAGCTACAAGAGCGTTGCCAAGTCGCGGGAGCAGCTTCAGACCACGCGTCAGGCGATAGCCGCCTCGCGAGCCAAAGACCCCGAGCCGGAGAAGCCGGGAGCGCTTTCGGCGGAGGAACTAGCCAAGGACGCCCACAGCCGCCGTGAACGCATTAAAGAGATCAACGCGTTTATCCGTATGTTCGACGAGCATGGCGAGGCGGAGTGCCCGACCTGCCACACGCCGTCGAGCCAGCTGGCCGATCAGGTCGAGAAGCGCAAGGCGGAGCTGCTTGTCCGGCAGCAGGAAGAAACAGAACTGACCCTTGCGTACAGCGCGCAGTGGAAACTAGAAGAAGCCTGGAAACGTTGGGAGAGTCGCGAACGCGATCGGGCGCTTTCTGAACAGAAACTCGCCGCCGCCGAACAAAGCCTGCAAGACGTCCAGCCGCCGGTCTTGAGCGAAGCCGACCTGTCGCAGACGGTCACCGATTATGACTCGTTCCAGAAGGCCAAGCAGGACATCCTGCCGCTGGCGCAGGCGGCCAAGGTCCGCAATGCCCAGCTGGAGGGCGCGCTCGTGAGCCTGGCCGAACGGCGGAAGCAACTGCTCAATGATATCAATGAGGCAGAGGTTACCGAGGCCGACGCCACGCTGGCGCAGCAGCGGCTCAACCATGTCCAAGAGCAATTTGCCCAGCGTACGAAGCTCGACACAGCTCGCGCTACGCTTGTGCATGCCCGCGACGCCCTTCAGGCCCAACGGGACGCCGCCGAGGCCGAAGTGACCTTGGCGGGTAGACTCAGGGAATGGACGCACGTCGCTGAAACAGCCCGCGAGGCCCTCAAGAATGCTCCGCGGCTGGTTGCTCAACGCAACCTGCAACGGCTAGAAACAAGTATTAACGAACTGTTGCAGATTTTTCAGGTGAACTTCCAGGTGCGGGTTGCCGAGCGCGACACGCCTACGTTTATTGCGGAGTTCTACGATGGTCGCCGACAAGTTGCCCAGCGACTCTCCATCGGACAAAAAACTGTCTTGGCACTTGCGTTTCGAGTCGCCGTCAACGCCATGTTCGCCGAAGAAATCGGACTCTTGGCGCTGGATGAGCCAACTGCATCGCTGGATCAGCCGCGTATTCGGGCGCTAGCCCCGGTCCTGGAAAAGCTTCGAGAGCTTTCCACGGCTAAAGGGCTGCAATGTCTGCTTGTGACGCACGCGACGACCTTGTCGCACCTCTTTGAATCCGCTATTGAACTTGAACCCCCAGAGTTGCGTCATGCAAGCAGTAACTGATGAAGTCGCCCTAAAACTCCATACCGACGCCAATGGCCATGTGTGGTACGTCCTTGGTATTGGGGGCGTGCACAACACGGGCATGATCGCCGACACGTTTTTGATGCAGCCTGTGATTCACGGCTTTGGCATTAGAGCGCGCCTTTTGGGCACGCCTAGAAACGCCGAGCTGATTACGCAGCTCTACCTGCGACGGCGTAAAAACGAAGTAGTGTCTGTTGAGGTGGCCGGACCAAATATCTGCGAGTCGCCTGCTGAGCTCAACGACCCCGCGCTGGTGCTTTTGCGCATGCGCAGCGCGCAGCTGTCTAGTGCCTGTGGCGGCTGGCACACGGTCACCGACAAGGATTATTTGACCTATGCTTTGCTGGCGCGGATGCAGCGCACGCATTTTCAGTTTGATACAGCCACTCAGGCGTACCTGCGGGCGCACCCAGTGTTCCACGCGATGACGCTCATTCCGACTTTGTCGAGTGAGCGATTGGCGCAACTGCTCATTGATATCATTGACCCCCGCTGGTACGTAGATCGCCGGGCGCCGGAACGGGCCAGCAAGTTGGAGCTGTACTTGGGTTTAACACCTCGTGCCCAGGCCAGTGTCTCTAATTCCGATCGTCTGATCACTCGTCCTCGGGAGTTGCGTTGCGCTACTGTGCTCGGAACCTGGAAGACTGCGGGCTACCACGATGTTGACACGCAGGACCCCCGAAACTGGCTGTATCGCGTTTATGCGGCAGCCGGAGGCGGCCCACGTGGCGACCTGCGTGCGGGCCAGGCGCTTGTTCGCTATCTTCGGTACAACTGGCTGGACGCCCTGGAACGCCGCCCCGGTGTGCGTGACGGGTTGTTCGCGCCGGAGCTGTATTTCCGCACACCGGCTGAGATCGAAGTTTACCGCGAACACATGAAGAGCTGAAATGGAAAATTTCTCCTGGACGACTGCTGCGCTGATCTTTGTGACCTACGTCATCATCGACGTGCTCTATGCGCTATACGTGCAGTCTGTCGCTGGGCAACGCCCAATGTCCGCAGCTGTGTTTGGCTCGGCAATCTACAGTTTGGGCGCCTACGGCGTGGTCACATACTCACACAATATGTGGTATCTGATTCCTTTGGCCAGCGGCGCTTTTCTGGGAACTTATTTGGTCGTCAAGTACAAGAAGGATTAACTGTGCTGGAGGTCACTATCACGCTGCGGTTTAACCGGCCATGCCTGGGCGCCGCCAAGCGCAAAAGGCACGGGAGCTCTGTATTTTGCTTTGACCGAGATCCAAGCGGACGGGTTATGTTCTTGCCCGCGGCCTGGCTTTCAGTTCTACGTTACGCGGCAAAGCTCGCTAACCGGCATCATACCGCGGTCAAGGACATAGACTGGTGCCCGGTCATCGTCGGAACTCCGCGCGAAGACTGGCGCCGTACGGTAGTCACCAATCACGGCCCAAACGCCAAGAGCCACTACGTCCTGCACGAGGCATTTCGACCTGGCGACGACGTCGTGATTTCAGCTGTGTTGCCCGACGAGATTAATTTGCCGGAGTTCACGCATTTGCTGACGCTCGTGGGCAAATACAAGGGGTTTTCCCCGTTTAACAATCCGCAGGAAAAGTATGGGACATTTGAAGTCGTATCAATCGAACCCGTCGCCGGACCCGGGATCGACGGCAACTAGAATGAGCGCCCCACAGCAGCCCGTGGTGATTACCCGGGTCAACAACGTATTGACGCTCTCTGGCCCGGATAACGCGCCGCTGGATCCGCAATTGATCCGTCGGTTGACGCATGATTTGCGCTATGAGCACATGGAAGCCGTCAACGGCCCTGCCCGCCGCGACCCGATTACCGGGCAAAAGTTGTTCTTCCAAACCAAGGAGTACAAACTCTACCGGGTTGAGAACGGCAAGGTCGTCGTGCTTTCGGGTTATCTTGCCCGAATGGTAAACCGCCTGCGCAAGCTAGGCTGCCCGGCAACGCTGGTGAACGCCAGCCCGCCGCGGAAACGTCCTGATTGCTACACGCCGCAGTGGGATAAGCTGGCAGGCAAAATTGAATTCCGCCCGCGGCAAGAAGAATGCCTGCGGACGATTGCCCGTGTACCCTGCGGGATTATTAAAGCCGTTACGGGTTTCGGAAAAACGACATTAATTGGCGCCGCGGCGCAACTGTTTCCCGATGCTCGCATCGACGTGATCACCAAGAGCGTCGACGTCGCCGAGCGTATCGCGCGCAGCCTGCGGCGGTTTGTGCCCAAAGTAGGCCGCATCGGCGATGGCTGGAAAGACAGGCAAAGGGTGACGGTGATTACCGCAGGCAGTCTGCAGCACGCCGACGGCGACGCTGATTTTATGTTCGCTGACGAAGTTCACCAGCTGGCCACGGTAAATTTTTCCACAGCCCTGGCTAGCCGTTATCGCAATTCGCGAAACTTTGGTCTTTCAGCAACGCCTTACGCGCGCATGGATAACGCGCACCAGGTGCTTGAGCCGCTTTTTGGCCCAATGGTCTTTGAGCTGACGTACCAACAAGCGGTCACGTTAGGCCTGGTTGTTCCCGTGCGCGTTCGCTGGTTGCCCATGCGATTGCGTACGAATCCGGCTGAACGTTACAGCCAGCGTGTGGCCCGCAAACGCTACGGTGTTTGGACAAACTACGAGCGAAACCAAATCATTGCCTCCGCTGTGAACGAGTATCCGGCCGACACGCAGGTGTTAATCCTTGTAGAAACAATTGAGCATGCGGTTCACCTGGGCGCCCAGCTTCCCGACTTTACCCTGATGTACGGGTCAATGACGCCTACGGACGCTGTCTATTACAAGAAGCACAAGCTTTTGCCGGAGAATTACTCGCCACTGACCTACGAGCAGAAGCACGACATGCGTGCAGCGTTTGAAGCCGGGACGCTGAAAAAAGTGATCGCGACTGACGTGTGGGCAACTGGAGTTGACTTCGAGCAGCTTTCTGTTCTAGTACGCGCCGACGATCGCGACAGCGACATTGTCGACGTGCAGGGGCCGGGACGCGTCAGCCGCGTTTACACCGCGCCCGACGGTACCCGCAAAGACTACGGCGAGGTCGTCGACTGCATGGACACCTTTGACCCAACCTTCTACCGGAAGAGTCTAGGACGACGTAATAGCTACAAAGAATTGGGATGGGAGCAAAATTGGCATGACGCCCAAAGAAGTTGGCGTGGCAGTGGCGGCCAGGGAACTGGCGCCTGATTGGCATACGCGGCTGAGCCCAAAACAGCTGGCCGCGTACATTCGGTATCAATTCATTCGGTTACACGAGAACGAGCATGACTGGGACGCCCCTGCGCACAACCGCAGGCGGACCCACTGGGACGGCGGCAAGGACAGCTACGGCGTAAACCACACGCCGGTCTGGACACGGATTGCCAACCTGATCCGCGACAACCACGCCGATCCCGGGCTATGGGTCCAGGCGCATTTTTCGCCGATCGCCGTGCTGAAGGCGGGCGTCCAGCATTCGGGCATGCCCGAGATTCGACCAACGCGGCTGTGCGCTGGGCAGTCGCTAGGAATTTACAACGAGTACTGCGAACAGTTGCCTGCAATTTTGTCGCAGAACTTTGAGATCGCCGGGGGAACACTGGCCAAGCAGATCAAGGCCACAGACACCTTTCGCATGGAGCCGGAAGACCAGATCTTCTACTGCATCTGCGACGAAAGCACCGTGTCGGCCTCGCCCTTTTTCCGTCACGCCTTCGCTGCCCAGCTGGACTGCTGGCGCGGCGTAGAGCGTTATCTTTGGCTGGCAGCGCTGGATTACGAAGCGCAGCAACGCCTTTACGATGCCGCGGTTGAACCATGGTGCGTTACGGAACTCTTACAGGAATCAGTGAAAGATATTAGGCGTCATTGGGAGCATTACGCATGAGCTTGAGCGAAGGACCGCGCGATCGTATTCATCATGATGTGCCGCTGCAGCCCGACGAAGTCGTCGCGCTGTTTCGCGGGTTTATCCGTCACCCCAGTCTCATGGACGAGGGGTTGCGGCTCGGCTTGACTGCCGAACACTTTAACGGCCCAGGCGAATATCGCTTGGCCGTTCTTTTTACCGTGCTGCACAACGCTTTTGAGCAGTATGGCACGTATACCAAAGAAATGATTCTCACCAGCTTGCGGTCTAACCAAACCAGCGGCCAGGTGGCAATTGGCCCAGCGGACATCGAGTTCCTCCTGGGCGACGAAACCAATCAAGGCTTTATCAGCGAGACTTTTGACGAGCCCCGCGTTGATGCCGAAGCCGCCAAGGCCGAACGTCGGTTCTGCGAGAACCTTCTGCGGCGATTCATGCGGGTGCGGCTCATCAAACAATCGCTGCAACATCAGCTTGGCGCGGCAGCGGCGGCCTCGGCCCCGACAAATATCGCTGAGCTGCTGGGCCGCTTTCACCGCGTCAGTCAGCGGGTCGAGCACCTAGGCGCTGATGTCCGTAACTCGGCGATGATGCCCGCTTTCGGCGAACAGATCGAGCTGCCGCCGCCAGCGATTCCCGTAGGCTTGCCTTGGCTCGATCAGTACACAGGTGGTATCCGTACTGGCGACGTGATCGGCGTGCTGGGCCCATACGGCGGCGGTAAATCGACGCTGTTGACCGTGGCGGCCGTGCGGATTGCGCATCACTTCGCTCTCAACGGCGAGAACAAGCTTTCCGTGTTCATCGGCTATGAGGACGGCGGCGCCAAATGGAACCACATGTTCTGGAGCGCTGCTGCCCGCATTGAACGCAAGGTGTTTACTGACTACGGCACTGACATTTGGGCGCAATTCTCGACGCGCGAGACGCTTAAAGACTACGACCGGCTGCTGCCGGAGAACCGCAACGGCGAGATCATGTTTGGCGAGCGCGAACGCTGGGAGGCGGCTATCCCTTGGCTCAACCGGCACTTTGTGTTCTTGGATTTCTCCTGTAACTCCGACACCGGCGGGCAGGGAGCAGGCGGCGTGCCAGAAATCGTCAACGCCCTGGAGCGGCTGGCTGAGGAACGCGGTATGGAGATTGGTTTCGTGGCCATCGACTACGCGGGCATTCTTGTCGAGCGCATGATGGGTTCTCGCAGCACGGATCTGAAAGACATCATTCGTCCAATCAAGAAAGTGCCAGACGACTTGCGCACGCTCTTGGCAGTGCCTACGGGCGCCACGGTAATGCTCGCGCATCAGCTGGCTCCCGGCGACATCAAAGGCCGTCCGGTCTATAAGTACGTCGGCCACGATGACGCGTCGGGCTCCAAAAGTTTTGCCGAGAATGTGCATTCGTGCATGGGCATCAACCACCGCGACCACTCGACCAACGTTTCCACGATTTACTGGTCAAAGATCCGCGCTTTGCGGCCAGTCTCGCCTTATGGCCTGATCAAGATGGACGATCACGTTGTGGACGTGCATCTGGTCAACGACGATTACGTTGCCTGCCCAACGACCCGCGCCATCATCCGCAAGGGCGACGTGCGCGTGGTTAATCCATATGCCGAGAACGGCGCGCGCGACAACGAGCAGCGCCGCGGCTGGAGCACCGATACCATGCCCGGAGATTTTTGAAAGAAACTATGACTATGACAGCTCCTGGTTCCGTAGCGGTCGATCCGCTTAACCCCATGCTGTACAACCTCCTGGAGCACAAGTTCGGGGAGGTAAAGATCGCCAATGAAGGCGTCTCAGCCGATGTCCAGGAGCTGCCTGATCCGTTCCACCCGGGACGCACAATCACGCACTCCAACAGCTGGGGCGAGTATTACCGGATTAACTGTCCGTTTTGCAACGACGTCGGACACAAGCTCTGGATTAACCATCTTTACGGGGCCGAGTATCACAACGGTCGGCGCACGAACCTGCACCGCGCCATTTGCTACAAAAACGACTGTCTTTCCGCGCCTGGCCGCCGCGAACAGCTCGAGATGCTCGTCTTTGGCCCCGGGCGCCCGCTGGTTAAGAAAATGCCTATTAAGATGGCCACCCAGGAGTTTACGCCCCTGGCGGCCTCTCCGCCGGGTGAAATTATCCCAGTGGACACGCTCTACGAAGGACACGCGGCTCTGGAGTATCTTCGGCAGAGGAACTTCGACCCGGGCGAACTGACCAGGGACTTCGGCATCGGGTTTTGCACCCGCACAACTCAAGAGCGCGTTCGCATCGCCGCCGGGCGGCTCTACATCCCTATCAGCTTTCACGGCAAACTTGTGGGCTGGCAGGCTCGCGCTGTTGGTGACGGCAACAAGAACCTCAAGTACTTCAACTGCCCGGGCACCAGCAAAAGTCGCATGCTCTACAACTACGACCGCGCCAGCCAACAGCCGTTTGTAATTGTCGTTGAGGGTGTGCCCAGCGTGTGGCGTCTCGGCGCGGCTGCTGTGTGTCTCTTCGGCAAAACGATGAGCCTTTGGCAGCGGACCACGATCAGCACGACTTGGTCTGGCAAGCCGGTGTTCATGATGCTCGACAACGACGCCCGCGGTGAGATGGAACAGGCCATTCAACTTTTGAAACAGGCGCAAGTTAACGTCATTCCTGTGTATTTGCCCGATAAGCGCGATCCGGCGGATTACCCGCGGGAAGAAATAATCTCATTGATATCAATGACCGGCGCCGCCGCCGGGCACGCACCGTTTTAGGAGCAACCCATGGGTAACCTGACCACCATGACGATCTACAACGACGGGATCGATCAGATCCCCAAGCACGCGCAGGAATTTGCGGACGCCCTGTATGCGGCGGCGCAGTCCACCGACCCGCAGACAATCCGCGTGGGCAATCACTGGAATCTAGTGAAAGTTCATCCTTTTCGGCATGCGGACACCAGCACGATCTACGTGCACATGGGCAACACGGTTTGCGAAATGAGCGGCTGGAGCAAAGAGACTCGGCGCCTCATGCGTGAAAGCCCCGCGTTCTTCGAGAAGATGCTTAACTTCATGCGCGGCGTGGTGGAAAACCTGAGCGCTGATTTCAAGAAACTCCAAGAAGAGAAAGTAACCGCATGAGCGGCGGAATCACTATTCATCATCTTTTGTCTGAAGCTCTGTCGGACCCGGTCAAGGCCGAGTTCGCCGACGCGGCGTATCCGTTCATGCCGCTGGATTCCTACGGTATGCCGCCCGCGGGCCCGGACTTCCTTGCCGCGGCGATTGCCATGGGCGACGACATCGACAGCAGTGTCGTGAAGCGCAAGAAAGAGCCGCCCACAGGAGAAAACCTCAAGTATCTCTACCGCCGGGCACTTTACGATCCGACCTTCAGTCTCCGAATTGCAATTAAAGGCGGCGAGGCTTTCGTTCGTTTCATGCCGGGCCATCTTTGGCGGCCGACGGGTAAACGCACCCACGGCCCCAAGAAAGCCCGTGTCATGATCGTCGGCAAGATTCCCGGCCGTGACGAACTGGCTGAGCAGCGGGCGCTGGTTGGCCGCGGCGTCGAACCGCTGCGGCAGGCGCTATCCGAGCTGGGAGTGGCCGAGGAGGAATACAGCTCCTGGTACGTCACTTTCGCCTGTAAGTTCGGTTCGCCCACTCCTGACAGCGCCACGATCCCCGCTGTGTGGCTTAAAGATTGCGCGCCGCTGCTGGCCCAAGAGCTGCGCCTTGTGCAGCCGGAGTACATCCTCTGCATGGGCAACGAAGCGGCTAAAGCCGTACTGCAGACCAACGGCAACGTTTCCGGCCTGTCCGGCCGCGTGCTGCCGATCCATTATCAAGACGAGTACGGGAGCAAGCACGAGGTCAAGGTTATGACCTGCTTAAACCCGGCTTACGTCGCCCGCAAACCAGAAGCCTACGAAGATTTCAAAGGGCAGCTTTCGCGGTTTCTGGATATGACGCAGAATCGCACGCCCCAGTCCGAGGACATCGATCATGCCGAGATCTACACGGAAGAAGCGCTCACTGAGCTCGTGGACGCTATGCTGGCCGATCAGACTCCCGGCTCGAACATTGTTGCGGTGGACTGCGAGTGGCACGGAGACCATCCGACAGAGCCTGGTGCTTATTTGCGCACGGTGCAGATTTCCAACCAGGATCGCTGGGCGCGGACGATCGTTCTGCGGTATGACCATGGCGCGGAAGCGTTTCGTCCGAATCTGGACGCCGCCCGAATCCAGCTCAACCGCTTGCTCAAATCTACGCCGAGTCGTCACGTGCGGGTGGGTGGTCACTTTTTCCGCGCCGACCTTCCGTGGCTCGTTGATTTTGGCGTCGATGTACGGGACGAGTACGCGCCCGCTGCCGACCACAACAATCGAACACAGGGCGGTTGGGACACCAGCCTGATGTACCACGCCGTGTGCGAGACGGCGAAATTCGGCTTGGATGACTGCGTGCTGCGGTTCACTTCCGCGCCTCCTTATTGGGAAGAGCTGGACAAGTGGAAGAAGCGATACCGAGCCCGCCACAAGGTCAAAGCAAGCGAGATGGGCGGCTACGGCATCATCCCGGGCAGTGTGCTTCACCCTTACGCCAGCTACGACGTCGATGTCACGCGCCGGATTATGCTCAAGTTTTACGGCACCGACGGAACCGACGGTCTGCTGGCCTGCGATCAGTACGGCAACGACTGCTGGCTGCCTTATTGGACGGCGCACCAGGCAAGCTTGGCTTTTCTGGAGATGGAACAGACCGGACTGGTTGTTGACCGCGCGCGGTCTGACGAGATCACGACGCTGTTTATGAACACGCAGGATCGGCTGATCCAGGAGATTCGTTCGGAACTCAACTGGCCTAAGTTCAACCCCAAGAGCCAGCCGCAGCTTGCGGTGGCTTTGTTTGGCTTGGCGTTTAAGGACCGTTACGCCACCAAGATCGAGGTCCCCGAGGACGCGCGCCCTTTGGATTTAACGCCGATTAAAACAACCGGCAAGCGCCCTACGCTTTGGCACGAACTGGGCTTCCGCGGCGGTAATCGCGACACCGCCACACCCAGCACCGACAAAGAGAGCCTTGGCATCCTTGGGCATCACAACACGACAGCGGCCAAAATCCGCGACTACAAGTTTGTCGCCCAAGTGCTGCAGTCTGTGCTGCGCAAACCCAACGTGAACGAAGACGGAGAGTTTGAAACTGACGAAGAAGGACATTACGAATATGACAAGGGCCTTATTGGCGCGGCTCATTCCGACGGGAAGGTACGCACGCATCTTTTCCAGACGAAAGAAACAGGACGCGCCTCAAGCTCTCGCCCTCCTTTGCAAAACCTCAGCAGTCGACGAGAAGACGACTACAAACGAATTCTCGGCGCCGCTCATCAGCACCCCGTCAGAAGTATCCTCCGCGTTCCGGAAGGTTGCGTCGGGATTGAAACCGACCTCACTGGTGCGGAATTGGCGGTCCTCGCGTGGCTAAGCCAAGATAAAAACTTTATCGAACACGTTCGCCGCAACCTGTTGCCCGAAGAACACCCTGACCACTACGACATACATTCACAACAGGCCGTAAAAGCTTTCTGCTTGCGCGACGTGATGCCGACAAAGACCGGTATGAAAGACGCTGGTAAAAAGGGTCTGCGCGTGGCCGCCAAAAATGTGAATTTCGGCATTCCATACGGGCGCGGAGCCGAGGCAATTGCGCGGCAATGCAAAGAAGAGGGCGTCGAAGTTTCGGCTGAGGACTGCCAGAAGATGATTGACGCGTACTTCATCTCGTACCCTAAGACATACGATTTCCTGGCTGAGTGCCGCAAACGTTCTCAGGATCCGGGTTGGCTTGTTGGCCCCTACGGTCGTTACAGGCGATTCTTACCCGCTAGCGAACGCTCGGTCATCGGAGAGCAGGAGCGACAAGCTCAAAACTTTCCAATTCAAGGCGGCGTAGCCGACGCCGTATCAATCGCGCTGAATAACTTTTACAGGTATCGGCTCGAGCACCCCGATGTTCAATACGATATCGCGCTGCAGATCCACGACGCGATTATGCTCATCGTCCCCCGCGAGCACGCTGAGCGGGTGTACCACGAGGTGGTTCCCAGGTGCATGGTCGAAGACGTGCCTTTCTGGCCGCGCTACCTTAACGGCACGCCAATCCCCGTGGCCGAACCCTACCACTTTGGCGCCGACCGTGAGGTATTCGTCCATTGGGGCGAGAAGCTGAAACCCGACGCCGCAAAGGCTTTAGGCCTGGATTGGCTGTGATTTGGCGGCTGATCTGGACACGGCCAAAAGGCTGGTTAGACTTGATTCTATAAGCATTTTTTGAGTTCTTTTTCTTGAAGGAGAAGGCGTCTATGCCTCGTTACGCTGGTTCGAATTTTGCCGCTTTGGACCCTGAATTTCGCAAGGCAAACACTGGCGGCGGCGACCCCAAGAAGCGCCGCTATGCCTACGGCAAGCAGAACAACGTCCTGGTCGCCCAGGGCGCGGATTTGTTCGCCAACGGCTTCACTATCCGTCTCATGCCGCTCTATGACGGCACGACCGCCGACGACGCGGGCAACCGCTCGTTTGTTAACTTCCGCGAAGGCGCAAGCGGAGAAATCATGGGCGACTGGTGCCGGTTGTTCACTTGCGCCAATTGGGTGGGCAACCCTGGGATCTGCTTCATCATCCACGATGGCAACCCCGACACGAGCCCCTACGACAGTCCCTATCACATCTTCCGCAACGTGGCCTGGAACAACTCCAGCCAGTCCAAGAGCGGCATGCCGCACCCGCGGCTGGGGCGCCTGTTTGACGAGCTGCTCTCGAAGAACTTTGTGCCCAAGAGCCACGTCGGCTCGCTCCGTCGCCCCGAGCAGACGCTCTTCGTGTCGGCCTCGGCGGTGGGACTGGACGCCAACGGGCAGCCTACGCTGCTGGCTTTTGGCGACGACCCGAAGAAGAACGCCCGTATTATCGGCCTGAAGACCAGCGCGGCGCAGTCTCTGCACGCGGCGCTGGCCGTGCGGGACGAGTCCACTGGGGAGTTCCTCGCGGGCGACATGCTCAGCTTCGGCTCGTCTAAGCTGATCACGTTTCTGCCAGAGACCTACACCAACAACTCCAAGAACAGCAACGGCATCTCGTTGCAGGGCAGCGTGGGCGTGCAAGTGCCCAAGCAGGCTCAGCAGCAGCGCCCGGTGCTGGTGGGCTATCCGCCTAGCCGCAGCTCGATGACGCACTTCTGCGTGGTTCATGACCAATATAACGGTCAGGACATCGCGCTTGAGCCGTACGCCGAGAAGATCGTGGCGGACAGCAAGAGCTGGGACGAGTACATGTACTTCCCCACGTTCGAAGAGCAGGCTGAAATGCTTGCTACGGCGTTCCCTCGCGAGGCGCTGGAGTTCGCCTGGCAGGACCACCCGCAGTTCCTGCGGGCTCTGCCGCGCGGTACAGCGACTGTCGACATGGGTGACCGCGCGGTCGAAGACCTGGAAGAAGCCGACGGTCCGGCGGTTGCGCCGCGGCAGTCGTTCACTCGCCCGGCTCCGGCACGTCCGGCTGCGCCCGCTCCCGCCCCTGCAATCCAGCAGGCGCCGTGGGAAGGCGAGAGCGAGTTGTCTCAAGAGGAAGCGGCAGGCGTCGATGCCATGTTTGGCTCGCCCGCCCCGGCTCCAGCCCCAGCCGCAGCCACCCCGGCGGCTCGCGCTTCGGCGCCAGCCAACACGGCCGATATTATCGCCCGTGCCCGTGCGGCGGCGGCGCGAAACCGCTGAATTTAGCTAGCCATAGCGGCGACTGTCACTACGTAGTGGCAGTGCCGCCGCGGCGGCATTGTTTCTAAAACTTGTCGGCGCCGCTGCGTAGCGAGCCGACCTTCTGAGGGAAATATGGCAAAACGTAAAAAGACGGAAGACGACGTTGTCGATGTTCGATCACGGAACGGCGAGCATCCCGTCATTACAGAGGTGCTCAAGGCGACAGCCGAAGATCAAGATCCTTTGATCGGCTTGCCGCTTCCGTCCCTGGCTGCGCGTTACTTGCTGCAGGCCACTATCTTTCCGCTCTCTCGCTTTACTCAACTGCGCGGCGAGTTCTCCGCTGGCAAGTCTGCGCTGCTCATGGAGATCATGCGCTGGTTCAACGTGTATGGCGGCGGCGCCATCATGATCGACACGGAGAACAAGAACAGCGAGACGATGCTCGACGGCATCATGGGGCATAACGAGGAGTACAAAAAGCGTACTTTCTGCGTGAAAGCCCAGTCGGTCGAAGACTGGCAGAAGAAGTACATGGGTTTCTGCCAGAAGATCCACGCCCAGGCCGATAACGCCGACCGGGCGTTCCCCGTGTGCATCGGCATCGACTCTATCTCGGCGGTCGAGGTCGATCGCCGCGTGGACAAGGTGGCCGAGGAAGGCCACGCTGCGGCTGGCCACCCCTACCTGGCGCGCAATCTGTCGGACTTCATGCGTACGGCGTTGGTGCCCACGCTGCGGCACTACCCGATCGCGTTTGTGGCGACCAATCACCTCAAGGAGGAAATTAACTCCATGGGGTTCGGGCCTCCGAAGAAGTACGCCCCCGGCGGCGCCAGCTTGGACTATTACCCGACGCTGATTCTCGACATGTCCCGCACCTCGCGTAACACAATGCAGGCCGGGCGGGCTGAGGGGCAGTCGGTGCGGATAACCGCAACTAAGAACAATCTTGGCGCGCCAGGCCGCAAGATCGTTGTGAACCTCATGTGGTACAACGAGATCGTCCCCTGCAAGGACAAGGCCGGGAACGACAGCTTCAAAAACCAGCAGTTCCATTATTGGGACTGGCACACAGCCACCGTGCGGCTCCTCATGGAGCTGCAGGACGAGAACAACAAGAAGCTCCCGGCGGGCATGGACCCCAAGCTGCCTAAGCTTCTCCGCCAAGTCTGCGACCTGGAGTACAAGCACGGCACCAAGAACGCCGAGACGCCGCTGGTCTGGTCTAACGCCCTAGGCGTGACCAAGCAGGAGGCGCTGCCGGAGGTCGAGATTGCCATGCTGCTCGAGAAGAACACCAAGGTGCTGGGCGTACTGCACGGGCTTCTGGGCGTGAATGAATACCTCGTCTGCGACCCCGCGGTGAGGTACCGCGAGCAGGTTATGGCCGAGCTGGCTAAGCAGAACGTCTCCGACGAGCCCGAGATGCTGGCTGGCGCCAGTCGGACAGTCGAGGACATCATTCCCGCTGATTTTGACCCCCTAGGACAGGTGAGCTGATGCAGCTGCTGTGTTGCAATCTGATCGCCCGCAAGGGAAACCTTGAACGGCCGGAAAAGACGGCGCGCGGCTGTGCAGCGGACTCGAAAGAGTTCTTGCACACGCTGGCTTATCTGGAGAAGCTGTGCCCGCCGCCGATGCCGGTTCGGCTGAGTTTTTCTTACATGCACGACACTATGCTGGGGCAGTGTCAGCGGAAGAAAAAGTACTTTTTAATCCGGCTCAACAAGTTTATGAATCAGTTTCAGTCCGCTGACGTGCTGGTTCACGAGTGGGCGCACGCCTTGGCCTGGAACTACGCGCTGGATCGCCTTGTCGCAAACCCCGATACGACGCCCGAAGAGTTTGAAACGGCCAGCCATGACGAGGTCTGGGGGTGCGCTTACGCGCGCACTTATCGCGCTCACCTGGCGGCTCTGAGCACTTTTAGCGCCTCAACCGAAAAACACCATGGATCGCGATAACTTTTTTGACAACTTGCGCAGCGAGAACGATGAGCTTATCCGAGCCCAGCGCCAGCTAGGCTTTGAGGAGCGCTGCATCAAGCGCGTGTTCTCCGAGTGCGGCATCAAAATCAACGGCTGGGGCCGATTTGTGAACGAGTGCCGCGAGGCCACCGGTCACGACCGGTTGACGTTCGAGTGGTTCAACCAACGGTTTCGTTCGTTCCCGGGCGTGCTCAGCGGCAAGCGAATTCCGCGGCTGCATGAGCTGACGATGCTGGATCTGTTTAAGCCCGCCGAGAAGAATCGGCTGGGTAAAGCTGTGATGCGCGGCCTGACAAACTTCTGCGCCACGAACTTCGTTTTTATGTTCCCGGTGACCCGCACAATGTTCGTGGCGCACGATCACGAACCCAGCAGCACCGACGAGCGCGTCGTTTGGTCGTGCTTTGCCGACCCCCCGTTGTTTGTCGAGCCGAGCAAGCATTTCTTCCGGGCGATCGGTGGCGACTGGTTTGAGGGGTGAGTCATGCCAGGGATGGCGACAAGGCGCAGTGTGTTTGCACCGGTCACGGCGCTGGCCTTTTCGGCAGACCAGCTCGCCGACCTCAAGAGCTTCCTTACGCGGCGAAGCGACCAGACCGAGGTCGTGCCGATTTCCGATGCCGATCAGCTCCTAATGGCTGCCGACGGCCGGTTGGTTGAAAGCGGTTATCGCTTTAACTACATCGGCTTCATGCAGCTGACCAATGCCATGGTCACCGGCCTGGGCTCGGTCTTTAAGGAGCTCTCCGGGGAAGTGGCCCGCCGCCAGCGCGACAACCCCACGCCTGACCTGGCCGCCGCGGTGAGCATTTACAACACCGTCGTGCGGGCCCAGATCGACCGCCTCCGGGAACGAAGCCTCCTGGTGGATCACCGCGAACGGGTCATCGACGGCTTCCTGGGGCTGGACTACCGCCTCCTGGACAACAGCGCCTTTCTGGACCTGGTAATTCACGAGGTCGCTGTCTGCCAGCCCAGGGCGCAGTACTACCGGGCGGAGCTCATCGGCCGCGAGCTAATGCTCTACTTTCTCGACCACGGTTCACGGCGCAATGATATCATTGAGAATTCTGCTCACGTGTTCACCCGCGGCTGGCAGTTTGTGAACGGCGAGGGGACTAACCGCGCCGTGAACGGCACCAGCTGCGTGTTCACGAAGTTTGGCCTGGGAGTCGAGCCCAAGGCCAGCAAGCGGGGCTTTCTCCAGCACAGCGGGGCGGACCTGGCCGGTCGAGCCGCGGCGCTGGTTTCCCGCGCCGCCGCTTCAGAGATTGATATGGATCTGCTGGCGCAGGGCGTGCGCAAGCTCGTGGCGGTCAACCTGGGCTTCACCGAGAACGGGTTCACCGAGCACGTGGCCCGCGTCGCAGAATCCCTGCTACGGTTCAAGATCCCCGGCGAGGACGCCAAGCTGATCGCCAAAAACGCGGCCATGGTCGGCTCCGACCTCAAGCCGCGGGATTCCGTGGACGTTTTTACCGACAAAGTGCTCAAGACCAGAACGGGATACGACCTGGTCTGCGCGTTGTTGCGACACAGCCGGGCCGTGGGGCACCTCGACGCCGTGCGTTATCAGCAGGCGGCGATGCGTTCTATGTACCCCGCGGCTCGCCGCACCCGAAAATCGTGAAGCGTCAAGTATTACTTTATAGTTCGACTCGTTTTATAGGAGAGTTTTCATGACTCGCAAATCGAATGCCCTGATTGTTAAGGCCGCCTCCGCGGTGTCCCAGCAGGCCGAAGATCTTCCCGAGATGACCGCTGCGCTGCAGGACGTGGTCACCGAAATCGGCACGCTCTTGGACGACGTGGCAACGGCCAGCGTCACTGCTTACTGGCAGATCGGCAAGCTAATCACTGAGGTCAGCGGTGACCCGGACAAGTACCTTACTGAGCAGCAGCAAGCGGCGCATATCGACGCAGGCGCGCTGGTGATTTCAATTTTTGCCAAGGCTTACTCGCCTGAGCAGCTTCGCGGGGCTGTGTCGTTCTTTGACAAGTATCCCAGTGAGCGCCAGCTCAACCGGTTGCTGAATATGCGCTGCCCTGACAATCCCCGCTGGCGTTTGTCGCCCTCGCACATCCAGGTGCTCTCCCAGGTCGCCGATGACGACCAGCGGACAGCGCTCGAAGAGAAGTGCGCTGAGGAAGCGTACACCGCCAACGTGCTTGCCAAGGAACTCCAGGAGATCCGCGGCAAGCGGCCGGGCGGCGGTCGCAAGCACAAGGCCCCCAAAGGTCTCAAACAGCAGCTGGACGACCTGCTGCAGTACATGCGGAAGTTCATTGGCCGCAGCGAGGCGATCTGGCTTAACGAAGATTCTGAGACCCTTTACGACGCGATTGCCAACACAGCCCCGGCGAAGCTTGACGAGACTGTGCGCGGCAAGATCCGCGAAATCGCCGAAAAATTCACAGAGCTCAGTGATATTGTCGGCACGCACATCCAGATGGTGAACAGCGTTCTAGAGCACATCGACGAGCCCGAGAGCGCCGAAGAGGCCGAGGAAACCGAAGAGGGCGAAGACGACGTGTCCGACGCCGTTCGTTCTGCGGCAGCCGCAGCCGCGGCAGCCGGTCAGCGCAAGGCAAAAACCATGACGCGTTAAGGAGGTCCTAGTGTTTTACGTTCGCGAGATTCCCGTGGTTATTGAGCCGGGCGTGGGCGCCTTGGAGGCGGCGATTACCGTTAAGGACGCCAAGAACAAGGAGCGTACGCTTGCTGCTCATTTTCAACGGATACCGCTCGATGAGAAAACGGCGCCTCAACTGCCGCTGGTTCCCACTACGCAGCATCCGCACGTTTTCACAATTCACGAAGACCTGCAGAAGTCCTCTGTCCTTCTGGTTTATGACCTGCTGGGGCGGTTGGCGTTGATCTACACTCGCGACGACAAGCGACGTGGTTGGGAGCGCAACGACGTCGTCGCCGAGCACTCTGGCAAGTCGGTGACGCAGTTCTCTGTGCGCTTTTCTTTCAGCTCCGTGAAAGACCGCAACCGGTTTATGGAGCTGATTGACCGCATGGCTGGCATGGTTCGCGACGGTACCAGCGTCACCAAACCAGACATGACTGAAGCAATCACTTTGTTGTCACGGGCTCGCGCCGCTCCGGCGGTGTTGCCTGTAGCGGTGGCAAGATCCACACTACGAAACGTGCGCATCTAGCGCGCTGAAAGCCAAGGAGGGCGGAATGGCGGAGGGAGCCGCAGACGTGTGCGTATGCGTCCTGTTGTACGGGACCGACGACGCTTGTTTCCAGTTGGCGCAACGGGTCTTAAACGCCCCCATGCTTCAGTTGGCGCGACAAAACGTCGAGTTCCGTCTGGGCCTAAACGCCGTCAGTGACCGCACGCGGGCGTTCGTGAAAGAGACTGTAGCGTCCCATCTCCCGGGGGCGCTTGTCCTGGACTACGGCGAGAACATCTTCAAATACCCGATGATGCGCCGCATGTTCCACGAACGCCCGCTTCGGGCGCCCTTGACCATGTGGTTCGACGATGACTCCTGTCTGGCGCCGGAGAACAATCCGGCCGCTTGGCTGCCGAGGGCGCAAAAGCTTATGGAAAACTACACGATGATTGGCTCGCTTTACCGCCAGCGCCTTGTCGGTAAGCAAGCTCAGTGGATTCAGGACCAGTGGTGGTACAACGGTAAAATCCCGGGGCCATATGTCAAGTTTTGCACCGGCGGCTGGTGGACCATCCGAACTGAAACATTGCTGCGTTTTGATTGGCCGCCGCCAGAACTCAAACACCGCGGCGGCGACGTTATGCTCGGCGCCCTGTGCGAACAGCACGGCCTGGCGCTGACCCACTTCCGCGACCAGGTCTGGATCAACGCTAACGACCAGGGCGTCGAGAGCAAATCCCCGCGCCGCGGCTATAACGAAAAGCCCATCGGCGTCGATTACAAGACCAGCGCAGCGCCACTGTCCCGCGAGGTCCTAGTGGCGCAGGGTAGCTGCTGCGGCAACGCCTGCGTGAACTGTCCCTACACGCCTCCGCACGAGCGCGGGGCCACAACGATTCGTAATGCCGTATGAAACTATTTTTTGAACAACTCGATCTCGAGAAGACCCGGGCCAACTGGCCGGAGGGCGCGCCCTTCCGCCCGGCCCTGGTCAAATACCGCCGCGACGACTCGCGGCACTGGCTAGCCCTCTCGGAGCCGCTGCTCCCCGGCGGTACTCCGCAGTGGGCCAAAACAGAACACGATGAGTATGTGCGTATTCCGCTGTTTCCCTATGTCGTGCCCAGCCCCGAGGCCGACCGTTCTATTGCCTTTGCCCTGCAGCTGGGCCTCAGCTGTGCCGGACATCTGCCCGGGCGAGTCGAGGCTTTTCGGGTCGTGACTGGCGTTCCCGTCCAGCTTTTGTACGATCCCGCGACTGACCAGAACACGGGCTTGCGTTTCTGGTTGGGGTTCGCCGTGAACTTGGAGTAATTATGAGCACCGACCAAGAACCGAAAGAATCGGCGGCAGAACGGCTCAAGTCGTTTGCCGACAGCATTTCTTATGTCTACGAAAACTATTTAGCGCTCAAACGCTTGGCACAGGCGCTGGACGGACAGTCGCCCGCGGCGCCTTTTCCCCCAGGTGTAGCGGTCACACGCATTGACATCGAGTACGTCACCGCCGACGCCGGACGTCACACCGCGCGCATTGGTTATGTCACCCGTGTTGGCGACGTGGCGGCTCTGCTGGCGGCCGAGATTGAAAAGTCGATTGATTCGCTGCGCAATCTTTCTTTCGGCGCGCAGCAAACCAGCGAGCAAATCGCCGCCGCTTGCGAAGCTGCTCAATACAGCGCTCGAGCGCAACAGGTCGGGGGGCCGCAATGAAGACCCGCGGCTTCAGCTACAGGCGCGTAATCAAGCGGCGCGACGCAGTCTTTGGTAGGGCCATGCGGCCCTACATGGAAGCGCGACTGACTGGCGCGACGATCGGCGACCTGACTGATGACATCCTCGCGGAAATGCCGCCCACCGTCTCACGCGACGCGCTGTTTGAGTCGCTCAGGCTTTTTGCTGGTACGCAGCTTTCGCGTCGCACGGGTTTCGAGATTGCCTGGCGTTTGGCGGGTAACCTCGACCGGCTCATTGCTGGCGAGCCCGTGCTGCCCTGGAACCGCCAAATTGCTAACGAGGTCGTTCCCGTCCGCGTCGAGCACATGCGGCCACACAAGCGGTTTGATAATCCTGGGTATTTGCTGCACTGTCGTGCGCTGGCTGGAAGTTCCTGTCCGCTGGTGTTTCCTAATTTTTTCAGCCGCCGCAGCTGCTTTGGGATCGCTAATACAATCGGCTTTTCGGCGCCCTGGGGCCTCTATCCCTACCAGCACCCCATGTACTTTGTGAACCTTATGTTTTTCGCCCACATTGAGGCAGAAAAGAGTCACGAGTATCCGGTGTTCTCAGAAGTCAGCTGCAACACAAGCTTGAAACTGGAAAACAAAGCCAAGATTGAAGTTCGCACGCGCGCACGCCCCTGCCCGCGGGGCTTTAAGCACGAGTGCAACAAATGCCCAATCGGTTACAACGAGTGCCCCGCTGGAATTTACCCGCGCACGTTAGTCTCACGCTACTGCGCCCGTTGCCAGCAGGACGCGTTCTTTGAGCCCGATGACGAAGAGCAACAGGACTGCATTAACTGCCGCCACACCCCGACTCCCACCGAGAAAGTCTGACGTGAAACGTGTTGTTTATTGCACGGCTGTATTCAACCGCCGTGAAAACTTTGAAATTCTGCTGGACAGCTACTTGGCGTTGCGCAAACTTCCCCGGAACACGCAGGACGTGCTGTGCGTCTACGACTGGGACGGCGAGCTCAATGATATCAATGAGATTGACGGCCTGGCTTATCAAGCAGGCCACCAGACTGGACCAATTAACCGCGCCGAAGCGCGCAACCGCGCGCTGGCAGTTGCCAAGGCGGCCCCCGACGAGCTTGTGTTTTTCGTCGATTGCGATATGGTGCTACCCACGGACTTTTCCGACCGAGTGCGTCATTTCGTGAAACCAGGTCACGCTTACTTTCCTGTCTGCTATTCGCTCTACCGTGGCTCCCCCGCGGTCGTTAAGGGCCACGGTCCGGCGCACACACCTGGCAAATCAGGCGCCAACGGCTGGTGGCGCGAAGCAGGCCGTGGCAACTGCGGTTTCGTACTTCAAGACTTTTTGGCCATTGGCGGCTGGGACGGCGCCCGCTGGGGCACAAACTACGGCCGCGAAGACGACGACGTCTTCTGGCGGGCCAAGGCTAAGCTCACCATCCATCGCGAGTGGACGCAGAACTTTTTTCATCAGTGGCATCCGCGCGTGGCGGAACCACAGAATCCATCTATTACGAGGTAATCATGTCGATTGGTTATAGACCGCAAGGAGCTGCTGGTCCCTTGTATCACCCCGAGCGCGACTTTGCGTACATCACCCCAACCCTCATGCGGCAGGCGATCGACAACATGTCAGCTCCGCCTAATCCGGAGATTGAGGAGTGGAAGAAACAAAACAACATCACCGAGGCCGACATAATCACAGCCGCCGAGGCTCTCGCTGACGCCCAGCGTGATTTTGTCAGCACGGCCGACCCGGTCACAAGCCTACATCAGGCGTTGCACCGTCGCGATTACTTTGCGCTGCCTGTCCCGGTGCGGCTCTTGCTTCAGGCGATGATTGGCGAGGTCATGACCGGCGCATGGTTCAAAGCAGTGCGCGAAGTCTCGATTAAGGGCGAAGAATCTCCTGTGCAGAACGAGATGTGCCGCTTCTCCGCCGCTGTGCGTGAGTTTGTAACATCCAGCGGGGCGCCTAAGCCCAACCCGGTCAACGTGGCCGAGACGGTTATGGCGCAGAACGACGTGTTGCGCGGTCGTTTTGACGCCTTACGCGAGGAATACACGGCGCTGCAAAAGAAACTCCACGAAATTGAAACTAAGGCTACGAAACTGGAAATAGAGCTGACGCATTTGCCTTCTTGGTATCGTCGCCTGTCGAACTGGTTGCGGGCCACTTGCACCGGCCGAACCTGCTGCAATCGCTATTAAGGAGGCTCGTGTGGCCAAATACAGGATGTACAAAGACCCGGCGCTGTTTGCCGGAAAGATCGGTAAAGCTGCAGACGGCACGATCCGTTGCCTGGGCATGGACCTGGGCAGCAACTGCGGCGTGGCAATTTACGATTACACGCCAGGCGGCAAGCTTCTCCAGGACAAGCTCCAGCTGTTCCAGTGGGACTTGTCAACGCAAGGGCTCGAGTCCGGCGCCGCGCGATTCGTACGTTTGCGGGGTTTTCTCAACGCCGTGAAACCCGATGCGCTGGCTTACGAGGACGTGAAATACTCGCCACCCAAAGAATTTTTCGTCAACAAGAAGTTTGGTATCCCCGCCGTGCTGTCGCGCGTGGCCACAGCCAGCGAAGTTCTCGGCGGCATGAAGGTTACCGTGGCGACTTGGGCTGAAGAACAGAACATAGTCTCTAACGGCTTTGCTATTGCCACGATCAAGAAGTTTGCCACCGGAGACGGCAGGGCCAGTAAAGAACAAGTCATTGCCGCGGCGAACAAGAACTTAGGTACGGCCTTTGATCAGGCTAAATACAAATCGGCGGGTCTGGATAACGTGGCTGACGCTGCGTTCGTGCTTTTAATGCTCCTCCAGCAGCTCAAGCAAGCTGCCCCGCCGCAGACCAAGGAAGGGTAACATGCCTTACCGCCCCGACAATTTTGAAGAGGTTGAGCCGCTTCGGGACGCGCCAGACATTGCACGCCTCTCCTGCTCCGAAGCTCTGCGAAACACCGGCCGCAAGCTGGTGCTGTTTACTCCTGCGCTGATGATCACTCACGGTCGTTTTGATCGCGACCCGGTTATCGAATACGACTGCCGATTTCCTGTGGACAACGCCGACCTGCGCCCATTTGTTGTCGATCTTCAGAAAGACAGCGAGCGGTTTTTTGAGGGCCTGGGCGTCTCTGTGCCGCCGGGAAAAAAGAAACCAGTGAATTGGGACAAGCGGATCTACGCCCTGGACGCCTCCAGAGCCGACGAATGTTTTGGTTTCATCGGTGGCATCGCTTTTTCTGATCCCAAGCGCGGTTATTTCGGTACGGTGCTGTCCTACGATTTAGACATCCCCGACCCGACGAGCCGCATACACGAACGGCTTGAGGTCAAAGTTTTCGGCGTCTTGGCAAACAATGTCATGGCTTTTCTGGCGCCGCGACCGCACAACATTCCGGTTGTCCAGGTGGTGCACAATCCAGGGCACGCTTGGCCTACAAACTTGCCGCGAACAAACTTGCTAGGCGTGCCGCTGGAAGAAGACATTCTTGGCATGCGCGAGGAGGACTGACATGAGCGAAGCATCTTCAGAGGCGGTCAACCCGCCCGCGCCCCAACACGCCTACTTCGCCGTCGTGCTCCACAGCGACGGCGCATTTGTTACCGAGGAGTTCGATTCGCTCGCAGCACTGGTTATTCGCCTCCGCGAGCTGGTCGACCGCGACGTCTCTGTGTCGTGCTTCACGGGCGCGCGGCTGGCAATCTCCAAGCCGCCGCTGCGCTACCTGATGACGCCCGAGGGGAACCACGCGCTGTTCGAAGTGCCCGAGGCGCCCGAGCCCGATGACACCGGTTACCTGGGCGTGGACCCAATCCACATGGGCGACCCGCCCCAGCTAAAGATGCCCCAAGGCGCACGGCCCAGCCCCGGCGCGCCTGACGAATTTTTTGACGACCGCAACGACAACGTGCTGGGCGTTTTTGACAACGTGCTGCCTGACCCGGACAGCTAAACCGCGCGCGTTTGCCGGGCATATTTAATGTCCACTGTTGTGTTTGCAGCGGACATTAACCATGTACCGGGCGTATATGCTCGAGGGAGGGATCATGTTTTGGGCACCATGACGTTCGATGGGCGCTTTGTAAAACGCCACCACCGCGACAAAACTACCGGAATGATCAAGGTCGTCTTTTATGACGGACCGCCCGAGCTTGTGCCGTATGCCGAATGGCAGGCCAGGAAGAAGCTCGTATTTCACGGCGGCAATATTCGCCGCGCCGAGATTACCCGCGCGGTTGCGCATTGTTGATTACCACCCATTACCGCTACGAAGGAGCATGCGAATGCAAACCATCACCGAGAACCTTGTCGCCCGCCAAGCTCAGTTGCTTAAAGATTTTGCTTACGTGGCTGACGCGCTTTGCGGCGTCGTTGCCATGTTGTGGTTGCCGGGGTTGCGCCAGCGCTTCCACGGACCACGCGCGGTCCGCGGCACGCGGCCGCTGTGCGTCACTTTGGAAGTGACCTCCAGTGGCGGGTTGACCCTCAGCGGCGCCATTTCCCGACCCAAAAACGGAAAGCTGCGCTATGACGTGATCTTCAAGTACGACTTCACTCAGCCGATGTGCGACGAGCCCGCAGGAAACGTGCTTTCGGCCAAAAATGAAGTCATCGCCAACCGGGCGCTGGGGCTGCTCCAGAGCCTCATTCGTTTCGGCCAGCGCGACCAGCGCCGCGTGCGCACGGCTCAACCCGCCTGGCCGATGTACCTGGTGCCCTTCAACCCAGGCGAGCAGCAATACGACGACGCCAAACTCGAGGCCCTCGCCGCAGGAATCGATCCGGCGCTTCGGGCGCTTTACAAGGAGCAGTTGAAGAAAGACCTCACCGATACGGCAACGGTATCCGGCTCCGTGCTGGTAAACGCGGCGATCGTCCCTGACGCGATTATCGCCCGCGCGCTGGAAACCGAGCTGGGTTACGAGGACTACAGTCCGGTGTTGGGCGTTGGTCATTGGAATCCGGCTCACGCTTTGCGCGAGCAGCCCAACCCCGCTACGGCGCTCTTCGCCAAGCACGGGATTACTGATCTGGAGTCGGTTGACCAAGACACGGTCGACGGGCTTCTGACAGAGTTCCGGGCGGCAGTCGCGCTGGGCGAATGTCTGAGCGATGACGACATCTACGACGCCTTGGTTCACCCCGATGCGCCGGTCGTCTTTTCTCAGGGCATCGCCCACGCCGAACCGAAGCGGCTTGTGGCGGCAATGCGCCGTGCCGCTGGGCATAGCCGCGCGGCTCGTGAAGCCAGTGATGCAGACCTGCTGGCGGCTACTGCCAACCAGGGTCGACTGGTGATTAGCGCCTTGTCGGCCACGCAGATCTGCACGGCTGCGGCGCTTCAAGACCTTCCCTGGTCTTATACAGGCGGTGTCCTGCCGTCGCAGGATTGGGAGCCCAACAGCCGCCGTCGCGTTGCGGTAGAGGCATGAGGTGCGCGATGCGTTACTTCCTCAAGCATGTCAGTCCAGAATACACGCTGCAGTGGCTTTTGGAGCAGGACCCAGAACCGCGCGCGGTGCCTGTATTTCCGGAAGAATTTGACGTGGCTTTGGTGATAACGCACCTGCTCGGCGGGACGGTTTTCGCGGAGGTTGCTACCTCCCCAAAACATCTCGTCGAGATCTGCGGGCAGGGGTTTCCTTTGGGACGGCTGTATTTCCAGATTTCGCGATCTGCGCTATACAGTGTGTGTCCGGAGTTAACCCCGGAAGCCTTTTAAGAAAAGGGCACGTCGTCCGGGTAACCGGGCGGCCTCTGCCTTTTCTTTAGCTATCAGCAATCGGAGTCGACATGAGCGGAGTGCAGTACAAGGACCCGACCCAAGAACGGATGGCAAACGGCCGGTCGTTGGCGGACCTTATGCGCCGCGGCCCGCACGGTATCCGCGGCGTTGTCGTGCAGCCTGCGACTCCCGGCGGCGTACCTGTAAATTTTAATCCGCACGATCGCGGCGCAATTGAAATTCACGTCGAACCAGACGGCGGCAACGCTACTTTGCGGCTTAACCAGATTACCGCTAGCAGCGTGGAAAAAGCGCTCGCGGCAGCTAACGCGCAAATTCAGGGGAACGACATCGAATCTATTCGGGAGCGCACAGCCGTGGCCTTTGAAGAACTTGCCCGTCTTTCCAAATCTAATGTTCAACGCGTGCCAGTGAAGCAGGCTGCCGCGCGCCCGGCCCAGCAACAGCGCGAAAGCGACGACGAAGAAACCACGTTGGCCGAGCTCTCGCAGTTGAGCGAGGAACTGCAATCTGGTTTTGACGGACACAGCCAGTTGGTAAAACAGCCTGCCGCTCCGCCGTTGGAAAAAATTGACCGCGGCTATAGCCCCATGGCTGCTTTCGGTCTCAAGAAAGCCGCTATGCCAGCGACTACTGCCGCCAGCAACGTGGCCAAAAACACGCAGGTCGGACCGCCGCAAAAACTTGTGTACTTTGAGAAAGAGGGCATTGGCACGGTTCCTGCGTTTTTTCACGACGTGTTAGTTAACGTCTCTCGTCCCGAACCCGACAGCCCCGAAGAGTCGGGGTTTATTGTCCTGGTTTACGACGTGCGTTTTGAGCAATCTGCGGCGCGCTGGTTTCCTCCGGCAAATGACCCGTATCAGCGACCTTGGGCGGTGCAGGTTAACGACGACAACCGCCTGTACCTTGTTCATACCACGGGATTTCAGTATCTTTATGATGCGCGCGAATACTGCGTTTTGTTGGTGGAAAAGGCCCTGCGGGCGCCGGAAGGAGACGGCTGATGGAAAAGCGCGGCGTAATTAAACCCGGCCAAACACCCCCCGAACACGACTCCCCGGCGGTTCCCGTCGTTAATTTTACAGATCACTGTGAAAAAACGGCGGAAAGCGAGCTAGACGCCATTCGGCGGCTGGACGGGGATTTCCGTAAAGAGGCCGCGGACCAGGCCAAAAAGGCCCTCTAAACCTCTGTGCGCATGGAGGCGCAGCCGTGGCACTTACACCCTCTACCTCGATGGGCTTCACCACGCTCGGTAACGGCGCCATCGCCGACGAGCGTTTTCCGGATCCCTTTTGCGACGTCGCTAGCCTGTCGATGCCCGAAAGCATCCAGGCAGCCAACCGTTGGGTTGAGTACATCGCCAGCGCTAACGGCGTTTACCGTCAAGCAATCGACCGGGTCGTCAGCTATTTCGTTACGGATATCGAGGTCCAGGACTTAGGCGAGAAAACGATTGGCCGCGAGGAAAAAGAGAAGTACGCCACTTTTCTCGAGGAAACAATCGGCATCAAGAATGTCCTGCACACCGTGGCCCTGGACTACGCCGTCTACGGCAACTCATTCACCACGGTCCTAGTGCCCTTTCGGCGTTACTTGTCTTGCAAGAAGTGCGGCTTCGAGGCTCCGCTCGATAAAGTCTTCAACCAGAAGGCTTACAACTTTAAATGGAACGACTTTGACTTCTACGCCAGCTGCCCGAAGTGCAAATACACTGGCGCCTGGAATCATATTGACCGCCGTAGCGGAGACACGAACTCCGTAAAAATCAAGCGCTGGAGCCCGCACGAGATTGACCTGCTCTGGGACCCTTACACGGACGAGGTGAGTTACGTCTGGAAGATCCCCGAGGACTACCGTAACCTCATCAAGCAGGGCCACCTGCATCACCTAGAACGGGCTAGCTGGGAAGTTATCCAGGCGATCAAGAACGGCCAAAACCTGATGTTCGACAAGGGCGTCGTCTTCCACCTTAAGGAAGATGCGCTATCGGGCATGCGCAACCGCGGATGGGGTATTTCTCGGATTTTGGCCAATTTTCGCCAGGCTTGGTATGTGCAAATCCTGCAACGATACAACGAAGCCATCGCCCTAGATTACGTTATCCCGTTTCGCGTGATTACGCCCGCGCCGCGCGGTGGCGATAGCGCGTCGAATGACCCTGTTCACACGATTAACCTCGCCAGCTTTTCCTCGCGCGTGCAGGCCATGCTCCGCGCGCGCCGCGTCGACCCGGCGCGATGGAACGTGTTGCCCTTCCCTGTGAACTACCAGGCCCTGGGCGGTGATGCGTCGCAGCTTGCGCCTAAAGACCTCATGGACCAAGGCATGCAGACGCTCCTGAATTGCATCGGCGTGCCCATGGAGCTTTTTAACGGATCACTTACTCTCCAGGCTGCTCCGGCCGCATTGCGGTTGTTTGAAGCCAACTGGAGCCACTTGCCGCACAACCTCAACTGCTTTCTTAAAAACCTAGCCAGCACCCTGGCCAAGGTCATGCAGTGGGAGCCGGTGAGCGTCAAGCTAATGCGCGTTACGCACGCCGACGATCTAAACCGCCAGATGGCCAAGCTGCAGCTCATGCAGGGTCAAATGATTTCTAAGGGTACTGGCCTCAAGAGCGTTGGCCTGGACTACGAAGAAGAGACTAAGCGGATGCTCGAAGAGGAGCGAATTTACGCCGAAGAGCAAGAGCGAATGCAGAAGGAGATGGAACAGTCTAAGTCCATGCAGGACATCTCTCAGCAGACGCAAATGATGGGCGGCGTGGGTAACACCGGCGCCAGCGCTACCGGCGCACCGGCGCAGGGCGGCGCGCCGCAACCGGGAATGCAGCCGGGCATGCCCGGAGCAGGCAGCCCGGTCGACCAGTTTCTTTCTCAGCGCACTAACACGCCCAACGTCCCGCGCACGCCCGAGGATTTGCAGACGCAGGCGCAGCTCCTGGCTAATCAAATTCTTTCGCTACCCGAAAGCCAGAAAGACAGCGAACTTATTAAGCTCAAGCGCGGCGACCAGACGATGCACGCGCTGGTTTCTAGCATCATCGACGACATCCGGCAGCAGGCTCGCAACCAGGGCGGCGCCATGGTCATGCAGCAACAGTTCGGTCAAGGCGCGCCCCCCGGATAACAGCGTATGCGTGTCGGAATTTACACGCATTACGCCCACTGTGACCAGGCGTACCTCGCTGTACGGCTGGCCGATTTCGTGCGTTCTCAGGGCGCCGAATTCGACATCTATTCTGACGCGGCGCCCGGCAAACTTGGCCTGGCCTACGACCGCGCCGTGGCTCACCGCGGAATTATGAACTTCAGCGACTGGCTGAAGCGGCAGAGCGTCTTAGTCTGGACGCACGTGCCCTACATTGAGCAGTTGGCTTACGTGAAGCGATTTAAGATTCCCACAGTTATTGCGCCGATGTGGCAAGAGATGGAGCCGCCGTTCAAGAAGTGTCTCCGCGCGGCCGACGCCGTGGTGGTTTTCAGTCAGGAGCAACGGGAACTGTTTCACGCGGTGTTTAAACTTCGCAACGTGGCGTACATTCCCTTTGACACAGGGCTGCCAGTCACTCGCAAAGAGACCATTGTGAACGACCGGGCGATTTCGTTGTTTTTGCCGTGGTTTGACCGCAACGCTCGTTGCGCGTCTAGCCAGCTTCTGTCTTTTTTGGGCTATCTCGTTGAGCGAATGCCGGAAGTCCGCCTGACCGTGGGCATTACTTCCAGCCGTTTCGGCCCCGCAATCGCCAAGTACTTTACAAACTTGAGCAAGCGCACCGAAAACCGTGTTTGGCTCGCGCGCGGCGTGCCTTTTGCCAGGCGCGCGCCGCTGTACGGCCAGCACGACCTGACGCTTTGGCCCGGCGAGTGCGACAACTACGGTCTTTGCGGCCTTTATAGCCTCGCGGCCGGGACGCCCGTGGTCAGCATGGCTACGGCGCCGCAGACGGACTTCCTTATCCAGGACGTCAATGCGGCCCTATGCAAAACGCGAGTCGATTACGATGATAACGGCGTTCCGCATGCGGTCCCCAACTATGAAGCATTTGCCGCTGTAATTCAGGATCTAGTTGCCGACACTCGCTACATTGACCGCTTGCAAAAAAAGTCCAACTACAATCTGCAACCGCGCCGTACCGCCTTTGAGCTGGGCTGGCGCGGGCTACTCGAAATACCATGAGGCGTAAGGACATGCCATGACACCACTCGAAGAACAACTAGCCCATACTACCGAGTTTGCCAGGCGTCATTACGGCGACCGGCCGTCGATTTACGGGCGCTCGCTGTTTGCTCACTGCCAGGCGGTATCCAGGTTTGCCGAACACATCGCCCAGAAGCTTTACCAAGACGTTCGCGCCGAGTACACAAGCGCCGAGACCAACGAAACTCTTGCAGCCATCGTGCAAGGCGCTATGCTGCACGACGTCATCAATGTCAGTTGTGCATTCGAGGACGTAGCCGGGCACACCACAGTGCAGGTCGCCGCAATGGTGGCCGACTTGAGTCGCGATTACCGGCTTGTGGAAACCAAGCGCGATATGGAATTCCGCGGCAGGCTAAGCCAAAGCCCTGTAAGCACGCAAATCGTCGCAGTCGCCGATATTGTTTGCTCGACCAAAGAGATTATTGCCATGCTCAACGCCGAAGGGCTTCCCGCGGTGCCACGCGCGAAAAAACTTCTGGCGCAGTTGGACGGCGATCTGCTTTCGGTGCACGCCGCAAACCTTTATTATGTCTTGCGCATGTATGTACATGCGGGTAGAAACATGATGCGAGAAGCAAGTCAGCTTATTAAAGACGTTCGCATCAAAGCCCGCACCGCGCAAAGCAACGCCGTGCTGCGCGCCAAGATCGCGGCCAAGCTCAACGCCAAGCCAGAGAAGGAAGTACCGGAGAAGAAACATGGCAAAAAGCGAACTACTCGACGCGATTCGTGACGCATTTGAAATTGCGCAACCCAGCGTAGATGCGCTTGCGATTAGCGCGTTTTGTGACTTCGCCGCCGACTGGCTGGCCAGGGCGGGCATCCTGGGCGTCGGGCACACGGCCAACGGCCTGGCCTTGCGGATGCGCGACGGTAGCGAAAAGCTTTTGGTGAACTTGGAACTCGAGCCCACCGTTGCGGATACTCCGGCGGTCGGCATCGGCGTCAACGGCGTCAGCGCCAGGCAGGGGATCGGCGGCGGGGAAGCACCCAGCATCCGTATCACCGGCCGTTCTCAATGATATCAATGAGATAGAGAAAGGATTCTCGTGTTCGTTTGTTTCGAAGGCATTGACGGCGCTGGGAAGACAACCCAGGCGCTAAACCTAGTCGAACGACTGAAGACCGAAGGAGTTCCTGCTGAGCGGGTCTTTGACCCCGGCACGACGCGCGTTGGACAGGCAATCCGCGAGATTCTCCTGAACAACGACGAGCCCATGTCGCGGATGGCGCAGATGCTTCTTTTCTCTGCGGCGCGCGCGGAGCTAGCCGAGCATATCGCGCGGCAGGTGGCGCAAGGAGTAGTGGTTATCTGCGACCGCTGGCTGCTGTCTACTTTGGTCTATCAGGGACACGGAAACCAGATAGATCCGCAGCTGATCTTGTCTATTTACCGGGGCACGTCAGACATCGTGCCGGATTTGTGTTTCCTGCTCGACATAACCGCCGAAGAAGCCGCGCGCCGTGTTGGTCCGCCTCGCGACCGGTATGAGCGCAAAAGTCTTTCCGACCGGCAGGCTATGCGCGACGTGTACCGGCACTACGCCGAGCAAAACGCTGTGACAATAGCGCGGCAAATTCACATTCTAGACGCCAGCGCGGCGGAGCAAGATACGCACGCCGCGGTGTATAAGTTGTTTTGTCGCGCGCATACCGTTTGTCGTTCGAAACCTGTCTGACCGGAGGATTGCATGTCTGCTAGTGCTTTAGCGCTCCCACGTAAATGCAAAGACCTTAATAATCAGATGTTCTTCTCTTTTGCCGAGTCGCATCGACCGGTCAAAAAAGCTGCCGGGCGAGAGAAGCCTAAAGTGGCGCGCAATGTTTTGAAAATGCCCGCCCCGGCCCAGGTTGCGCCAGACCCGGCAAAAACGCAGTTGGAAAGCGTTACAGAAATGTGCCGGATGCTGCACAAACTCGCCGCAAAATATATTCCGCGGACGGCTTTCGACGACTTTGAATACCTTGTTCAAGGGACAAAAGTTCTTCAAGAGCTGCAGGTTCCGTTGACGGTCGCAGAAAACCTCCAGGCGCCCGTAGCCGAACATAACTCCGCTGTCGTATTGCACGCGCCGCAATATCGTCTTTTACGCAATCGCGCTTTAGCTGCGCTGGCCACAATTGCAGATCTATCTAGTAAGACTCCGGCCAAAGGCTCGGGGGAGTATCAGAAAGGCATGCGAGACGGCTTTGATTACGCCAGCGATATCGCGATTTTTTTTCTTGAAGATATGGAAGCTGCTTTTTCGTTTCGGAGATAAGTCAATCGTGTCTGACATTAAGATAAGCACCGGCGATATGTTTGAGCTAGTGAACCCAATTCTGGCACAAGAAGGCGATGAAGCGCCCACGTTGCTGCTGGAAGCAGGTGTCTGGAAAACGAATGACGGCAGCAACAAAAGCGGAATCTCCGTATCGACCTTTGGCGAACTGGCGCCGCTGATCGAACCGCAAGACGCGCGACGGTTGGCCAAATGGTTGCTCTCGGCTGCCGACGAGCTCAGCGGCGAGAAAAGACTTAAGAACCGCAAAGGCCCAAAACGCACGCATTACGAAGACGACGACGATAATTATTAGCGCTTGACGCCTTTGCCGCGTCGCTCATAATCCGGGTTGGCACGAGGCCAGCCTTTTCTTTTCTTGGAGCTACTCATGGATTGGACAAACGCTTTCGTTGCAATATGTAGCGCGGCGTTGGGAGCCGCAGCGCACGCGATTTATGCTGTTTGGTACCGCCGTAATTATTGGTCTGACTTTCACCTAGCCTTGCAGCACGGCAAACGACGTCAAAACAGCATGCGCAAACGGGCGCCCGTCAAACGTAATCGGTTGCGGCACATAGCGCTTCGTTCTCTCCGGGACTTCGATGTCTAAGCTCTATTTTCGTTACGGCACTGTCAACTCCGCCAAAACACTTAATCTTTTGGCCGTTGCGCACAATTACCGACAACAGGGTAAACGAGCGTTGATCGTCAAACCCGCCGTGGACACCCGCTGGGGACGAGAATGGATCACCAGCCGCGCCGGGCCTAAAATGCCTGCGGACCTTGTCCTCGAAAGAAACAGCGTAATCACCGCTGACGATTTGATGGCCGTTTCCTGTGTTCTTGTGGATGAGGCGCAATTTCTTTCGCTGTTTACCGTTGAGCAGCTGGCGTACATCGCACACCGTAATCCGGGCATTCCGGTGATCTGCTACGGGCTGCGAACTGATTTCAAGACTCGGTTGTTTCCCGCCTCCGCGCGCCTTATGGAGTTAGCGGACTCAATCGAGGAGATTAAGACGACCTGTCAGTACTGCGAACGCAAAGCGATCTTCAACCTGAAGTTTGTCAACGGCGTCCCGACTCGCGAAGGTCCGTCTGTGGAGCTGGGCGCCGAGGAAAAGTACGCCCCGGCCTGCGCGCTGTGTTATGCCGAGCAGCACGCCGCGGTGACAACGCACTATGTCTGAGCAAGCCATGCCCGTGCTGGTATTTGTATTTCTTTTTTCGGTCGCGGTCTTGACATGCGTGTTTGGTTTGTCGCTGTACATAGATCGGGCCGCCAAGCATGCGAGCCGCGCGCGGGTGGCCGAGATGGAACGCCGCCGGGAAGAAGCTAACGCTTACTGGGCCCCACGGATTCAAGCGGCGCTGGAGCGGGAGGCCGCACAGCAAACGACCGTTATCGCCGTTGCGCCCGTGCCGGAGGCGGAACATAATGCCGGTCGCCGCCGCATACAGAAACTGGACTGAGCATGGACGACGATATCGATAACGTAGCGCATAAGCCCACTTACGAGGAGCTTTTGCGGGTCGTGAATTACATTGCCCGCTACAAAAGCTGGGACTTCCAAAAAGTGCGCGAACCATGGAAGTGGTGCAACGAGTTTACTCATGTGGCTAGCGCTACCTTGAAAGGGGAGGAGACGTTTTGCGGATGATTGCTGTCGTCACGCCCATCGAGCTGCTCGGGTTGTTTCTTTTTTTGTTGGTCGGCGCGTCGGTGCTTCACGGCGCCCTGACCGTGTCCCAGGAAAACGACTATGAGCCACAAACAAGAGCAGCTGGCGCTGATTCTGGCCCGCCAGCTTCTAAACGCTCTTCGCGATCCAAACGCGCAGGCAACAATTCCGCTGCGCGTCCGCGAACAGGCCGCCGTCGTTCTGCGGCACTTTCCAAGCAACGCAAAGCTCGATCTTCTGTACGCCGCTGTAAAAAAGGCCCCACCCAATGACTTGCAATAACAAAAACTGTGGTTGCGCAAAGCGGGCACAGCCACGCGAAGAGCTGATCGACATGTCGGCCATTACGGCCCTTGGCGATATTGGCGCTGAGGCATTGCGCGGTCTTTTGGCGGTAGCCCGTAGCGGACTAACTGGACTCGCTAAGCTCGACCTTCCCGCAGGAGAACTGCGCACGCTGGCCCGCACGATTGCCGTTCTTTACGAAGAGCGCAACAGACTGCAAAATCTTTTGGCATCCATGGAGACTGTTGACGGCATCAACGTTGCAAGCGGCCCGACTGACGTAAAGATCGGCTTCGGCCCGGACAAGAAATACACGCTGATCATTCCCGTCACAGGGGCAATCGCCAAGCAGGAGCTAGCCACAGGTTTGCGCAACGTGGCCGACGTGCTCGCTCCGGATCCGCGTCAAATGCCGCTGCCTTTGGAATACTGATGAGCGATCCAGCGCATGATCTGGCTCTGCTGCACCACGCGTTCTACGTCGGCGAACTAGAAGTAGGCCGCCGGGCGGCAGAGCGGTTGTTGCGCCAGGACCTGCCTGAAGACAGCGCAACGCGGGCCCGCCACAACCGCACCTTCTACACACCGACGCTGGCCGAGCTGGGCCCGGTTGAATTCAGGCGCATTGATATCAAACCGGCTTATCACGGTTGGAGCCTGTTCAACCCCACGCTCCTGAACAACAACGGCAAGCTCGTGGGACTGGTCCGCTCGAGCAACTACACCATGAAGGGCATGCAGTACATCATGCCGCCCGCGGACAAGGGCGTCATCCGCACCATCAGCATTTTCGTCGAGTACGCCCCAGACTTCAGCGTGGCCGCGTCTCATGCCTTGGCCGACCCCGACTACCCGCGGACAACCTTCGCCGTGGATGGCCTGGAGGATTGTCGCTTGTACGCTCGCGGCGACGCTCTTTATGTCTCGGCTACCGTGCGGAACTTTGCCCCCTATGACGGCAACTGCCGCATCGGCACGGCACGGCTGGACACGGCGGGGAAACGCTACTGCGAACTGGAGGTTCCCGCCGCGCCTGGCTCGCAGCACGAGAAGAACTGGATGCCGGTGATAGGCCAGGATTGCTGGCTTTATGCCTGCAATCAAAACGACAAAACTTTCTTGGCCCGCCGTAAAGGCGTTAACTGGGAACTTGTGAGCACGGGCCCGGCACCAATCGTGGCGCGCTCGTTTCGCGGTGGCGCGCAATTAGTGCCATTCGGCGGCGGTTATCTCTGCGCCATTCACGAGGTTACGCACGGCGACAACAGACGGACTTATGAGCACCGGTTTGTGTGGTTTGACGATCAACTGCGCGTCAAGAAACTCAGCGCGCCTTTTTACTTTCGCAACAAACGGCAAATTGAGTTTGCGGCTGGCTTGGCCGTTATTGGCGATCAAGTCGTACTGTCGTTCGGCTATCAGGACAAAGAAGCGTGGCTGGCAATTTTAAGCGCCCAGGCCGTTTCGGAACGATTGTCGCCGGTGTAAGCATGCGCTATTTTGTTTCTAAGACCAGTACGGACGGGTTGGGAAACGTCCTGAAGGCCTACATCTCGATCCTCAGCATCAACCCGCGCAGCTATATCGTCTGCAATCCGGATTTCATGTACGGCGCCTACGATACGCTGTTGGCGCCAAAACACATCTTCGATTTTTCCGATCCTTCTCCAGCGATATGGCATTACGGCTGGCGTTTGTGCGTCCTGCACGAGGAAACCAAGCAGCAACGACATTGTTCAAACGAATGCGACAAATGGCCCGGTTTTGATAACCCTTATTTCCTGCGCCATTTCAGCCCGCGCGTGCACATCGACCATACGTACAACGCCCAGCGCATCAGCGCGCCCGTAAAAGAACGCATTTTGTCGGCGATCGCCCAGTTGCGGTTTTTACCGCCCGTCTTGGAACAGGCAAACGCCTGGCGGCAGGAAATCGGCGACGAACCCGCGCTAGCTGTAGCGGTGCGCACGTGGAAAGCAAAGCACGAACACAACGTTGACCGCAATTACTCACAGTCAGCGTATCGAAAAGCCATCGCGGCCAACCTTGCAGGTTTATCTACGGTGGTCTTGTCTGCGGACACTGATGACACGCTGGACGAGTACGCGCGCTGGTTAGCGGCGTTTTCCGTGCGCGTTGTTAAGCTGCACCAGGCACCGCACATGAACGCACTGCAATCCGCAGCATCGAAAATGCTGGCGTTTGCGCATTGTTCCCGCCTAGTTGCCGCGTGGCTAAGCACGTATACCGAGTTGATATGGTGGTTTGGCGGTTGCCAGGCGCGCGTGATTCCCGTTCAATAGAACCATGTCGCAGTTACAAGCATTTACAAACGTAGCCGGACCCATAACGGTAGGGTTCAAGGGCGAGTTGGCGCGGCTGGCCGATCCGAACATCACGGACAAGGATACGGCCCACAGTTACTGCCCGGTATACGAGCAGGAACTTGGGCGTTTGCGCCTAACCACAGGGCACGTGCTTGAAATTGGAGTGCAGCGCGGCGGTTCGGCCTGCATGTGGCTGCAGTATTTCGATTATGCAACTGTGCATGGCGTTGATATTTCGCCCAAACCGCAGTTGATGTTGCTGCACGATCCGCGCTACCAGCATCACCAAAAAGACGCCTACTCTGCAGATTTCGTTGCGTCTTTGCCGGACCTAATGGTAGCAATTGACGACGGGCCGCACACTGTCGAGTCGCAGCTGTCTTTTATTCGTCTGTACGGGCCAAAAATCGAACCGGCTGGTTTGCTAATCATCGAGGACATAGCGGCAGACGACGCTTTGCAACGCATCACAGCGCAGTTTGACGATCGCTGGGTCGTGCGCGTTTACGACCGTCGCGCGCTCACCAATCGGTTTGACGACGTAATACTGGTGGCGCAAAAAACGCAAGGTATGGTTGTGATGGTGGATGATCGCGGTTACGCGGATTTCATACAGGGCGCGGCCGCGCGGAACAAAGCTTTTGCCGACATGCACGGTCACGCGTTTCGGTTTTACCGTCCTGAAACCATAGTCTCTCCAGCGGGCCAGAAGCGGCACCCAAGTTGGACAAAAATTATTGCCGTCGCGCACGCGCTACAGTCGGTTGATTGGGTTTTGTACATTGATTCTGACGCGGCCGTTGTCGCGCCGCGGCAACCCGTCCCGATGCGCGAAAAATCTTGGTTCATTGCTGATCGGCCCTGGAACCGACAGTCTCCTAATGCGGGAATCTTTTTACTGCACAAGCGCGACTTAGCCTGGTTGCCGCAATGGTGGGAGTTTGACCTGCCCGAGCACGATAACAAACATTCCTGGGAGCAGGCGGCGTTGCAACGGTTGTGGGACACGTTACCGTTGGCGCTTTACAACGCGCCCCACGTGGAGATTGCTGACGAGCAGTGGGTGCGCCATTGCTATAACGAACAATCTAATCGCCGCAAGGATTTCTGCGTTGGCGCGCCCGTTGTGGCGCTGCCGGAGCCAATACCGTTTTCATGCACGCAACATGATGTTACGATTGGCGGCACTACATCTCCTTTTTACGCTCTCTGGAAACAGCCACGCGCTATGAAAATCGCTGTTTACTCGCTGGCCAAGAACGAAGAGAAGCACGCTGCGGCCTGGGCGGAGTCTTGCAAAGAAGCTGACTACCGCGTGGTCACGGACACCGGTTCGGCCGACAAGACACCGGATATCCTGCGCGCAGCTGGCGTTAGTGTGTACACGGGCAACGTTGTGCCGTGGCGCTGGGACGAGGCCCATAACCTCTCCATGCACCATATACCCAGCGACGCCGACGTTTGCGTGCGCTTGGACTTGGACGAGCGTTTCAAACCTGGCTGGCGCGCGGCTATCGAGCAAGCCTGGAAGCCCGGCACGACCAAGCTACGGTACATGTACACCTGGAGCATGACGCCCGACGGTAAACCATTAAAGCGATTTCCCTCTGACCGCGTGCACAGTCGCTCGGGGTATCGCTGGACCGGAGCGACGCACGAAGGACTTGTGCGCTGGAATGGCGCGGAAGTATTCGCCTGGTCTGACGAGCTAGAAATTTTGCATCACCGCGATTTCGGCAAGAAACATAGCACAGACATGGAGCTCTTGCAGATCGCCGTGCGTGAAACGCCGCACGACGCTCGCATGTACTGGTATTTAGCGCGGCAAATGGACTATGAAAATCACACCGACACGGTCGCCACGTTTTTGAAGTACTTAGACATGCCCGGGGGTAGCTCAATCGAGCGAGCCTACGCTTGCCGCGTTTTGTCCCGTAGGCTGCCCGATAAAGCAGAATACTGGCTGCAGCGCGCCATTCAAGAAGATGCCGCTGGGCCTGATGGTTACTACGCCATGGCCAAATTGGCGCATCAAAATAAAAATCACTTAACAGCCTTCTACTACGGCAAGCAGGCCGCCGATAGAGCGGGCGCAAGCATGATGCACACCAGCGACACAGAAGCGTTCAGCCACCTTCCGGCGGATATCACGAGCGTGAACGCGTTTCTCTTGGGGCTCAACAAAGAAGCCTTGCGCTACACCAAAATTGCGCTTGAGCGCAGCCCAAACGATGAGCGCCTCAAGCGCAATCTTGAGCAACTCTCGGAACAGCTCAAAGCTCATTGATATCAATGAGATTTCGGGTATCTTGCGCGGGCTAAATCTGGCCCGTTTGGCGGGCATATTTAGTAGCCCCTGTGGCTTGTTATTACGCAAGGAGGAGAGTGTGCGCGCGTATAGTTTGAAAAAAGTCAAAGAAATGGTCGCGAGCTACAACAAGACCAAATCTGCCGATAGCGTCGCCGAAGAATTGAATTTGCCGCTTCGGGATGTGAAGCAGATCCTGGTCTGGTTGCACCGGCATGACCCGATAAATAAAGAAGCCGACAAAGGGCGTTCGTTTTTGCTTCGGCTGCCCATCAATCAAATTTGGGCGCAGTTCTTGTACATACAGGACGTAGCGGCGCACACTGCCGCGGCGTGCCTGAACTGGCCGCTTGAGCGTTTGCTGGAAACATGCGGTGGCCCTGAAGAGTGGGCGAAGCACTCCGGGCGCAAGCCAATCAAGCTCCATGTAAACGACATCTGGAACGGCCGCGAAAGTCAAGAACGACGGCCGGAAGATCCGACAGTAGAAGAGATCGAATCCCGTAAGCGCGAAGTTCACGCGATGTGGGACAGCAATAACAGCAGCATGCGCGGCGGCGTGCCCAAGGAGCCGCAACGCGTAGAGGTCCGGGAATACGTCTACGACAACCGGAACGGCACTTTTACGTAAACAGGGCGTTGCTGGGGGCAGCGCCTTGCAGGAGGGTTGATTTGTGTTCTTTCCAAGGAGGGGGGAGATGAGTCTGATTCTTGCGATTCTGTCGCTGCTTACGGCGCTGTTGCCAATTGCCGACAGGAGTATCCAAGGTTACCAGCACTACCAGCAAGGCAAGCAGGCCGCACCTGCCGAAGCCGTGCGGGCAGCGCTTCAGCCGGTCGTACCGCCCGAGGCAGGCCAGGCCAATGTCGTGTTCTACAACGGTGAGTGGTGGAAATACGAGAATGGCGCCTGGCTTGTCTGGCGGCCCAATCGGCAGTACATGGCCCAAGGAGGGGTTTCCAATGTTTCTCGTTAAGAACAGCATCGTGTGCGGAGCAGGCGCGATTGGCGGCGTGTTCGGCTACGTCTCGGCACCAACCGAGCTGTGGGCGCTCGCCGCTGCTTTTGGCTGCATGCTGGCGTGTGCCAGCGTGGCCGACTTTTTGACGCTTCAGCTGGAGGAAGACGAGGATGAAGACGATACTCGCGAGTCAGTTTGAGCGATGCAAAACGGCGCTGATTCGGCTCGAGAACTTGGTGCCCGAGGACGCGACCGGTGAGACTACCGTGCCGATCGCCGTACACGAGATCGACGACTTGGACGTGTTTGTACAAAACGCCCAGCTCGAAATCGATTCGCGGCGGTCAATGATTGACGAGACGGTCAAAGCTATCCGTGGCGGCGACGTCATGGTGACGCCCGAGGAGCTGCGTACGATATCGCTGGCGACGGCCTTTTTGAAGGACGCGCTGGACTACATCGACGCAGGAATGACATGCCGAGAGACGGTTCTGGACGCTCAGCGGCGTATTTTGCGGGCGCTCGAGTCCATCAACGCCAGGGACACATCTTGGCACTAGAAAGGAGTCGAGCATGCAGGTTTATCAGGGCCGGTACCACCACTGGTTTCAACCGTATCGCTGGCTGAAAGACTGGGCGATGTGGTGGAACGGCGTTCACGGCGAAAAGGATAAGTTCGACCTTGGGCGTTACGAGGCTGTCGAAAAACGGATTCGTGACAATCGGTTTGCGCGTTGGCTGCGTGACGTCGAACATTTCGTCGACGCGCGGCACACCCGCAAGATCAGGGTAAAGATCGACTACTGGGATGTGTGGGGCGCGGACCACACCTTGGCGGTGATCATCGTGCCGCTGCTCAAGCTCCTCAAGGAGAAAAAGCAGGGCTCACCGTTTGTCGATGATGACGACGTTCCCGAGCATCTCTGTTCGACGGCTTGCCCGCCGGTTGGAGAGTACGAGACCGACGCCAATCATCATGCGCGGTGGGAATGGGTTCTGGACGAAATGATCTGGGCGATGGAGCAGGTCGCAGACGAGTCGGGCGACGACGAGTTCTTTGACCACAGCAACGTGAACGACTCCGACTCGTTCTCCGCCCAGGTCAAGCAAATGAAGTTTGACAAAAAGGGGTACGACAAGTACCAACACCGGGTCGCCCGCGGCCTGAAGTTGTTCGGTAAGTACTTCCGCGCGCTTTGGGATTGATGTTTAGGGCAGTTTCGGGTTAACGCCCAACCTGCCCGCCCTGGGACTGTAGCTCGACGGTCGAGCAGGGGACTTTTAATCCCTCGGTCTGGGTTCGATTCCCAGCGGTCCCATGCCGTAATGGTTTACGGTTGTCCCTGTTTCAAGGAGGATTGTATGAAGTACGTTCTGTTTGTTCTGCTCGCCCTGGTTGCCTGTGCCGCCCAAGCCCAGCAGCCTGTCCGGACCTACACCAGCATGCCCTGCAACGCCACTGCGCAAGGCGTTGCCGAGCTGTGCGCCCGCAATCGAGTGCTCAAGCACTGGGGCGGGAACCGAGGCTTGGAGGGCGTCGGGTCGGGCAGCACGCCGGAACAGGCGCTGCGCAACTGCTGCTACTCCAATAGCGGCAGGCAGGTGGTCGACCAGGGTGTCGCCTTTGGCGGCGGCCGGTGGTTCGCCTGCAAGCGTTATCGCTAGAATGCGTTTAACACACCGGGCGCACCGCTCGCCGCAAGGCTGACGTGCATCAAGGCCCGGTTCGCAAACCCGCGGGGCGCCGTGCTGGGGAACCCGGTGCGAGCTCACTTCCGCGGGTCGTTTGGGGCGGGCGCTGGGGAAAACTTCCTGGCGCCCGCCCTTTTCTTTTCTCTGGAGCGCGCACAATGCGTTATGCCGACGCTCGGTGCACCTACACCGAGACCTACACGCCGGAGCACACCTACACGTTCACCGGCCCCTGTGCGATCACGGGCAAGCCCTACAGCGTGACGGTGCCCGCCGCCGGTCTCTTTGCCTATCGCCAGGGCGCCTATATCCAAGACGCCTTTCCCGATCTGCCTGCGGGCGACCGGGAGTTTCTCATGTCGGGTATTTCTCCCGAGGCGTTTGATTCCATGTTCGGTAACCCTTTCGAGGACGACGACGATGGCGACGATGACGAAACTGGACCGGGAACAGGCGATACAGTTGGCGAAGACCACGCCGAGACCACTGGAACCTAGGATCCCGACTGGTCCTCACGACTACGGTGACGAGCTGACCGTGGGCCTGCAGATGAAGCGCAACAGCTATAAGCTGGGCAACGGTATCGGCGAAGACGACTTCGGCATGTTCGTGGGCAAGACCGAGCAAGGCTACGCCATTCTGACGTGGGGACTGTTCTACAACCCCACGGGCGCCGAGGTGTTCTCGACGCTGGACGACATGAAGGCCGAGTGGAGGCTGGACTGATGCTTCTGGAAAACAGCAATCTGACGTTTGACGGCGAGTACGCGGAGATCCCCGACTATATGCGTGAGCCGCTGCTGGCTTACGTCAACACGGGGCGGAGCAGCCGGTTCGATTTCCTGCGCGCCGTGGTGAGCAATGACCTGTTCAACTCCGTGGGTCGCGCCGACAAGACAAACCTGGCCCTGCTTCCGCTCTACGTCCGCTGGCTCTACAACAGGGCGCCTATCGGTTGCTATGGTTCGCCGGAGGCCGTGGCGGCTTGGATCAAAAAGGGCGGCCTCGAGGGAGAACGCGCATGAAGCCCAAGTTTCAACACGACTGTGACTGCTGCACGTTCTATGGTCACCTCTACGACCACGACGTGTACCAGTGCGGCAAGAGCCTGATCGCCCGCCACGGCAACGAGGGCGGCGAATACGCCTCGTGGCCCAAGGCCGTGTTCATCGATGTGTTGGCCAGAGAAAGTTGGGCGGAGGACAAAGCCTCGCGGGCCATCGCAGCGGCGCTTTCCTGCCAGGCACTGGGCGACACTCCGCGCGAGCTGCAACGCTTTGAGAACATCGGCGAGGTCAAGAACGCTGTCTATAAAGTAAAGTGGGACATGCTCTTTGGGCCGGACAAACGGGACATCGTGCCTGATCCCGGCTGGGGCCTGGAAGCCAACACGGCTTTCAACCACTTCTACATCGCCCGCTCGCTGCTCGAGCAGGCCGAGCATCACCTGGCCATTGCCGATGCGCATGACCGGGTGTGCTGGCAGAAGTTCCGCGAGAAACAGGAGGCGCCCAGTGGACAGTAACACACGCTGGTTCATTGAGGCGCTGCGTGATGCCTGTGATCACGCGCTGGAAGACGGCATGGTGGGCGACCAGATGGGGCACATCGAAAGCATTGAAGTAACCGATTCGGGCACTTCCCGTATCTGCGAAAACAGCGGGTTTGTGCACAGTACGCCCATCATGTTGAAAGTGACCTGCTTTGGCGCATACAGCCCGACTGAATGTCGGCGGGTGTATGAAAACCAAGGCGTTATTCAAGTGGCAGATATGGTCGCGCGCTTTTTGGCAGACCGCAGTATTGGTTTGAAAACAACTCTGGAGGACCTCAAATGTCCGCAGAACAAGGAGTCAGCGACTGGGTAGACATCATCGACCAGCACCACGACGAGCACGGAGGCGATGCGCCGCTCGTGCTGCAGCCGTCGGAGGTGCACCGGCTGCGCGAAGATCTCTGCAGTGCGTACTCGTCGCTCACGTTTCGTGAGCGGCAGCTGGTAGAGCTCAGCGCGTTTGTCAAGCGGTATGACGCCGCGCTGGATCGGACGATGGTGCTGGTGGAGAGCTACAAAAAGCTCACCGCTAAGACGGCGGATATCGCGCGGATAGCGATCAGCTCCCGCCAGGACGACGGCTATACGACGCGGCCGTACTGTCCTGCAGACCGCCCGGGCGAAGAGACCCTGGCGGAGTTCTCGCGTCGGGCATAGGAGGAGCACATGCGGCTGATGATCTACGGCATCGGAGGCGAGTTCGCCGAGCAGCTCGTGGGCTGCGCGACGGACATCACCACGGCGCTGAACCTGCTCAAGCTTCTGCGCTTGAGCGGCGCCAGCGGTTGTTCTGTTCATGGCTCGTTGGGCTACGGCACGGAGCCGTTGTCCGGCGAGCTGGGGCTGGGCGCGCTCGAGAACATGCTTCTCGACGCGCGTTGGGCTCCGGCGTGTTAATTGTGTCTCATTGATATCAAACCCAAGGAGGAAACATCCGTGGCCAAGATGACGCTTGAACGGGCCAGCGAACTGGTGTCGGCGCTGCGGGAAATGTGCCCGCCGCCCGACACCAAGGCTCCCGAGCTGTTCGACTATTTCGTCGAGGCGCTGAACATCAGCGACGACAAGCTCGAGCAGTTCGCGGTGCTGTGCGGTTTCCAGGTTGTCACCAACGTCGAGCTGATGTTTGTGCCCTGGGAAGAGATGGGGAAGATGCTCGATTGTCCACCTGAAGAAGGGAGTCAGCAGTGACCAAGATCGTGATCAACACGTGTTTCGGCGGGTTTGGGCTCTCGCAGGAGGCGCAGGCCAAGCTGCACGCGCTGGGCTCTGAGTACGTCCGGGAGCTGACGCCCCTGGAGCGCGAGGAGTCGGTTTTTCATGACGACGACCAGTTCCTGCTGGCCTACGAGATTCCGCGCCATGACCCGCTGTTTGTGCAGGTGGTCGAGGAGTTGGGCTCAAGGGCCAACGGGAATTGCGCCAAGCTGGCTGTGGTCGAGATTCCGGGAACGCTCTACCGGATCAATGAGTACGACGGCCGGGAAGGAGTCGAGACGCCCGAGAAGCTCAACTGGATCGACGCCACGCAGGCGCCGGTGCCGGTAGACTGGGCGTAATGTTGTTAGGCCCCATCGTCTAATGGTTAGGACACCGCCCTTTCACGGCGGTAATCGGGGTTCGAATCTCCGTGGGGTCACTGTCGTAATAACTTTCAATCGCAGGAAAACACATGACAGTACGTGAATTGATCGAGCAATTGTCGTCGTTGGATCCTGACAGCGTTGTTTACGCCGCTGAACTTGTCCGCCACGAGCCGTATGACGACGAAGATTCTTTGTCGGCACATGGTTTTCGTTATTCATACAACGCCAAAAATATTGTTTGTGTGCCCGGCAAGCAGGCTGCAATTATTGGGTGCCGTGCGCTTGTCGACCTTATGCCGTCGAGTGAAGAATTGGTGCAGCAGCAGGCATTTTTCGCCGCGCTTTCTGCTAATTATGCTGCAGAAAGCACACAAGCAGATCGGTATTGATTTAACCATACGGGGGCGAAAAGGTATCGACGGGATGAAGAAAGTTTGGACTGCATGCCGTGGTTGATCGGTTGGCCACGTTAAAAGCCGATTACGTTTCTAGCTGGCGCTTACGCTCCCGCTCTCGCTGCCTAGTTTCTAGGTTCGCGAGTGGGGCTGCATGGGCCTCATTGCCCAATCATGCCGTGTCGTTTCGTTAAACGACTGATCTCGCCCAGAGAGAAAGGGCACGATGGTGGTAGCCCACCTGACGCCGATAATCGGCTGGCTTTGCCTGTAGTGTGAGCAACAACAGGATACGCATGTAGACGTCCTTACCAGGCACATCTCCGGACCCGGGTTCGATTCCCGGCGCCTCCATTTGTTAGTTAGTTGGTTGGCTGGCTTGCTGGTTGGGTAATTAGTTTTTCTTTTCCTCGAAGGAGCGACATATGGCTCGTGGTTATTGGCTCGATCGTGTCGGCGGGCTCATGTACGGCGACAAGATGTACGGTGACGCCGAGTTGACCAAGGCGCAGTACGACGCCCTGTTCGCGTATGCGCCCGAGCATCGCGCGCAGGCGTTGGCGCTGCTCGCGGTCCAGGCCGAGTACGAGGAGGTTTCCAAGGCGAACACGGAAGCTGTGATCGCCGAGGTGCTGGCGCACGACGTTGCCGACAAGGCCGCGTTCGCTGCCCAGGCTGTGTTCGACGAGCACCAGGCGGCCCTCAAGGAGAACCCCGATACGCCCATTCCGGCGATCGAGGAAGCTCTGAAGGCTGCCCAGGAGGCCCGTGCAGCGGCCGAGGCTGCCACCCAGGTGACCGCGCCGCTGCAGGAGAAGATGGCAGCTCTGCGGACGCAGCTGGAGGCCATGCCGCCCCAGCGGTTCATCGCGGCCTAGCGCTGCGGTCTCGCGCAGATCAGTAGCGTATGCCCCGGGGTGCCGCCCAAGCCCCCGGGGCATACGCTTTTTTCTAGCTATCAGCCCCGACTGCTCTCGCCAGGGCAGTCACTTTCTCAATGATATCAATGCGCTAAATACTCTCTCGTTTCCGGGCATATCCAGTGAGCACCTAGATAGCTATTTCCGCGCCATGTGGCCCGAAGCTGTTCTGTGCCTGTTCTGGAGGTTTTGCCATGGAAACGATGTCAACAATCGTTGCGTGCGTTCTGTTCATCGCCGTGCTGTCGGTCTGGAGTCCGCTCTGGCGCTGGTAATCGGCGGCATGCTGGCTCAAAAGCGCGCACTAACCCGGGGCCCACAAACCCCGGGCCTCGCGCTTTTTCTTAGCTATCAGCGCTCATTACCTGTTAACACAAATAATGTCTGCTATATGCGGTCGTCTCCCGCCTAATACCGCATAGATCGGACCCACCATGACACAACCTGTTAATGCCCAGCAAGCTGCCGCTCAAGTTCTTCAAGATAAAAAACTTGCTATGTTTGTGCGCCGCCTTAAGAAACCACGGCCAGATAAATCGCGGTAGCGTTGCGCTTCGGCGGGCGATTTGCGAAAATGCGCGTGTCATCTGGCGCCCTGAGCGAAGAGGCACGCCATGCCATTTAAGTCTGAAAAGCAGCGCAGGTTTCTCTGGGCCGAGCACCCCGAAATCGCCAAGCGCTGGGCCCGCAAGTACCCCGAGAGCAACAAAGGTCTGCCTATGTACGCCGAGAGTCCTGATAGCAAAGAAAAAGCGGCAGCCTTGGCGGTACTTGGCGGCGCCCTGGCAAAACACGCTGTTACGTTAACAACGAACCCAGCATCATATGAATCTGTGATAAACGACGACGGAACTATCAAGAAATCTAATGATGGCCTGGTTCGCGTCGAGCTCCCGAAGACCGAGGGACCCACTTACGCCGGGCAAGAACAGGAAGCAGGCAAGGAAACCAGCTGCAAAAAGGATCTGGCGCCCAATAGCGAGAAAGTCCTGGATCTTAACAATCCCGTGGCGGCCAAGCTCGCCACCGTGCTCTCGCACGCCCTGCGCGAAAAGCTCGAGCGGGAAAACGCGCTGGTCGAGGGACGCGATCCGCTTCATGTCCCGCGTAACATGGGCATTAAGAGGTATGCCGTTGCCCCGCAGTTACACCAACTTCCCATGGGAATGCAGCCCCAAGCGCCCGCTCCGGCGCAAAACCAGCCCAGCAATGGTCCGGTCGGCGGCGGTAATAATCCCCAGGCAAATCCGATTCAGGCGTTCGGCCCCTTAAGCGCGTCCGGCCAACTTAATGGCAACGCAGCGTTCGGCGTCAAGAACTCGCCGGACAGCTCCAAGACGTCTGCGTTTAATCCGCTGCCTGCGCTGCAAAAAGGCGTGGCGCGCTACGGCGAATTACTGACGGGTTCAAAGATTCCTCAGCTGGCGGCTAAATCTCGCCTGTCAGCTGATCATCTGGGCTCATTGGCTGGGCAATCGCCGTGGAACATGATCACCAGCCGCGCGCGACAGGCGCTGGCCGATGTGGGCGTTAACGCCGCGCAGCAAACCGTGCACGGCGCTGTCGATCTGGCAAAAGAAAAGGCGCTGTCCCGAGCCACGCAACTGGGTACTGGCGCAGCTGGACTGGCTGGCGCTGGCTTGCTGGCGCATAGAGCCATGAACGCCAAACAAGCGGCCGAGAGCGGCGCCTGGACTCGCGCCGAAGGCAAGAACCCCGACGGCGGCCTGAACGCCAAGGGTCGGGCGAGTCTCAAAGCCCAGGGGCACGACATCAAAGCGCCAGTCACAGAGAGTAATCCCAGTGGCGAGCGGGCGCAGCGGCAGAACTCGTTCTGCTCGCGCATGTGCGGCATGAAGAAGCACGAGACGGGCGCCAAGACTAAATCAGACCCAGACTCGCGCATTAACAAGTCGCTGCGCAAGTGGAACTGCAAATGCTCGAGCGCCTACGAGTTTGGCGCGCTGGCGTCGCGAGTTGCGCTCAATGATATCAATGAGAAATCGGCGGCCCGGGGCGACATGTTTCAGAAGATGATTAACTCTGGCGCCCTGAACTTCGTTTCGGGGCTCAGCGGGCGCACTCCAGGGCGCGCGACAGCAGGCATGGGCACAGCTGGCATGTCGCACGCCGGAAACCAAGCCAAGATCGTCGCTGATTTCATGCGGCGTGCTCGCGGCATGGTCCGCCCAGCGCAGCCTGCTGCTGCTGCGGCGCTGCCCGTGGCGGCCGCCAGTCAAGCCGCCAGCCGCGTGAGCCCGGATCTTTTGGCGGGTCTCAAGCAATTTGGCGCGAACATCCGCAAGTCCAACCGCGGCAAGTATCTGGAAGGCGTCATGGACCTCCCAATCATGAGCCCCAGAGTGCGCGAGCTATTTCACGGGGCGCCGCCGTCTGCGCCGTTTGGTGCGCTGCCTTCTTTGGCGGCCACGCTACGGGGTCTGCAGCCGTGAGCCGCGTGCAGCTCTTAACCGTCCTAATCTTGTTTGTGGTTTTGACACTGGTGGGCTGTAACGTGGCGCGCGGCGCATTAGGTGGTTTGTTAACATTTTGCCACAATAAGTCCGGTTCTGCTTTATAGCGAGGCGCCGATATGCGTTGACCGGGGGACACACGCTTTTGATGCGCATGTGCGCAGGGAGGCAGTCATGAACAAGCTTATTTCTTGGTTAGTGACTTTTTTTCTCTTTCTTTTTGCCAGTCTGGCCGCCGCAGGCACACGCGACCCCAACACGCCCGACGCCCAGTATCTCGAGTTTGGTAAGAAGTTTCCGTTTGTCGTGCGCATCTGCACGCACAGTGAGCACACCGACGCGCAGGGCAATAAATACACCGAGCACGCCTGCGCCAGCGCGGTTGTGATCCGGCCGCACTGGGTACTGACCGCGGCGCATGTCTTCTCAGACGCTGAACGAGCCACAGTCAGGACCGAAGACGGCACGAAGTTTCCCCTGGTCAAACTGATTCCGCACAAAGACTACAAGCCGGAAAGCGTCGGCTGGCACGATATCGCGCTGGGCCGGACTGCGGCGCCCATTGAGCTGGAGTTCTATCCCAAGCTCTACACGAAGACCGACGAGCTGAATCAGGCCTGCACGTTTGCGGGCTGGGGCCTGGCAGGGACGTTTCATACCGGCGGCACGCACAGCGATAACAAGCGCCGGGCGGGACACAACAAGATCGATAGTCTGTCAGACGCGGTGCTATTATGCACGCCTAGCCGGGGCGCGGAGCGCTTTCCGCTGGAGTTTATGATTACGCCGGGAGACTCTGGCGGCGGCATGTTTCTGGGCAACGAGCTAGCGGGCATTAACTCGTTTCTTTTGGCCAGCGACGGCAAGCCAAACGGGACCTACACGGACGAAACGGCGTTTACGCGTGTGAGTCTATACGCGGATTGGGTAGAATCTCAGATCGAGAAGTACGAACTCGCGCTTCAAGCCCGCGCCACCGAGGGCGCACAGCTCGAGTAGCAGGACGCCCCGTATGAAATCCATCAACGCGTTTCTATTCACGATGATCGTCATGGCCACGGTGTTGGCAACGGGGCTCACGTGGTTTCTGTTGTATTTGCGGGGTTGAGTGCGCATGCTTGATCCCATTCCCGCCTACTACGCGCAGAAGTTTGCGGCCGCGCAAAACGCCGACGTCAGTCTGCGCTTTCAGCCCGACTACACCCCAGAGCAGCTCGAGCGCCTGGGCGTGTACGACGCGCTGTACCGCGGTAAGAGCCCCAGACTCGCCAGCCTGGGCGAATGGAAGCCCGAATGGATCTCTGAGCATGATCCCAAGGGCTGGGCGCAGTGGTACAAGCGCTACGCCGCTGGCCGCCGAATCGAGGGCGAAGACGACCGGCAGATGAAGCGCTGGCTGAGCTTTAAATCACGCCACGGCGGGCCGTTTAGCAAGAACCCCACGCCGAGACGGGGCTGGGCGCTGCGCAACTGGGGCATTGATCCCAGCAAGCTGGTGCCAGACCGGGCGCAAGAGATCAACGAGCTGCTAGACGAGCATCAACGCAAGGCTATGCAAAAATACGTGCAGGAGAAAGTCAGCGAGCTCCTGCCCGAGATTCAGCTCCAAGAGCATCAGCAGCGCGTGGCTGATCGCGTAGCCGACGAAGACCCGCGCCTGCTGGTCTATCACGGCCTGGGCTCTGGTAAGTCTCTTTCAGCGCTCGCTGCTGCCGAAATGGCACGCAGAAATTCCGGGAGCCAATATGGCATAGTCGTTCCTGCAAGTTTGCGGGGCAACTTCCAGAAAGAAGTTAAGAAGTTCACCCGAAACTCCAATCCGGAGATCATGAGTTACACGGGCTTAGCGCTCGGCAAGCGCTTTCAGCAGCCGCCAGAGACCGTGGTCATGGACGAGGCGCAAAGATTACGTAATCCTGGCGCCGCAGCAACGCAGGGAGCTGAGGAAATCGCGCGCCAGGCCAAACGGCTCGTGCTGCTGTCGGGCACGCCCATTACCAACTCGCCGACAGACCTCGCCTCATTGATGTCATTGCTCGATAACAAACCGATGTCGCCGCAGGACTTTGAGAAGCGCTACATTGGCTACAAGAAAAAGTTTCCCGGGTTTGTTAACTGGCTGCGCGGCGCCGAATGGGGCGAAGAGCCGTATGTCAAAAACGAGAAAGAGCTCCGCGAGAGACTCAAGGGCAAAGTTGACTATCAGCCCAGCAAGACTCCCCAGGGCGTGACTGTCAACGAAGAGACGGTGAAAGTTCCGCTGAGTTCTGAGCAAAGTAAAATTCAAAAAGCCATTCGCACGCAGATTCCGCCCGGCTTTCTCTGGAAACTAGATAAAGAGTTTCCGCTGTCGCGCGATGAGCTCAAGAAACTGAATTCTTTTCTTACGGGCCTGCGCCAAGTTTCGCTGTCCACGCAGCCGTTTCGCGTGGACAAAGATCCGCTCAAAGCTTTTGATCAGTCCAGCAAGCTTCGCGAGGCTATGAAGCGCCTGCGCGAAAACCTGGACGCGGATCCCCGTAAAAAAGCCATCATCTACTCGAACTTTATAGATTCGGGAATTCAGCCCTACGCCAAAGCCCTCGAGCGCGACAAGATTCCCTATGGCATCTTTCACGGCGGCGTGCCCGTCAAGGCCCGCCAAGAGGCCCTCAAGCAGTACAACGAGGGCAAGCTCCGCGCGCTCTTGCTGGGGCCCGCCGCCGCCGAGGGCATCTCCACGAAGGGTACGAGTTTAATTCAGCTCTTGGATCCCTACTGGCACGAGTCCCGAACGCAGCAGGCCCGCGGGCGTGGTTTGCGGTTTGATAGTCACGCGGGGCTGCCTGAAGAGCTCAAGAACGTTGCCGTGCAGCGCTTTCTCTCGGCTAGCGAGGAACCGGGCGTATTTAGCAAGTACGTGCTGGGCAAGCGCCGTCAGCGGACCGGAGACGAAGTGTTGCAGCACCTCTCCAACGACAAAGAAAAGCTTAACGAGGCGTTCCGTAAGATTTTGCGCGAAGTTGGCTCAGAAAAACACAAGCCAACGCCTGACGAAGAAAACACACCTCATTGATATCAATGAGTTTTGCAGCCGTTTGCGCTACAATACGCTAAATGCGTACGCTAACAGCAAACGGCGCGTTGTTAATTTAATCGCGAGGTACAGCTCCTATGCCCACGCCGATCACCCGCATCTTTCGTTTGATTCGTTTGCTTCGCGTCCGGCGTGACGCTGCCAATAGCACCGATGGCGCGCCGACGAATCTGCGCCCCGGTGAGCTGGCGTTTGGCGACACGGAAAGCACGCTGTACCTCGGCAAGACCGACGGAACAGTGGCCGCGTTTGGCGAAGGCGGCGGTGGCGGCTCTGGCGCCACGGGGCCTACTGGCCCAGTGGGCACCAACGGCGCGACCGGGCCTACTGGCCCTCAAGCCGAGACGGGCGCAACTGGCGCGACCGGCCCTCAAGGCGAGACGGGTTCAATTGGCGCGACCGGACCCCAAGGCGAGACGGGTTCAATTGGCGCGACTGGACCCCAGGGCGAAACTGGTTTAACTGGCCCGGCGGGTTCCAGCGTGTACACCTGGCGCGGCGAGTGGGACAACACGACAAGCTATAACGCGAACGACGTCGTGTCTTACAACGGCGCGAGCTACATCGCGACGACGTCCGCGAGTTCAGGCAGCGGCGACCCGGTGACGAACACAAGCGCCTGGCAGCTGCTGGCACAAGCGGGCGCTACCGGCCCCAACGGCGCCACGGGCACGAGCTTTACGTGGCGCGGCGAATGGAGCTCAAGCGCCGAGTACTACGTTAACGACGTGGTGTACTACGGCGGCAGCGCCTGGATTGCGACGACCACGACGTCGAATCAGACTCCGGCTAACGTGCCCGGAGCTTCTTGGGCGCTGATGACGCAAACCACGGGCGACACCGGGCCGACTGGTCCGACGGGCGAAACTGGTCCCACGGGCCCGACGAGCCTGGTCTGGCGCGGCGAGTGGAACAGCGGCACGCCGTACTATGCCAACGACGTGGTGTTTTATTCCGGCGCGTCGTATGTCGCCACAGACTACAACACGAGTTCCGCGCCGACGAGCGGCATGTACTGGAACGTGCTCGTGCAGACCAGCGGCGACACGGGACCGACGGGCGAAACCGGTCCGACAGGCGCAGGCTCGAACATGGTCGAAGCAGGCGCGGGCACTGGCAGTCTTGTCGGCCTGCCGTCGGCCAATAGCAACAGCGCCAACGGAAATTACAGCGCCGTAGGCGGCGGTGCGAGCAACACAGCTGCAGTTAGTTATTCTGCTGTTTTTGGTGGCAGCGCTAACGTGGCCTCCGGCGACACGCACGCTGCTGTGTTTGCTGGTCAGTGGAACGCGGCGTTAGGTCCGGCTGCCGCGATTTGCGCTGGGTTTTCCAACACCGCCAGCGGTTCGTATAGCTTTATCGGCGCCGGGCAGTCTAACGTCGTCGACGGTAAATGGGGCGTCATCGGCGGCGGTTCGAGCAACAACGCGGGCGGCGGCATCGACAGTTGGAGCGCCACGGTTGGCGGCGGCAAGTTCAACACCGCGAGTAATACCTACAGCACGGTCAGTGGCGGCTATGGCAACGCCGCCAACGGGCAATACAGCGCCGTCAGCGGCGGCTTGCTCAATGCCGCCAGCGGTACGGCTAGCGCCGTCGGCGGCGGCCAGCGCAACACCGCCAGCGCCTACTACAGCGCCACGGTTGGCGGCGGCTATGGCAACACCGCTCTCGGCAACTACAGCGCCGTCGGCGGCGGCAAGAGCAACGCCGCCAACGGAAATTACAGCGCCGTGGGCGGCGGCTTTCAAAACGTCACCAGTAATTCCGCCTACAACACCGTGGGCGGTGGCGCAATCAACAACGCTACTGCGGAGGGCAGCACCGTAGCGGGCGGAGGATGGTACGACTCCGACACAGCCGAGATCGTAGGCAACACAGCCGGTGGGGCCATCAGCAGCGTCGGCGGCGGCGCGCGCAATTTTGCACTGGGCCTGGCCAGCACTGTGAGCGGCGGCACGCGCAACACCGCCAGCGGCGACTACACTACCATCAGCGGCGGTAAGCTGAACGCGGCCTCGGGCACCGGCGCCACGGTCGCGGGCGGTGGTCGGTTTAATGCGAGCGGCCCTAATCCCGAAGGCAACACGGCTGCTGGCAATTACAGCTTTGTGGGCGGCGGCATCGGCAACATCGCCCACAACCCCTACAGCACCGTGGGCGGGGGATACAAAAACGAAGCTGTGGGCGAGGAATCCACGGTATCTGGCGGCAGGTACAACGACGCAGGCGCGACGCAGAGCACTATAGCGGGCGGAGAAAGTAACGGGGCTAACGCCTATTGCAGTTCCGTGGGCGGCGGAAGTCAAAATTATGCTAATGGTTATTGTTCCGTCATCGGCGGCGGTATCTTGAACAACGCTGGCGGCGACCACACCACCGTCGGCGGTGGCTACCAAAACACCGCCAGCGGCAATCGAAGCACTGTCGGCGGTGGCTCCCAAAACACCGCCACCGGCCAATCCGCCACGGTTGGCGGCGGCTATAAAAACACCGCCAGCGGCTACTACAGCGCCGTCAGTGGCGGTCGGCAAAACACCGCCAGCGCCTACTACAGCGCCGTGGGCGGCGGCTATAAAAACACCGCCACCGCCCGCTATAGTTTCGCCAGCGGCAGCTATTCCGCCGTCGCGCACTATAGCGCGCAGGCGCACGCCGCGGGCCGTTTCGCGAGCTCTGGTGACGCGCAAAAACTCACGCTCGTAGCGCGCTGCGAAACTACCGACGCCACGGCAAATCAGGTGCTGTATCTAGACGGCGCTGACGCAACCGCGCGGTTGGTGCTCCCCGCTAATACGACCTGGGTATTTGATATCAAACTCAGCGCAAGCAACGTCACGGACGGCGCTGGAGCGGGCTGGCACATTCGCGGTGTGATTCGGCGAAATGCCTCCAACAGCACCGTGCTTGTGGGCAGCAATATCGTCGAAGGTTGGACGGAGTCGGCTATGAGCGGTGCGGCAGTAAGCGCTGTGGCTGACAATACAAACGAGGCGCTTGAGCTGCGCGTCACGGGTTTAGCCAGCAAAACAATTCGTTGGGTTGCCGTCGTTGAAGTAGCGCAGGTTTCGTTTGATCCGGCGTAACGCACGCGCACACAGGCACAGCTACACATTGCAATAGGAGCAGCAGCATGTCGAACGAAATCAATTTTGGCGGTAAGACGCTCAAAAACACTGGCCAAGTCGCACTGGGCAAGAACGGCACCGCGAGCTACTACGCCACGGTCAGCGGCGGGAGAAGCAACACGGCTCTTGGACAGGGCGTGACAATCAGCGGCGGCCAATACAACCTCGGCACCAGTAGTAGCTATCAAGATGTAATCGGCGGCGGCAGCGGGAATCTATTGAACGACAGCTACGCCAGCGTAATTGGCGGTGGCATGACAAACACGGTTAGCGCTCAGCACACCGTAGTTGGCGGCGGCTACACCAACACCGCCAGTAATAATCAAGCGACGGTCAGCGGCGGCAAATTTAACGCTGCTTCGGGTGTTGCGGCGACGGTCGGCGGCGGGAGAAACAACACCGCCAGCGGCTACACCAGCACCGTTAGCGGCGGCGTTCAAAATACCGCTACCGGTCTCTGTAGTGTTATTGGTGGCGGCGGCGGAAGGTTAATTCCGGATACGATTCCGCCGGAGGGCAACTTAGTTGGTTCCAGTACCGGGTCGGGCGCGGTTTTTAGCTTGGTTTTTCAATCCAACGGCCCGCCGACTGTAGATGGCCCCGAAACGTGGATTCTTTCCGAGGCTTCTATCACCGACGGCGGTACGGGCTACAATCAGTACGACTACCTCACTATTTCTCTGGGCGCGCCCACCGACGTCGAACTTAGTCCGGCGAGCGTAGAAGTGTCCGACGTCGATCCGGAAACCGGCGCAATTCTGTCCGTCTATGTGACCGATGGCGGCTTGTACTATCGCCCGGCCGGTACGTTTACGGCGTTTGGGCGCAATCATGCCAGCGCCGACCACAGCACCGTCGGCGGCGGCAAGAACAACACCGCCGGAGGTACTTGGTCTGATTGCGCCACAGTTTCTGGCGGCCAAGACAACACCAGCCTGAACCGCAGCTTTATCGGCGGCGGCTATAGCAACACCGCCTTCGGCGGCTACAACGCTATCGGCGGCGGTAATAATAACGTTTCTATGGGTAATTGGAGCGCAATCAGTGGTGGAAGTGAGAATACCACTGCTACGAACACGAATCGCGCCGCAATTGGTGGCGGGAGGGGGAACGTCGTCGACAGAACCGGCGGCACCGTCAGTGGCGGCTACAGCAACAGCGCGCTGGGGCAGTACGCCGCGGTCGGCGGCGGATCGGGCAACACCGCCATCGGTAATTTCGTCCCAGCTGTCGGCGCTCCCGCCTACGCCACCATCAGCGGCGGCAAGGAAAACACCGCCAGCGGTTACGGCGGCGTCGTTGGCGGTGGTCGGGAAAACAAAGCCGCCGGTATTTACGCTACGATCGACGGCGGGAGAAACAACACGGCGAGCGCCAATTACACCACCATCGGCGGCGGCGGTGTAAACACCGCCGCCGGGGGCCACGATACAGTCAGCGGCGGGCAGCGGAACACCGCCAGCGGCAGCTATAGCGTCATCGGCGGCGGCAGGTTTAACACCGTCAGCGGCCTGTACAGCACCGTCAGCGGCGGCCAACGCGCTCTGGCAGACCGCCGCGGCATGCGGGCGTACGGCGCTGGGCAATTTAGCACTACCGGCGACGCGCAGCAGGTTGACTTTATGCTGCGCAATAGTACGACCAATGCTACGCCCACCACGCTGTTTCTTAACGGAAGCTCCGACCGGTTGACCATTCCGTCTGGCAAGGCGCTTTTTGCCACGGTGACCGTAGCAGGCATTATCAACGGCGGCAGCAAAGCGGCGCATTACAGCCGCAAAGTGGCGATTAAGAACGTCGGCGGGACTACTAGCTTGATTGGCTCCGTGATCACACTTGGCACCGACGTCGAGGACGACGCTGCCTATGACGTCACGATTACTGCCGACAACACCAACGACGCGCTGCAGATCAACGTCACGGGCAAAGCTAGCGAAACCATTCGCTGGGTAGCGCACGTCCAGGGCATCGAAATCGCCTACGGTTCATAGCATAGCCAGGCCAGCCCGATTTGATATCAAACCCGCCTTGACAGGTTTTTGCGCCGCGCTATTCTCGTGAGCATGAAAGCGCATTATTTCATTTCGGGTTTGCCCCGGTCTGGCTCCACGCTTCTGTGCAACATCCTGGCGCAGAACCCGCGGTTTTTTGTGTCGCCCGCGACCTCGGGCTGTCACGACGTGCTGTTTAATATCCGGAATCAGTGGGACCGGCTGATCGAGCACCAGGCCGAAGGTATCAACTACGATCAGCTACGCGGCGTGATGCGCGCTGCGTTGGACGCCTATCACGTCACCGACAAGCCCGTGGTTATCGACAAAGGCCGCGGCTGGCTAAGTCTTGTCGAGATGCTGGAATTCATCAAAGGCGGGCCTGCCAAGATCATTGTTCCGGTACGGGACATCGCTGAGATTCTGGCCAGCTTCGAACAGCTCTGGCGAAAGTCCACCGGCATGACGCAGTGGGCTTTCGAGAGCGCGGATTACTTTAAGTCACAAACCATCGAGGGGCGCTGCGAGATCTGGGCGGGTATGAGCCAGCCAGTTGGGCTGGCCTACAACCGCGTAAAAGACGCGCTCGCCCGCGGCCACGACAAAAGCATGCTGTTCATGGAAATGGACGACCTGACGCGCGATCCCGCGCAGACTATGCGCCGGATCTACGAGTTTCTGGGTGAGCCGTCGTTTGAGCATAACTTTGCGAACGTGCAGCAGGTCACCAAGGAAGACGACGTCAACGTACATCGCATTCCCGGCCTGCACGCGATTCGGGGCGTTGTGGCGCCAGTGCCCAAGCGCGCATCGGAGATTCTCGGCCCAGATTTAGTCCGCAAGTACGCGCATGCAGAGATTTGGCGGCGTTCTTAAAACGTCGTTATACTAAGTGTGTCACGTGCCCTTTTTTATGGAGTTTAACTCATGAGTGTTTTGAATCCTCCGACGCAACCGGCTGTTCCCGCTGGCCAGGTCGTCGCCGAGCGGCTGAAGCAGCAAACCCGTCAGACGTTTCAGCAGCTTGTCATGGCGTTTAACAATGGCGCCCGCTCGTTCTGGAATAACAACGACGCCACGCCTGCTGACATTGCTGCGGCCCTCGGCACCGACGCCAAGGAAGTTTTTGAGCTGCACGGCAAGATCGGCGCCCTGCTGGCGTCCGTGAATCCCGCGGCGATTGCTCCTGGTGTCTCTGCGGTGGGCGCGTTCACCTACAACGCCGACGGTACGGTCACGGTCACCGGCCCCGCGCCCGAGCCCGCCCCCGAGCCCGCCCCGACGCCTGAAGCCTGAGTCGCTCAAAGATATCTATTCACGTAGGTATCGGTATCCCGGAGTAGAGAAACCAGTATCTCGCCACGCTCATAACGTGGAGTTTGCGGGTGCGAGTCCCGTCTCCGGCACTTATTACCCCCCTAGTCGCTTCGGTGGCTAGGCCGCGAAGCCCAGTCAAGTTAAACTCTTGCCGGGCTTCTGCTATTTATGCACCCGCGCAACTACGCCAACATTCAGCGCCGCCGGTATCTCGAACGCCAGCCCGCCGCGCAAAGTCTCGCGGGGCTGGAGGTGCTGCTTCATCTCGATTCGTTTTGCCTGGGCGACACGCTGTGCTTTGCGTCGTACCTGCCGGACTTCAAACACTACTATCAGCCCAGCAAGCTCTGGGTGACGACGTTCTGGCCGGAACTCTTTGGTATCTCCGACGAGTTCGACGTGCTCGACGCGGTAAGCCCAGACACGCTCGTGTGCGACAAGCTCGTTAGCTGCGGCTATCGCAAAGAAGACCTTCTGCACACCACCCGCGGCATGTTCTACGCCGCGCGGGCCTCGATGGGGCTGCCGGAGGCCCTGCCTGGCGCCGCGGTGCGGAGGCCGCTGACGCGCCCGGTGGCTGCCGTGCGGCAAACCAACAAGATCGTGCTGGCGCCGGAGAGTACAAAGTCCATTGCGCGCTGGGACTATCAGGGCGGTTGGGGTTGGCAAGCAGTTGTCGACGCGCTGGTGGCCCGCGGCTTCGAGGTGCACAACATCTCGTATGAGACCGACCTGGGCCTGCGCAACGTGATTCCGCACCACGGGCACGACGATATCGCCGTCGTGCGCCAGCACATCGCCGAAGCGCGGCTGTTTCTGGGCTTGAGTTCAGGGCTCGCGTGGCTGGCCTGGGCTTACCACACGCCGGTGGTCATGGTGGCGGGGTTCACCAAGTTTTTTAACGAGTTTCCCTGCTACCGCGTTTGGAATCCGCACGCTTGCAACGGCTGTTTCAACGTGTTTCCCGACATTAAAAGTCCGTGTCCGCTGTTTGACAATACCGACCGTAAGCACGAATGCCACCGCACGATTACGCCGGACATGGTGCTCGCGCAGGTCGATCGGGCGCTTGCAGATACGGCGACTCGCGCGCAGCATTAGAAATCTCTTTCTCTCTCTCTCTCTTTTTCTTGCAAGGAAGGCAGAACGCTATGTTCGTGACGACATGCACGCGGGACTATCTTGTGGGGCTTGAAGTTCTGCTGCAGAGCCTGGTGGACCACAACGAGTGGCTCGCGTCCGACGATATTCCGTTTGTCGTGCTCTCGAATGACCTGACGGCTGCTGATCTCACGGTAGCGCAAAAGATATATCCACACGTGAAAATCCGTGGCTACGACGCTGAGAAGTACGCGCCGCTGGAGGAGCTCCGCCGCCAGGCCCAGGCTTTCGGTGATTACTCGAAATACGAAGTGTTCTCAGTGCCCGACGCCGAGCGCGTGGTCTTTCTGGACGTCGACATGCTGATTCGTGGCGATATCTCTGCGCTGCTGTACAACGAGCAGGACTTCGCCGCCGTGCGCGAGCTGTACATCGACCAGTTCAATACTGGCGTGATGGTCATCGGCAAAAAGTATCTCTCGCCCCGGGTCACCGCTGATTTGATTCGCCTGACGCAGGTCTACGGCGTTACCGAGCATTTGGATCAAGACATCATCAATCACTATTTCGACGGGCAGGTGCACGAGCTGCCGCTGGCCTATAACTTTTTGAAGATCTATCACAAGCCCATTTTCCGCCGCGACGGCCTGGCCAAGTACGTGAAGATTCTGCACTACGTTGTCAAAAAGCCCTGGCAGCAAAAGTCCGCTGTAAATCTTGAAGAAGGCACACTTTGGCTCGAGCGCTACTGGTATGACGTGTACGCCAAGACGCTGCGCCTGCGTCACGACAGCGTAGCGCCCGCCGCAGCCGCCCAGGCTCCGGCGTCAGTTTTAATTCCAGTTCCAGTTCCAGTTCCAGTTCCAGCAGTCGCTGCCCCCAGCACGCTGCCGCCGCTACGCACCCGCGACGAGTTGGGCAGCTGGATGACGCAGATGGGCTACACGCTGGCTGCCGAAGTCGGCGTGCAGCGTGGCAATTTCTCGCGGCAGCTTTTGAGCACCTGGCCCGGCGAGCTCTTGATGATCGACGCCTGGGAGCGCCTGCCGGATTATCAAGACGTCTCGAACGTCTACAACGACGAGCATGCGCAGCTCATGGCGGTTGCGCAGCAGGTGGCGCAGGCGTTTGCGCCCCGCGGCGTGATTGTGAAGGCCAAGAGCCCCGAGTGCGCAGTCAGCTACGCCGACGGCTCGCTGGATCTGGTGTATCTCGACGCAAATCACAGTTACGAGGCTGTGCTGGCTGACATTCAAGCCTGGCTCCCCAAGCTCCGCCCAGGTGGCGCGCTTGCTGGCCACGATTACGTCGACGGCGAACTGCCCCAAGGCCGATTTGGCGTAAAACGGGCTGTTAACGAGTTTTTTGGTCGAGCGCCCGACCTTGTAACAGAAGAAACCTGGGCCACGTGGCTGTATCTCGTGAAATAGTCTCTCGCACGCGAAAACCGCGTGATTTTAGCTGCCAGCCGCGTTTTGGCTGCGAGGTATACTTACAACCTGCGCGGCAAGGACGCCGCGTGCCCGGGAGACAGAGCATGGCGGCTCGCACGTTCAAACATTACCGGAAGCTCTTGCAGGTCCTGAAGCAGCACTGCGCCCCCGGCTACCCGATTTCTGTGAAGCGGGTGAAAATTCCCAAGAAACTCGACGGGCGCTGCTGGAAAGACGGCCGAAAGTTTCTCATTCAGATCGACAAGGGCCTCGACGAGCATCGGGCCATTGATGTGCTGCTGCACGAATGGGCGCACGCCCGGGCCTGGAATCACAGGCTCGATAATTGCTCCACGGACGACGAGTTTAACAAGCTCGCGCACGACGCCGCCTGGGGTGTGGCGTACGCCGAGGTGTACTGCGTCTACGAGCAGCAGTTCATTCCGGCGGCTGCGAGAATTTAAGCGCAATTTGATATCATTGGTGGCTAGTCACCCGGAGCGTATTTATGCGCAATCCCTACGAATTTGGCTATGCCGTTGGCCAGTACGAGAAGTCTGCCAGCCTGGGCGGTTTCGCGCAGGGTGCCTGGGACGTCGGCAAGTACATGATTCCCGGCGTGGGCACAGCGTACACCGCTAAAGACCTCTACGACTCTGTTCGGTCTGGCAATGTGCTTGGCACGCTCGGCAACACAGCGATGCTCGGCGTCTCGCTCATTCCTGGCGCCGGTGGTTTGCTCGGCGGCGCGGCGAAGGGCATGGGCAAAGGCCTGATGCGAGCTGGCGCGAGCATGGGCGGTAACCTCGCTGGGCGCGGCTTAATGTCGGCTGGTCGGGCAATGCGTGTGGCGCCTGTGGCAATGCGCGCCGCTGGCCGTGCCGCGCAGGGCATTGAGAGCGCTATGGCCAAGGGCGTCCAGAAAGTCGTGCCGGTTAACGCGGCCACAAAAAGCTGGACGCGCATGGCCGTGAACAAAGCTGTGCAGAATCCAATGCACACGGCGGCGTACACATTGCCAATGGCGGCCGGTGGCGGCCCAGCAAGTGCCGCGGCAGGCGCGGCTAACGCCGTTTCTGCTCCGCGTCGAGCACCGGCTCCGGCACCCGCACCTGCACCGGCGCCAATGCCGCGGGCGCAACCGATGGCCTACGCGGGCATGTAACGCACAAAGATATCAATGGAGTTAAGCATGCAACCCAAAGAATTTGGCCAGAAACTGCGCGCCGAGAAAGAAGCCAATTTGGCCGCGATGGCAAACACGGTGGGCCGCGGGCTGCGTGGCGCAGGCGCCATGACCGCAAAAGCTTATGGGGCGGCAAAGCCGATGCTTAACATGGCGGCCGGAAGCATGGCAAACAGTGCTGCTGGCGCGGTAGGCGGCGCCGCAGCGACCGCCGGACTGGGATACATGATGAACGGCGGGCGACCGCAAGCGGCTCCGTCAATTAACATTCACATGGGGGGCATGCCGAATGCGCCCCGCCCCTCCGCCGCCGCAGAAGTTCCGGCTGCGTTCACGGCGCTCAAGCAAGCGTCGTTTGCTGGCGCTCCGATGGGGCCCGGTCCCGGCGCTATGACCGACGGACACATGAGCGGCACGAACCCCTTTGAGATGTTCACTGGTCCGACGCATCAGTTCAATCCTGCTGGCTCGATGTCGAACCCGGGAAACACGATCGGCAATCTGTTGCCGTCGAGCGCGGCAAACCCCATTCATGACGTCAGTGGCGCGGGCCAGGGGCTTTCCCGGCTGCTCAAGCCCTCGAACATTTCGCCGTCGCCGTCGAGCGCGGCAGGGCAAGTTGGGCAGACGCTCGGCGGCGAGGTCAAGAACGTCGTCGGCGATATGCTGCGCGACGGTCTAGCTGGTCGCGGTGGCGCCACGAGCGCGCTGAAACACATGGGATCGATTAGGAACATCACGCAAACGTTGCAGCCATTTCAAGGAGTCGCACAAATGGGAATGAACGCACTGAGCAATATGCCGCTGAAGACAGCCAGCACGCGGCCGGTTGCCACCGCACTGGTCGCTATGGCCGTGAAGCGCGCGGCCGAGATGGAGAAAGACGCCGCCGGGCTCGGCGGGCTGCTTTCAGGTATCGGCAGTCTGGCCCGCACGGCGCCTGCGGCACTGGCTTCGGGCGCGAAGATGGTCGGTAACGCTGGAAAGTTTGTGAATACTGGCTCGAAAAACTTTTTGCGCGCGACCGGCAACGCACTCCAGGGCGGCGGCCAAGTTGGCCAGGCCGTAGGTGGCCTGGCTGGCCGCGTGGGTCGCTTCGGCCAGCAGATGGGCACGGGCATTATTGGCGCCGCGGAAAACATTCCGACGCGCATGCTCGGCACGAACATGGGCCGCCCGATTCGCGACGTGACGCAGGCGGCAGGCCACGCCATGCGCGCGACTGGCTCCGCCATCGGCGGCACCGGCGGAGGCGTCGGTCTGGTCGGCAAGGGCATGAACGCGGCGGGCCAGGGCCTGAAGCGCGTCTCGCAGATGGGTTACGGCATTCCCACCGCCGCGGCGATTCCCGTCGCAGCGGGCGCGGCCATGGCAGCCAAGCCGTTCGTGCCCAACGTCGGCCTGCAGAATCCCGTGGAAGCGTCGGCCAATGTAAACTTTCGCAATCCAATCACGTTGAATTGGGATAAGAAATAATGAGTCCGTTTCCGCCCGGCGGTTTGTTTGGCAAACCGTTGGTAAACGTACCCGTAGACTTGCTTTATACCCGGCGCAAGCTACTTGAAAAGATTATGCAAAACGTTGCAAACCGTAAAATCCAGAACGCTATTCAAGCTACAGGTGACAGAATGGCCGCAACTCCCGAACAGTTTGGCGCGAATCTTGCCAAGGGCATTTCGCAGATGGGCAAGAAGGCTGGCGTTGACTGGCGCGGCGCAATTCGCGGCGCAATGGAAGGGCACTACGGCAAAATGCTGGACGCGAGCGTGCCGAAGGCGCAAGGCATGTTTGATCGGTATAAACAGCTGTTGACGTTTGACCGGTTTCGCCGCATGCAGCAGCACACATCTGACGCGATGAACACGCTCGGGAAGGTCAGAATGCCGTCGGAAGAGATTGCGCGTGTTCGGAATCAGCTTGACGACGTGGTGCAGCCCGAGTTTTTTAAATCGCTTGGCACTGCAGCTGGCACTGGTGTCGGCGCGTCGCTGGGCATTAGCGCTGGGGTTAATGCTTTGTCAGGCGGCGACAAGAAGGCCAACTCTAATCCCGCTGACGCTCACGGCTCGAGCTTTGTGCCCCTGATGGGCGGCGCGATCTCCGGTGCTGTAAAGCCTCATCCCAGCCGCGGCACGCTCACGAACGTGTTGGGCGAAGGCTTGGCTGGACTCAAAGGCGGCACGATTGGCTCGCTGCTTGGCGGCGGCGCTGGCGCTTTGACAGACCTGGCGACGAAGTTCAAGGGCCGCGGCGTGCCGACGCTGTTGGGTACGCTGTTGGGCGGCTCGCTGGGTACGCATGTCGGCTCGCAGCTGCACCGTGAGAGCATTCCGCTGAACGCCCGCGCGCTGGCTGAGCTGACTAACAAGAAGAGCGCGGCAGAAAAGACTGCTATTATTGACGGCGCCCTAATTGGCGGCGCGTTGGGCGGAGCTTCGGCGCCTGAAGGAAATGTTTTACGTGGCGTTGGTCGCGGCATGGTCCGCGGTATTGGCACGGAACTTGGCGCTGTCGGCGGGGGTCTAGCTGGCGGCGCTGCTGGTGGCGCAGCTGGCGCTGCTGGTGGCGCTGGTCTCGGTGCGTTGACGGCGCTGTTGTCAAAAAATTACCGGAGCGAACTGGGCCGACTGGCTCTGGGCGGCGCGTTTATGGGCGGCAACGTTGGCGCCGGTCTGGGCGGCCTGGCGGGGCTGTATCACGGCGGCCGCGCTGGCTACAACGCAGCGGGCAAGTTCATGGGTCCGGCGAGCTACGCGAAGCAGTCTGCAGATAAGCGCGCCTCCCTGCCCGAGGGCGTATTTGCCGGTATGGGCGGCGCGATGAGCGGCGGCACAGCGGGTCTGGGCGTGGGCGCGCTGTACGGCCTGCTTTCAGGCGCACTACAAGCCCGCAAGGGCAAGAAATTGCGCGGCGCGGCCATGGGGGCTTTGCGCGGCGCTGGTGGCGGGGGTTTGATCGGCGCCGGTATCGGCGGCGGCCTGGGACTGGGTACGGGGCTCATGATGCCCAACGTGCTCACCGCAAACCCGATTACGCAGGCGGCCAATGCCGTGAGCATTGCCAGCAATCCTATTAGTCACGCCGCAAAAATGACGCTTGGCGCCGCTGCTGGTGGTATCGGCGGCGGCTATCTGGGTAACAAAGCACGCAAGAGTCTCATCGGCGACAAGCCCGAAAGCGAAGACGAAGACGAGGGGCTTGAGACGGAAGACAAGACGGAGATGGATCCGGCGCTGAAAGCGGCCGGATTAGTTCCGTCTTTTCAGCAGGCCGCGCGAGAAGGGCTAGCGGGCATGCGCGGCCGGTTCAAGATTCTTGAGAACATGCGCGGCGTGCGTGACCGGCTGCTTTCCGGCGACTTGTATCCAATGCCGCCGTTGGACAAACACCTTAACATTGTCAACCGCGGCTCTAACCACGCGGCCGATATTGGCGCCAAATTGGAGCGCATGATGAAGCAAATGCGCGTTCCGACGGACAAAATTAAAGACACGGTCGGTAACGCGGCGTTAGCGCGTTCGGGCATCCCGCCGATGAAGATGCCGCCTGAACAGTTGCGCGATCTTCGGATAGAAGCTCTTGGCCGTTAACGCCCATTAATATCAAATGGCCTGCCCCGTCTGTGAATCACCGACGATCGAGATTAGGGGCAAAGCCGTGTGCCCGTTCTGCCACGTCATCGTCGAGACGTGTTGCGAAGGCGGACGTTGTCAGTACAATTCTCCGAGTTCTGTAACTCAGACTCAGGAGGAGCGTACGCATGACGTGGGACGAGCTGATCACGGCGGTGGAGCAGTGGGCGGAAGCCCGGCAGATCATTCCCAATAGCACGCCCGAGGCGCAGCTACTCAAGTGCGTGAGCGAGCTGGGCGAACTGGCCGACGCGCGCCTCAAGCACGACATGCTCGAGATTGCTGACGGCATTGGCGACGTGCTAGTTACGCTGATTTTGTTTGCCAAGCTCAGCGACCTGAACATCCGGGGTTGCCTCGAGAGCGCCTACGACACGATCAAGGACCGCAAGGGCACGCTGATGCCTAACGGCGTGTTTGTGAAGGAGGAAAGTCATGCCTGAACCAGCCAAGCGTTTTATTCTCAATGCCGAGCAGCGCACCTGGGTCGAGAAGTCCTGGGGCGGCGAGGACTGGATCTACAACGGGAGATATTGCGGCAAGAAGCTTCACGTCAAAAAGGGCAAAGCCTGCAGCTGGCACTATCACAAAGTCAAAGACGAGGTGATTTACTGCGAATCTGGCCGCGTAAAGTTCTCCTACGGCTGGGACGAGGACGACGCTACAGCCGCCGTAATTGAGCTGGGCCCGGACATGGCGTTTCACGTGCCGCCGGGAATGTGGCATCGGTTTGAGGGGGTTGAGAACACGGTTTTGCTAGAATTTAGTACGCACCACAGCGACAAAGACGTCGTGCGCGCCGGGCAGGCGGAAACCCCAGACACAGAGGACGAGTCATGAACCAGTTCGAGAAAGAGGCGATTAACCTCCGCGGTATTCTGGAGACGGCCGCGCGCGGTGCCAAGTCTGTCGGCAGCGGCCTGGCGAGCGTGCCGGGGCGTGTGGCTGGCGCTCCGGGCGCCACGGGCAGCTTTGTCTTGAACACAGCGCGCCGCGGCCTGAACAACGCGGGCGCGGTCGGCGAAGCAGTGCTCCGCGGTGCTGTCGAGAACATTCCCATGAACGCGCGCGTGGCTGGGCCGATTTTTCACGCTTCGCAATCGATGAAGAACGTTGGCACGCGCACCGTCGGCGCGCTGCAGCGTGGCGCTGAGAAGCTCACTGGCATGGGCCACACTGGTAAGTTTAATCCGCTCAATGTGGCTGTTGGCGCTGGCACGCTCTATGGTGGCGCCAAGGCGCTTGGTGTTGGCGGCGGCGGCGCGGCGCAAGCTGCACCTGCCGCGGCTCCGTCTGCTTCGCCCGCGCAGCAGTTCGGCGCGCAGGCGGCCCAACAAGCGGGCATGGGCGGCTTCGGCGGATTTAGCCAGAAGGCCAAGGAAATGTGGGGCGCGCTGCCCACCGAGGCTAAGTGGGCGCTTGGCGCTGGTGTGCCTATGGCGCTGGCGGGCGGCCTGATGGGCGGCAAGGGTGGCTTGGGCCTGGGCGCGCTTGGTTTGGGCGCAGCGGGCTTGGGCGCTGCGGCGGGCGGTCTGCTGGGTGACGATGCCCGGCGCATGGTCGGCAAGGGCATGTACAACGTGGGCAGTTTCTTTGGCGGCGGCGGCAACGACCCCGGCTCGCAGATCGAGATGCTCAAGAAGTTTAGTCCCGGCCTGGGCTCTACGCTGCTCATGGGCCGCGACCCCAATCTCAGCGCAGCGCAGGCGCAAAAGCAGTACGAGTTTCTCACGCAGAACAGCGACATGATCAAGGCCCTGCTGCCGTCGATGCAGCAGAAGGGCGCCAGCGCGCTGTACGATATGACGATTAAGGGCGCGCGCTGCTGGAAGGGTTACGAGCCAGTGCCGGGCAAAGCGCCCTACAGCGAAGACTCCTGCCGCCCCGCGGGCAGCAAGAAGAAGAAACCCGCCGCCAAGAAGCAGGCCGCCAGCACGGTGTTTAAGCTCACCGAGAAGAAACCCGAAGAAGTTGTGAATGGCGACAAGCCTTCCACCGAGGCAAGCAAGGAAGTTTCGGTAACACGTAGTGAGCCCGCAAAGAAAGAAGACCTGCGGCCGGAAGGCGCGCTTGGCGAACTGGGCAAGGAAGCTGCGCGTGGCGACATGACGAAAAAATTGTTGTCGTATCTTGGGAACAATACGCCGTTCCAAATGCACAATTTTCCAGTGCCGGGCAGAATGCGGCCGCCAACTGATTCTTTGATGGCAAAATATCTGCCCAAAGAAAAACAACCTATGCAACAACTTGGGCAAGACTTGTTGGTTAAAGCAAAATCGTTTTTGCCTACGTCGGGCGGTATGCCAGAAAGAGGCGGCGGCTACTTCGACAATAATCAAAAAGATCTGGCCGACACGTTAAAAGCATTGCGCACAACGTACGGTAAATTTCACGGTGACATGCGCAGCGCATTGCCAAAAATGGACCCGCCGCCGTCGGCAACCGCAAACGCTACGTGGTTGGGCGCAAAAAAGCTGGCGCCCTGATGGCTAACGAAAAGTCTTGACCCGATAACAATACGCGCTACAGTACTCCTCACGGTTGGGAATCACTCCCTCCGTGAGGAGTATTTTTTTGTGATTGCCACGGACGCGCGATACGAAACAGTCACAGTTACGTTCACAGACGAAGAGCGAGAGCTTATTGCTCATCACGCCGAGCAGGCCACGCTGCCGGTCGGCCGGTCTAAGATCTTTTGCGGCGACCAGGAAAATCTCGACCGGCGCGAGTTTGAGCGCAACGAAAACCAGCACACCGGCATGGCCTGTGAAGCGGCGTTCTACAAGTGGGCCGCGCCGCTGGGTTCGGGCGACTTCGCGGCTTTTTTGGCCAACCGTGAGCTGCGCAACTCCGACAAGTTCACGGGCGACAAGGGCATAGACTGCGTTCTGCCCGAGAACCTGCGCGTGGACATTAAAGGCTCCGAGCCGCAGGCTGGCAAGAGCCTGGACGTGTACACGGCGCTGAACTTGCATTTGACGCACGAGCGCGACAAGTCCCTGGCAGAAATACAGGACATCGCCTACGTGTTTGCCGTGACGCAGCGAGAACTGTCTGCGCCGTGCCGGGCGCCGAAATTTGTAATTCTTTCAGGCTGGCTCTGGGGCCGCGAGCTGTATGGCCGTGAAGATAAGAAATCTTTAGCGGGCTGGTCGGCCAAAGGCTGGTCATTACACAGAATGCACGAGTTTCCGGGCGTTGCGCAACTTGCAAACTGCGCTTAAAATCGCGGTCGCTGGCATTAATTATTCGCGCAGTCACGGAGGACACATGCGGGAGAGACGCAGGGAGGCGGTTCGACACTGGCGCCGCTCGCTCCACGCGGATGCGCCGAGTCGTGAAAAGTACCTGCGGAAGCGCGCGGTCGCATCGCCCGCGCTTCGCACTCCATCGGACAGCCGGAGTGCCGGGATGCTGCGGTTTGATATCAAATCGCGCTTAACGCGGGTTGCTGGGTTTCCAACGCCGTCCGAGCGCCTCCTTCGCCCCAACGCAACACGAGCACAAGCAGAGCACGAGCGGCTCTGCTGCCCGCGCCCAGCCCGTTTTTGAGGAGATGACATGAAGCTCGACCAGTTTTTGGAATTCATGAACGAAGACTTGATGCGCGAATGGACGCATCTGAAGTTTTATCTATATCACGCTAGTGCCGTGACGGGCCTGCATGCCGAAGAGTTTCGCGAGTGGCTCACCGACTCAGCCAAGGGCGAAATGGAGCACGTGCAGCAGTTTCTGGACCGGTTGTTCGGGCTGGCGTACGCGCAGCCCGCGCAAAGCGCGCACAGCTTTCCGATGCTGTTCATGCCTGCCGATATTCTGGCCTACGCCGCCAAATTGGAAAACGAGGTAGTCACTAAATACGCCGAGCGGCTGAAGCAGCTCGAGGAAATGGATCACCCCACAGCCGCCTACTTAAAAGTGTTCTACGAAGATCAGCTCCAGGACAGCTTCGAGGACTGCGAACGCATTCTGCGCATGCTCAGCGGAGAAGTCGGCCAGGCGCACATTCGACAGTACCGCTACATTCCCAAAGACTGACTTTTCCGCGGTAGCACAACGGTAGTGCGGCGCACTGTTAATGCGTAGGTTGCAAGTTCGAATCTTGCCCGCGGAGTTTATGGCGTGAAAGACAAAATTTTAGCGCTGCGCGCCGCAGGCCGGACGTACAACGAAATCGCCGCAGAATTAGGAGTATCAAAGGGCTCGATCAGCTATCACTGCGGCGAAGGGCAAAAGGACAAAACGCGACGACGCAGGATCGCAGCACGAAAAATGGCACACCCGCTGACGCGCAAGATCGAAAATTTCTGCCTAGATTTTCGCCGGTCGCGTACGACGCACAAACTTTTGTACCGCAAGATGGTTTCGTTTTGTCGTGAAAAAACAGGGAAGTTCACAAGCGACATGGCAACCTTTACAATTCCGCAGCTGCTTGAAAAAATTGGCGACGACCCAAAATGCGCTTTGACCGGGCGCCCCGTTGATTTGCTGGACGCGTCGTCGTACGCGCTTGATCATGTTGTTCCCCGCGCAAAAGGCGGCGCCAACTCCCTCGACAACTGCCAGCTTGTGTGCAGCGCCGCAAACCAAGCAAAACACGATATGCTGCAGGACGAATTCGTCAAATTGTGCGAAGAGGTCGTAGCGCACGCGCAGCGGCAGAAATACCTGCCCCTGGAAGCATATACAGGCAAGTGTGGCACATGACGCATGATGCGGTTTATTTGCGCGAAGCGTGCCGCGTAGCTGCGCTGGAAAGCCAGGATCCGCGTACGCAAAACGGCGCCTTGCTGCGAGCGCGCAACGGTATTGTAATTACGGCGGCCAATCAACTGCCGTCGATTGTGCCCATTCGCGACCGGCTGCACACCGACGCCAAGTATGCCTACCTTGAGCACGCCGAGCGGCACGTGATTTACAAAGCCGCCCGCGCCGGAATCGCCACGCACGACGCCACGCTGTACTGCCCGTGGTTTGCCTGCGCTGACTGCGCCCGGGCGATCATTCTGGCGGGTATCTCTCGGGTGGTGGGCCACGCCAAGGCGCGGGCGCTTACGCCTGAGCGCTGGCAGGCCACAATCGCCACAGCCGACACCATGCTGCACGAGGTGGGCGTGGAGCTGCTGCTTTTGGACGAGTCGTTGGGCACAAGTTTTCTTTTCAACGGGCAGCTGCTGGAGCTGTGACCGGTAGGAAACAGGAAAGCATATGAAACGGCGAGATGATCTTGGTCCGTGGATGACGGATCGCGGCTACAAAATCGCAGCGGAAATCGGCGTGTGGCGCGGAGAATTTTCTGCGCGTGTACTCAGCACGTGGGGCGGGCAGCTGCACATGGTCGACGCCTGGAGGCACCTGGAAAACTATCAGGACATGTGCAACTTACCGGACGCTGAACACGAAAAGTGTTTTCAGCGGGCGCTGTCTGTTGCCGAAGCGTTTACGCCCCGCGCCGTCGTATTGCGCGAGCTTTCGCCGGTAGCGGCAAACAGTTTTTCGGACGGGTTCTTTGACCTGGTGTATCTGGACGCAAATCACAGCTACGAGGCTGTGATGGCGGATCTGCGGGCCTGGACGGCAAAGGTCCGTGCTGGCGGCGTTGTGTGCGGACACGACTACCTGGACGGCGTGCGCAAAGAAGGCGTCTTTGGCGTCAAAACAGCTGTAAACGAGTTTTTTGGTCGTCCGCCCGAACTTGTGACTGAAGAGCAGTATCCGAGCTGGTTTTACACGCTGTGACGCCGTACCGTAAAACCACCATCGCCATCGACTTTGACCGGACGTTTACCAGCGACGTCGACTTTTGGCGGCTGTTTATTCAGCAGGCGGTTAAACGGGGCCACAAAGTGCTCTGCGTCACCGGCCGGACCGACACGCCGTACAGTCGCGCGCAACTCTCCGGAATTTTCGGAGAGTTCACGTTTTCTCTCTTAACTTGTTGCATTTTTTGCAACCACTCGCCCAAGCGGCAGACAGCGCTGGCCGCGGGTCACGACATCGATATCTGGATTGACGACCTGCCAGAGGGCGTAGGCGCGGCAGACGCTGAGACATTTCGTAAACTAGAGAAAACGCGGCCGGTGTGTGAGACATTAGATATCTTTGACAACGACGCCGTGCATCCGTTTACAATCTGGACGCCAGACTATGACGCTTACCTCGTTGGCCGTGGCCGCTGCTGCGTTTGTGGTGGGATACCTACTGGGAAGAATGGACACGCTTCTAGCGGCCCTGCGGGGCCAAGCGAGTAACGCGCCGCAGGGGTTTTTTGCTAAAACAAAGGGCCAGGAGCGCGCCCAGTTCGCCTCAGACATTGAAATTGATTCTCGCAAGATAGTGTCACAAATTGACACAAACGCGCTAAAAAACGTTACGCAAATCCAGCTTGGGAAGCAGGTCGTCGCTCAAGACGACATTCACGCGTCGGTTAACAAACTGGCGCAACTGAAAGGTAAGTAATATGAACGCGTACGAGTTTGGCAGGCGCGTGGGCAACACGCTGTGCAAACAGGCGGCAAAGAGCGTGTTTAATTCGTCTGGAACTTATTCGGGCGGTGTGCAGACGCACGACGCGCAGGGAAACGCTTTGCAGTTGAATCCGGCCGCGCAGCAACGCGTTAACTCTATTAACAAGATTCGCGCAATGAACCGCGGCGAGGCGCCGGTGGGACCAGTTACAGCAACGCAGGCGCCGCCGTCCGCTGCGGGGCCGCAGGTAACTCGGACAAAATCGCGGTCAGCCTTTTAATTTTTAGGAGCGCACATGGCAAAGGGACTCGACGTTGGTACTTCTTTTGTGGTTTTGGCCCGCGACGCCGAAGACGGTGCCGTGGCCTATAAGGACTTCCGGGACGCGTTTTACACGATTAAACCCAGCAGCCCCGTGGCGCAGAAGATGATCGAAAAAGGCCTGACGGGCAAAACGTTCGTCAAGGACGCCGACGGAACGTTTATTCTCTTGGGCCAGGACGCCATCGAGAAAGCTGTGGAGCGCAATGACTCGGCCAAGCGCCCGATGCACCGCGGCGTGGTCAGTGCCAAGGAGAAGGACGCCAAGCGGATTCTGGCCTACATTCTCAAGGAAGTCGCTGGGCAGGCCAGCGAGCCGGGCGAGAAGCTTGTATTTTGTATTCCTGCGCAGCCGGTAGACCAGGAAGACGAGGATTTCGACGTGGGTTATCACGAAGACGTCGTCAAGAGCATTTTGGCGGAGTGCGGCTACGAGGCCAGAGCCATTAACGAGGCCGAGGCGCTCTGTTACTCAGAGCTCGAGCGCGACGACTACACCGGCGTGGCGCTGTCCTGTGGCGCCGGAATGGTCAACTGCTGCGTGATGCTTAACGGCGAGCCCACGGTCATGTTCAGCACCACCAAGTCGGGCGACTGGGTGGACCGCATGGCCGCTGTGGCAACTACCGAGCCGGACTCGGTAGTTCAAGTTGAGAAGGAGCACGGGGATTTCACCATTGGCCAGCCCACGGACAACGTGATTCTGGCAGCGGTCTCTAGCTACTACGAGCGCCTGATCGATTACACGACTAAGCAGCTTGCCGCAGCCATGACCGGCCACAAGCTTCTGCCGAAGTTCAAGAGCCCGCTGCCGGTGGTCATTGCCGGTGGCACGAGCCAGGCCCGTGGTTTTGTGGAGCTGTTCCGCGCCAAGCTCGACGAGAACAGTTTTCCGCTGCCGGTTTCAGAAGTCCGGCATGCCAAAGACGCGCTGCACGCCGTGGCGCGTGGTTGTCTGGTCGCGGCCAAAGTTCTATGAGGTGCCGACATGCGCACCTGGGACTTTTTTGACACGCTCTTGGGGCGCGCCTGCGGGGAACCCTGGCGCGTGTTCGAGCTGATGGGCGGCGAGGAGTTTAAACTCGTTCGTCAGGAAGCGGAGCAGAAGAGCGACAAGACGTTTGCAGGGATTTACAAATCGCTGCAGAAGCTGACGCGCTGGTCGGACGAGAAGATCGCCGCCCTGGCCGCCGAGGAGCTGGAATGGGAGCGCAAGCTGGCTTTTCCCATCAGCGCAAACCTCTCTCAGGTCCGGCCTGACGACACGGTGATCACTGACACCTACTTCGACGCCGCACAGATTCGCGCGCTAGGCGACGCAATCAACCTGCCACCGGTAAAGATTCACGCCAGTTACGGCGACAAGCACCACGGGCGGATTTGGAAGCAGTTCAAGGACGCCAAGACGCCCGTGCACCTGCACACCGGCGACAACCAACACGCCGATTACACCATGGCCCGCCGTTACGGCATTCCGGCTGTCTGGTACTCCGACGGCGATTACACGCCTTTCGAGAAAACTCTGCAGCGCGCCGGGTATTGGGACGTGGCTGGGCTGGCCCGCTGTGTGCGTCTGCAAAATCCCTATGACCCGCGCGACCTTCGCGCCGCTGCTTACCACAAGCAGGCTGCTTACAACATTCCGTTTCTGTTGTTGATCTCGGTCCGCTTGAAGCAGTACATGGATGCCAACGGCCGGGAGCACATTTACTTTGTAACCCGCGACATGGGCCTAGTTCATCGCGTGTTTCGGCATCTGTATCCCGAGGTATCGGCTGAGACGTTTTACGCCAGTCGCCAGACGTACCTGCACGCTAGCGCCCGTTACCTGGACTACGCCCGTGCTTGCGCCGTCAAACCTAAAGCGTTGTTTGTAGATCTGCAGGGCACCGGCAAGAGCGCGCTGGCGTTTCAGGACAAGCACGGAATCGCCATGGAGTACCTGTTCTGCGCCGCGCCCGTTAAGCTCCAGCCCATACTGCCGGTGCTCTATCGCATCAAAAGCTACGGCACCGAATTGGAGGTGTTTAACTATGCCACTCAGGGGCGCGTGCTGGACGTGAACGCCGGGCAGCCGGTGCGCGATAAGCTTGAATATGACGTGACGCTCGTCGAGGCCGCGCACCGGGCCGTGGACTGCCTGCTCAAACACGTCTTTCGCGTGCCAAAGGCGCCTACGGAAGAAATTATGCAGCAGGTGTTTCAGCAGAACCGTAACGCCCTGCGCGCTCTGGTGCAGCAGCACGTCGTCGACCACAAAAAGACTACGCCCGATGCCGCCTGACAACTGGCGCGAGATTCCGGCGTTTGTGATCAATCTTGACCGGCGGCAAGACCGCTGGGCGCAGGCGCAGCAGGAGTTTGCGCGCTTTGGCTGGCCAGTCATGCGTTATTCCGCTGTGGAGGCGCAGCCGGGCTGGAAAGGCTGTCTCGCCAGTCACCGCGAGGTTTGGCAATACGCCGTGATTATGCACTTGCCGGTTGTAGCGGTGTTTGAGGACGATGTGGTATTTCCAAATGATTTCATTGATATCTTTGACGCGGCGTTAAAAGAGCTGCCTGCTGACTGGGCGTTCTGGCAGCTGCACAGTTCGCGCGCAAAGTACCGACCGCAGGGGCGTTACATCGCGCAGCTGCTTTCTCGCGGCTGGGGTACGCACGGGTATCTTGTGACCAACGAGGGCTGCCAGCAGCTTTTGGCGCTTGCTGAAAATAAAGCTGACAGCCTGGTCACTGCGGATTTTATTCGCGCAGGAGGCAAACCTTACGGTGTTTTGCCGTCCCACACGCTCTGTTTTCAGCGCGGCGAAGACTCCGATATCGCTGAAACCGCCCAAACAACGTTTTGGCGCCAACAACGCGCTGCGCATGCCGCCAGGTTTTCCGGTAGCGCAAAAACTTAAAACGCGTTATCTATTATGGCAGTTCTTTGACAACTCGTTTTGTGCCAGCGTTGGAAAACGCGATAATTGAGTCTTGCGCAGGTTACTGCGCTTGAAGCCGCAGGTTAGTCGTGGTGGTCGACTGGTTAGGTGTTAGCGCCCCAAACAGGGATGTGACGGGCGTTAACGTGTTCCGTGGTCAGATTAAGTCGTGAGCACGGTTGGCGGGCGGTGAATACCACACGGGGCAAATTACGCCTTTGAAAGTCATCGCGGAGCTTTAGTTCGCTAAAGCCGGACCTGTGGACAGGGGATCCCAGGAGCTTGCGGAATGCAGATAGGTTTACAGACGCGGCAGGAGCTGGCGAAATGCTTGCAGACGCTAATCATCCATTTTGGGTGTTTCTCAGCGCTTTTGGCGTGTCTTCGTTTGCCGGTTTGGCCACGTATCTTCGTTTTTCTCGTAAAATGACGCGGCTTGGCCTTTTTAGCGCCCTGTTAAATGCCGGGTGCATGGGGCTGGCAATTTCGTTGATTTGGTATCAGCATTATCGGAAAACCGAGAACGTGTATGGTCTAATTGGGATCTGCGTCCTGGCAGGAATGGGCGGCTCGACCATCACCGACATTCTTTGGTCGGTTTTGTCGGGCGCCGGTATCAAGGTCACGATCACTCACGAGGAAGACAGGAGTAAACGAGATGGTTGACCGTCAACTTCGTCACACCTTGAGCGCCGCCGCCTGGGTCGGCGTGTTTTTTTGCGCGTTGGGCCTGCTTGCCTCGGCTACGGCCGTCGCCAGTCTTACCCACGCTCAATCGGCTCACGCCGCCCCGGTTGAGGTCTCTCGGCCATGAGTGTTCGTGCTTTTTTAGATCAGCAAAATAGCGCGCGCAGGTGGGCAACGCTGTGGGCAGTTTTGGCCACAATGTGTTGCGCCATTGCTCTGTGGCATTACGCAATTGCGCTTGCGACGCGCATTGAAGAACAGCGCACGCTTTTCAATTACACCTCCGACCGCACTGATTCGAATACGCTGCCTGCTGTTGTCAATACAAAATACTGAACGAGGCGGCTATGGACAGTTTTTCTATTCTTGACCCGTTGGCGTGGCAGCCTGAATACCTGCAGCTGCATCCGGCGTACGCTGCCGGAAACGCCGCGGCGTGGCTCTCGAAAGCCGGATCCGCGGGCGGAACGAATCACTATCTTTCCGGCCGCCTATACGTTTCCAAAAGCGGCTGGCTGCTTCTTTCGGTGCCCAACGCTCTGGTGCGCGGCGTATTTGACGCTATGACCGCCCCTGGCGCTGAACTGCCGCTGGCAGGCACCATGAACGTTCCCGACGTTAAACCTGATTTGCTTAACGCGCACATCTCGGTGATGACGGCCGAAGAGGTTTCAGCCATTGGCGCCGACAAGATCAACGAGCGCGGGCATCACTTTCGCTACGCGCTGGGCCCGGTCAAAGAGATCACGCCCAAAAGCATCGCCGGTATCAGCCGCGTGTGGGCTATTCAGGTTGCCAGCCCCGAGCTGGCCGCGCTGCGCAAGAGCTACGGCCTGACGCCACTGCTGCACGGCGACCACCAGTTTCACATCACGGTCGCTGTCCGCCGCGCCAAGGTGCTGGGCAATAATGCCGTCAGCAAATTTGATACAGCGCCAAGCCGCGGCGAGTTAAAAGCGGCTGAAGTCAAAGACGTTCCTCACGGCGGCCAGGCCGACCACGCGCCCGACAAAAAGTTCAACGCGGAGACCCTTGCAGAGGGAGTCAAACATGAGCACGAGCACACCGACGATGGTCAAGTCGCCAAAGAAATTGCCAAGGATCATCTGCAAGAAGACCCGGCCTACTACAAAAAAGTCGAGCAAATAGAGAAGCAGTCGGCCAACCCGTATATGCAGCAGCTCAAGCGGATGTACATGTCCCACGAGCCGATTCCCTATGACAGCAACAAACCGGTCTTTGAGAACATCAGAAATCAGCTTGCCGAAGTAAAGCGTCGCGGGGACTTTATGCTTCGCGCCGAGCGGAACCAAATGCTCTACCGGTCGCAACTCGACCCGCACTACCGCAATCAGTTGGCGCTGATGGCTTACCAGGGCCGCTACCCGCAGCCCGATCGTCTGACGCGGTCTATCGAGCGGCACGGCGACGAAATCCTAAACATGTTTTCTAAAGCGAGAAAATAACCATGAGCGACGAAATCGGCCCCGCCGAGGGCTGGCGCAGCGGCATCTGGCCGCGGCCAAAACCCAAGCCAACACCGGCGCCTGAGCCGGGTCCAGCGCCTGCGCCAGCACCGGACGGCGGCGACGGTAAAGCTCCCGCGGCGATTGCGCGCGCCTGGTGGATTTTGCGAAACACCGATCTGCGGTCGCTGCGGGCTGTATTTACATTTGTGCCGCTGACGGTGTTTTTTGCTGTCAGCGGTCTTGTGGTCTGGACGCTTTTGACTTTGCGCGCATTAATCTGGCTTGTAAAAGCAATTGTTAACTAATGATTGATATCAATGTGCGGCGTAACTTTACCGAGCGGGAAAGTTCGTGATGTTTGACCTCCTAAAATGGCAAAATGTTCCCGAGCGGGTAAGCACGCTGTTGGCGACAGCCGAGCAGGTGCGGTCTGCCCATTTCAAAGCTGCCAGCGCCGCGGGAATTCTGCCGCTGAGCCTGGTGACCTGGGAGCCGGAAAACGGCGGCATCTCGGTTTACACGCCGCACAAACTGGCAGAGAAGACAGCCGACGCCTATGTGGCGGCCTTCCACTACCCGACTGAATCAATCATTCTTCGCGAGTTTGCCAATCAGCAGCCGGACTGGACGAAAGAAATCGGCGTCAAACGCGGGGCCGCTATTCCGGGCGTGAAGCATCTCTTTGAGGGCGGCAACGCGCTGCTACTTGGTCCGACACCTTTGTCCAACGGCATTGTTTCAGCGTTGATGCTTGGCGGCCTGGGCTACGGTGTTGGGACCGCGGCCGAGCACTTGTTCCCCGCGCGTTACATGCAGCGCGGTAAACTCCGCCGCACCTTGGGCATTGCTGGCGCGCTGGGCGGAGCTGGCCTGGGCGCCGCAAACGCTTACGCCAACAGCCGCGCCATGGACTCGAGCTTTCTCGAGGGCCTGATCACTAATAACAAGACGCTTCCTCCGTATCTTAAAGAGTACGAGAAGCAGAGCGCCTTTGGCTCTTTTACACACCCCGACGGCACGGGACTGTGGGCGCCAAGCGTGCCGGTTCCGCAGTTTAATTCAATGGTCTGGAACGACGTTAACAAGGGGCGGTACAGCCCCTATGGCGGCCACACGTCGCCGTCAATCGGCGCGGCGACCACGGGTTTCATGAGCGGACTAGCGACGCAAAACCGCAGCCCAATCATTTCTCCTGCGACAGTTATTAACGGCATTGCTTCGGCTGGGGTGGGGCTGGCAACGGCCAACATCGCGGGCCGAGCGCTTTCAGCGCTGGCGGGTCTAACCCCCGAAGCCCAAAACAAACTCCAGGACATGGGGCTTTACGGCGGCATGCTCCACGCGATTGTGCCGTCGATGTTCGGCGGGCGGTAGATTGCGCAAAATGCGGGGACATGACACAATTGACTGAGCCAAACCGGCAGGAGGTGCTTTTATGGCGATGAAGAAAAGTGCGCAGACTGTGCGCGAAGAATTGCGTGTTCTTAACGCTGCCGCGGATGACGTGGCCAGCAGCAATATGAACGAGTGGCTGACGCCTGAATTTTGGGCCACGGCCGCAACGGTCGTCACCAACATGGTGGCGGTTGGTGTGCTTCTTGGCTGGGTTCGGGCGTCCGAGGCGGAAACGCTTACCACGGTCCTCACGGGCCTGGTCAGCGCTACCAGCGCCATCGTGACCAACGGCCTGGTGATCTGGAAGTTTATCGCGTCCCGGACCGCGGTGAAGGAATCGATGATCGACGCCCGCTTCCGCTACATGGAAGCGATCGCGGTTGAAAAAATTCGCGCCGAGAAAGAATGAGCGTGAACACGGACGATCTTCAGCATCGGATCGAATCGTCTGCGGCCTTGAAGCGCGCGGCCGGGCAACTTCGCGATGAGGTGGCTTTCCGCGCCGACAAGTCCGTGGAATTCGATCCGATGCTGATTATTATGATTGTTTCAATCATCGTGCAGCTCATTATTCACTGCCGTGAAACCAATACCAGCGACGAGGTGCGGCAGAACATCCGCGACCTCCGCGCGCTGCCGGTTAGGCGTTTGCTCCGCCTGCGGCGTAAACTAAATACGTTGTGGCGCGAGAAGTGTCGGGGCTCGGAGGTCCAGCCGGACAACCCGCTTCTGGCCGCCGTCTACGAACTCTCGGAAACCGCCGACGACGCGGCGATTGATGAAATCATGCGGCTCGCGGAGAACTCCGGCGCCGCCTAACAATATTACTCGCAAGGATGCGAACTATATGGCACGGACGCCACCCGCACAGCATGTCTTGCCGACGTCGGAAATTCTGCGAAAGCTACACGGCTTTGGCTACTTCGGCGACAAGACCTGGGCTCAGGTTCGCAACATCAAAGGCACCGAGCTGACGAAAGCTATTCGTGAGTACCAGCGCTTTCACGGCTTAGATCCCAACGGCCAAGTGAATCCGCAGACGGCGCACGTCTTAGAGCGCCGCCGCTGCGGTTTGCCGGATTTCAACTTTTCGGCGGGCGACCGGGTCTGCAAGTGGCCCCATCGCGACATCAAGTACTACGCCGACATCAAGCTGCCCGGAATCAGCGACGAGCAGGCCAAGCAAGCCTACGACATCGCTTTTGCCCAATGGGCGGCCGTGTGCAACATTGAGCCCGTGCCGGTGGACTCGCACACCAAGGCGAACATCTACGCGCGCAGCGGCGTGGGTAAGAAAAACGGCTTAGACAATCGCGGCGGCACGCTTGCTTGGAGCGAGTTGCCCTGCGACGTGCACGAAAACATTCAGCTCGATCAGATGTACGACGAGGCGGAAGCGTGGAGCTTTAATATGGCCGTCGCCGTAATCTGCCACGAGGTCGGGCACGCGCTGGGGCTGCCGCATTTGGCCAACGGCAATCTTATGGCGCCCTACTACGACCCGAACGTTACCGCGCCCCAGGAAGGCGACATCCGGGAAATTGTGGATCTTTACGGCAAGCGCAAAAAGCCGTATTCGTCGATGAAAGACTCGTCGGTGCATCTGGGCGGCACGCTTATTATCAACGGCAAACCGTACGTGCTCGTTCCGAAAACCTGACGTTTGCTATAATCGCCGAAAACGGCCCTTTCGAGGCATGGAGGCGATATGACTACGTTTCAGTTAACGGCGTTGTTGCTGTTTGGCGCGACCTTGGCGGCCACGAAGCGCCTAGAGTTGACCAGCTTTGTCAACGGGCTGCTGGCAAAGCTTCGCCCCGGTGTAAAGCCTGTTCCGGCGCCTGATGCGACGGACCACGCACAGGAACTGGTGAGCGATTTGGTGCAGGTCGCCGCGCTGCGAGACCGGTTGGAGGCCGACGGGTGCAAGGACGGCGCCGAGGCCTGCACAGTGCTGTTGCGCATCCTGGTGGAATACCGTCCGAACAAGGGCTGAAACCATGAAGAATATCTATGTGCTCGCCGCAGGCGCGCTGTTGCTTTTTGCGCTGTTGTTTCCCAACGGCGTCAAGCTCCCGACTCCGCCCGTCACGCCCGTCACGCCCGTCACGCCCGTCACGCCCGTCGTGCCGGACGATAAACCCACGGTGCCGCCGGACGCGACGATTGTTGCCCTGTTGGTCGCGGCATCTCCGGCTGATAAGGCGCACGTCGCAGGGATCTACACGGGCCTGGGCGACGTCGTTACCCGCGACGCCGGAAAGCTTATTAAGACGACAGAGCAGTGGTCGCTCTTGCAGGCAAACGCTTTGACATTGGCGGTGGACGGCACGAAGCTCAAGGGCAAGTACCCGGGGTTGGACGCCGCCATCGAGTCTGTTTTCGAGGGCAAGCTTGGCAAAGACAAAGAAGTCGTCCTGGCCGACGAGGCGACCCGCGCCAAGATCCTCGAAGCGTGTGGCGTGATTGTGAGCAGCGTCCGGTAATTTAATTAACAACCGGGGTGTTAAAATGGACCCTACCTTGGTTGTGATTTTTTTGTTGTATCTGCTGGCCATTGTGGCCGCGATCGCCTTTACTCAACCTGTTGTTGTTGTTGTTCCTAAACCTCTGCGCTTCGGCGCCCTGCAAATCAGGAGAAATGTTATGGCAGACGTTTTGACTTACAAGATAACCGCCGCTCCCGCGGTCGACGGCGACGTTGTAACCCGCGAATTGCGGCTGGTTATCAACGACGCTGAGCCGGTGCTTCGCGAATTCGGCCCAGCCGAGACTGATCTCGGCACGGTCGATGTGCCCCAGGATTCCAACGTGGTGCTGAAGCTGGTGGACGTAGACGACGCTGGCAACCGCTCCGAGCCCGCTGTAGTTGAGTTCTTGGCGACTGACACCCTCCCGCCGCAACAGCCGGGCCTGGGCGTCGAACTGGTCGCCGAAAAGCCGGAGGCTGATGCTTGAGTTACTCCTGTTGGTAAAGGCGTGCGCGGCGGGCAGAAATAAGCCGCCGCGCCCGCCGCCAACCTTACGAGGACGCCATGGCAGACGAAAAGTTTTTTGAATCGCCGTTCGACATCGTCAAGGCTTACGAGACTGGCTTTGTCGGCGCCTACAAAGACGCCGTTGCCGAAGCCCGGCTGAAAGACGAGATCCGCGCGCAGGGCGGCATTCCCGAAGGCGCTATGGCTTGTTCGCAGTTTGGCCTGGAAGAAACCGGCAAGGACAAGCTGTCGTTGCCGGTCATGGAAGTTCTTAACCTCTATCCTGATTGTCTTCCTGGTGGCGCCCAGGGCCGTGGCGATTGCGTAAGCTGGAATGCGCGCAACGGCGGCCTGATCACCATGTGCTGCGATATCGCGAGCAACGCGCCCGACGAGGTTAGCGGCAAGCTTGAAGGCGCTCCCGAGATCAGCGACGAGGCGCGGCTTAACGGCGTGCTTTCAACCGAGGCGATCTATAACTGGCGCCGCCACGGCGGCGACGGCTGGAACTCCGCCGAAGCCGTTGAAGTCATGATGCGGGACTCCGGCCTTTGGCTGCGAAAAAAGTACGACGAAATTCAGGTCGACTTCACGCGATACTCGGCGCGCAATGCCGGAATCTATGGCAGCCGTACGCCGCCCAACACGTGGCGGGCAATTGGCGCTGAGCACCTGGTACGCACAGCCACGGAGCTCTCGAGCTTCGAAGAAGTTCGCGACATGTTGGCTAACGGTTATGGCATTCTCACCGATGGCAGCGAGAGCTGGAGTGACCAGCGCGATGCCAACGGCGTGTCAAAACGCACTGCAAAGGGCTGGGCGCACGCTATGGGCCTGGGTGGCGCTGACGATCGGCCCGAGATTAAGAAACTTTACGGCGAGCCGCTGGTGTTGGTCCTGCAAAGCTGGGGCGAGTGGAATGACGGACCGCGGACTATTTACGGCACGAACATTCTGATTCCCGTGGGCGCTTTCTGGTCGCGCTGGTCCGACTTCAAACGGCGTTACATGGTCGCGGTCTCCGGCGTAAACGGCTGGCCGCGAAAGAAGCTCGCCAGTTACGGCGCTCTGGGCAACATCTGAAGGTGAATCATGTTTGACATTCTGCGCGCGTGGGTTCTGTGGATCTTGTTATTGATTTCTCCGCAGCCGCAAAAGCACCTGGAGGTGCAAGATGCGCGACCAAACCAAACGTACTATGTCGGCCTGGTCGCAGCTGAGGCTGCTTATGCTACTTTGCTCCCTGGCACGCCCGACCAGCCAAAACCTGCTCCAGCGCCCGGTCCCGTCGACCCTGCCAACTGCCCCACCTGCAAAGGACTAGGTAAGGTTCCCACGGGCGATTCCAATCATCCGTGGACGAAATGCCCAACCTGTAAAGGCGGCACCGGCGCGACAGCCGCTATTGCCGTACCGACTGCCGACCCCCAGTGCGCAACTGGCAACTGCCCGGTACAATCGCCTCCCGTTGCGGCGCCACAGTCTGTGCCGCCCGCTCACGTCATTCGGAGGCGTTAACATGCCGGTCGAGAATAACACGGGTAAGTGCTACAGCTATCGGGATTTGAAGTTCTACGCCAAGAACGGATTTGTCTGTCTTCACGACGAGGAGGACGGCGCGTTCTTTGTGCTCACCCGCAAGGAGTTTCTTGAGCGGGCAAAAGCACTTTCTGACGAGGCCCAGCGGTTGCGTAAGATCGCCGCGGAGAACCCGGGGCGCCCCTGGGTAGCGGCCGACCGTCTCGATCTGCAGAACGCGATTGATGACATGGTCGCGTGCACCCGTGAGGCCAAAGAGCAGGGCGACCGCAACGACCCGAAGGTCGCCGAGTGGTTTGCTCGTCACCGGCCGCATGCCCGCAGCCGCGTCTCCATGGCATCGGCGGCGAACTTTACTACGGCCAAGCCAAGTGCTTTGCCGCTGGGACAGAATACCGGCAAGCAGGTCACGCCGGACTTCAGTGTTGGCCTGAACAACCCCAAGAAACTTATTCTGCCGGGAGACTTCTGAAATGGCCGACACCGAGAAAGACGCATTTAAATTAGGTTTCCTGGCGCGCTGCGCCGAGGAGGGGCTTACGGGTGACGCGCTGGACGCGCGCATCAAGAGCGCCGAAGTTCTCGTAAAAACTGGTTGGGATCTGATCCCGTCGGAGGGCCGTTACGCTGCGGGCCTGGCTGCCGGTCTGCCGATCGCTGCTGGTGTTCTCGGCGGCGGGGCTCTGGGTTACGGTTTGGCCAAGATGCAGGAGCCACCGCTGGACGAGGACGAGATCAAAGCTAACGAGATCGCCACGACCTATCGTGTGCTAGCCCAGCGGGCCAAGGCACGAAAGAAGTTGCGGCAGTACCGTCCCGGCTCGTAATCCCATAGTTGGCAAGGAGGCCACGTGAGTCTGCGCAAATTTCACAGCGAAATGGGCGGCGCCCAGCACGGCGGTGCCCGGCTGAGCTGGCCCGGCACGCCCGAGGGTTTTCCGGTCATTAACCGATCGGAGCACGCGGACCTCAAGCAGGAAGAGACCGAAAACCTCGACCTGCGGATGGATTACAAGTCCAAAATGTTCGAGCTGTGGGACGCGGCGCAGAAGGCAGAATTCGACGACATAAATGATAAGATAGTCAACGGTTGGTACCTGTTGCAGAAGCGCAGCGACAACTGGGACGCAGAAAACAAACATTATCGCGTATGGCTGGAGTGGTGCCAGATTTACGGCATGATTCCGCCTTCGAGGGCGCAACGATGAGCACAAAACAAGCGGGCATCGGTGATTTTCTGTTTCCCGGAGTTTTCGGCCCGGATAACCATCCGGCCATGCAAGCCGCCGCCGAAGCACGAGAAAAGCTTAAGCAGCAGACAGAAAGCGCCCTGACAAGCCACTACGGCCAGAACATGCGTCAAATGCTCGGCTACGGCCTGGCGGGCGGCGCTGGCGCCACGGCGCTGTACCATGCCTTGCGCGCCCTGAGAAAGCCCAAGAAGAGCGAGACGAAGTACGACGAGATGAACTCTGGCGCTCCAGTGATGGCTAAGGAAGCCCTCAGCCTGGACGAAATGCTGGGAAAGCTCGTGCCTACGACCATGACCGGTCTGCCTAGTGGCGATGGTGCCGGTAACGGCGGCGCCCCGGCGGCGCCAGGACTTCCGGCGGACCCGCACATGTACCGTCCGACGTGGGCTGCACTGGCCGCGCTGGGCGCTGGCGGCTTAGGGCTCTATGGCGGCAATAAGGCTGTCGGCGCGCTGGTCAACCGTAATAAGAAAAAAGATAGTCAGGCGGAAATCGACGAGGCCCGCAAAGCCTATTACGACGCCTTGCTGGGCGGCGATAAGAAAGCTGCTGCGCTAGACGACGTGTACGCTGCTTGGCAAGAGAAGCATGCCAACCCGCTGACGACTGTCCGCGACGCCTTTAACTCGACCGCCGATTTCTTTGGTAGGACAGTTCCTCAAAGCGCGCACGCCCTGGCGCTGCTTGGCGCTTTGGGCGGCGGGGCGTACAGCGCCAAAAAGATGTACGACTGGACCAAGTCCCGCAGCGAGGGCGAGAATCTCCGCAAAGCCCAGGCATCTAAGGCGCGGATGAAGGGCTTGCCAACGACGTGGGTGGATCCTGAAGAGCTGACGCGGATTAAAGAACTCGCGGCGCAAGCTGACAATGAGCAGTAACAATGCCAGATCCGATCAATCTAGCGCCCGCTCAGCCTCCGCAGCGCGCATTCGGCGACGTTAACGCACTGCGCAATAATATCTTTGAGCGGTCGTTACAACACGCCTCGACGCTCGAGCCTATCAAGAATGACCTGTACACGCTCCAGCTGAGCGACGTGCAGTACAAGGGCCCGGAGCGCTACACGAAGGCCGACCAGAAGAAAGCCGTGCTCACTCGCGGCTCGTTGGCCCGCAAGCTTGTGGGCACCTGGAACCTCGTTGACAACAAGACCGGCCAGCAGGTTGCCCAGCGTCAGCAGACGATCGCTAGCGTGCCATACCTGACCGACAGCGGCACGTTTGTGAACAAGGGCGTGGAGTACACCCTGGCGCACCAGATGCGGCTGCGGCCCGGCGTGTTCACCCGCGAGAAAGACAACGGCGAGCTAGAGGCGCATGTTAACGTGCTGCCCGGCAAGGGCCGCATGCACCGGTACTTCCTCGACCCGAAGACGGGCGTGATGAAGATCAACATTGGCCAAGCGCAGATTCCGCTTATGCCGCTCTTAAAAACGCTGGGCGTTAGCGAGGGCGATATTCGCAAGTCGTGGGGTAACGAGCTGACGGCCGTGAACATGCAGCAGGGCGACGCGGGCACGCTCGACAAGCTTTATCAGCGCCTGGTGTACAAGCAAGAGCCTGGCAGCGACGCCTTGGCCAAGCAGAAGGCCATCGCCGCTGAGTTCGCCAAGATTGAGCTGGACCCCGAGGTTACCAAGCGGACTCTCGGCCAGCCCTACACCCGCATGACGCCCGAGGTCATTCTGGCGACGACAAAAAAGCTCATTGCGCTAAACCGCAAGGAAACCGACCCGGACGATCGCGATTCGCTGGCTTACCAGTCGGTCGTTGGCCCCGAGGACCTGCTCTCGGAGCGCTTTACCAAGGACAAGGCCACGCTGCGTCAGCTGCTCTGGAAAGCCACGGCCAAGAAAAGCCTCGACCATATTCCTACGGGCGTGTTCAACAAAGCGCTCAACGCCGCGCTGATCGGCTCCGGGTTGGGCAGCTCACTCGAGGAGATTAACCCCGCAGAGATCTTCGACCATCAGACCCGCGTGACGCGACTTGGCGAGGGCGGCATCGGCTCGCTCGACGCCGTGCCCCAGGAATCCCGCAGCGTGCAGCCAAGCCACTTGGGTTTTGTGGATTTTCTGCGGACTCCCGAGTCTGGCAAAGTCGGCGTCGACATGCGTTTTAGCCGCGGCGCCATGAAGGGCAGAGACGGCAAGATTTACACGCCAGTAGTGAACATGCAAACCGGCGCTACGGAGTACAAGACGCCCCAAGAACTGGCGGATACGCCGTTGGCTTTTCCTGGCGAAGAGAAGAGCAAGCTCCCGATGGTTGCGGCGCTGGTGGGCGGCAAGATGAAGTACGTCCCCCGTGAAGAAGCGCAGTTCTCGCTGCCGCACATGGACAACTCTTTTTCGGCGCTCTCGAATATGGTCCCCATGAAGAGCATGATGAAGGGACACCGAGTGATCATGGGCAGCCGCATGTTCACGCAGGCACTGCCGCTGGTGGACGCCGAGGCGCCGCTGGTGCAGTCCGCCCGGGCCGACAACCCCGGTGAAAGCCACGAGGACGAGATGGGCGGCAAACTCGGCGCCGTCCGTGCCGACGTTCACGGCCAGGTGGTCTCTGTCTCGTCTGATGAGATCGTCGTTCGCGACCGTGACGGCAATAAGAAAAGCATCGAACTCTACAACGACATGCCGTTTAACCGGAAGACTTTCTGGACGCAGAAGCCCACGGTTCAACCCGGCGATACGATCAAGCCCGGCCAGCTGCTCGCGCATTCCAACTTCACTGATAAGCAAGGAACAGCGGCGCTGGGCAAGAATCTCCGTGTGGCGTATGTGCCCTTCCGCGGCAAGAACTACGAAGACGCCGTGGTCATCAGTGAGTCAGCAGCCAAGCGCCTCACGAGCGAGCACATGTACCAGCACGAGGCCGAATGGGACGACCAGACCCACGTCGGCAAGAAGGCGTTTCTGTCTTTGTTTCCGGGCGAGTACGACAAGAAGGCGCTCGCCAACTTCGACGACAAGGGCGCCATCCAGAAGGGCACGGTCGTGAACTATGGCGACCCGCTTGTGCTCCAGGCCAAGGCGAAAGAGACAACTTACGGCAAGGTTCATCGCGGCCGCGCCGGAAACTTCACCAACGAGACACTCACCTGGGAGCACCACACGCCGGGCGTCGTGACCGACGTCGAACACACCGACAAGGGCGTCAGCGTTGTAGTCAAAAGCCAGGCGCAGATGGAGGTCGGCGACAAGCTCACCGGTCGCTTCGGCGACAAGGGCGTTGTGGCCGACGTGATTCCGGACCACCAGATGCCCCAGGACAAAGACGGCAATCCGTACGAGGTCCTCGTCTCGCCGCTGGGCCTAATCTCCCGCGTGAACCCCTCGCAGGTCATCGAAGCCGCGCTGGGCAAAGTCGCTGCGAAGACCGGCCAGCCCTTCAAGCTCAAGGACTTCGATGACGAGAACGACCTGATTGAGATGGCGCAGCGGGAGCTGGCTAAGCACGGGTTGAGCGATACCGAGGACCTCACCGACCCGGAGACCGGGCGAAAGATCAAAGGCGTGCTCACCGGCAGCCGCTTCTTTATGAAGCTCCATCACACGGCCGAGGGCAAAGGGCAGGGCCGCGCGATGGGCAGCTATACCGCCGAGGGCACTCCGGCCAAGGGCGGCAGTGAAGGCGCCAAGCGCGTCGGCATGCTCGACCTGGGCGCGCTTTTGTCCCACGGCGCCGGAAAGGTCATCCGCGACGCCAAAATGGTCCGCGGCCAGGCTAACCCCGAGTACTGGTCGCAGTTCATGGCCGGGTATACCCCGCCGCTGCCAAAAGTCCCGCACGTCTACGAGAAGTTTGTCGGGCAGCTCAAAGCTTCTGGCATTAACGCTGTCCGCAGCGGGACGCGCACGAACATCATGGCGTTAACCGACAAGGACGTCGAGCAACTGGCCGGAGACCGCGAGATCACCAGCTCCGACACGGTCGACTGGAAGGGCAAGCTCAAGCCGATTAAGGGCGGACTGTTTGACGAGACGCTCACCGGCGGCCACATGGGCAACCGCTGGAGCAAGATTACGCTTCACGAACCGATGCCCAACCCGGTCATGGAAGAGCCCATCCGCCGCACCCTGGGCCTGACCGAGAAAAAGTTTCGCGCCGTGCTGTCCGGGACTGACACGCTGCGCGACAAGACCGGCCCGCAGGCAATCGCCGAGGCCCTTGGTGCGATTAGCTTGCCCAAGGCAATCGAGCAGTGCCGCGAGGACATCAAGTCGGGCCGCAAGACCCTTCGCGACGCCGCAGTGCGCCGCTTGGGGTACTTAAAGTCCGCCGAGGCCGCGGGCGTGCATCCCAAAGACTGGATGCTCACTAAGATGCCGGTTTTGCCGCCGATGTTTCGCCCCGTCTCGACGATGGGCGCCAAAAAGCTGCCCTTGGTAGCCGACGCAAATTACCTTTACAAAGAGCTCCTCGACAGCAACAACGCGCTCAAAGACGCTTCCGGCGCGTTGGCCGAGTACAGCGACGAGCGGCTAGGACTTTACGATGCCATGAAAGGCGTGACCGGGCTGGGCAGTCCCACGCAGCCGAAGAATCAGGAACGGCAGGTAAAGGGCTTCCTGCAGCACGTTTTTGGCTCAAGCCCGAAGTACGGCACCGTACAGCGCAAGCTGCTTTCTACGACCGTGGACCTGGTCGGCCGCGCGGTAATTACTCCTAACCCGGACTTGGACATGGATGAGGTCGCTTTGCCCGAGGACAAAGCCTGGGAGGTGTACAAGCCCTTCGTTGTCCGCGGGCTAGTCAGGCGCGGAATGCCGCGCATGCAGGCCCTGGACGCCGTCGAGCAGCGCAACAAGGCCGCCGCTGCTGAACTTCAGGGCCAGATGAGTTCTCGGCCAATCGTTATTAACCGTGCGCCCGTGCTGCATCGATACGGTATGATGGCGTTTTATCCAAAGCTCACCAAAAACAAGGTTATGGAGGTCAATCCGGTCATTACCAAGGGCTTTAACGCCGACTTCGACGGAGACGCGATGCAGTATCACGTTCCCAGCACAGAGGACGCCGCCAAGGAAGCCGTGGAAAAAATGCTGCCCAGCAAAAACTTGTTCGCGGCCGCCAGCTTCAAAGCGCACTACGTGCCGCAGGCGGATTTCCAGACAGGCGTTTACTTGGCATCTAGCCGGATTGACAAGAAAGCCAAGCCGCGTATTTTTCGTACCAAGCAGGAAGCCCTACACGCCTATCGCCGCGGCGAGATCGACGTCGACACCCCGGTAAATATTGTCGAGAGTTAAACACGGAGGTTTACATGTTCACGGTTAATCCCGAACTGATTTCGCTCGCCCGCATGCGGTTCGAAAAGTCGGCCGTTGTGCCCCCGGGCGGCGGCGACCCGGCCATGATGGGCGGCGGCGCACCTCCGATGGACCCGGCGGCTATGGGCATGCAACAGCCTGCCGCCCCGGTTGACCCGGCTCAGGCGGCTATGGGCGCCGCTCCTCCTGCTGACCCCTCTCAGGATCCAACCGGCGCGATGGCCGCCGCAGCCCCGCCAGCACCGGCCCCGATGCCTCCGGCGACGCCCACCGCCGCCGCTCCTGGCCAGCAGAAGCTCAAACCCGAGCAGATGATGCAGATGCTCGACTACCGGCTTTACAACATGCAGCAGCAACTCACGGCGATCATGAACGCCATGGGCGTGCAGGTCCCGCCGGAATCGCTCGTGCTACCCCCGGGCACGACCGGCGCGCCCCCGGCTGAGACGGCGCTGCCCGGCGGCCCGATGGCGCCGCCCCCGCCGCAGCAGGACCCGAACGCCCCGAGCGGCCCGCAACCTCCGGGCGGCCCGCTCCCTCCCGGCGGCCCGATGGATCCCAGCCAGATGCCCATGGACCCTAACGCGCCGAAGCAGGCCAACTGGTGGGATGTGGGGCGCCCCGTGGACAAGGCCGTGCACAGCAACCCCGACGCCCCGACGGACCTGCAGACCAAAGCGGCTGCAATCGCCGCGCTGTGTCGGAGCATGACGCGTGCGCGTTAAATTAACTCACAACCTGCAGCCTCACGAACAGTCGGCTCAGTCGATCATTCTGTATGACGATCTGGGAAATCCGATTTTCGTGGCCATGCAGCTTGATGAGTCGATTATCTACGCCGACGCCGGAGAGCCTGATTTTCACGCTATGCTTCGCGCCTTGGGCGTGAACAAAACAGTCATCGTCAACGAGATCACGCCAAAGCCCGTCAAGAACATGCTGTGGACGCCGGGAAATGCTTAAAACCACGCTTGGTCAAGTACTTTTAAACGAAACGCTTCCGGAAGATCTCCGGGACTACAATCGCGTTTTGACTAAAAAAGACATGGCCAAGCTGGCTACGGACCTAGCCGAGAAGCACCCGGACAAGTACCGCCAGGTCATGAAGCGGCTGCACGACATCGGCCATGAAGCGGCTTACACCACCAATGGCCTTTCCTTCGGTCTCAAAGATATCAAACCGACGTTAGCAGCCCGCACCGCCCAGTTGCGCGTACACAAAGCGCTGCAGGGAATTCTCGCCGATAAAGGCATCGACGAAAAAGCCCGCACTTTGAAGATCCTTAAGCTGGCCTCCGAGGCGCAAAAGTCTCTCGTCGAGGACGTCTACAAAGAGGCCGAGAGCGCCGACAACCCGCTGGCGCATCAGGTTCGCGGCGTTTCGCGCGGCAACAAGTACAGTTTGAATTCTCTGATCGGCGCCGACATGCAGTACGTCGACCATAAGAACGACCCGATTCCGATTCCTGTAATGCGTGGCTACGGCCAAGGCCTGCGCCCTGTGGAGTACTTCGCCGGGGCCTTCGGCACCCGCAAGGGCGTCATGGACCTGAAGACAGCAACTGCCGATGCCGGTTTCTTCGGCAAGCAGCTGGCGCAGATGACGCACAGACTTTTAGTGACCGACGACGACGACAAGGACGAAGAGCGCAACGCCACCGCCCACGACCGCGGCTTTCCAAGCGACGTGGACGACCCAGATAACGAGGGCGCGTTCTTGGCGCGGCCCGTCGGCCCATACAAGCGCAACACTCTTTTGACGCCGAAGATTCTCCGCGAGCTCAAGGAACAGGGCGTCAAAGACATCCTGGTACGCAGCCCAACCGTGGGCGGCCCAGAGGACGGCGGCGTGTACGCTAGGGACGTTGGCTACAGGGAAAAGGGCAAGCTCCCGCCCGTAGGCGACTACGTGGGCATCGCCGCGGCTCAGGCACTTTCGGAACCGGTGACGCAGGCGCAGATTAGCTCCAAACATTCCGGCGGCGTGGGCGGCGCAGGTTCAATCTCTGGCTTCAAGGCTATTAACGCTTTGGCGCAGGTCCCCAAAAAATACCCCGGCGGCGCTGCGCACGCCCAGATTGACGGCACGGTTCAAGAGGTGCGCCCCGCGCCCCAGGGCGGCTTTTACGTGCAGATCGACGGGCAGGAGCACTATGTCCCCACAGACCGCGAGGTCTCGGTCAAAAAGGGCCAGACCCTCGAGGCAGGAGACACGATTTCCAGCGGCATGCCCAACCCCGGCGAAATCGTCCGCCACAAGGGCATCGGCGAAGGGCGCAGGTATTTCGTTCAGGCCATGCGTCAAGTGCTGCAAAACTCTGGCGTGTCGCCACATCGCCGTAACATCGAACTTCTCTCGCGCGGATTGGTAAATCATGTTCGCATGACCGACGAGCACGGCGACTATGCGCCGGACGACATCGTGCCCTACTCGATGATCGAACGGAGTTGGACGCCGCGGTCGGGCAGCGTGACCGGCGCGCCGAAAAGCCTTTCTGGGCATTATCTAGAGCGCCCCGTACTGCACTACTCAGTTGGTACAAAAATCGGTAAGGGCGTGCTTGCGAACCTGGAAAAATACGGCATCAACAATGTCGAGGCCCACAAAGAGCCGCCGCCGTTTCAGCCGGAAATGGTTCGCGGCATGGCAAATATCTCTAACGACCCCGACTGGATGACCCGCATGCTCGGCTCGTACCAGCAGAAGGGCCTGTTAAACAGCGTACACCGCGGCCTATCCAGCGATACATCCGGATCGAGTTTCGTTCCCGCGCTGGCCCGCGGCGAAACATTCGGTGTTTCCGGCGCCACGAGCGGATGGCAGCCGCAGAACGATTTAGGTAGGATGAAAGGGCCCTAAGACGCTAAATTAGTGTCCAGATCTGGTTAATTTGCTCGCCGCACGGAGGTGGCTGTGTACAACCGCAAGAATTCTCAGCCTGAGTGGAAGCACTGGCTCAAGGTTGCTCGTTCCCACGACCGCAGCCGTACCAAGCAAGCCGATATTGGCGGCAGCGGTGACAGCGCCTCGTTTGAGCAGGCGTTTTCAAACCTGGCGCACGCTTACCTCCGCGACAGCGCCCCCAAGCTGCTGGACCATGAAATCGGTTTCCAGCTTTTGGACCGCAATAACGAGAACACTAAGGCAGTGGGCGTTTTTGCGTTTAAGGTCGGTTCCCAGTGGCTGTATGCCCCGGTGTTCTTCCTTAACGGTGAGCTCAAGGGCCACGAACTCCTGTACATCAAGAACCAGGACATGTTCGTGCCGTTGAAGGAAAACTGGGTTAACTACCTGATTAACCGCAAACCCAACATCCTGGGCAGCGGCGTTGATCGAAATCTGGGCGCGCGCGGTCAGCGACAGCCTGACTTTACGCAGCTTTCGCGCAGCCCGGCCAAGTTTGGTTCGGCGCAGCCGACTCTCAAGGAAATGATGACGGCCGCGATGGGCGCGTTTGCCAAGACGGCCACAATGAACACCGCCGCCGCGTTTGCTGACATGGGCAAGTCGCTTGACCTGGGTAAGTTCCTTAAGGAAGCCCGGCTTGAGACAATTAACATGCTGGTGAACACGTTCAAGCACGCTCCGGCCCTGGCCAAGGCGTTTGACGAGTTCCACGGACTGGACACGGTTAAGGAAGCTATCGCGCTGGCTAAGGCCCGCGCGGCGCAGCCGAAGATCGCTAGCGTGCTGGAAAGCGCGCCAAACAAGTCCGAGGCGACCAAGAGCCTGAAGGTGATCACGCTGGACGTGACCCTGCAGACCAAGCTGCCGCCCGAGACCACCGAAGAAGATCAGGAAAAGCTGCTGCGCGACGGCGTGCTGATCCTCGACCAGCGCGACCGCGACAACGTGTCTATTCCCTACAACATCCAGGTCGAGAAGAAGCTTTTCAACCCGACCTGCTCCGGCCTGTACGACATTATTGTCAAGCCCAACAGCGTGGAGCGCGTCTACATCGCCGTGTTTCCGGTGGGCCCGGCCAAGCGCAGCGATTTCGTCACGGTGGTGCGCACCGAAGGCAAGCCGACGTGGGTCAACACCCGCGCCGACCGCGTCTTCTGCCTGGCGCACGTCGACGGAAAGGATTACGACGCGTGGTTTAACGGCCTGCCCGACGCCGACAGCGCCAGCAAGTCTGGCCGCTACATGGCGGTCGGCAAGAACGGCGACGCCACGGTTCCCTTCCGCGTCATCCGCGAATTGGGCAGTACGGAGTTCAGCGGCACGAGCTATGAAGTCCACATGGAGGACCATTCGAAGTTTCCTCCCAAGGGCCACATCTCGCCCTGCTGCTACAGCGACCCGCTGAATTACGACAAATACCGCGACGGCGAGCGAATTCATCTCAAGGGTAAGAAGGGCAGCCAGCTCCGTGCGAGCATGGGCGACATCTTCGTTCCCGAGAGTTTCAAGCTGCTTAAATGCGCCCCGGGCGAAGACGACGTACCGGCCAGCGAGCTGGGCAACGGCCCGGCCTGCGGCTGTGGCGAGAGCGAAGACCCGCCGCTGCTCCCCGGCACTCTGGCCGACGCGCAGCTTGAGATCATGGGCAAGACGGCAGCGTTGGAGGTATACCACAACGGCACCGAGGTGGTAATCAACAAGGCAGCGGCTATGACGCCAATCAAGGCGCTGGTCACGCTTGTCGAGCATCACGGCCTGCGTGAAGACGCCGCCCGCGAGATCCTCAAAACAGCGGCTGCCAAGCGGAAGTACAGCGGTCGGATTAAGTACGCCAATCCGTACGGCTCGCCGATGATGATTAATGACGCGCCCGGCGCCCCGACTGATCCGGGCCCGGTAATGGGCGGCGAGACGATTATGGGCTCCAGCGTCCCGACGCAGCTGGGCATCGACATGGCTATGCCGGTTTCCGGCATGAGCGCGTCTCAAACGGACCGGCAGATCTACAACCCCAACACGCAGCTGGACAACAAGGCTATCCAGCAGGTGATGGAGGCCTCGCAAACGGGCCAGAAGGAAGTCTTCGACACGGCGATGATTGGCAGCATGCTGCGCGCTGTTCGCGACGACTCGATGGTCGACCGTTATATGGGCGAGCTCACCAAGGGCCTCGACAAGCTCGGCCGAATTTTGTTTATGTTCTACTGGCACGGCGATCGCTTCGCCGACCGTTACGGCAAAGCCGACATGCCGGAGCTAGAGGATTCGCTGCGCAACGCCTTCGAGATGTTGGGCGACGTCATCCTCTTCCTTAAGCAGAAGACCATCGAGCCGTATCCGGAAGAAGCCGGTGCCGACATTGATCTCAGCAACGTCGCAAACGCATAGGTGAAACATGGCTAGTACGATTTGGTCCGGTACGAAAACGTTTTCGGCGACCGGCGGCGAAGAGAGCGTCGTCTCTGTGCCGATGCCGCATCGCGGCATTCTGCGCGGTTATTCGCTTGTCCAGCTGACTGGCGGAGACGACGGCTTTACGGCCGATCTGTACACGAGCAATCAGGAGACGGCGCCAAACTCCACGCTGCCTACGGAAGCGTTTCACTTGCTCAGTCTGTCGGACGTCGCCGACACGATTGTCGACCCGGACGTCGTGGCAATCGCTGAAAATAACAACGTGAACGTGGCTTACCTTAACCGCGACGGCACGCCCAGCAATCCTCAGCGTTTTCTTTACCTTTGGATTACTGCCGACGGCACCGGCGCAAAGAACTTCGCGCTCACTGTAACCGTTGAAACCCCGATGCTTCGGTAAGTCGCCACATACTGGGGAAACAGCATGAGTGTTTCTAGCAATCTGCAGACACAGCCGTCGTGGCTCGATACGTTTCCCGATGAGGACGTAGCGTTTGGCTTTGACTCTACCGGCATGTGGTTTTCCGGCAACGCCAGCAGCGCGCCGTACCCCATTCGCACGAACTACGACATTGATGGCGAGACGACTGTCGTAGTCGTTTACACGTTTGTGTACACAGACGTAGATGAAGACTGCCCTGACCACGGCATTTGTTTTTTCAAAGCCGACGTTGAGCCGTACTGGAGTTGGGGCGACGACACTTCACGTATTGCCGTTCAGTACGACTGCGGCGACCCAGAAATTGAAGGACAAAACGAAAACAACGTTGGTTCAGAATATAATCTGACGGTTGGCGATACGTACACAGCGCGAGTGACCTATAACCCCGTCGCGGAAACCATTACGCACGAATTGTTCGATGGTAATACCGTAGACGCCACTCTTGTCGACACGATTACGCTTACAAACGAGGTTCTTCCGGCTGGCGCCTACCGCATTGGCTTTCACGCCGACCTCGATACCGAGACGAGCGAGAAGGCTTATTTCACGTACCTCGAAATCAGCGAAGGTCCGGCTGAGGCTATTACCCGGGTATTCCGGGTTATGCACTTCCCGCGCCGCCGCCGCCCGGCGGAAAATGACACCGACGGCGCGCCGACAATTGTACCGCCAGGCGAGCTGTTGTACGGCAGTAACGAGAACAAACTTTACTTTGGTAACGACGATGGCTCGGTCACCGCGATCACGAGCGGCGACGAGGGCGGCGGCGCAAACAACTACGTAGAGAGTGATGTAACCGGCATCACTGGCGCGGTTGCCATCACAAATATCGTCAGCATGACGCAGGCCGCTTACGACGCGTTGGCGACCAAAGACGCCTCGACGCTGTACATCATTAACGGGTAAGTGTTATGCCCGTCACAGTAAACAGCGACATATTTTTGAGCGCAGCCAACATAACGGCGCTCAAAGTCGGCTACGGCAACGTCTCCAAAGCGTTTCTGGGCGAGACGTTGGTATTTGAAACAGACTTCGGTAGTTCTGGTTTTCAGTGGATGACAATGACTTCTATTACGGAAGCCACGGCGGCCGGAATCGGGCAAAACAATATCACAGTCGCGATTACCCAGAGCGGCGGCGGCATGTTTTTGCATAACGGCGCGGTTGCAGCCACACTGTTCCCGCCAGAATACGGCGTGCCGACCAGCGGTAATCAAATCGCAAATACACAGGCTGGAGTATTTACTGCTGTATTTAGCAGTCCTGTTACAGATGCCTTGGTTGCCTTTGCGAGTGTTGGTCAGGCTGGTGGCGCCGTTCCAGTGCTAGTGCTTGACGAAAATGGCAATCCGAAACCGTTCACGGTAATTTGGGATTCAACATCCACTGTGCCTAACACGCAAACAACATATCAAAATCCGGTCGGCGCTGGACCGGAATTCCAGTACACGCAGTTCACTGGCGAAGAAGGCTTTAACATCATTCGCATCGACGGCACAATGAGTAGCGTGACGTTTAACTACGGCGCTGACGAATATTACTGCACAGTTTGTTTCGGGTTTGTGGATCAAAATGCTTAACGCTATTCGGGACAACCCCCGCCGGGCTCCGCACTGGCGGTGGCTCCGTGCCGTGCAAATTGACAGCGGCGGGCCAAGGCCGAGCCGCGCAATCGACGGTGAAGCGGGTTTTGAGTGGATCCGACGGTCCTCGCGGCTCAAGCGGCGCTACGATCAGGCCGCCAATAATCCCGACGCTTTGTACCGGCTCATCCAATACGACCGGGAGCTGTTCTGGGCCCATAACATGTGGCTAGACGACAAGGCGCCTATGCGCTACGCCGTTGAAGCCCGCATCCTAGCAGGCGAGAGCGACGAACAAATAGCCGGGCGTATCGGCACCGACGCGGGGGTCATCCGGGCCTACGCCGAAGTATTTTTTGAAGTTCGCGCACTGATGGACAACTGGGACTACATCGTCAACGTGATTATGGCCGACGCGGTCAGCCGCGGCGTAGCCGAGCGGCAGTACGATCTGCTGTGGAAGATGTTCGCTTTCTATGGCGGCAGCCACGTTCTGGACGCCGTGATTAGCCGTTTCACGATTCTTCCCAAGCCGGAACGCGCCGACGGCGTGGCTGGATTTTTTCAAGATTTCGCCGTTAATACGATGAAACACAAGGCGGCCGTCGCGGCGTTGACGGTGCCGGTGAACACCCACACCCAGCTGCCGATCATCGAATCGTTCGTCAAATACACAGAAATCGAAAAAACTAGCGAAAATGCCGTACAGGCACACGCTACAATTATTGACAATATCGGCGCGATGATGTCGGCGTTGCCCTTCAAAATCGGGACAAAACTGGATTCAGCAGCCGATAAAATGTTACCCTTTGATAACGGCGCGGCAGAATTGCGCAACGATGAGATGATGATTGTGGCCGCAGGCGGTAAGCTTGCGCAGCACACCGTTATCGAAGACCTGCGGTTCCCGGAGAAGTAGCCATGCAGCCACTGAGCAAAGAAGCCGAACAAAAGCTGATCGGCGCCATCGAGCGCGCCGCGGGATACGTAAACGACGGCATGGCGCCCAACGACGCAATCGTTAAAAGCGCCAGCGAGTCGCATATCCCCGCCGGACACCTAAACCTTATGGTGCACGCCTACAACACAGGCCGGACTACGAAACAGCGCGAGCAGGGCGAGGGGACGTTGGAAAAAGCCGCTGACTTTCAGCTGGCCGACGCTAACACAGTCCACGCCCGGTTGTTTCCCAAGGACGTGAAGACCGCTGCCCAGATCGAGCGGGCTCATGTCGTTTCCACCGACTATGCCGTCTCTCCGACGGGCATGCTGCAGCGTCGCAAGGCCGCTATGGCCAAGGAAGCTGCTGCGGCTGTTGCATTGCCGGAGAAGACGTGGGCCCCTCCGCCGCGCGACGAGCAGGCTGCAGCCCGGAAGGCTGCCAGTGCCAAACGCGCGGCAGAGTTGGCCGCCGAAGAGGTCCGCCGCCAGTCGACCGTGGCGCACGCCAAGGCCGCCGCCGCGATGGAGGAGCTGCACGAGTACTTCCGCCACCCCGGCAACGTGAGCTTTCAGGACGCCGTGCGCGAGACCGAGCTGCGACTTGGCGCTGATGGCGTTAACGTGCTGAAGAAGCTCGCCGCGGTGTACCCCCTTCTGGAAAAGCAATCTGCGACGAAAGCGCTTTTCATGGGCGACTGCGCTCCGGTTACGCTGGTGACCAGAGTATTGGCCGCGATTGAAACTTACAACGACGCCCGGCAAAAAGTGGCTAGCGCGGCTGTTAAACAGTCCGCATTTGGAAAGAAAGAAGCGCCAGAAATTCTTACCGGCTCGATTCTTTACAACCCGGCCGACGAACCCCTCACCCTGAAAGGCGCCGCGGACGATAACAAGTCGGGCGGTGGGGCGGGTAGCGGTTTTTTCGGCGGACTGACAGCGACTCCCAAACTCATTGGCCAGACGCTGTCAGGTGTGATGCCCTTCGCAAAACCGAAAGAACCGGGTGACTTTAAGGCCGACGCGTTCAAGAAGCTGACGGATCCGGCGCACGAAAACGAGTTGCGAAACATTCGTTCCCAGGGCGCGCTGCACGACCTGATTGTTAACGACCCGATTATCTCCGGTCACGATCCGCAGGAAGTTGCGATGGCTTTTAACGAGCTGGCCGACTTGTCGCCAAACTTTGTCGATTCGCCTGCCATGATGCAGGCCCTGCTGCGCAAGCGTCTCGAGGCTGGGCAGTTGGCGGACTTCGACATCAAGCAGCTCGCAGACATCGAGAAGGCCAGGGCAGACGCTGACAAAGCGCGCACTGAAACGCTTGTGGCGCAAAAAGAACTCATCTGACATCGAAGGACGAAGGCATGGACGCCGAACGTTACGCCGATATCTTTGCGCGCGCTGCCACAACCGGCAACCGCGCCGAGCTGGTCAAGGTCGCCAGCGCGTTCACCAAAACCGCCTTGGGGATGGAAGATCTCAAAGGCGCATTGGGTAACCCAGCAGTTCAGAACGCCCTGATTGGCGCAGGCGTCGGCGGCTTGTTCGGCGCCGCGACCGGCAAGAAGAAGCTGCGTAGTGCTTTGGGCTACGGTCTCTTGGGCGGCCTGGGCGGTTTGGGCGTCAGCGCCCTGACCGGCAAAGGGAAACCCGAAGTTCCAGCAGGGCTGTCGTCCGCGGAACGCGGCGCGATCGCTACCGGCACAGGCAACCCCGTCGCCGCTACCGCTACCGGCGCTGGCATCGGCGGCGCGGCTGGATATGCCGCGGGTGGCGCCGTAGGCGATCAGATGGCCAAGCGTGAGAACCAGCTCAGCCGCTTTATGGACGCCGGAGGCAAAGACAAGCACCGCTTTGCCAAACCGCTGCAGCGCCTCGAAAAGTTTGGCCCAGGCGGCGAGTCGGCGGTCGCCGATTTTAAGCTCGACTCGCGTACGGCACCGTTTCAAAACAATCGTTTCCGTCTAGCGGGCCTAGACACCGGCAACGTCGGAGATGAAGCAGGCCGCGCAATCGACACAGTCTCGGACGTAATGAAAAAAGACCGGCTGTCTTACCTCCCTTGGCGCCGCACCAAACAGCTCGACGCCCTGACCAAGGTCATTCAGGCTGAGGGAAACGCCGCCACGCGCATCAATCCAAAAGCGCTGGCCAGCGCCTTGGACGAGCTGCCCGCAAAGGCCACGAGTCGGATGCCGCGATACGGCCGCGGAGCCGGTGCGCTGCTGGGCATTCTGCTTGGCGGCATAGGCGGCGCCCGGGCTAATCGATCGGCTGTACTTAATGCGCAGCAGCAGGCTGCAGGAGCCCAATAATGAGCATGATCAAAGTGATCTCTCCCGGTGCGCAGGACTTTAGCGAGCCGGTCGCGTCGCTCATCAAGATTTCCAGCCGGGGGCTTTTGGGCCAGGACAAGGCGGACCTTGTGAAGCGCGCTGGCGCCGAGTTCGCTGAGAAGCTCATGCGGATCAAGTTTGCCAAAGACGAGATCCCTGTGCACATGATTGCCATCGGCGCCACAGAGGACTACGGCCCGAACCGCAACGCGGACGGTTTTACGCGCGATTGCTGCAAGAGCCACCACCACACGTTCGAGAAATACGCACGTTTCTACCGTGACCACGCCAACAAGAACCCGGCCAAGAGTTACGGTATCGTGAAGGCCAGCGCCTATCACGAGCCCATGAAGCGCATCGAGCTGATTGTGGCTCTGAACGGCTCGAAAGAGGCCGCCGATCGCAACGGCGGTTTAATTGCCGACAAGGAGATGGAGAAGCTGGCCCAGGGCGACGATATCGGCGTCTCGATGGCCTGCAAGATCCCCTTCGACGTCTGCTCCGGCTGCGGCAACAAAGCCCGCACCCGCGCTGAGTACTGCGACTCGCCGGACAACGGTGGCATGTGCAAGGCAGGCGGGCTCAAGCGCAACCTTGGCCGCGTGCTAGCTGACGGGCATATCCTTCACGCCGACAACCCGAACCCGACCTTCTTCGATATCTCTCACGTGTTCCGCCCGGCGGACCGTATCGCCTACATCTTTGGCAAGGTGGCAGAATTGCAAAAGGCCGCCTCGGCGGGTTGCATTTCCGGGGCCGAACTCGCCGAGCAGATGGGCGTCACGGCGCCGCTAGGGTTTGATATCAATGGGGGATTAACAACTAAAATCGCTGCCCAGCTTGTGGCGCTGGAGAAATTAGCAGCCGCCGAGGCTACCTGCGCTGCTGCCAACCCAGTCGGTTGGACCCAGGCGAGCCTGGCGGCCAACCCGGCCGTGCAGCCGCCTGCGGATTTCACTCCGGTTGAAAACGTCAAGCTCGCTGAGGTCGTCCGCGGCCTTGTCGAGGCAGGCGTGGTTCTGCCGCTGCGGGATTTCCTGGCACTGACTGTAAAGAGCGCTTCCCAAGAACTGGTCGACTCGGTGCGCGCTGCGTTACCAGGAGTTTTTGGCAAGCTGGCCGCCGCGCCTGACCTTGTTACGGTTTTGGAAAACAATCCCTACGACGCTGCGGGCAGCGCGTCTGTTAAGATTAAGCTGTGGGCGGAGAAGCTGGCGGCAACGCACAGCCTGCTCCCCCACGATGTTGAAAAACGAGCTTATTTAGCTGCGCTTCGCAACGCTGTTCCGGCAGCGCCAACTTGTGAAAAACGGGCAAGCACCGGCGCGGCCGAGGCTCTTGCGCGTCATTACGCTTTGTATAAGATCGCTTCCTTCTCGTCCCTGGGCGAGAAAAATCAAAATTGCTGGTTGACAGCAAACCAATGTGTTTTGCAGAATTATGTCACATGAACAGACCGCGCTGACGCGTGGGGTCTAAAGGAGTAAATCATGGCACGGACGCAACGATCTCTGTTTGCACAGCTCAACGCGCTGGCTGAGGAAATTTCACAGGGGTCTGTGAAGGCCGCCGCGCACAAGAAAGCCGAAGGCCCCACCCCCTCTGATCCGGGCGGATACGATGGCGCTTCTTCGCACCCCACCGCTAACGTTGACAACAACGTGCAGAAGGCGGAGACCGGTGCCCGCGCCAGCGAGTACGAGACGGATATCAAGAAGCAGCAGGGCGCGCTGGCCGTCGACAACACCCCCGAGATGAGCCAGGAAGGCCGTCAGGACGAGGTGCAGTTGAACATTGGCACCAGCGCCAAGGCCACGGGCGAAGATCCTTCGACCGAGCACGACTACAAGGGCGACAAGGACGACCCGGGCACTGCGCATCCCGCCAAGACCAACGACGGCGAGAAGTACAGCTCGGTGACGTTCAAGGAAGCCCGCGACAACGCCGCGTCGCTCGGTAACGAGATTCTTGCGAACCTTATCAACTTCGGTACCGGCAAGCTCGAGGCCGAAAAGGCCGCTGAGATGCCCGCCGCTCTTGCTAAGGCGCTTCACGAAAAAAAAGAATCTCCCGCTGAAGAAAAAAGCGAGCACGACAGCGGCAAGCTGAAGGGCGACCAGCACAAGCTGGACACCGATAACGACGGCAAGATCGAGGGCTCTGACCTTGCGGCGCTCCGCGCCGGTAAGGAAGCCGCGTTCAAGGCCGGTTATGAGCTCGCTGCGGCGCTCGGCATGGACAAGGCAGCCGCTGAGGCTTCTGTCCGCGACGTCTGCGCTAACACGATTCGCGAAGCCGACGAAATGGCCGACCTGTTCCTGGGTTTCGTCACTGCAAAGCAGGCCGAAGACGACACGGCCGAAGCGGCCGCCGAGGGCGAAGATCACTCCGCCCCGGGTGACGCTGACAGCGGCGCGTCTGACGCCGGTGCTTCGGCTCCCGCTGGCCTTGAGGCCATGATGGCGGGTGGCGACGGCCCGGACGCTGGTCCCATGGGCGCCGAAGGCGCTCCGATGGGCGGCGCGGGCGGCGCTCCGTCAGAAGACGAGGCTGTTCAAGAACTGGCGATGGCGCTGGAAGAGCTCGGCATCCCGCCGGAAGCTCTTCTGGAAGCTGCGCAAGGCGGCGGTGCTGGCCCCGAGGCTGGTGCTGCCCCCGAGGCCGCCATGGCCGGTGCCGAACCCGCCCCGAAGATGGCCGCTGCGAATGACCTCTACGCCATTGGCGCCGAGGTGATCCGTTTCAAGCGCGCCGGAAAGTTTCAGGTGAAGGAGGCCCGCACCAAGCGGTCCCGCCAGCTTCGTGACATCATGAAGCAGCACGTCCTCGAACTGGTCAGTCGCTGATCTTAAGGAGTTTTTAACCATGGATAAGAACGCATTCGTGCAGAAGATTGTCGACTACATCGGTTACTCCGATGCAGCGATGACCAAGGCCGCTGCGGTGATCAAGGAGCGGGAAGAGCAGGCTGAGAAGCTGGCCCACCTGATTCCGGAAGCCGTCAAGGCTTGTGTCGAAAACGAGCGGATCGAGCCGCACCAGAAAGAGGCGCTCGCAAAAGCCCTCGAGAACCCGGTGCGCGCCGTCGAGCTCGTCGTTAAGCTGGCGTCGCATCGCAACGCTGCTGAAATGTCCCGTTTGGGCACGCCGGTGACCGAAAAGGCCGCCAGCTATGACCCGTCGAACAGCCTGACGAGCGGGTATGTGGGCGCTCGTGACGGCAAGCTCAAGGCCTCGGACATTAAGTTGTTCCAGGGTCTTGGTCTGAACCCGCCCACTGCCTGAACTTCACACGGATCTGTGAATTAACCAAAGTAGACACGGAGGTCTAACAATGCCTGCTCCTGATCTTCTCACTGAACACGGCCTGGACGTCAAAAAGGGCTGGTTCGACATGGCTTCGCTCGATTACTCGGCGAAGCTTTCTTCGGCGGTGACGTTTGCCGTTAAGCGCGGCCGCGTGGTGCACGTCGACTCGAACGGCGAGTTCCGTCCGGGTGCGCACGACACCAACATCGCCATCTTCCTGCTCAACGGCAGCGAGGACGCCGACGTTAGCAATCCCGGTACGACCGCGGGCGGGCGCTTTATGCACCAGGCCGTGGCTCCGACCGGCAAGATGTCCGGCCTCGTGGCGACGGGTGGTTACGAGATCGCGTCGACCGAATTCGACGCCGATCAGACCTACGCCCCGGGCGATCTGCTCACCGCGACGGCTTCGAATTCGAACGCCGCTACCGGTGGCGTGCTCACCAACGACTCGGTCACGCAGTATGTCACGCCGGTGGTCGGCGTCGTGTCGAGCGGCAAGGCACAGAACCACAACGGCATTCAGGCGCTGTCCTTCTGGACCGTCTGGCTGCCCGGCGCGGCCTGAACCAACCCTTAATCACCACGGAACATGGAGGTTCCTTCAATGCCCACTCAGCAAGAAATCCAGCTGCTCAATGAAACGCTCTTCGAGCAGCTCGACACCCCCGGCATGCAGAAGCAGGCCGTGGACGCAGTTAACGACTTCACGCGCACCAAGATGCGTGAAGACGGGTTCTATCGGCGGATCATGCCGCCGCTCACCATCACCAATGACGAGCTCGACCGCCAGGTCGACACGGACAAGCCGGTGAAGGTGGTCGACAAGGAACCCGATTCCCCGGCGGCTGTGTCGCTCCCGTTCGCGACGCTCCCGATTAACTTCTACATCCGTGGCCCGCGCTACCGCGTCATGTTTGACCGGATCGTGTCGCCCCGCGCTGTGAAGGACGTCGACGAGCTGCGTACGTACGTGATCGACATCCGTCAGGTTCTGTCGGACAACATGATCAAGGACATGCTTGCCGAGGAAGACTCCAAGTTCATCCAGGCCTTCAACGCCGTCCTCCCGACTCCGGGCGTGGCGAACGTTGCTTCGGGCGTGGTGCAGTACGAGGAGATCCACGGCGGCATCACCCGTGAGACGCTGGTCGACGCGCTGAAGGTTATGCCGCGTACGCCGTCGCACTTTGAGGTCGAGACTTGCCTCGTGAATAACATCACGATCAAGGAACTCCTCAAGTTCGGCCGCGACGAAATGGGCGGCGACTTCTCGCAGGACATCGTCAAGAACGGCTGGGCCGAGACGAACTTCCTGAACTGCCGCTGGATCGTCACGATCAAGCGCGATCTGGTTCCGGACGACTCGCTGTTCATGTTCGCGTCGCCGAAGTTCATCGGCAAGAACTACGAGCTCGAGCCCACCACGATGTACATCCGTCGTGAGGCTTACATGCTCGAGTACTTTGCCTACAACACGCAGGGCGGCTCGTTCGGTCACACGAACGGTCTGGCCCGCGTGGACTTCAAGTGATGCCGTGAAAACTAGGAACGGGAGGGCGAGCGCCTTGTAAACGCTCGCCCTCCCCGACCAAACCCAAGGAGCACATGTCATGGATAATGTGAAGGTTGCGGCCGAGCAGGCGTATGGCACGATCGTGGCAAACCTGGCCGCGCCGTATTTTTTCGAGAAGCTTGCCGCGCACGGCGTTGAGCCGCGCTCGGAGCAGGAGGCCGCAGACATGTGGTCGGCTGCTCAGAAGCTTCACGTGCTCTACACGGCTGAGCAGGAGAAGGCAGCGGCGGTGAGCGCCTCGAACATGTCGGCTGTCAACAGCCGCCTGGACGAGATGCTCAAGGCGGCGGGCCTGAGCGAAGTCGAGGAGAAGACGTCCGCGTTCCACGGTGTTGCAGAGATTGCCGCTGAGCAGCCTGATATCGCGCAGGCTGTGCTGACGCTGCAGGCTGCTGCGGCCGCTGCGCTCAACGGCGCTGAGTGATCAAGAAAGACTGGAGTTAACCATGCCCTATACCCCTGTTACGACCGGCCTGTACACGACCGTCGAGAACACCTCCGGCTCGGCCAAGGTGTTTGGTTTCCTGGGTACGCACGGCAAGCGCCTCGCGGCGAACGAGACCTACACGGTCCCGGGCGACCTCGTGGCCAAGCTGGGCGGACAGAGGAGCCAGCGGAAGTTCAAGGCCCTGGAAGCCGCGCTGACGACTGGCGATCTTAAAATCGTCTCGTCGCCAGCCGTTTACCTCTACTCTGAGCAGAGCGAAGTCACACGTGAGCTGGCCCTGGACGGCCTTGTGCTCGGTACTGTCGACCCCCAGTGGGATCCGGCCGGTACTGGCACGAGCGACTGGGTCGATAACGACGACTGAAGCCAACTGCTCGGAAATTCCGACGAGTTCAACGAGAAGGCTGGCTGCGTAAGCGGCCAGCCTTCTTTTCTATATCAGCAGCGAGGTGAAACATGGTCGTGATCGCTACGCCGGATAACCACCCCATCGTGACGCCCTGCTGCGACCCCCAGCAGCTGCCAGGCAACCTCAACGCTGTGCCGTGCGCCGGGCAGAACGTCCTCAGCGCCACGGTCTCCGCGGACCGAGGGCTGCCCATTCTTACGCGCATGCGCGCCGTGACGCTTACGCAGGGGCAGTGCGGCGTGGTCGCCTGGCAGATGCACGATAAGGACGGCCACCCAGTCGACCTTACGCCCTGCGGCCTGACAGAGAGCGAAGCGCCCGCGCAGCAGCTAAAAGTCGTCCTGCGTATGAAAGAGCAGCTCTCCTTGGGCAACGCCCGTCCGCCGCTGCAGGTCGACGCCAGCGTTGTGGACGCCTCCGAGGGCCGCGTCGAGGCCGATATTGAGTCCGGCATGACCGACTATCCGGGAATCTACTACGGCGAGATGTGCTTGGTGAGCACAGAGCTGGAGGCCAACGGCAAACCCTGCGTGGTTTTCTCGAACACTTTCTATGTGGTTGTGGCCCGCAGTACTTTTGGCGACGGCACCGGGGGCATGAATGGCCCGCCCAGCATCGCCGAGATTCGGCTGCATCTGCGCGACAGTGCTCCGGGTGAGAGCTACCTCCTGGACCACCTCATGTTTGACGACGCGGAGATTGCCTTGGCCATTGCACGCCCGGTCATGTACTGGAACGAGACGCCCCCGCCGCTGAATCAGAACTATACGACCCAGAACTTCCCTTTCCGCTATCACTGGCTCGAGGGTATTTGCGCCAACTTGTTCTTCATGGTCGCTGAGCAGTACCGCCGCAACGATTTCCAGTATTCAGCCGCCGGGATGTCGATCAACGACCAGAACAAGTCTCAAGCCTATGAGCAGGCTGGGCAGACCCGTTGGCAGGCTTTCCGTGAATGGGTGCGCGCCACGAAGGCTAGCATCAACCTGGAGAGCTGCTACGGCGAGGTCACGAGCACCTATAAGTACAGCGCCTATTCCAGCGGCCTGCGAATCCGCTATTAACGCCCCATTGATATCAATGGGCTAAATAACAGCCAAAACCCGGGCATATTCAGTAAGCCCCCGGGTGCTGTTATCGAATGCGCATGTGTGCACATTCGGCGCCTGGTGGCGGGTCCTTGAACGGAGGTTTCGTTCATGTTCGCGCGCGTTAAGTCCACGGTGAGTCAGCTCACCAACAAGATTGGTTTCGGCGCTGGCTGGGTCGCCGGTTACACGGTGGCCACCGGCAAGAAGGTTACGGAGAAGACGAGCGAGGCGGTGCAGGTCACCACGGCCCTCGCCGTCCGCACGGTTAACCAGGCGGCCAGCGCTACGGCGAAGGCCACCAAGACCGCGTCCGAGAAGGTCACCTCGACCGCCAAGAGCGCCTGGCAGGCTGTCGGCAAGACGGCCCGCTCGGCGCACAAGACGGTTGTTTGGGCGTGGCACAATGTCGGTAGCTTCTGCCTGCGTCACCTGGATAAGGCGACGTGGGCGATGGTGATCGGCGTGGTCCTGTTGCTCGCTGTCTCGCAGCCCGCGTCCGCCCTGTTGGTCGGCGCGGTGCTGTACAACGCGGGCTTGCTGTGCGCCCTGGTCGGCATGATCTACCTGGCCTATCTCGTGACGCACGCGTCATGGGAGTACGACCCGGCCCCGTCCGTCGCCTAACCAGCGACCCTGCTGTCGCCGCCTGACCCGCGGCTTTTCGCGCGCGACCCCGGGGGAGCCCAGCCCCCGGGGCGTGTCGCTTTTTCTTACCTTTCACACCCCAAGGAGCTTGTTATGAAACGTGTCTTCTGGACGATATGGTTCGTGTTTGGTGTCTTGCTGCTGGCCGAGTGGGCCCGAGCCGAAGACGCCACAACTCGCCAGCTCCGCGAGGTGCTGGAAGAGAACATGACGGCTTGCACCGAAGAGGACCTTCCCCGACTCATGAAAACCATGAGCGCGGAGATGCCAAACCGGGAGCTGTTCACGGAGCAGTGCGAGAAAGAGTGGGCGGATCACAACATCTACTACCGCCTGGTTGACGTAAAAATCGTCAAGCAGGCGCGGTGGAAGCCGCCCTACGTCGTGGCTACTGTGACCGAGGAGCAGCGCGAATACAGCCCCGAAGAAGACCAGGAAAAGCAGCCCGTTGAGGATCTCTCCCACGCCATGTCGATCCGGACTAAAACCCCGGTGACGCAGAGCGAGTACCTCTTCAAGCGTGAAGGAGGCAAATGGAAGATCGTCGCCGGTATCTCCGAGGAGCGAGTCGTTGAGCCCGCTGCGGTGATCCAGGTCGGCAACGGCAACTGCCGCAACGGCCGCTGCGACAAGTCCAAGGTCCAGAGCGTTTTCAAGTAAGAGCGTTAACGCCCGGGGGTTCGCGCCCCCGGGCCCCGCGCTCTTTCTTAGCTATCAGCGCCTAAGCGCTATAATCAGGCCATGTCTCAGCAACGCCTATTTCCGTTTCGCCGCGTCTCTGTCGACAACATGATCCGCGGCGTAACGCGGGTCTGGTGGCAGCTGGAACCGTTGTTTAACGATCCCGGCCCGTACGTTTTTCAGCTGCAGTACGGCAACACCGGCATTCCCAACTCGCCCGACTGGCACAACGTCGGCAGCCCGGTCCTCGACGGCTACATGGCCTACGACGAGGAATGGCGGCACTCCGGCAGCGCTCTTTTAACCCATTACAGGGTCACGCTTACCACGCCCAAGGACACCTACGTCTCGCAGCCCGTCAACTGCTTTGGCGAGATTGACGAGCGCGACTGGGTGTTAGCCCGCGAGGTGATTCGGCGCGAGCAGCTCCGGCACAAGTATGTCTCAGTTTCCGGTTTTCTTATTAAGCCCTATCGGTTCGGGCGACCTTGCAAACGCTGTCGGGATGCTCTGACCCAAGAAGTACTTGATTCAAATTGCCCGGTCTGCGGCGGCACGGGTTTTGAGGTCGGTTACCACCCGGCGCTGCCCATGCAGTGCTGGGACCTGAGCCCGCAAACGATCTCTGAGCAGCAAGACAACAATATGAAGGGCACGACTCGCGATAACGCCGAGGTCCAAGCCCGCGTGATCGGTTGGCCCGCGATCAACCGCAACGACATCTGGGTAAACGGCAAAAGCGACGAACGCTGGCTTGTGCACCAGATTCAGGTAGCCGCCGCCATGCGGGGCGTGCCGCTGATCTACAACATCCAGATGGGCCTAATTCCGTTTTCCAGCCCGATTTACGAACTTGAAGTCGGCGGCGAGGAAGCTGCCCGCCCCGGGCCGGTTCTGCCGGTCATCGGTTGCGGGTCGGTGCTCATTAATCACGACTACGGCGGAGCTGACGCGCTAGCGTATCGTGACGCCACGGACTGCCCGGTAGTCGGCGCCGGGGTGTACGTGTTCACTCAAACAGTCTTTGACGCCGCCTATCCGGATTTCCCGGCACTCGACGACGCCGTGGCGGTGACCACGACCCGCGCTAATGGGCGCTGGACTGACGCTTTGCGCGTGAACCCCGGCCAGTACGTAATTCTTTTCGAGAAGCCGGGAGAATACGGGCCTGACACGGCGGCAGTAACCGTGACGCCTGGCAGCAGCGTGCCGAACACGCTGCCTATGACAGCGGCCCCAAATACGCCACCGGTTTCACAGGCAACGCAAACAAAGAACGATTTCTGGGACGTTTAATAGCGTGTTTTCGTTAAACTGTGTAATCTTATGGAAGCCGACAAAGACGAAGCCGACGATAACCAGAAAAAAGACCGGCGGTTAAAGTTGACCGCGCCAAAGATAGCGCTGTTTCCCAAAAAGTACCGCCTGACGCAGCAAACAAAACTGTACGACCCCAAAGCCAAGGACGGCTTGCGTGAGTACCTGCGACGACTCCCCAAACCCGCCGGAAGTTGAAGCGCAATTCCCCGAGGGCAGCGCTCCGGATCGGCGTGTTAACAAAGTCAGCGCTCTGTGCTCATACGGCATGCGCCCGCACGTGATGACGGGCTTGCTGCGGCAGTTGCTCTTGCAGCTGTTTGCCGACCCGCAAAACATCGAGGAGCCGAGGCTCCGCCGTCAGTTAGAGAACCTGGGCGCCTGGAAACCGTCTGATAACGGTTTGAACCAAGGCGGTATTTTGATAGAAAGTATTACGCGCTGGCAGCCCGCAACAGCGGACAAGCGCCCTGCGATTTTAATTAAACGCAACGCGTGGCGCTGGCAGCGACAAGGCCTGGGCGATCAGGCAGGCGGCAACATTTTTGAAGGGTCCTCGAATTACGTTGGGCTTTGGGAAGGCAGCCACACGCTGTTTTGCCTCTGTCCCAGCGGCGCCGAGGCAGAGTTTCTGTCCACGGAGGTGGTCAGGTTTTTACATGAGTTCGCCCCCTGGATACGCGACCAGATGCACCTGCACAGGTTTCTGGTCGCGGAAATCGGCGGGGTTGGCGAAGTCCAAGAGGTGTTACAGGGTTACGCCGTCCCTGTAACCGTTGCGTACATGGCCGAGGAGGCCTGGACCCTCCAGCCGTACGCGCCGCGTTTGAAGCGGATTGTCTTTCGGGCGTCCGATTTATTGTCGTACTAAAATTTCACTGAGGTCTATTTTTTGCGCAGGCGGGTTTACTACAATACCCACTAGCGCGCAATCCACGCATTTACGGCACGGAGGCCACGAGCATGTCGAGCTACGTCAAACCACAGGTTCTTGTTTTCCAGGAATTCCGCATCGTCCCCACGGAGATCACTGAGCCGCTGCGCGCTCACGTCTCCGGCCCGCACGCGATTCTCCATCGCTACAGCGACTCGGACGAGAAGAAGCTGTGCAAGCTCGGTCTGTATGACCGACTGAACGACACCTTCTACTCGTGGCCCGACCGCATGGCCGGTTCGCGCGTCGACGACAGCTACGTCAAGGTGTTCATCGACGACGCCGAACTGCTTTATTACGAGCACACCATTGGTCAGATCGAGACGACCATCACGGCCGTCTCCGGCAAGACCAACTGGATCGAGTCCAGCGACCTGTCTTTCAAGAGCAACGGCGCCGCCTACCCGCGTAGCGCCGTGTTTAACGACCGCGACGTGCAGCTTGGTGACCGGGTCCACCTTCGCGCGGTGGACGTCGAAGACGACTGCACCGAGTACACACTGGACACCTACGTCACCGGTTTCGCCAGCGAGCTGGTGCCCGCGGAGGTCGAAGCGGCCCGCACTGAAGACAACAACCAGGCTACGGTTACCAACACCGGTTCTTACGTTAAGGTTGGCGGCCCGGACAATTGCGTGGACATCAGCGCTGCCGACTATAGCGATTACGACGGCCTCGTCGACGGCGACGTTGAAGAGGAGTACACGATCGAGGTTGTTAAGAGCTCGATCGCCGGTTGCACCGCCGCCCGTCTGCGCGTGACTAGCGCCAGCGGCAACGACGACGTGGCCGAAGTGACCCCCGAGGATTGGGGCGTTCCGACCGAGATCGGCACCCGCGGCCTGACGGTGACGTTCGACTACGACCCGGGCGCGGGTTGCTCAACCAGCGCTGAAGAAGACGGCGTCGATCCGGATATTTTCGTGACTGGCCAGAAGTGGCGCGTCACTGTGTCGCAGGCTTACACGGCTGTAAACGCCACCAGCGGCGGCGACTACGACGGCGAGAAGAACGACATCTACGTTGTCGAGTGCACCAAGGGCGGCGTGTGGGCTGATCTCCCCGAGGTCATGGTCCGCACGGTGAAGGGCCTGGACTTCTCCGGCCCGACCGAAGTGACTGACGACAACGTGTTCGTGTCGATCGGCACGCACGGCGTGGAGATTAAGTTCCACGGCGCCAGCGTTGGCAATTCCGTTCCGGGTCTGCGTAAGGGCGACAAGTGGTACATCACGGTGGTCTCGAGCAAGGCGGGCCCGGTCCGCAAGCTCATCCTTCGCGACGATATTCCACAGCAGATCGCCAGCGCTGAGGACATGGACCTGCGCCTTTACATTGTTGACAACATCCAGGTTTCCAAGAACCGGGTGGGTTACGCGCCGACTACGAACTGGGAGACCGAGGCCACGCAGATCAACGTCAAGGAAGGCATCATTGCCTATCATCCTGAGTGGACGGACAGCGGCGTTGAGCAGCCTCTTGAGGTCCGCGGCGGCATGGTGTACGTCGAGTACCGCGAATGGCTCAGCGAACTGGCCGACGAGGTCAACGCGATCAGCGACGTGGCCGACATTGGCGTGATCAAGGGCCAGCTGCACCCGGACAACCCGCTGAAGTGGGGCGTTTACAAGGCGTTGGCCAACTCCAACGGCACCGCGGTGAAGTACACCGCCGTGGCCGAACACACCGACCTGGATAGCTGGGTTGAGGTGTTGGAGCGCATCAAGGGCCGCGACGACCTTTACAACCTCGTCCCGATGACCTTCGACGTGCGCGTGCATAACCTTTATGCCGCTCACATCGATGCCGAGTCGAACGAGTACGCCAACAATTGGAAGAGCGGTTTCTTCGCGCTGGCCGCGGAGCCCGTCAAGAAGATCGTGGGCGAGGGCGCGACGATCGGCGGCGTGTCAGGCAATGTGGTGGAAGACCCGGTTCTGGCAACCCTTGCCGACGATCCGGACGCTACCAACACCCAGTACACCCGTTTGACGGTCACGTCGGGCAACGGCTACTTCATCGCCAATGAGGTCCAGGCGGGCGACATCGTTCGTTACAACTACACCGTCGACGGCTTCGGCGAGGAGCAGTACGAGGAGTACGTGGTTGACCAGGTGGTGTCGGAAAACACGCTGCTGCTTTACACCGGCGCAGACAATGCAGTCACAGAGCCGCAGCGCGTCGAGGTTTACCATAACCTCAACCGCAACGAGGTTGCTGAGGACATTGCCACGCGTGCCGGTGCGTTCAGCGACCGTCGCGTGTGCGCCGTGTGGCCCGATCAGGTCGGCGAAGCGGGCACCCTGCAGCCGGGTTATTACCTGGCGGCCGCGCTGGCCGGTTTGGCTTCGGGCGTTGTGCCCCACCAGCCGCTGACCAACGTGGAGGTGGCGGGCTTCGATGACTTCACCCGTAGCTACAAGTACTTCAACGAGACCCAGCTCAACCGCATGGCGGAGGCAGGAGTGTGGATTGTGACGGAGGACAAGGACGGCACGCCGCACACGCGGCACGCGCTGACGACGGACAACCTCGACCTGAATCGTCGGGAAGAGATGATCCGCCGCAACGTGGACTCGATGTCTTACCTGTTCCTGCGTCGTCTGCGTCCGTACATCGGCCGCACCAACGCCACGCCGCGGATGGTGACCCTCCTGGGCACCGAGGTGACGAAGTTGATTGACTTCTTCAAGAACAATGGCAACACCGCCGAGCTCGGCGGCCAGCTCATCGACGGAACCGTGCGGACCCTGCGGATTCACCCGCTGCTCCGCGATCGTATCGAGATTGTTCTTGACCTGACGGTTCCGGCTCCGCTCAATAACATTGAGCTCCACTTGGTCGTCTGAACTAGGAGAACTTAACACATGGCAAAGAGCGTATTTAGCCCGACAGGCGGTAGAGACCAGTACCACGGCGGGTCGTTCCGTGCTGACGACGTCACCCTGAATTGGACGGGTGGCGGCGCCAAGGACGGGGCCCTTGTTCAGCGTGCCGAGTGGAGGTGCCAGCGCATCATCCAGACGATCTACGAGATCGGCTCGGTGGCTGTGTACTACGTCGGTAACCGCCGCCAGGGCACGGCGACCTTCAGCCGTATCGTGACGGGCAATAACCAGTTCAAGGAGTTCGCTAAGAAGTTTGGCGACATCTGCAAGCCGGAAAACTTGGAGATCGACGCCAAGCAGGCCGGTTGCGGCGAGAACGTGACGGCGGGCGGCGTGAAGTACACGCTGGTTGATTCCCTGCTTACGGAACTCGGCGCGTCGGTGACGGCGCAGGAAGTCGTGATCACGGAAAACATGGGCTTTCAGTTTATCGACCTGTACTACGAGTGATCGTGGCGCAGCCGGTTGTTTGAGACCAACGAACGGCGGTTGCGCCTAGCGCAACCGCCGTTTATGGTATTAGGCGCAAGCCTGGGGCTTCGGCCCGTAACCTCACCATTTTTGGTGGTAATTCATGTCCCAACCGATTAAACCGGTTGGCACGTCCCCGGTGAAAGCCCAGGGCAGCCAACAGGACCCGACCGCCGCCACACGGCGGCTGCAGCAGAATACCCAATACGCCAGCCGTACTGGAACGGCGGCGTATGGCGCACAGCTACAGCCGGTCGCCGACCCAAATAGCAAGCTGGTCGGCTTCAAAACCGGTTTTCAGGATACCGGCCGCATTTGCGTCGGCTGGATCATGGACGGAACAGCGATCGCTAACTGTTATCGCGTCCACGTTGAAAAAAGCCGGGCGCCGATCGTTGCTACGGCGTTAACCGGCACTGCCCAGGCCTGTTTTGGCGCTTCAGAAATTAATACCTACGCGCCGGGCACCCAAGTCATCGTGATGGTTCACGATAAGGTGGCCACGGGCTACATCATCGGCGCCGTGCCGGGTGTGCTGGACATTGGCACCAGGGCCTATCACGACTACATCACACAAGCGTCGCGGAAGCGTGTCGACGACTGCCATAAGCGGTACCTCAAGCAGCCGATGAGCGGAATGATGGTCGACTGGTCAAACTGGCGGCCGTGGGACGCCACGCTCGGCGGCGAGTGGGGCGCAATTACGACCACCGGCATGGGCATCAGCGTCGACGACTTCATGGTCAAGCTGAGCGTCAACGAGTTCACGGGCGTGTTTGGCTTCTATCACGACTCCCTGCTCCGCATCGGCGGCTACAACTTTCAGACATGGACCGGCGGCCACGAGCGCGACGCTTACGTCGACGAGGGCGAGTACAACGACTTCAACGGCTGGTCGCCCTATCCCTGGGAGGCCATGGGCGTTCTCAAGCCGGGCACAGAGATTGTTCAGGAGTACGAACCGAACGTTTATCAGTGCGCCCTGGGCAAGCCATACTACGCCCACTGGGAAAACAAGCACGAATACCAGCAGCCCTACCACCGGGTGCAGCATTTTTACGGTTACCTAGGTCAGGGCGGGCGCATGACGCTGCAGGCCCCGCCCAAGGGCATCGACCGCTGGACCTACAAGAAAGGCAATACCCAGGCGCCTGAAAAGCCCTACGACTCGAACATTCAAAGCAAGGACGGCGGCGCGCAGGACTGCAGTGGCGGAGCGGACAAACTCACCGACCACCAAGACAAAGCCCCCATGGGCCTCCACGAAGACAACGTCGCTATGGACGGGCGGAGGTTCATCTCCAGCGCCAAGGGGATTATCCTCGCTAAACGTATGCTGATCCCGATGCCTGCGCGGCTGAAACGCCCCGAAGCTGGCGACGGCGACCGCACCGACGACAATTACAAGGCAGCCAGCATCGTCGGCAGCGGCCCAGACCACCCGATCACCGGCGACGTCAAAGCTGAGGACACCCACAAGAACATGCAGCGGGCCAGCGGCGTGCTTGACCTGCACGCCTACCTGTTTAATTACGCCGGAATCCACCCATTCTATTGGCATTTCAAAGACTGGAAGGTTTACGAGCAGACCGAGATGCAGTACGCCGAGTACCAGCATCGGGTGCCCGACTTTACTCAACTCCAAGGCTCGATGTACCTGCGCGAACCGACGCCGATCCAGATGGAGATCGACCACCGTTACGGGCCGCAGAACTTCTACGAGACTACGGCTGGCATCTCAATTCTTGAGGACGGCAGCATCGTTATCAGCGACGGCTACGGCGCCGAAATCAAGATGTCCGGCGGCGCACTGATCCTGTCGGCTCCGGGCGACGTGTGGATGAAGTCCGGTCGTCACGCGCAGATTTGGGCGGGCGGCGACGGGATTGTCCGCGCCAACGGCAACGTCGATGTCTCGACGACCAAGAAAAGCGTGCGCATTAAGAGCGAGAAGAACGTGCTGATCTTGGCGGGCAACAACGCCAACTCCAGCGAGAAAGACGGCGGCGTGCTGATCGAGAGCCGCGCCGACGCGATCTACTACGACTTCGAGAACCCCGGCGACCAGGTTCGTTTTGGCGGCGTTGCTTTGCGCGCCCCCAACTCTAACGTAGTCGGCCTCGCGCACCAGATTTACTTGCGCAGCGGCGGCGGTAACAACGAGTTTAAACCCGGCAATATCACCATCGACGCGGGCAAGGGCGAGAAGGACATCGTCACCAAGAGCAACCGGATCTTTAACTACGTCGGCGAGGACGGGCAGGTCTGCAACTTCTTCTCGCTGGCTGACGCCGGTGATCCGCAGGTGGCGCAGTACTTCTCCAAAGATTACGTGTTGCTTTGCGGTGATTTTGCTGTTGAAAAAAACATTATCGCTGGCGGCGGTACGTTATGCCGTGATTTTCTTATTTGCGATGGGCCCATTGTGGGCGACACGGTGGCTTTCCCCTGTACCGGCGAGTGCTCAAAAGACATCCAAGAGGCCATCGACAAAATTGTCGATTTCCTCAAAAACAAATTGCCTGAAATGGCAAACAAGTTCCACGACGACTATATCGCCAAGATCTGGTACGACCCGAAAATGGCCGGTAACGACCGCGTCATGGACATCATGGAGTTTTCTTGGCGCACTGACGAGCAGTACAAAATTCCCGACTTCATGCTCTACGAAGACCGCTGGCAGCAGATGGCCCGCCTGGCAAACAAGATCCCTAACCGCTGGACGGAAACCGCCGTCAAGAGCAAGGTCGCGGGCGAGACCTATCCTTTTCCGGGCAAGAAGTGGCTGGAAGAGCCCGGCGCGTATCGCACTCAGGACTTCAACCTTGTCGAGAGCAACGGCGGCAACCTGCGCGACAAGACACGCGGCGCCGACGGCAACCTCGCCGGGGAGTACCGGGAACCGAAGTTTGCCCAGTCCCAGCCAGACAAGATTAACGGCCAGTATCCGATTGTCGGTAATCCCTAAGAAGGAGTAAGAGATGGAACTCGCGGATAACAAGCACGTTTCCGATTTCACCAAAAAGACGCTGACGCAGTTTGGCTGGAAAGACGGCGACCCGATCCCAGTAGACCTGGGCCCGCTCCTGATCAAGCTCAAGGACACCGCGCCAAAGTCGCCGCGGACCGACGTGCTCATTGATATCAATGTCATTAACGCTGAGGACGCCGCGCAGGTCGCCGCGCTGTTAACGGAAGCCAAGCAGTACTTCGCCGATAAAGAGAAGAAGGCCAAAGCCGACGAAGAAACTAAGAACATGAATCCGGCCCTGGCCGCTGTCTACAAACAGCTCCAACAGCAGGAGTCCGCCAACGCGGAGGCAGAGATTATCGATGACCGCGAAGAGGTCACCGAAGAGAAAGAAGAAGAAGAGAAAGAAACGACGCCTCCGGCCGAGAACACCGCGGGCGGCGCCGGGCCGATGCTGATCATGCCCTTCTGCCAGCGCTGCGGCTATGACAACCGGCAAAAGTATGACGTCCAGGTAACAGACCTGGACAAGCAGGATTTCCTGGCCAGCGTCCTGGGCAACGTTCCCTTTCAGCGGAATTACGAGCTCATGGGCGGCAATCTAAAGATCACCTTCCGCACCCCACTGGCTGACCAAAACAAGATGCTGCACAGGCAGCTGGTGCTCGACCAGAACGCCGGGAAGATCGTCACCGAAGCGGAATGGTTCGTGCAGATGATGGAGTACCGCATGGCGCTAAGCCTGGCGGCGATCACCAACAAGGAAGGTAAGCCGATCGCCATCGTGCCCAAGTTGGACGATTTTTTTAACAAACCCGAGCAGTCGTCGCTCGTCGAGCTGAGCGAACACGTAAACCAAACCATCCTGGCCCACGAGGTCACCAGACGGCTTGTCGGCCAGCACCTCCGACAGTTCCAACGCCTGGTGGAAGCCCTCGAGGCCATGGCCCTTGAACCAAGTTTTTGGGACGGGATCGACTCGCAGCGCTAATGGTGCGCGCTGCGGCCAAGGGAGTTATCAATTACTCCCAGGCCGATCCCACGGACATTAACTGGCGAATCCGGCACCGGCTGCTCCTAAAGGAAATTCAGCGACAAGACGATTACACGGTTTTTGACGCCGTGCACCGGCATTGGTTGGCCTACGTTGCACACGGCGCTTTGACAGAGGAAAGTTTCAAGGCGGTCAAAGAACACGCCGACGAGGCGCTCACCCACGTGCAGGAAGTTATATTTCCGTGGTTGGCGGATCCTGTCGAGGAAAAACCCCAGGAACAAAAAGATACAATAAAGCCAGAACACGCCGAGTTAATTGAGCGTTACAAACAGCGTTTCGGGAACCCTGCCGTACAAAAAGAGTAGCCGATGGAAGGTTTTCGACCGCCACAATACGCGCCGGGCCAGAGCAAAGAGCTCATGAACGACCCCATGTCGCTCATGGGAATGATGTTTGGCGTCCCCTTGGCCCAGGGGTTGGCCGGGCCGGGGCACTTCATTCCGCACCTCCAGCCCGCGCAAAACCTGGCCGACCAGTACATGTCTGCCCGGTACCAGCGCGACCAAATGAGCTCTGTAAGCGACGCCAGCGCGCGGGGCAACGCCGCCGTTGCCAGCCGCCTGCTGGGCCTGCGGTCGCTGGTGACCGACGCTCCGGCCACGCCGATGAACCGCGAGCAGGCGAACGTTATCGCCGGAATCGCTAATAACCCCATCGCTAAAGCCATGGCCGGGCAAGTCATGGGCCCGGAAAATCTCGAGGCGGTGATGTTCGGCCAGCGGGGCGACCCGTCGGCGCTAGCCAGCTCGACAAACCGCATGGGCTTCTTCCGCCGCGACACAACGGGCGGCCGTCGGATGAGCGGCGAAGGCATGCAGGAGTTTTCGCAGAACGTCTACGAAAACCTCTACGGCAAGGACGCTGACGTCGCCCAGATGCACGGCTTCATGGCCAGTCAGAGCGGCCAGATCATGGAGGGGCTTTTTGAGCGCGGCGCGCTGCCACAGGCTATGGGCGATATGTCCGCTGCCGACCGCGTGCGGATGCTTAGCAAGTCTCAGCGCGACGACAAGACCGTCACCCGGCTTGCCGAGCAGTTTGGCCACCGGGACATGATGGCCCGCGACGAGAAGTACCAGCAGGCGACAGAAGAAGAGCGCAAGCTCATGCTCGCCGACAAAACGGACTCTTACAAAAGCAAGATTCAAACAACCTTTGAGGAGGCCGACCGCTTCACTCAGGGCGACCCGCGGGCCAAGAGCGCCCAGGAGATCGAGCAGACCGAGGGCTACGGCACGGCGGCCCGTAACGTCGACAGCACCCGCGTCGCCAAGGTCGCCAAGGATTACGCCGGGGCCCTAGACGCAGTTCGCGAGATCTTCGGCGACAGCGGACATGGCGACGCCCCAATCGCTGCTTTGATGCAAGCCCTCGACCAGTTCTCCGGCGGTTCCGTGCAGCAGGTAGGCACGGAAAAGGTCGAGAAGACTATGCGCGAGATGCGCGTCGCAGCCCAGGCCGCCGGAGTCGGCGCAGAGCACCTGGGCGAGTTAACGGCCCAAATGAACGCGCAGGGGCAGGCAATGGGGCTCTCGGCGCCGGTGACTATGCAGGCAACGCTGCAAACCGTGCAGGCAGAACGCGCCATGCGCGAGTCGGGCTCATTTTCTAACCCCAAACTTTTTGGCTCAGTTAACGAAGCTCGCGGGCAAGAGATCATGCGCGCCCGGATGCTCCGCGGCGAAGCCTCCGGCGCAGCCAAGGCCATGGGCGCGCTAACACGGGCCTACGAAGAGAACTCCGAGCTTTACAAAGGCACGGAACTAGAGGCCGCGGTCAAGGCCGCGCAGGACCCCAACAGCGGCTACAAGTACACCTACGACGGCAAGGAGGTCAACCTGGCCGAGATGGTCGGCCGGGGCGGACCCCAGGCCCTCTCGCAGCTGGCGTCCAAGTCCGGCATGGATCAGGAGACTTTTAGTTCTTACTTCCTTGATCCCGGCTCGCAGGAATACGCCCAGAAAAATACGGGATTAGCTTTCGCCGGGCAGAAGTACCAGCTGGCCCGCGATATCACCCGCGGCTTCAGCGGTAACGTCGCTAGCCGTTTCCGCCGTGACGCCGTGCAAGCACTAAAACCAAACGACATGACCGCCGCTCAGTTTGAGCGGTACAACAACGATATATCGCGCGAGTTTAGCGGCGCCATGGGCCGCGTAATTGTCGAAGAGACCGGCGGCATGTCTCAGTCCGACCGCGCTGCGCATATGGAAAAGCGCCATACGGACATTCTCGCCGAGAGCTTTCAAAAACGTGGCGACGACGAAAAGACGGCGCGGCGCAAAGCAGAAACTTATTCTGCGGCGGCTTTCGGTGATTCGGAGGCCAAGCGGCGTCAAACGTTCGGGGCCATGTCCGCTAGGGCGAACACAGTCTCCAAAAACCTAACCGGCGAAGAGATCGTTGTTAACAGCCAAGTGAACAACGAGAAGGTCGCCGAGAAGATGCAGGAAGTTCGCGTTGAGGACGCCAATCGCGCCGAGCGTTCCAAGCAGGCCGAGATGGGCATGGAGTCTAACGTCGCCCAACGAGTTGGCGACACGCTCGACGCCCTGGGCAAGGACCCAAGCATGTCAGGCGCCGAGGCCGCTCGGCGGATCGCGGCGCCGGTGAACGTGCAGGAGATGCGCAACAAATACGGCCCCGAGCTGGCTTCCGGCCTGGCGGCCGCTGAAGGAATGCTCAGTTCCGGCAACGCGGAGACCAAGGCCAACGCTGAGAAGATCATGGCGGGGATCTACGACGGCACGAACGCCAACGCCGTCACCGGCGGCGCAGCTGCCCTAGCCGACCAGGTTTTCGGTGCTGCTGACGCGCCTGCCTCCAAAGAAATGCGAAACCTGATGAGCCGCGCGGCCTCCGGCAATAAGGAGGCTATGCAGCAGGCGCAAGAGCGGATCGCCGCGCAAAACGGCACGAGCGAAGAAGGCCAGGCCAAAACAAAGCAAGCCATGGACATGCTTGGCGCCTTGGGCAAGGCCAAGGATGTCGATCTTTACGGCGCTGGCTACCGGCCGCCGACCGCCGCGCAGGTCAACGCCGAGCAGGCGGCCGAGCAAGACAAACTTCGTACCGTTGGGGCCGATACCGTGCCCGCGTCCCAGGTCGACGAAGAAACAATTAATAATCGCGCTGACGGCCTCGTGCCGTCCTCGCAGACAATCTCGCCGTCGGATATCGCCGCCGTGCAGGCCGTGGGCGGCGACAACGGCCCGATGGCCGACGCGATTGGCGTCGGGCAGCGCCTGGCCACAGCCACCGCCGTGGCCGCGACTATGGGCGCGCCGCGTCTGGCACGAGCCGCCGCAGCCGCGGAAGCAGCTGCAGCAGGCGGCGGGGTCGCGCAGAGCGCGGTTGATGCCGCAGGGCTCATTAACGGCGCTGCCGGTGCGGCGGACACAGCGGTAAGCGCCACGAATTTTGTTGCCGGGACCCAAGCAGCCCAAAAGCTCGCCCCTACCGCCGCCGCCAAAGCGGGCGCGTTGATGAGCAAAGCTGCTCCATTTGCGGCGGCGGCTGGCAAGGTCGCGACGGTCGCAGCGCCGGTACTAGGCGGGCTCACTGGCGCGCTGCAGGCGGACGATGTCAATCGCGGCACGCTCGAGGCCACAGCGTTGGGCGCTTTGACCGGCGACGCCAAGACAGGCAGCGCAATCAGCGGTTTTGTCGGCATCGAGGAGGGCTCGACGACCGACAAGGCTCTGGGTGTTGCGGGCGCCGCCGCGAACATGGCGATGCTCGGCGCCGCAGTCGGAAGCTTTGTTCCGGGCGTGGGCACGGCAATCGGCGCTGGCATCGGCGGCCTGATTGGCGCCGGTACAGAAATGTACAAGTGGGCGACAGAAGACGAGTCTGTGCACGCCAAAACAACTAAGCCGGAAGAAACCGTCGACGCTGTTGCGGCAAGCAACCCGCTGCCTGAGCACGACGCGCAAAAATCCGTGCAGCAAGTCGCTAACGCGCAGAGCGCCATCAAACGGACCGTCGAGTCCACGCCGACCGTCCAGGCCAGCGGCGGTCGAGGCAGCAGCGGCGGGGGCGAGATGAACATCAACGGCACACTGGCGCTCCGCGGCCTTCAAGAGGCACTGATCTCCGCCAGCGCCCAGGTGCCGATGGATTCGCCGGACGGCGGCGCCCCGGTGTTTAACGGCAACGTAGCGGGAGCGTTCTAATGTCTAAAAGCATTTTTGCCCAGTGCGACGGCGTAGTCTCCAAAGTGCCGTTTAACTGCGAAAACGGCGCGGTATTCAAGTTCACCATCGGCGGCGCAGCGTTGACCATGCCGGTGACGGGATTCCTACTGGAGCTCAGCGGCAACTATCAGTTTCTGCACACTGTCAGCGACTTTATCTACTTCTACGCTTTTGGCGACCGTGTCGGCGAGCTGACCATTTCCGGCATGGGTTTTATTGGCAACGGTTGTCCCGGGCAAGAAGAAGGCGGGCTGTGCAAGGCCTACGGCTATTACATGGACAATCGCATTGCCGCCAAGGGCGACGCGCTGCCGATCAGCATGGACAGCTGCGGCTCGTTCTTCGCCTTTCTCACCGGCATGCGCTTAGAGATTCCTAAAGCGGATTTGCCCATCGGTCAGTATTCGTTGCGGTTTCATGTCGTACCGAACAAGAATTAAATCATGATTAACCACGCGCGCACACTACTGCTGAACGTCTCCGGCGCGACCAACTCCCGCGAGGAGCCTGGGGAAGAGTACACCCCCGAAACCTTTGCGGCCTTTGAGCTGCCGTCGTTTTTGCAGGCAGTGCGTCGCGTGCTATTGGGCGCGGCTCCAGACCGGTACTTCTTGAACTGCCGAGCACGCGAGCTTATGCAACTGCTGCACACTACGGAACTAGCGGAGTATGTTTATCAACTCGACCCGCGCGTGACTTACTGGCCCGAGCAGCCGGGCGTTATAAGCCCGCGGACAGCGATCATCAGTACGCAAAACCAGGGCCCAGCGAGCACCAAGCTGTTGCTCTTTGGTACGCCGCGTAGCAACACGCTTTTGGGCCGCTCGCGCTACGGTTACCGCATCAGCGTCGAGACCGGTCTGGAGCAGCCTTTCCGGGTGAACATCCGCACGGACGACCTGGTTGATCATTACACCGAATTCAACAACCTTGCTCTGAGCCCCGTCGTTAATTTTCCCGACGCGCCGCTAAAACTCCGCGTGCAGAACCCGCAAACCGGCGCGGCCTGGTCAGTAACTACAACCGCGCAACCAGATCCAGTTATTACCACGCTGTTGCCGGTGCTCGAGATTCTTGGCGAGCCGGTGTTGCTGGAGCTGTTCGGCGTCAGCACTAAAGACGAGCCCTATGCTACATTTCGCAATCTGTGGTTCGATCATCCGCTGCCGGTGTACCGACTGGCCGGGCTGGTGCTAGCCACGATCTATCGCACGGACGAAGTGTACCGCCGCACGAGGTAATTATGGCTCACGAAACGCCTTACGTTTACTCGAAGTTCAAGCTCCGCGCCGTAATTGGCGGATTTGAGTTTCCCGACATCGTTTCCATCAGCGCGACGTTCGGCCTGAACTCGATTCCCGAGGCAACGCTTATCGTGGCTAGCGGCAAAGATACCCGCACCGGCCAGCCTGCCACAATTCACAGGGTCAAAGGAGAGCTTGAGGCCCGCGCTGAGGCGGTCGTGTATCTGGAAGTGATTACCACCGGCGGCCAAACGGACAAGATGCCCTCCGGTGAGTTCACGATCTTCCGCGGGTACTACTCCGGGCTGGGTTACACGCGAAGCTTTAACGAGGCGCATTTCCAGATCCACCTAATCCATTGGCTGGACGACCTGAACAACTCCTCGATGCTTAACGGCAACTGGTTCCCAGGCGCGCCCTACGATCTGGCTCAAAGCGCCGTGGTCGAGGCGCTGAATTTAACCGAGGGTGACGCCGGAGGGCAGGGAGGCGGCGGAGGCGGCGACGCCGATTACATCATGCCTGTGCCAACCATCGACGCGGCGGGAGACGTCGTCACGGCCGCTAATATCGGCGAGGACCTGTGGGGTAAAGTGCTCAAGCGCGTTTTTGAGAAAGTGGCCAACTGGCCCGCGCCGCACTGGCAGAACCCCGATGAAAAGGGCAACGAGGCCGCGCTAAAGGCTTTAGAACGCATGCCGGGAACTGCACCCGCGCCTGTGCCGTTGGCGTTGGACGTCAAAGGCATGGACTCGATGAACATCGAAAACTCTATTCGTCAAGGCCTGACCAAAGACGCTTGTGAGTCGTTCGCTTACACGACGTTTTGGAGCAAACTTGTCGGCGATTACGCGCCGCAGTTTCTCTTCGCGGTTTCCCCGGCCGTGGACTGGGCCTTGCCAATTCCGCTCTACGGCGGTTTGCGCGAGCCCTACAAGAAGATCTTTGAAGACGAGTACGGCTATGCGAACTTCCAGGCCAGCATGCAGCAAATCATCGAGTCGGTCGACGTGTACTACTCTGCGGTTTCCGACTGCGGCAACAACAACGGCGAAGTGGCGGGCACGGTCCCTAGCCTGGCCGAACCGTTGGGCTACTTCCCCACGACACCAGGGCAGAATAAGAAGGGCATGAAGCTCGTCAAAGAACCGCCTACCTGGATGACGAACATCGTCCCCTGGTCGGCGTACCCAGGGCGGACCACGGGAGTGACCGCCAAGCAGCCCGGCGACTGCTGCGCGCCACAGACCGGCGAGAGCGAGCCGCCGGGCGAATGGAAGCCGCCGGGCGAGGCTGTCAAAGAGCAACAGGATAGCCAGGCCCTCAATCGCTTTGCTGAGCACTGGTACAAGACCGAAGTGCTCTCCATGAGGTACGGCGAGCTCTCCGGTAAACTTAGGTTTGATATTGCGCCGGGCAGCATCGTGGAGATTGAGACGCCGACCCGCGACAAGGACGTTGAGCCGACGCTAGCAGACTCCTTGTTTGCGATCGTCATGAAAGTGTCGTTTCACATTAACGGAGAAAAAGCCACAGCCGGTACTAGCTTTATGCTCAGCCAGCTGCGCTCGCTTCGGGAAAACCAAGACGATCAATTCTCCGGCTGCGAGACCTGCGGCGGCGAAGACCGGCCGCCGATGTACACCCAGCCCTGGCGCGGCGGAGAACTAGCCAAGAAGAATTAACTATGCCCAGCAACACCAGCAAACCATCGCCGTCAATCCTTGATGACGTGCCCATGCCTTTTTCGCAGCCGCCGAAGATTCACGGCGTTGGCGATGATTTTCTACCCGCGTACCAGACCTGGCAGACGCAACGCACGCCGCAGAACAACACAGCGCTGTTAAAAACCTTGCAGCCGGTCTTGGATACGGCCGTCACCAGTTACGCGGGCGGCAACCAGAGCCCGACAATCAAGTCGCGGGCCAAACTCATGGCGCTAAAAGCCATGGAGAGCTTTGACCCTAACCGCGGCAACGTCCGCACCCATCTGCTCAGCCAGCTCCAGAGCCTGCGGAGGCTTTCGGCGCAAGAGCAGAACATCATCCACCTCCCTGAGCAGGTCGGCCTGGACTTCCAAAACCTCAACGAGAGCGAGAACGAGCTGCGGGACAGCATGGGGCGCGACCCGACTGACGAGGAGCTGTCTAATCACACGAACCTTTCCGTACGTCGAATCCGCAAGATCCGCAAGTTCCACCAGCCGATCTCCGAAGGCACAGTCGTCGGCCAAGAGAGCGACGAGAACGACCCGACGGACATCGCTAGCCAAGTGCCCGGCGGGGGCCATCGCGCAGCGGACGCCTGGATGAACTTTGTCTACGACGATCTGGGCGCTACTGACAAGTTGATCATGGATATGACCTTGGGCCGCAACGGCAAACGCCGCACGCCGACTCAGGAGATCGCCCGCAAACTGGGGATTACTCCCGGCGCCGTGAGCCAGCGTGCGGCCAAGATTCAAACGATGCTCGACAAGCGGTACACCCAAGGCGGATTCTAGGAGCACAACATGGGACAAAGCAGCCCCAAAGGCAAAGTCGACGGCAAGTTTGAGGCCCGCACGCAGGACCTGGAAAGTTCTGCGCAGCAGATCTCTCAAGCCTTTAAGGACGTCTCCCAGCCGCGGCCTTGGCACACCCCCAAAGAGCTCAAAGAACGCGAACTGCTCGATGTGCCAGGATTGCACGAGCCGGTGTGGAACCGCAACGACATCAACAAGATCTACTCCGAAGAAGTTCTCGGCGGGTCCAAAGACAAAAGCGGAACCGTAGGTGACCTAATCGCCATGAAGTGGCAGGCGGACTTCATGGCCGCCGAGGAGCGCGCTTTCCGCATGCGGCACGCCAGCTTTGTGCGCTGCGCTTGTCTAATGCACGGGCGGCTAGACGGCCACGGCAAGCCGGAGAAAGGCATATTCTCCTACCTTAAAAAAGCCGTGCAGAGCTACATCGACACTGGTCGCGCTAACGGAGGCTGAGCATGGCACTGCAAGATTACGCAAACCGTAAGTACGACTACCTGGCCTTCCGCGGCGTGGCCGCCGAAGGCGACGCGAAGCTGGGTCTGGCGCTGTATAGCGAGGACACCAGCGGGCAGATTTGCACGGGCATCCAGAAACTGTCCCAGCGCTGGGCCCTGGAGTTTCTCACTGAAAAAGGTTCCATGCCCGGCAATCCGGAACGCGGCTGCGATTTCATGACGTTTGTGCGCCAAGGGCGGCTTCGCACGCAGGTGGACGTAATATCGACTTTTAACACCGCCAATTTGTTTATTACCCGCAACCTGCGCAACGAAGAGTACGCCGATATGCCCGCTGATGAGCGGTTTGCGTCGTCAGAAATCCTCTCGGTCGCGATCCTGCCCGGGTATGTTAACTTGAGTGTCATGATTACCAGCCGCGCCGGTGACGAGCGCGCCGTTATCCTCCCAATTTCCACGTTGCCGTAGGTGCGTTTATGGCGCTTGAAGTTACCAATCTTGATGAGCTGAACACGGACACGGTCAACGCCCTGTTCGCCACGTTCACCCAGTACATGCAAGAGCGGCACCCCGAGGTCGAGCTGACTCGCGGCGTGTTTCACGACCTTGTGCTGTACTTTAACTCGGTGCTCAACGCCACCGTGCGGGAGAACATCGCCCGGGTCCGGCAGAGCAACAGCTTGCTGCAGATCAATGCCAACCCCGCGCTGGCCGACAACACGCTGGTGGACCAGGTGCTCTCGAACTACAACCTGGTGAGAGACACCGGCAGCGCCGCGGTGGGCGACGCCACGATCGTCCTAAACCTGCCGGTGAGCACGCGAATCTCTGCGGGAATCACCTTTACCGCCGACGACGTGAAGTTCCGCCCCACGGGCGAGTTCATTGCCCTTCCGCCGGGCTCCGTTCCAACGCAGGCTAACGAGCGGGTGATGATCGCCGTGGGCGACGGCACCTACGCCGTGAACATCCTCGTGGCCGCGACAACCGCGGGACTGGCGGGCAACATTCGTCGCGGCACGTCGCTAATTCCAGACAGCGTGCCAAACAACATGCTCTCGGCTTTTGCCGCTGTGGACTTCGTCAGCGGCCGCGCGCCACTAGCGAACGCTGACTACGTCGCCCGGCTGGCTGACGCCCTGGCGAGCAAGACTGTGGGCGGGCGGCAGAGCTACGCCGCATCGATCCGCGGCCAGGCTGCTTTTAAGAACATTCCCCACCTGTCAATTCTGGGCTGCGGCGACCCCGAGCAGATGCGCGACCAGCACAGCTTGTTTCCCGTCTCCGGCGGCGGCAAGGTGGACATTTACGTCCAAAGCCACAGCAACGCCCAGCAGCGAGAGCACTTGTTGTCGGCCAGTTACGTCGGCCCCGGGGCCACGGGCACGATCTGGCAGATTGTGCTGGGCCGCGAGATTGCGGGCGGGATCTACGAGATCGCTCGCGTAGCGCAGCCTTTGAACCTTACCAGCACCGGTTACGCCCTGACCCAAGACATCCGGGGCGTGGACTTGACCGATTTGGACTTTGCCCCGGACATTGTTTCCTACGAGGAGGGCGCTTACAGCCGCTACCAGACGGCCGTAATTCGTTTCGAGGACACCGACACTGCGCCGACCGGCCTGACTCCCAACGTCAGCCGGGCGCAGTATGCGGTGACAACCGTAGGGTTGCCGCTAATTAACGACGTGCAGGATTACCTCAGCAGCCGCGACGTGCGCAGCCGATCGGCGGACGTGCTCGTGAAGGCCGCCGTGCCTTGCTTCACGAAGATTTCATTCTCGATCCGCAAAGAGGCAAACACCACCGAAATGGATCTTGCGCCAATCAAGCAAGCCATCGTCGACGCAGTGGCCAAGGTCGGCTTTTCCGGACAGCTCCACGCCTCGATCATCAGCGGCGCGATTCACCAGCGCCTCACCGGCCGCCAGGCCGTGGGCCCGATCGACATGTTCGGCCGCATCCGCCGCCCGGACGGTCATACGGTCTATCTGCGCAATAACACGCTCTTGGAGATTCCCCACGACCCCGCGCGAATGATCACCGGACGGACCACGGCGTTTCTGGTGGGCCTGGACGACGTCTCCATTTCCACCGTAACCGCGGGCTTTGCCGACTAGGACTGAACCATGGCGCCCCCCACCTACCCGAATTCCGACCTGGATCGCAGCAGCACGCTCATGTACGCGCTGGGCACATTCTGGTCGCGGACCTACGAAGCCGCCGACCAGGTACGGTCCTACGCCGAAGGAACCGCGTTACAGGTGGCCCAAGCCCAGCGGGACCTTTTGGAAACCGTGGCGACCCTGAGCCGCTACGACGTGCCGCTGTATCACACGGAACACTGGACTCCCATTGTGCTGCGCAAAAGCCAGCGCAACAGCGTGGCCACGAACATCATGCAGTTCAATAAGAACAGCGCCGCCTTTGACGACGGGCGGCACACGTTCGACTCGGCGACGACGATGGCCTACTACGCCTATCCGCTGCCGGAGAACATGGCGGGCGTAGCGCAGATTTTCAACAAACTCATCCAGCCGACCCTGGCCCTGGTTGAGGGCGTCGATTATCTCATTGATATCAATCGCGGGGCGTTAATTTTTATCAACGACCCTTTTGATAGCCCAGAGACTATCAAAAAACCTGTTTCTGATAGGGCAAAGGCTATCGACGACGAGGAGATCGTCCTCTGGGGCTTTCAGGGCAAGTTCGACTACGCCGAGGTTTACAACCAGTTCGCCTACGCTATCAACTTGCGCCTGCGCACCAGTCAGGGCTACAAGGACCTGACCAATGCGGTGATCTCCGGGCTCATCAACGGCGGCGCCACAGCGGCAGACCTGGACCTGGCCCTCTCGGCGATCTGCGACGTGCCGGTGGCCCGCGAGCGCCAAGAAACCGTCGAGCTAGTCCGCCGCGATGCCCGCGGCCTGGTGATCGCCACGGACCGCCAGGTCTATCGTTTTGGTGAAGACGCCGAGCCCTTGGTAGCGGTCGGGGACGCCTTGCGGGCGGGGGACCGGCTAGTCCGCGCCTTCGATGTCGTAGAGCTTAACCAAGGCGGCGTGGTAGACGAGATCGCCGCGCTGGCGTTAGACGCCGGATATCTCTCGGCGTGCTTCTACGGTGACTTGGTTTTTGAAAACAAATCCGTCCCGCTGGAAGTTAACACGGCGCACCCGTTGGGCTACACCTATGTGCAGTTTCGCCTGGGTGGGTTTCCCCTGGACGCACAGCGCTTCTTTGACGAGATTCACGAGCGCGGCGTGCAAGCGGCCGAGATTGTGCCAGACCCCTGCGACCGCAGGAACCGCAAACTGGGCACGCTGGCGCACCTCCTGGACAGGCGTAAGAACCCTGACGGCGAGCCCACGGCGGCGAATCTGCCCAAGACTATTAACCCGTTGAAATTTATTGTGGAAAACGTGCTGCGTAACAACGTGTTTCTGGTGCAAATCAGGGTCGGCGCATTGGGGCAAAATCGGCTGGGATTGTACAATATCAGGCATCTGCGTCAGCTTTTGCCGCCGCAGTCGGCTATGATCGTGATCTTCTCCATGCAGGCCCGGCAAAGCGTCTTAAGCGCCGCGCAGAACCTGCAGGAGGCCGTGCGGACGTTTACCGGCGCCGAGCCCCTGGCCGACGTTGTTTACGACAGCATGGTGCGGGACGCGAACGTGACCGTCCGCCGGATTTCAGGGACCTGCCAGTAAGGGAGCCACGGATGGCCAAAGACTCGATTTCAGGCGTGCGCGGTCGGGTGACGCTGTGGCGGGTGACCGATTCCGGACTGACGCTGCCGGTCCACACTCAACCCAACCAGATTCAGTATTCCTGGGGCACAATCGCCGCCCGGCAGATCGGCTACCGGCGCCAAGCTGGTCGCCCGGACTACCACGTCTCGGCGATGTACATCGAGTACGAGAACGTAGCGACCCCAGAGGACCCGGTCACCGAGGACGATAACTTTGACCGGACACTGGGCATTGAGCACTACAACGCCCTAAGCGGCAGCCGAGATTACCTTCGCGTGGCGCTGACTTTGGAGCCCACTTTGGGGATCTCCACAGATTACGCTGAGTACTTCACTCCCGGCGAAAACGGCAACCAGTTGACGTTCTTCGCCCAGAGCTCCGGCACCGCAGGCGTCAACGCCCTGCCGTTCAGCCACGCGGTTAACAGCAAGGTCTACGCCGCGGCATTAGTTGCCACTCCGGACTTTAACGACCGCACCAAGGACGTAGTCTTCGCCCGCACGGTGTTCGATCTCGAGGACCAGATCACCAAAGAAGCCTCATCGCAAATCGGCATCACCTGGGATATCGCATTCGAATAACGCGCTTGCACAGCACTCTGTGACACGCCTGGGAGGACAAGGATGTCCGCAAACTGGCTGAACAACATTAAACACGTGGCTCCGGGCGAACCCGTCAAAGCGGGCGTCGTCGGGCGGCCGGACCAGGCGCTAGACGCACGGACTGAATATCTCCGCCAGCGGCTCGACGCCGCCGAGCTGGGCCGGGCCGTGTTTGATACCAATGCCACCGTGGCCCCTAGCGTGCTTGAAGGCCAGCCGGTTTTTTGGAACGCCACAGCGCAACGCTATGAGCAGGCTTTCGCCGCCGTCGAGACCGACCAGGTCACCGGCGCGTTGGTGCCGCAGCCGTCGGCGGACTGTGTGGGCATCTGCGCTAAGAAGCACAGCGACAGCCTGGCCGATATCGTGCTTTACGGCCTGATCCGCCTACCCGTGCTGACCAACGCTATTCCCGGCCCCATCTCGGCCGGGCGGTATTACCTCTCGGCCGTCACGCCGGGCCAGCTCGTCAAGCAACGCCCCGGCGTGACCGTGAGCGTGTGCTACGTGCAGGGCGTTAAGGACAACTGCGCCGACGATCCCTGGGTTATCGTCATGCCGCAGATGCGCGACTTCCTTGAAGATCACATCCACTACCGTTTTGAGCTGGCGGCGCGACCGGCTGGCTCCCATGACCCGGACGCAGCGGCCGTGGCAGGCGTGCATACGATTGACGAGCCGGACGCGTCTCTACCCGGCTGGCTTCCGGCCGATCACCAGGTCTTCAACGACAAGGCGCCCGAAGGCGCCAAGTTCGGCTACAACTTTTCGCATGACGAAGCTCTGGCCCGCGTCTGGCCGCCGATGCCGTTGCAGGCGGTGGCCATGCTCTGGGACAAGGGGGTGGACTACGTCGGCGCCACGGAGATCCCACTGGGCGTCGACGACAAGCTGTGCGTGGTCAACCGCGACGGCATCTGGTGGATGAAGGACTGCTACGGGGACGTGCCCTGGCCCGCGGACCTCAACACCGTCCCAACCAGCGAGAGCGAGTCGTCGACTTCCGAGGCTTCCTGCCCGCGCACCGAGCGCATGCGGGTCATCGTGGTCTTTCTGCGGATGCTCTTCGGCAACGACAAGAGCGTCGTTACCAGCCTTAAGCCCGCCGTGGACAGCCCGATTACCATCGCTAACTGCGACGGCCTTCGGGCCACGCAAGATAAACCCCTCACCGGCGACCTGGAGCTCGGCCTGGACCTGGAGCTCATGGAAGACCCGGCCGAGGCTTTCGGCGGGCGAGCCTACAAGGAGATCACCACCGGCTACAAGCTCAAAAAGGGTTGGGTAGCCGAAGGTCTTCGCGTCGGCTACGGCCCGATCGTGCTCAACGGTACTCGAGACCGTGCTTTGTCAACCGCCGAGAAGACAGCGCTGGGCCTGCCCGCCAACAGCACCTCGCGGCTCTACCAGGGCATTGTCACGGTGAACTACGACGACCAATTTGTCGAGCGTGAGATCTCTCCGCAGATCATCCGCCTCTCGGACGTGTTGGAACGGCTGTACCTAGATATTCCTTATCTGGGTTTTCCGGAAGGCCAGGACTCTCTGGTTCGCGTGCGTCTGAACATCCCGGCGGCCAACTTGGGCGAGACGCTCGAGATGAAGATCCGCGCGCAGATCTTTGGCCGCGCAGGTGGCGTGAGCACGGCCGTGCTCCTGCCGCCGATGCAGATGTTCTACCGCATCCTGCCGCGGCCCGACGGAACGACGCCGTTGGCCACCAGCGACACAGAGATTACCTTCGACAGCGAGGTGAGCCTGAACATCGACACGCCCACGGAAATCGAGAGCCAGGCCTTCTCGGTCAGCGAGGGGGATACAGTCCTGCTCACCATGAGCCGCGAGGGAACCGGCGACAGTTACGACGCGGAGGTTGGCCTGTTAAGGCTGGCTGGCATCGTCTACGTCCCGTGACCAGGAGGTGACCCTTGGCTATCGGGAACTGGAATCTACAGTGGCTTAATCATAATTCGCAGCGGTCTTACCCGCTGACGGAGAAAGCCACCAAGACGGACACACTCGCCGCAATCCGCCTGCCGGACAGCTTCCTTTTGGCGCTGTACTTCCCGGTGCACGCGGGGCTCGACGTGACGCCAGACCGGTTTTTCTTGAAGACCGTGCTGATTACGCCCACCGGCTACAACCTGGCAATTGGCTACGACGACGGCAGCACGGTCACCGACGCAGCCGCAGTAAACATCGCTAAGAGCGTGCACGTCCCCAACCGAACCTACGCCCTGTCGGGCTTGGACAGTTTTGCCGACTGCGTAGGTCAAGTAGTCATCGGCAAGCTCGACGAAATCGACAAGCTGCCGCCGGGTCTGTACACGTTCGATTACGCGGGCGGCGCCCTGGAAAGCGACGCCGTTCGGCCGATGATCCGCGGCGTCTCCAGCCTGCGCGTAGCCAACGGCAGCGAGCTATCTGATCGGCTCTATGGTGACATCACTTTAATCGCCGGGACTAATATGCGTCTGGGCGTAGGTAGCGGGGTAGACGGCCCGGAGATCGTCTTTAACGCCATCAACGGCGAGAACCTTAATACAGACTGCATCTGCCAGGTGCCGAACACGGGCGAGTGCATCCGCTGCATCAACGGCGTGTGCAGCGACGACGGCACGTTCACCTTTGGCCAGGGGACGTGTATCGAGATCACGCCTACCGCCAACGGACTGATTTTTACCGACACCTGCGCTCAGCCCTGCTGCGGTTGCGAAGAGCTTGACGCGCTGAACGGCCAAATTGACCGCTTCAGCGACGGAGTTAACACGCTGCAGAACTTCGTGACGCGGCTCAGCTCGGAAGTGACGCAGATGAGCCTGGTCGTGCTGGGCAGCCGCCTGGGCGACTCGGGCTGCAGCAGATGCTAAGGGCGCCTTATGAGTTGCGAAGAATTTGTCATCTCGGCTGACGGCCGCAAAGGCATCGGCGTTGTTCAGCCACAAAGCGGCCTGGATTTTCCGTTCGTTGCCCCGTCAGACGACGTAGCGTTGTTGCTGGCGGATTTTCACTTGGCTTACGACGACCCCGGCTATTACACCGCCAGCGGCACGCCGCAGTTCGTCCACCCCCTGCGCATTGAGTGGCTCTACGGCATCGGCTGCGACGAGAGCGAATCGTCCGCGAGCGAATCTGCGCCGCACTCCGCCGACTTGCGGGTGATCGACGCCAACGACGCCGTGGTCTTTGACTCGACCGCGGCCGTTTACTTTGACCGGCACGCCTGGAGCGCGGACTACGAAATCATTGAGTGGCGCACGGCAGACGCCGTCTGCCGGGCCGTGGCCTACACCAGCTGGGCTTCATCCTTCGTGCCCCATAACTTCCCGCTGTTCTTCTATCCCGAAAACGCCGTGCTCGACGAGCGAGCCGTGCAAAAGCTCCCCCGGCGGGTGCGCTCAATCAAGGTCCGGCAAGGCAACCTCGTTATGGGTACGCCGATCGCTTTTGGAAGCGGCCGGTTTGAGGCTGGCTACAACATGACGCTAACCGTAACCGGGCCCACGACAACTGCGCTGCGCCGCAACACGAACATTACTTTCGTGGCCGAAGGGCGTAAGGAATACAACGACTGCAACGACGAGCCAAGCGAGCCGGTCATTTCCATCAACGGCGTGAACGGAAAGGGCGGCGATTTCACCTTAACCGGCGCCGAGTGCATCTACACGCGACGGCCCACGACCCTGGGCGATGACACGGTTACTCCGCAACAGTACTTTGGCGCCAACGGCTACTACAAGATCGGCAGCGACTGCCCGGCTTGCTGCGACTGCCCAGACTACGTCGAGTCGGCGACCTACATGAATCGCATTCGAAACCGGTACAAGACTATTGGCAAACGAACGCACGACGTCAAGCTTTTACACGAAGAGAACATCCAACGCTGGATCGAGAGCCGCGAGTGCCGCCTAGAGAAACCGCTGAAGATCGTCATGACGCCCCAGTGCTGCCCGCTCATGGACGTCTTGGTGATGTATTGCAACCAGTGCCAGAGCTGCGCCGAGGACGTGGTTCTTAACATCGCCTTTGGCTCTTTCCCAGGGGGCACGCTGGGTACGCCCCAGTGCGGCTTCACAGTCATGTACGCCCCCGGCGTTAGCGGCGAAAAAGTGCTCCTGCAGGGCGCATGGCCCAACTTCTCCGTGGCGTTGCCTCCGGTGGATGTGGGCAACAGCGCCTACGTGAAATTCCGCCTAAAGTTCGACCCAAAGAATTACCCCTACGCCATTAACGGCACGCTCACCGGGACCAAAGGCGACGGACCAATCCGCGCCGGGTGCGACGAGAGCAAACCTGCCGCCGTGGCCTTCGCCGTCAAGACACTTAACTGCAACGCCGAAGGCAACAACATCGAGGCTTGCTAACTCATGCCCACGCGCAACCAAAACTGGTACGACCTGCAGTCCGGACGGCGGTATCCGCTGGACGATCGCAGCACCGGTGTCGACGACGCGGGCAGCCCGATCGAGGACGATGTGCTGGCCGACTGTCACTTGCGTTTTCCCTCAACCCTGGGCGCGCACGCCTTTGTGCAGGGCATCACCGTTACGCCCGCGCTAGTAACCGTAATCTTCGGCGTGGCCGAGACGCTGGAGGACACAGAGGGGCCGTCGATCGCCGCGCTTTCGGTGCCGCGAGCCACATTGGCGGCAGGCGTAAACTACACCGTCCGTCCGTTGGTGCCCGGCGTGGCAGGTTGGGTAGCGTTCAGCCAGGGAATCCATGAGAGCTTCGTCGGACGCTACAGCACGCCGATCCAGACGCTTATCGCGCCGCGCTGCGCTCGGCCCTATACTCCGCTGCCGATCCCGACCCTGGGCAAGCAGAACCTGGCCACGTCGCTTGAAGGCCTGGTCACGCTCTTGGGCGTGCCGCCGGTCGAAGCGTTTTACGACGAAGTAACAATCGAGGGCAACCCGGCGCGGGCCATCGTCTTCCGGCTGCTCACGGAGTTTAACGGCGACAACCCACTCGAGACGTTCCTGGGCGCCTGCGGCGAGCGGCCCGAAAGTGGTACTTGCCCCAAGCCGCCGATCGAGACCATCAACGGCGTGTCGCCGGACTGTGACGGCAACATCAACTTGGTGTTCGACGGGTTCGCGGCCCTTCCGTTTGCCGACTGCGGCGGTATCGACATCCTTGCCAGCACTGGCCTGGCGGAAGCTTGCGCCGCAGCCGACCCGCCGCCTTACCGCCGCCCCCAGGATAACTGCAACCCGCTGGGGTCCAGTGCCGCCGACGACGACAACTGGTACGACCCGATCGACCAGATCCCCCCGGACGTTATCGAGTCGGAGAGCTTGCCTGACCCGGGTTACTCTGAAAGCTGTGCCGTGGTGCCCACTTGCGTGGACTTTGCCGACGGCACCTCCGGCGGTCGTTTTAACGGAATCTCCGGACTGTTCGTCTATGAGACTACAGATGCCCCTTACGGCTGTACCCTGGACGAGAGCGAGTCTGTGAGTTCGCTAGCGCCGCACTACACCTACACCGCCGCCAGCGGCGTGGGCCGGAATATCGCCCTGTTCCGCAACTGCCCCAGCGATTGGGCTTTTGATCGCACGATCACTACTGAGCTGAAAATCGGCACGGGCGGTTTGCGGCGCAACGGCGGCTTGGTACTGAACTACCTCCAGGCCGTGCCCTACCTGCAGATTCCCACGCGCTACCTGGTGGCCTTGATTGACGGGGAGACCAACAAGCTCAAGGTCTTGCGGATCAACGGCACGGCCACGGTCGTCGAGCAGGAGACGGACCTCACCGTTATCCCAGGGCACTGGTATCGACTGTCCGCAGAAACGCTTGACGCGGGCGGCTCGGTGGTGCTCAACGTGACAGCGGACGCCATAGACCTGGTTATGCCCAGTGCGTCGCTGTCGGTAGCCATCAGCAACTACGGCAGTTACACCGGACTGGCAGGGCTTTTCAGCGACCGGTCGTACACGTATTTCAACCTGTTTAAGGTGGAAAGCTAATGGCTGGTACACGCATTATTTTCCCGCAGTTTCGCGACGAGCAGCAGGACTCGCGCTACCCGTTCGTCGACAAGGCAACGCTCGTCTCCACAGAAAACGCTTTGGAGATCGGCCGTGACACCTTTATCGACGCGGCGATCTACGCCATCGGCGGGTACGCCCGGGCATACATTTCGGCGGTGACCGTTAGCGCCAGCGAGATCGCGATCACCGTCGGCGACGAGAACAACAAGACACGCGCTACGGCCCGCTGGGTCCCCGCCAGTCCGCCTGCTAACGGCGTACTAGACCTCTTGGACAGTTACGGCCGCCCGGCGGGCATGCTTCTTTCAACACCGCTGCACCTGGCCCGTTTCGCCGCCTGGCCCGCGCGAACTCACACTTTTGCCCTGGCCGCCACGGAGTTCGTGAACACCTGCGTTATTCCGGCCCGCGAACCAGGCGTGCGCGGGCTCATCGCCGCCGACAGCACACTGCTGACCGGCGACGTGTGGCTCATTGGCGACCGGGGCGTTGTGGTGCGCCAAGACGGCGAGGGCGTTATCCGCATTGATATCATTGGCTCGCCGCTGTTTTTGCGCGAGCTGTGCGACGATCTTAACAAGTTCACCCCCAAAACTTTTATCAAAACCATTAACGGCTGCACGGCGGACGAGTATGGTAACTTTACGTTAACCGCTACCGGCCACAACGCCGCGGACACGGTGCTGCGGATCTACCCCAGCGACGGTAACCTGAAAATCGACGTGATCGGCAAGAAGGTGGTGTAGCATGCCCCGCGCTGGTTTTTACAACGACAACGAATACCGGGCGTACCCTTTTGTGTACAAGGTCACCGACGCTGTTCCGTCGTTTGCAGAGTTGCCGAGCAGCGGCAACAAGCACATGATCTACCTGACGCGCGACACAGGCGCTAAGTATCGCTGGACCGGTAACGCGTACGCGCTGCTCGACCCGACGGCCCCAGCGCTGCCGGACGCGTGCATTTTGGACGCGGGCGTCATAATGGGCTTGATGAGTGAATTTGATCCGACGCAGCACAGCGTTTGGCTGGAGTCGGTCAGCCGCGTGGCGGACGTGTTCACCTTTACTTTCCGAACCGACGCGCCGGGCGCCGCGAGCCAACCCCTGACCTTCACACGCCCGGCCGACGCTAGCGAGTGGCTTAGCGAACAAGTTGATGCGGCCGACTGGGAAGGGTTTTTTGTCACTGGGCCGCTTACTGAGCTGGCCGCGCAAATGCCTAACAACACCGCCATGACTATTGCCAACGTCGACCGGGTGCTGGAACCTGCCCGCATTCAGAGCCTAGTAAAAAGCTACCTTCGCTCGGTGAGCCTGGGCAACTACCGCCGCACCCTGGTCACGCCTAGCAGCGCCTGCGAGACCAGCAGCTCCGCGGTCAACGTCCGCGAGATCGTCGTGAACGCCGAGGGCCTCCAGGGCGACCTGCGGCTCAAGGAGGGATACAACTGCCGGATCTCTCAAACGGATTTCAACCGCGAGATCCGCGTGGCGGCCGAGGTAGGCGCCGGGCTGCCGCCTGATAATGAGCTGTGCAGCCGCGGCGGCGAGCTTCCGCTATACGCGGGCGAAGAGCCGCCGGAAGGCAGTCCGTTTCTCAGCGGCGGACCGGCCTGCGACGAGACAATTGCCACGATAAACGGCATGGGCGGGCCCAACGTCACGCTGATCGGCGGACCCGGCGTCGGCGTCACGACTGACAGCGAGAACTTCAGCGTGCGCGTGGCGCTGGACACCAACAGCCTGGTCGGAAACTGCGGAGCATGAGATGACCCAACCGCTTTTCGACCCGAGTAAGTGCAACGTGCCGGAGGTCCCCAGCGTGGACTTCCTGTTCGTTTCCGACTGCTCGATTCCCCAACCACCGCCGCCGATCTTCGACTGCCCGGTGCCGCCGGTGCCCCAAGAACCGTGTTTCCCTTGCCCAGAGTTTGACACCCATACCTCGATCAAGGTTACTTACGGCACGGGTTGCGGCAACAATGATCCTGAAGGCGGGCTGACGGTAACTAAAACGGACACTGACCCGTGCCGTTTCTTAATTGACCTAAACCTTGACATCCCAATTCCGACGCCACCGTGCCCGACAATTGACGGCGGAAGTGTCGACATTACGGTCGGTTACGATAAGTGCGCGTCAGGCCCTACAGGCGCAATCACCGTCACAAAAGAAACAGTGCCGGGCAACTGCGAGGACGGCACACAAGATAGCTGCAAGTTCACTATCGATCTGGACCTGACTATTCCTATCCCTACACCGCCTTGCCCGGCAATCGAGGGCGGGAGTGTAAAGGTCAACGTCAAACAAGAACAATGTAGCACCGGCCCCGGTGGAACGCTTACCGTCACCAAAGAAAAGGTATCGGGCAACTGCGAAGACGGCACACAAGATAGCTGCAAGTTTACGATCGATCTGGACCTGACTGTTCCTATCCCCGCGCCGCCCTGCCCAGCGATCGACGGCGGAAGTGTAAAGGTCACCGTCAAACCAGAGAACTGCGGCACCGGCCCGGGCGGCACAATTACCGTCACCAAAGAAAAAGTCTCGGGCAACTGCGAGAACGACCAGCAGGACAGCTGCAAATTCACAATCGATCTGGACCTGACTATTCCTATCCCTACACCGCCTTGCCCGGCAATCGACGGCGGGAGCGTAAAAGTCACCGTCGGCTACAAGGACGAGTGCGTCACCGCGCCGCCTGGCGGCACAATCACCGTCACCAAAGAAAAGGTATCGGGCAACTGTGAGGACGACCAGCAAGACAGCTGCAAATTCACAATTGATCTAGACCTGAACATCCCAATTCCCAAGCCGCCCTGCCCGGAAATTAACGTCACCGGCACGATAGGCTACGGCAACGAGCCAAAAATTGAGGTGGTCACCAACAAAACTCCGCCGCCGCCCGGCTGCGATGAGCCCGGTTCGTGCAAGTTTGACATCGACATCAGTATCGAAATTCCGCCGCCGCCCTGTCCTGAGATCACTGGCGAAATTACCGTTTATGAATCGGAGACACCGACCGGCTCTTTTACGGTTAATGAAACCAGCGGCCCGTCGGGTGAATGCCAGTTCAACATTGATATTCAAGTAGGCGTGCCGCAACCGCCGTGTCCGGAAATCACGGGCACGCTAACTGTTTATGAAAACCCCACCCCAACCGGCACGTTTACAGTCGCGCGCGATGAGAACGTCACTGGCCAGTGCTCGTTCAATCTAGCCGTCGAGTTGGGAATTCCGTCGCCGCCCTGCCCGGAAATTACTGGCACGTTGACTGTTTATGAAAATCCCACGCCAACCGGTTCTTTTACTGTCGAGCGCGACGAAAACGTCACCGGTCAGTGCTCGTTCAATCTAGCCGTTGCGTTAGGAATTCCGTCGCCGCCCTGCCCTGAAATCACGGGCACTCTAACTGTTTACGAAGCAGACGCGCCAACCGGCACGTTTATAGTCGAGCGCGATGAGAACGTCACCGGTCAGTGCTCGTTCAATCTAGCCGTCGAGTTGGGAATTCCAAAACCGCCGTGCCCTGAGATCACAGGCGCTGTAACGGTCTATGAGT